ATGAACGGGTCGACGAGTTTTTCGACATATTTAATTCCACTTCGTCGGCGATACAGAAGGCCGCGACTGATCTATATGCCTATGACTGTTCGGATCACCTGTATGATTGGATAACTGACCTTTGCCCATGGTTGAAAAGTGGACTTTCGGTTCTCGATTCCGGGAAGAAGTGCATGAATTCGTTCAGTAGCGGGGTCAAGTTGAAAGACTTCATGTCCACCAACACCGTCATGAAAGGAATCTGCAACACGATCGCTTCGTTCTATGGAACGCTAATTGGGTGGCTGGAAATATCCACGAAGGCCGCTTTCGTACTGTTTGACAAGATTGATGCCGCAAGGAAGAAGTTGGAAAAGGCCATGAAGCGTATTACCAACGCGACGCTGGCTTGCCTGCTTGACATATATGACGCAATTGACCGGTACCTGCAGAATACCATCGAGCTTTCGCTGGCGGTGGACTGGAATGACCTCATAAAGTTCATGGAAAAGTGTCCATGTGTATCCAGGTTTGTTGCATACCTTACGGGATGTGACCGTGATAGGTACGGGAACAGTATTTCCGATAACCCGACCGAGATAGTCGCATGCCTGCGCGAGAAATTTTCATTCCTCGATGGCGCGACGCTCGCCACGGGTCTATCCAGGCTAATGGAAAAGTACATTCGCCGGTATCTGGTCCTATTCTTTGATTTCATCAAGTTTGGCATTGATTTCATCTTTAGTATGATTATTGCCCCGTTCCGTCGCCTGATTAAGCAGTACGCCGACTTCTTGCGCAAGAAATGGGATGTGGATGTATTGATTTCCGGTGCAAAGACATCGCACCTGGATTGTCTGTTCGTTTATACGACCGAGTATGATGGCGACCGGAGTTACTACGGAATGTCCATCCTGGATATGATAACCACTCTCAAGCGCATGGTCCCGTGTCTCGAATATGGGTGTCGGGGGTTGAGTGATACAATCCGGAACAAGATCAAGAAACTGAACGAAGACTTGCGTCTAACCGATGATTTCTGGAATCGCGCGTTTGAGGCCGATCTCTATATGTGCTGCATCGCCGCCGATGGCAACACCGCGTATACCATGTCTGAACTCCGTGACATGTGGGATTCCCTGTGGGATAGGCTCATATCGAAAACCCAGAAGGCTTCCGTCATTGTCGAGGAGAATCGCCAGGGTGCTACCATGGGATCGATCGCCGATGCGATAAACGAGGTTAGACAAGAAAACGGTGTGGAACCGAGCGATTCCAATTTTAGTGACCCGTATCTTGAAGCCGCCACGTTCTCGACCGGCCCCGAGATGGAAAACAACATAGTGAATGGGGACGAACCCGTATCACAGCGGGACGAGGACCTTCTCGTTAAGGTCGCTGAGTCGATAGTGCAGGGGGTTGGGTCAGATGAGTATTTCAATGAGAAATGGTACCAGTATCTCAGATTCAAGGCGACCAAACGATTCTCCGATGGCGCCATGGATAATCTAGGGGAACTGAGGGACCGGCTGGTCGAGTCCTACAAGCATTCTAACGCACAATCCGCATACCTACCCGGGCCAACCGGGCGCCAGCCGATTGAAATTGATGACGATGAACGACCGCCGAACTACTCGGTGCCGAGTGATTATGATGGGCAACGTGTAGAGGCTATCTTGACCAGTACATGGGATAAAATGGGGGCGGATGAGACCCTGGATGACTATTATGCGAGAATGTATAGCAAGGCGGTATAGCCATGGCCAGGAAATCCTACTATACCGGTTGCCATTGTGACAAGTACCGCCTGGTGCATCCAGACAAGTATCTCAATCCGGGTACAGTCGATGTGGAATATAAGTCCGATTGGGAACGGAAGGTATTCATTTTTTGCGACCTCAATCCGTTTGTGATCAAATGGGGATACGAGCCGTTCGCAATTTCCTATTATTCCCCCGTTCAACAGAAACAGAGCATATACAAGCCGGATGTCTACGTGGAGTGCCAGTATGACGATGGGAAGCGTGAACGGTGGTTGATCGAAATCAAACCGGTGACTTATTCGGTAGTCCACAAGGCCCCGAAGGCACCTGGCGATGGCGCAACGGCGAAACAGATTGCCAACTACCAAAAACGGGAGTTGGCCTACCGGCGCAAGAGCATGGACGTGGCCACCAATTTTGCCAAATGGGAGGCCGCCGAACAATGGTGCAAAAACCACGGGGTAAACTGGCTGGTGCTGAACGAGTCCAATACGTTAGGCCTGTTTAAGTCCGGGCAGGGTGTTTGATGTAGTTTTTCCGGTAGAAACCCGAGGAAAACTATGTGTAACGAAAAAGAAGGCAGAAAATGGTTCGTCGATATCGGCAAACCGGCTATCAATGAACTGCGTAAGTCAACTCATAACGATACAACCGATGCGCTTGCGCTGGCAATGTGCCCTGCGACGGCTTGGGCACCCAAGGCGGGCTGGGTACCCGATACGAGCATGCACGATGACTCCGGGGTAGGAAACAACCGCAAGTTCGATCCTGCGTTGGTAGCCGACGTTGATAAGGTGTACCTGGAACATTGGAATCAGCCGGAATACCTCCCGTTCCGCGAATGCATCAAGATGGCAATACAGGATGGCATCATAGCTGGCACAAAGCGTATGCGGGACAAGTACGAACCGGTTATCGCCCAGAAGAACGCGCGCATTGAGGAACTTCATCGCAGCGAAAACATGTTGCGCATATCCCACAAGATCATTCAGGAAAAATGCAAGGAAGGTCTCCAGATATTCGAGTTCCTGAGTGATTTGGCCAAGGCGGGAACATCAGACTAATGGCGGTGTGTTGCCCGGAAACCCCCGATATAGGGGGCATCTATAAGACGCTTAGTCAGCGATTGCTTGACTTCGGTCATAAGGTGTACGCCGACTGCGTCTCCCAGAATCGGGTCATAATGTGGGTGTTCAGTTTCTATGACGGACTTTCCAAGTGCAAGGTATGCAAGCACTCAATGCAGGCGATGTATGATTGGTTCCGTGGCCATGGCCTGTTTGATAACCCGGCCAGGGAGGTGCGCATCGTCATAGAAGATGAACCGACAACGGATCCCATTTACACCGAAATGCACTTAAATTCACTGCCGGTCCACATTTTTACTGATGGTAACGGAAGGGTAATCGACATGCTGTTTGATTTCCCCGATGCCGCGTGGCTCGACAAGTACATACTTCCATACATTCAGGAAGATACGAGGTTGATATGAACAAGAAGATGACAGTTTTGGGATACTCCATCGATGCCGTCCTTGAAGCGATACATCGGGCCACCGCCCCTGATACCGAGGTTACCCTCTTGGCCACCGCCCCGCTCGGGTCCCCGCTGGACTTATATGGCGACATGGTGAGCAACCGGTATGCAGAGATGATTTCTGAACTTCTGGGCGGCACACTATCGTTTGAGGAATATGTCAACCCCAGGTTCATCTATCTCCCCTTCGCGGGAGTAAAGATTGCAAACCGTCACAACGGGGTCATTCAATTCCCGTTGACGAAGAAGTCCTTTGACGATGAATCCGAGTGGAAGGAATGTGCGGATGCCATTGGGTCAGATGAAGTAAAGGCGATAATGGGCGATCTTTCGCTTGCCCCCACGAAACTCATATCTGTACTCAAGTCCAAGATGCCGACGAAGTTCATTGACACGTTCATCAAGTCAATGGCGAACACCAGATGGCGGGGCGTGCAGATTGCCAGGATGTCCATGCAGGGATACCGGTACGAATATCCTCTTGACTTTATCGGGCGGGAAGATTACATGGAGTATTACGCCAAGCCAAATATGTCATTCCGCGAAATATGCAATCGTCTGCTGAAGAAATTCCATGTCGCCACGAAACAAATTGACTTGGCGGAGGCGAAACGTATCGTAATGGACAACAAGTATCCTGGCGATACCATAATTATGGACAATCGCGTCGATCAACTTGTCGATTACATAGGCGGGCGGTTTGAACGACAGAAGATTCGGCCAGTAAAGATGAAGGTTCCGCCTGAACTGGAATTTGCCGGGGATGGACTGTTTTACACTCCGTTATCTACTTGTTGGGCGGTCACCGTCTTCGATGGCAAGGCTAAACGGTTCATGTCAAACGTTGTCGAGACCTTGTATGACGGCGAACTTACCGAGATCCCATCAACCAAGGCAAATATCAAACTGTATGACACATACGTGAATCTTGTTCGGCAGTTTGGTCGCAAGGAGCTGATGCTGGGTCAGCGAGTGGAGACTATGATCAAATGATTACCGGTATATTTGCGTACGATGGCTGGAATCCCCCGACCATCCCCAAAGATATCCCCGTTTACCTGGCAAAGCCCGGTAGCGATATTGGCACTACCATCAACGAAGGAATCGACTTTCTCATGGATAAATGTGACAACATCATATTCTTTGGTCCGGGATGCGATCCACAGGGTGAAGCAATACACGCTCATTCGGAAACATTGAGTACACACATGTACCCGCTGGTTACCTGTGGGCGTGTGCGGCACGAAGCGGATGGATGGAAGGATTTCCGGGAGGTTGGCCGGGCCGCCCAGCTCAAGCTATTTGGTGCTAATGGGACGATTATACAGAACGCGAGTGTACTACTTTCCGGTTATGGCATATCGGTTGCGAACTTTGGCATGAATCGGAGTGCGATTGATCGCATGGCGAGATTCACGCGCCAGTATTTTGATTCGGATGGCCCATTTCCCGTAATAAGGGATGCAACGCTCTGTGGTTACGGAAAGGTCCTGTCGATGTGCGCGTGGTGCTCGCGTGTCACCATCTTCATGCTTCCCGATGGGTACAACTCGGTTATATATTCCAATCCGGAGTGTAATCCATATGCAGGAAAATGCGATGGGGATACTTCACGTGAAGCCATTAATCGCATTAGTACGGGAATGGCGGAACGCCCCCCTGACTTGAATTTCTTTGATTCGGTGAATGACCGGCCTAGTGCCTGAATTCATCATGCAGATCGTATGACCACTTGTTCGCTTCCTTGAAGTTGGCCGGTCTGGTCTTCATGTATTCCTTATAATCAGCCGGGTCGTATGCCTCGTATATGCTACTGTCCTTAGTACCTTGCCAGGAACGGTAGCTTGCCTCATAGAACCCCTTGTTGTATTCACCATATGGTGACATGGCACTGGAACGTTTAATCATGGAGTCACCCGCATCAACGCCCTTCGTGGTGTTGTCGCGCAGATACCTGAATTTGTTCTTGAAGGAACCCTGGAACGGATTCGGGTAATGCATGTCCACGGAAAATTCGTATTGTTTGCTGGCGTTGTAGGACGCTTTCAGTTGGGGCGCATTGGCGAGGACACATGAATTGAACTCGAACATCTGCCCCACTTGCAAGTCCGTGATTACGGGTGGCTGGCTTTCATTGTTCGACCCAAGAAAAGTGCGATCGTCGTGCGAGCGTCCCATCGTGATTCCCTCGTGGTAAAAATTGACATACATGTTGATTTTCTGGAGGGTGCTCCTCGGTTTGAGGACGAGCGGGCTGAACTGCACATTGTATAGCGCGTTGAAGAACTGGAACCACATCATGTAGCTGTCGCTCAACACGCTCAGCTTTACCGCATTCGGCTGCTCGCTCTTGGTGATAAGCGGATATTTCATCGACTTGGTGGAGTCTATCATGAATGGTTCGACCTTGGCTTTGCCACCCGGGACATCAACCGACAACGCGTTCCAGAACATGCATAGCATCTTTCGACCGTCATCCCAACACAATGACATCCAATCGTCGAACTGGGCCTTCTTGTAGTAGTCGAGCGTGTTCTCGAACACTTTCACTTCACTCAGGTTATACTTGTCCGCATACGAGTTGCGATCCATGACGTGAAGCGCTTCCTCTACATATGGGCCGTAGAAGTACACGAGGTACTTATTGGGGCGGTGCCCCCTGGCGGTCGAGTAAAACGCGGGCATGAGCGAATCGAGAACGCCCATGTCCTGGGAGTTCCGTTCGGTGTAACCGGTGTTTTGGCCAGTCTGATAGGTTTTTCCTGGAATCGGTGTAGCCATGGTTATCCGCCTTCGCCATCAGTATAGAGATTGTTACTACTGCTGACACAGATAGCGCTCATGAGGTTGTTTGGATCCGGGAGGCGAATTATGCGTTTTATCTCATACTTCACTGTAATGGAGAACGGGAGTGGATCGACGCCGCGCAACTGTGGCATGAGGTCGCTCAGGTCAGTTAGGTGGCAGCGTTCGAACCTGACAATCATGTGTTCCTGTGCGCAGTCATCGGCGGCATGCATCTCGATGTACGGGATGAACGTCAGTCGGTTTCGATAGGACTTGTCGAGACCATATATGCGATGCTCCCGGTCCTCTTCGGGAAAGCCGCCCGTGCGACCGCTCATGACGGTATCCATGTACCGATGGAATGCCCACCAGTTCTCGTACCAGTTGTCACACAGCATGGTCACCTGGAATGTCTTGTCGTATTCGTTGTCTTCCTGGACTGGAATGTAGGTGACAAACTTGTAATGGCCTTCCGGGGCGTATCTGATGGAGAGACCCGGGCAGTTGTACTTGTGGATAAGTGCGTTGGTCACCTCGGGTGGCGGGGCGCTGTGAGGTACGGTGGTGAACTCGATGTCACCGGCACTATCCTCCCAGGACACGGGAAGCGGTCCAATACGTAGCCTCCAAAATCCCCCGTGCACGGGCACGGGGCTTCTGGAAAGGCGACGGTCATAGACGTGCTTCCTGGACATCCCTTACTTCCCCATGTTCTTGTCCGGTACGCGCTGCTTGCCGAGGGCGGCCTTCGGATCGACGGCGCTGGTGTTATCCTTGCCTGGCTTGTCGGCCTTGCTGGATACGGTCACGTCATTTGGCGTTGCCTTCAACTTGGCGTCATAGGAGTCAAGCACGGTTACCGTGCCGCTTACGTCGTTGAGCTTGGGCTTTTCCTTGAAGATGTCCGGCACGCGCTGCTTGCCGAGGGCGGCCTTCGGATCGACGGCGCCCGCATTGTCCTTCTTCGGGGAATCCGCGTGGGACTTCTCGACCACGCTTCCGATGCCGAGTTCTTCGACAGTATGGGTCACCTTACCGGACATTTCCTTCACGGTCGTTTCTTTCAGGGCCTTGATCGAGCCGGCGAGCTTCTCGGTGCTTGGCTTCTGGGCAAACGTGTCAAGTACCACGCTTCCGAACGTATCGGTATTCGCGGTAGCCTTGGTGCCCTTCGGTTTGATGGATGCCTTGAATTCGGACCACGCGTCGCTGATATTGGTCTCGGACTTGATGAAGTCAACCTTGGGCTTCACCGCGCCGGTCTTGTCGCTCAGCTTGATGGCGTGTGGGCCGCCCTGGGGTTTCCAGAACGGGAACATCGTTTCCTCATCGAAACCGCCTTCTGCTTTGTCTTTCTTGGCCGCTTCGGTGATGATTTCCCCGAGTTCGCTCTCGGTGGGCAAATCGTACATGTCAATTTGTGACTTCATATTGTTGTTTCCTGCGGGAATCTTTGTGACAGATTTATAAGCTGTAGTCAGAATTTTCTGAGGAAATTGCAAGATGCAATGGATAACAACCGACAAGCTCCCTAACTTCCCGTTCTGGGGCGGGGCCGAACCAAGGGCCAAACAGCTTACATACAGTGAACTCGAAGAACTGGAAGAAGCCCTAGAAATCCAGTTCAAGGGGAGGATACCTACGGCGACCGAAATCAACGATTTCGTATGCTTTAAGTTCCCTATGGTATGTGCCATGCTTGGACTTGGATACGATGACAAAAATGACCGGGTCATTCGCCAACCCGAGGCCGACATGCCCGAACAGCTTGAAAGCATCAGGAAGGAAGCCCCCGCCCTGGCCGAGGCCCTTGAGGCCGGGATTGCCGCATGCATGGAGGAGGCGATGATGGCGAGGTATTCGCCCGACGTGGTCATAAGTGATGAGCCGAACTTCCAGGTCATCATAGCGAAGGACAGCATGGATCCACACCCCGCCCGCGTGTTGGTTCAGGGGTACGACGAGCACGATGCAATTGAAAACGCCGTGGCGAATCTGAACGAGCACGGGTTCACCGGTTATGTCGAGACGGAACAGCCGGAGCACCCAGAGGATTATATCGAGGTTACTGGCGGCTGGATATTGTCGACCCTGGTGCACATCAATAAGACTAGTGGCATCAGGGCAACGCATGTGCCGGAACACCTTCTTCCCGCAATTGTGAATGGGGATCGCAGTGGATTGAGCCCGGAAGATGAAAATGAACTGGATGGCTACCTCCAGGACCTGGCCGATTCCGGGATTCCGGAAGCTGGGTTGGGTCCGGTATGTGGTCCGGACGGCGAGTTCTGGGACGTGGACGATGACCCCAGGACTGGCCGCGCGGTGCTCTGCTCTGTGTTCGTCGGTAAGTAAGGGGATGGCGTGAAGGCGAGGAAGATAGCCGGAATCCGTCTGATTAACTACATTCAGGACGGAATAACCTGGAAGTCTCACAAGGATGTGATACTGGATTTCTGGATTGCCCACAAGTGTGGGGAATTTGGATACTCGCCGTTTCAATTTCGCAACATGTCGCGTGTCGTGCAGCTCCCTACTGCCGCGCAGCAGAAATATGAGCAGTGGTTCAACTCGTATGATTTCCAAAATGATACCGACAAGGATTGGCTGGAGTTCGTCAACGGCACCTTAAACCTGTTCTACCACACGGGGGAGCCGGTGCTTGAACCTGACGAGACCTGGTTCATCGACCTGATGCAGTCCGAAGTCGAATCAAGGGAAATCGTGACTACGCAGACATACCATGGTGCACCAAACTTGAATGCATTCTGGAAAATCGAGACTAACTCTAAGCCGGAAGAAGTTGGTGGCCGTCGAAATGGCTACATGTACGTGTCGAAGCTGGCCGACCTGAGTCCTTCTGATACGAACGGCTACTATTGGGGGGTAGTGTTCCAGTGTCCGGAAACGGTCAGTCTCGCCTTTGATGATGGTGGCACCAAGCGGCGCAAGTGCATATGCTGGTCTGCCAACGCGAAGCACATGACCCTGGTGCGCATTGGAGGGGATGGACGCCTGATGATAGTTCCCGTGTTTGTTGAGGGGAAGACCTGGAAGGCGGACCGCTGGATACCGGAAGGCCGGGTGGACCAGAAGCCGATGTCGGGTACGGGTATACTGAATTACATCACCCAGTCCTACCATGCCCTGTATGGTGTATGGGATGACATCGATGAAAAGGTGAAGAATGTCCGTGAACAGTCAACGGCTCGCCTCACTGCCGTGAACGTGATGAACGATGAAGAGGTGAAACTTTCTAAGGTGATTGGTAACCTCGACAAGTTCGTTCGCGAAGGTAACGTATCTGAGACGCGCAGGCAGTACAATAAGAGCGTTCGGGAGAACCTGATGAAACGACTCCGTGAGAAAGATAAGGAAATCCGTGCGCAAGTCAGGGAAATTGCCAAGAACGAAAAGAAGAAAGCCGACCGCGAGCACGACAAGATTAATCCGGTTGCCGATGTTTAGTTTTGTACAACCATTAAAAAACCCGCCAATCGGCGGGTTTTCTATATCGTAAGTTCGTCAGATTTCGGCTCGGCCATGGAATCAGCCACGGGTTCCTCGGTGGGAGGCGAACTCTCCCCCGGCGTTTCCTCGAGTGGCTGGCTGTCAACGACAGTTGTATCGGAGTCGGTTTGGACCACTGGATCGGCGGGTGTGCTTTCTCCCGATTGATTCCAATCCTCGGGGTGCAGATCGTTGCCTGACGTATCCGTAGGCGAATCGCCTATCCCCATCATAGTTTCATCGAAATCGTTCGGGGACGCGGTGGTAATGTTGTCCCCCAAACTGTCGAAGGTGCCCGCCGCCATGCTGTCGGCAATTTGGTTGTCGATAGTGACTCGTTCAGGTAGATTGTCATCTCCGCCGAGGCCAAACACGCCGATACCTTGTGTCTCATTCGGGTTGCGCCCGACCTTGGAACGCAGTTGCTCGGCTACGTCGCTGGATTGGGATGCTTCAACCAGAACAGCCTTGAAAGCATTGAGTGCCGCGTCCGCAAGATAGTCGGGACAGCCGATGCTTTCGATGAAGATGGTATACTTGCCCATCATGGACTCAAGAAGGCCGGCTCCCCCATTGATCAGGTCATCGCAGACCTTGACCCAAGGTTCGCCCCGTTCCCCGTAGCATCGTACCTGCTCGCGCAGGTCGGCAACTTGGTCCTTTTGGGCGGGGGACAAACTACCATTCTCGTGAGCCATGCCCGCAAGAACGTCAATCTGGTCGGTGAGTCCGGTGAACCGCAGCTCGGTCATGTCCGGCTCCTCGACGCCTTCGGCAAGGACCTTGACCGATTCAGGAGTAACATATGTGGAATACTTGCATATGTAATCCAGGACTTCTTGGGCGTTTTCGAAGCCTTCTTCCTTGCTGAATGTGCAAATTCGGTTGGCATCCTGCATCCGGGCGTTGTAGTTGTCGCTGTTGGTGAACTTGTAGTTCCCGTTTTCCTTGTACAGTACGTATGGTTCCATGGCGAGACCGTGAAAATTTTTACAAGATTTATATTCAGCGGGCGCAGTTTTTGCTATATTTCCCATGAACATCTAAAAGGATTTACTATCATGGCAGAAGAACAACCATTTTTTACAGCAGTCGGCACATTGATGTCGATGGCCAACCCGGTCATCAAGGACACCACGGTGACCAAGTTCAAATTCAGGTTTGCGCGGACCAACGACTCCGAGGAGTTTGCCTCCGTCCTCGAAAACCGTTTCGGCGTAGACAACGTCGATCGTGGTTTCCCGCAGGGTACCGTAAAGGCGAACTTGGCCGACTTCCCGGTATATGTTCAGTTCGATTTTGGTACCGAACTGGAACACATCGTCACTTTCCAGGCAACTTTGAAGGTGGCCACGTTCACGCGCACCGTTAAGAAGCTGAAAAAGGGTGGTGTGGAGGATACCACAATCTGTACCATCGAGGGCATCAAGAATTGTGATGACATCGACGGCAAACTTAGTTTCTGGATCAAGAGAAAGGAAGCCGACCCGATGGGTAAGAAGGTGGCTATCCCTATGAAGCTGAGCTTCTTCCATCTGGATAGCGATCCGGTCCAGTTGACCCCTATCGAACCCCCGGAATCCGACGAGGACTAGGGAACGACATGAAAACGGTGGCCATCGGTCACCGTTTTCGTTAGATGAATCGCTGGGTCAGTGGATCGGTGCATAGAACCGCGACAGAAAGTTTCTTTTTCTGACTGGGCCGATCCCTAACCCGCTTTTTAGGTGCGGGTGCCGGTGCAGATGGTGAAACGGGTCGCTTTTCCGGGACCCGAACATTGACCGGCGGTGGGTCATGCGCAACTACCGAGGGTTTCTCGGTTGTTTCTGGAACGGAATCCGGTGGATTCGGTTCCAGGTCACCGGAAACTGGGGGCATGGTGTCCTCGTTTCGTTCATCGGGTTCGGTCGAATGTGTCTTTCTGCGTGTCATACAGTACAGTTTAGATGAATTGATGTAGTTTAAAACCGGAAACACAACATAAATCCGAGGACAAACATTATGTCAGAAGGTACCATCATCATAATTGTGGCGGCAATTCTGGGCCTGATTGCATTCGGCCTCCCGCTGTACAGCATCATCAAAAGCAATCGTAAGGCGCGGGCGGCAATGTCCGATGACCCGATTCCGGAGGAAACCACTCCGGTACCCACTCCGGAAACAACCATCGAAATGGAAGTGTCCCCGGTGAATACAATCCCGGAACCGCCATTTGAGCCGGCGACAATCGAAGTCCCTGTCGCGGGAGAAGTGCCGACCGAAAAGAAGGGCACTTCACGCAAGAAAGCCGCCAAGAAGCCGACCACCAAGACAAAGACGAATACCAAGAAGAAAGCTCCCGGCAAAAAGAAAAATGAGGGGATTCTTTCCAAGGACTTTGCCACGAAGCACGGCCTCGTGCTGTCTGATACCGAGGGGAAGGCCGCCAAGACGACCAAACAAAAAACCGTGACAAAGCGGACGACCCGCAAAAAGGCCAAGTAAGAATTTCCTGGGCTTAACTTAATATCGAACGTGCTTCACGGGGGTTGCCGAAAGGCGACTCCCTTTTCCGCTTATAAACTGTTGGGCATGAAGGGATGCAATTGCAAACATCCGGGACCAGTGAAGACGGTAACCGATCCTGTACAGACAAGTGCCTCGGCGCTGTATCCTGACATGGGCCCAGCACCATTGCCCCTTCCCCACCGGATGAGCCATCCGCCGAAGGAACCCATCATGTTTCCCGGTATTGGACCGGTGCCGGCGAATGCCCCTATCCCGATGAACATTCCAATTCCGGCAAATGCACCGGTTCCGCATAGGCCACATTGCGTTCCTCCGATGCCGGTTACTCATCCGGTTTCGCACAAGCCTCGCTCGGTTGCGCCGATGCTACCCCCTCCGGGTCCAGCCGCCCCGCCCCCAATACCAAAGCCACCGGTGCCGGAACCATGTCGGGCAAGTGCCGTGATTAAGGAGATTGTCATAGAGGGCGAGGGTGACATAAAGGTCACGAAGAACGAAAGCGCCTACGTGACGTATTACAAGATTGCCTATACCGGTACCGGTTCAAACTATGAGTTTGAACCGTATACGCTGGAAGAATTAAACTCGATATTTGACGCCATAGATTCAAGGGATTAAACATGGACAATAGTGATGATGTATTAAAAATTAAGTATCTTGACGAGAATGGGATAGTAATGTTTTATTCTCGCCTCAACAATCGCTACAAGATCGTTGATTCGTTACCGGACATAGAAACGGTATCGCCGGTCGACCGGCACAAACTATTCATTTTGAAGGAAATCGGTACCGCCGGCGCGAGGTATTGGCCGTTTGTGATTGAACAGGATGGCTGGCACAACATAGGCGTAACCAAAAGTGACATTGATGGTAAATACGAGAAGCCAGTTGGCGGCATACCGGAAAGCGATTTGGCCGCGGACGTGCAGGGGGCACTTGGCAAAGCTGACACCGCGGTCCAGCCCAACAGCTTGTCTACCGTCGCTTCCACGGGAAACTATGAAGATCTGAACAATAAACCGGAGCTGTTCAGCGGTGACTATAACGACTTAAGCAACAAGCCAACCATACCGGCAGTCGATCAGTCATATAATGCATCTTCGGGTAACGCCCAGTCAGGCACGGCGGTCGCGGGCGCCCTTGCTGATGTACGGCAGGTCCCGCCTGCCCAATCAACTGACACCGGAAAGATCCTTGGGGTGACCGACGCCGCGGGAACGGTGGGGTGGGTTTCGCCTCAAGCTGCGTCTCAGGTAAACGCTGACTGGAATGCGACCGAAGGCGTGGCGGCGATTCTTAATAAACCAAATCTTGCCGCTGTTGCCACCAGTGGGTCCTATAATGATTTGACGGATAAGCCAAGCATCCCGTCCTTTACCCAGTCACAGGAAGCTGCCATCAACAGTGGAGTTAATTCTACTAAGGTCAATGCTTATGATGGCCACGTTTCCGATTCTGACATTCATGTGACAACGCAAGACAAGGCGGCATGGGATGGGAAGCAGGATGCCATCGGTGACTTGGAAACGATACGTTCTGGCGCGGCATCCGGCGCTACGGCATATCAAAAGCCGTCCGGGGGCATCCCATCAACCGATCTTAGTTCCGCAGTACAGGACTCGCTAGGCAAGGCTGATACGGCTATCCAGAGTCATCAGGATATCAGTGGAAAGGCCGACAAGGTTACCTCGTCGACCAGTGGCAATTTCGCTGCGCTCGATGCATCCGGAAACTTGACTGATTCAGGCAACAAGGCCGCTGACTTCGCCACGAGTGCGCAGGGCGCGCTGGCTGACTCCGCTTACCAGTTGCCGGCGGGGGGAATGCCATCCACGGACATGTCCCATGAAACCCAGGTGTCTCTCGGTAAAGCTGATTCCGCTTACCAAAAACCATCCGGTGGCATTCCCGATACTGACCTCAGTTCTGGAGTACAGGCGTCTCTTGCTAAGGCCGATACGGCTTTACAGCAGCACCAGGATATTTCCGGTAAGGTTGACAAGATTTCCGGCGGAACCACCGGCAATCTTGTTGCATTGGACAGCGCCGGCGGCATAAGTGATTCCGGTAAATCGCTGAGTGACCTCCAGATGAAATTGACGGCGGGGGCAAACATTACAATTGATCCGAATACCAATACCATTTCCGCGGTTGGCGGGGGTGGTGGGGGCACCACTGAATATACTGCCGGACCTGGTATTATAATCAGCGGTACCGCGATCGGTGTCAATGCCGGAAGCAACCTTAGCATTGACTCGACTACCGGGGTTATCTCGGCGACGGACACTACGTATGAGAGCAAGACTGCATCCGAGTCCGGGACCGATGTCTCGTTGGTTACTACTGGCGAGAAGTATAACTGGAACGCCAAGTATGACAAGCCCTCTGGCGGTATACCCAAGGCCGATTTGGCCAGTGGTGTTCAAAATTCGCTTGATTTGGCGGATAGTGCACTTCAAAGTCACCAAGATATATCCGGTAAGGCCGACAAGGCTGAAATGTCGGTTGTTCCTGGGACGGGTAACGATGCCGACAAGACGACCATTACATTGAAGTCCGGTACATCGGCAACTGTGCTTACGTCTCACCAAGACATTTCCGGCAAGCAAGATGTTATTAGTGACCTGGACACCATACGTGCAGGTGCCGCGGATGGCGCCACTGCGTATCAGAAGCCGTCAGGAGGCATTCCCGACACTGACCTCAGTTCAGTTGTCCAGACATCGCTTGGGAAGGCGGACACCGCTCTCCAGAGTCACCAGGACATCAGCGGCAAGGCCGATAAAGTATCTTCTGCAACTAACGGCAACTTTGCCGGTCTTGACTCTAACGGGAACCTTACCGATTCCGGGAGTAAAGCCGCCGACTTTGCAACGGCGGCACAGGGTACTCTAGCCGATTCCGCATATCAGAAACCCTCCGGTGGCATCCCGGATACTGATCTCAGCTCAGCTGTGCAGACTTCCCTCGGAAAAGCCGATACCGCACTACAGTCCCACCAGGATATTAGCGGCAAGGCCGATAAAGTAAGTGGGGCGGCGAGCGGAAATTTCGCGGCTCTGGATGGTAATGGAAACCTCGTTGACTCCGGAAGCAAGGCCAGTGACTTTGCTACTGCTGCACAGGGTACCAAGGCTGATTCAGCGGTACAGCCGGGCGACCTGGCTACGGTCGCAACCAGTGGTTCCTACTCTGACCTATCCAATAAACCAAGTATCCCAACGGTTGACCAGTCGTACAGCTCGTCTTCAACCAATGCCCAATCTGGTACGGCTGTCGCGAGCGCCATATCCGGCAAGCAGGACACGCTTGCGTTTGATGGTACATATGACGCATCCGATAATAAGGTGGCCACTGTCAGCACCGTAACTAATGCGGTCAGTGGGAAAGCCGACAAATCCGAAATGTCGGTGACGGCGGGAACTGGAACTGATGCGGACAAAACCACTATCCAGTTGAAGACGGGATTGACCGCGACGGTTCTTACTGCTCACCAAGACATCAGCGGTAAACAGGATACTATTAGTGATTTGCAGACTATTCGTGAGGGCGCGTCTGCCGGAGCGACCGCTTACCAGAAGCCGTCCGGCGGCATTCCCGATACTGACCTTAGTTCATCTGTCCAGACATCACTAGGAAAGGCGGACACCGCTCTCCAGAGTCATCAGGACATCAGCGGGAAAGCCGATAAGGTCAGTGGCGCTACAAACGGCAACTTTGCGGGCCTCGACAGTAACGGCAATCTTACCGATTCCGGGAGCAAGGCCGGCGATTTTGCAACAGCGGCGCAAGGCGGAAAAGCGGATACAGCGGTTCAGCCAGGTGACCTGGCTACTGTCGCAACCAGCGGGTCATACAGTGACCTCTCCAATACACCGGACTTGTCTGATTATGTGTTGTCATCCAGTCTGGCCACTGTCGCAACCTCCGGATCCTATGCCGATCTAAGCAATACACCTGATATCCCGAGGGTCGACCAAACGTATGATGGTACCTCCGCCAACGCCCAATCTGGTGTTGCCGTGGCAAGCGCAATATCGGATAAGGCTGATAAGGTAAGCGGTGCAACAAACGGGAACTTTGCTGGTCTCGACTCCAATGGCAATCTTACCGATTCCGGTAGCAAGGCCGGTGACTTCGCCTCCGCTGCACAGGGTACCAAGGCTGATTCTGCAATTCAGTTGGTCAAGGTGAATGGGTCCGCATTAACGCCGGACGCAAACAAGGCGGTCGACATTACAGTACCGGCTGCACAGGTCAAATCGGATTGGAATTCCAGTTCGGGGTTGAGCGAGATTCTCAACAAACCAGATCTTAGCGTATATGCCCTCAAATCCGAAATGTCGGTGACGGCGGGAACAGGAACCGATGCGGACAAGACGACCATTACGTTGAAGAGCGGAACTTCGGCGACGGTGTTGACTACTCACCAGGATATCAGTGGTAAGCAGGATGTCATAAGCGACTTATCCGATATCCGTAGCGGGGCCTCCGCCGGCGCGACCGCCGTACAACCGGGTGCCCTCGCGACCGTGGCCACGTCGGGTTCGTACAACGACCTCTCCAACAAACCAACGATTCCTAGTGTTGATCAATCATATGGCGCTTCGTCCACCAATGCGCAGTCCGGTACCGCTGTCGCGGAAGCCGTCGCCACCGTGCGACAGGTTCCGTCTACTCAGTCGAGCGACAACGGCAAGGTGCTCGGAGTCACCGATACGAGCGGTTCGCTTGGGTGGGTGGACCAGCCGGCCAATGAGCTGCCTTCGATTGCCGGAAACGGCGGAAAGGTGCTGAAAGTCAACGCTGGCGCTACTGCGGTCGAATGGGATGCAGACACTGACACTACCTACGAAAGCAAGACAGCTGCGGAAGGTGGAACCGATGTGTCCTTGGTTACGACGGGCGAGAAATACACTTGGAACCATAAGCAAGATGCTCTCTCCTTTGACGGTACCTACAACGCATCGTCCAACAAGGTTGCTACCGAATCCACCGTTAGCTCTGCTGTACAGGCTCTCGATGCCGAAGTTACGTCATCTGACGGCACGAACGTGCAAGTCAAGGTTACCGAGGCGAACGGCAAGGTCACCGCAGTGAACATCACTACGGACAATACCGAGTCGAAATCCAACAAGAAGCAGAGTATTGACTCGACTTCGGAAACCGAATATCCGTCGAGCAAGGCGGTTGCCGACTTTGTCAATTCGTCCGTGGCCACAGCGACGGCGAGGTTCCTTGGAAACTTTACGCTGACCAACCTGGGCCTGTCCTACGGCGCTACCAATGCACAGATTGCGACTGCCCTCAACAACCATAATTGGCCGAGCGGAACGACGCCGACCAACAACGACTACGTGTACGTGGAGATAGAAAACCCGCAGACCACTGGTATTGATGATGAGGTTCGCCGGTTCAAGTTCAACGGAACTGTATGGGCCTACGAGTACACGCTGAACAACTCTTCGTTCACCGCTGATGAAAAGGCAGCCATCGATTCCGGAATCACCGCTACTGCGGTGAGCAACTACGATACTCACATTGCCGATACCGATATTCACGTTACATCGTCGAACAAGAGTGATTGGAATGCTAAATACGATCTCCCTTCTGGTGGCATTCCCCTCACCGATCTCAGCTCGGCTGTCCAGACTTCGCTAGGAAAAGCCGATACCGCGTTGCAGTCCCACCAGGACATCAGCGGAAAGGCCGATAAAGTAAGCGGGGCGACGAGTGGAAACTTCGCTGCTCTGGATGGCAACGGCAACCTCGTTGACTCCAACAGCAAGGCCAGCGACTTCGCCACCTCTGCACAGGGTGCCAAGGCTGATTCGGCATATCAGAAGCCATCCGGTGGCATTCCCGATACTGACCTCAGTTCTGGGGTACAAGCGTCGCTCGGAAAAGCAGATACGGCGGTTCAACCGGGCAACCTGGCCACGGTTGCAACCAGTGGGTCGTACACTGATCTCTCCAACACTCCGGACTTGTCTGGTTATGCGTTGTCATCCAGCCTGGCCACCGTCGCAACCAGTGGTGACTATAATGACTTGGATAATCTGCCGACTATTCCGACCGTTGACCAGTCATATGATGCGTCTTCGGTCAATGCCCAGTCCGGTGTCGCTGTGGCAAGCGCAATCTCGGATAAAGCCGATAAAGTATCTTCCGCAACTAACGGCAACTTTGCCGGCCTCGACAGTAACGGCAATCTTACTGATTCCGGGAGTAAGGCCAGCGACTTCGCTACAGCAGCACAGGGCGCTAAGGCTGATTCGGCATATCAGAAGCCGTCGGGGGGTATTCCCGATACTGACCTCAGTTCATCTGTCCAGACATCACTTGGAAAGGCAGATACCGCGTTGCAGTCCCACCAGGATATTAGCGGCAAGGCTGATAAGGTAAGCGGTGCCACAAACGGTAACTTTGCTGGCCTCGACTCCAATGGAAATCTCACCGATTCGGGTAGCAAGGCCAGTGACTTCGCTACAGCAGCACAGGGTACCCTGGCCGATTCGGCATATCAGAAGCCATCCGGAGGCATTCCTGATACTGACCTCAGTTCTGGGGTGCAAGCGTCGCTTGCTAAGGCAGATACCGCTTTGCAGTCCCACCAGGACATCAGCGGTAAAGCCGATAAGGTAAGCGGTGCCACAAACGGCAACTTTGCCGGTCTTGACTCTAACGGAAATCTCACCGATTCCGGTAGCAAGGCCGGCGACTTCGCCACCTCTGCACAGGGTGCCAAGGCTGATTCGGCATATCAGAAGCCATCCGGTGGCATTCCCGATACTGACCTCAGTTCTGGGGTACAAGCGTCGCTTGGAAAGGCGGACACCGCTCTCCAGAGTCACCAGGACATCAGCGGTAAAGCCGATAAGGTAAGCGGTGCCACAAACGGCAACTTTGCCGGTCTCGATGCCAATGGCAACCTTACTGATTCGGGTAGCAAGGCCAGCGACTTCGCTACCGCTGCACAGGGTACCTTGGCCGATTCTGCATATCAGTTGCCCTCCGGCGGAATGCCGTCGACAGATATGGCTTCCGCAGTCCAGACATCATTGGGCAAGGCGGATTCCGCAATACAGGGTGTCAAGGTGAATAGCACGGCGCTGACACCAGACGCTAACCACATTGTCGACATCACGATAAATAACGCAACAGTCACGATCGACATGGCCGGCACGGCATCATCGCCTAACCGATCTGTGGGCTCGTTCACGGTCGACCAGTCGGCTGCTAGTACGATTACTATTCCGACAGCCGTTTCCGCCATTCCGGAAGTCATCGACCAGAATAACGAAGTCGTTACGGCTGCGGTTCCCGCCCAGCCCGGCGTGCTAAGTTCTGGTGACAAGGAGAAGCTCGATGGCCTGTTCAACGTTACCGGCAGCTCCACCATCGCAATCGACCCCTCCACGCATGCGGTTAGCGCGATTGTTGGGCCGGACGGGGGCGTGGTAGCGGGTGCCAGTGGATTGATAGTCCAGCCGGACTTGGTTTCCAGGGTCGTATACGTTGGTGCTGACTGCGTGTATAACGACAAGACGTTCTGGAGCGATTCCGCAACCGTAGATGGTATCATTGCTGATTATGCTAACCAGACTGTTACTGACTATCGCGGCAACGGCGTACCTTTGGCTCGCTTCGTTGCCGAGTACGACAGCAATCGTTACCGCATCGCCAACATCGACGAGACTCCGGGCACGGTCGAATATAACAGGAAGATTGGTGGCCAGATCATCGACTTGATGCGAAGCGATTTCTGGATGTCCTCTCATCCGACCTACGATATCATCAAGTTCGACCAGGATATGGACAAGCTGTTCGACTTGCTGATGACCGGCTCGCCCATGAATGCGTACTTGCTACTGAACGAGATGACCAGTACCGCATTCATCACTGACGCTCGCCGAGAGATGTATATGGACATGATCAAGGCGTACGACGCTTGGCCGTACACGGACAAGGATACCGCATACGCTGACTTCATGGCTGAACATGCGCTCGATCGGTTCGTACAGGTGTCGACTTCTTGGCCGCTTAATTCTTGGAACTCGTACCGTTACGTGATGGCCGGGACGAAGACAGCTACCGACAAGGTGATTTTCGTCCTTCGCCACGCGGAACGCGGTGACGACACAAGTGTGAATGGGGACATCAACTCGACGGGTGTGACGACTTGTACCACTATGGGTGAACAAGTACGTAATAACGCCTCTTGGTCCAGCGGTGGCACAACTTACCGGATTGACAATTTCCCGGCGAACGATGCAACTTACTATTCTACAGAATACTTGAGGTGCAAGCATTCCGCCCAGGCATTCGCCGAAGCGCGTTATGATACCGACTTTGCCGCATCGGATTATAGCGGGATAACGGTCGAAGCCGATATGCTCAACCAGTACAGGTTCTTCTACCAGCCGGCATCTTCCGGTAATAGCGACCTGATTAGGAAGTATTCGGTTAACCCGTCGCAGTTGACTAGCTCGGAACTCAGCAATTACTTCGGGGTAAGCTCCGCCGCCGAGGCCCAGGAAAAGCTGTCCAACGACTACGTAAGAGTCTGCAAGGAAATCTTGAACAAATCGACGGCTAGGTTGAATATGTTCTACACGCATGACTTCTTCACGTTGCCGCTGGCCGTAATGGCATCCAATAAGTATTTCGACTTCTCCGGTAACAGCAGTGCCGATAACCGAAACTGGATTAACTATTGCGCCGGTATCGGTATGGTACTCCACCCTGACAACACATACGAAGTGATGCCGGTGCGTGGTAAGAGCAACGGTTCCATGACTATCTAATTAATCCATAATACATCGAATCCCGGACATCTGTCCGGGATTTCCTATAAACTGATAGCGAATATGCATGTGGACCATACAATGGAACCTAGACAGAAACTGTTCATTTCCAAGGTAATTTCTCTGAACAACGGCTCGAACCGCGCTTTACTCGAATGCGCGTTAAAGGAATACGTGATGCTGGAGGGCGTCGACAATTTCTTCCATCGCCCCAAGGCCAAGCCGACCCCCGACCGCAACCGGTTTGCCAATGTATCTAATTCTCCCAAGCCCGAAGTCGGGTTTGTGCAGAAAGACATCCCGGTGCATGGACTCAAGGCACGTAGGTTCACTCCGGAACAGGAAAAGGCCAAAGAATACATCATCGAGATTGACCGGAAGACATGGGATACGGATTACAACCGATTCCAGCAGGCGTGCGACGACATATTGTACTTCGTCAAGACGTATGGTAACAGGGAATTTAACGAACTTCGCAATTCGGACAACTTCAAGAAGGCCGAAGCAAGGGGGCGCCTGATCGATGATTACATCAGGGTTAACCCCATCAAGCGGGCAGACGAGCGGCATGCCGCATACCAGAACATCATGGATTCGGTATGTAATATTAACCCGCGGCACAAGGCGCTAGTTGAAACCATTATGGCAATATATGAGTGCGCGGAAGGAATCACGCGTACGCGAGTTGTGCCCTTGGTCGAATCGAGTAACCGTGATTATGCGGTGTCGCAGTTGAAGAGCGACATGGATACCGTCGAGATGTTCATTTCCAAGCATGGCGTATATCCATGGGATAAGTTCATCAAGTCCAGGGATTTCCAGGATGTGTACATAACATCCGCATCAAAGAACCCGGCCATCGAGAAGCCGGAGCAGCCCGAACCTAAGGTCGTGGATACGGTTAAAGATGCGTACCAGAGTGGGTCCATGAACGCGATGGAGGCCGTTGATGGGCCGATGAAAAAGCTCGATAAATATCTCGGCAAGGAACAGAAGGACGAGATTAAGGACGAGAAGGGGTACATTGACACCAACAAGAAGGCATTCAACTACTTTAAGAACCCGCGTATCGTGGAAGGTTCTTGGGCGGTGCATTTCACCAACGATAAGGCGTACCCGAAAATAAAGAAGAACGGATTTTCCAACGGGACTCTGGTTCTCGACCACCTTGCTTATACTACAACATACGAGGGAGGGCGAGGAAAGGATGGATGGCTATTTGCGCTTCCTGTCGGCTGTTCGTATCTCAAGCACTATGACCTCGGGTATGGGGATTGTGCGTTCTTGATCAAGTCGGATGGCGTAGTGGCCAAACATGTCGGTGAACAGGATGACGAGCTCATCTTCCGCAACAAGGACGTAATCAAGAAGATTCCATTCCGGTACGACCACGATGCCCGCGAGTGGGTAGTCGAGCCGGATGATGGGAGTGAGGAGCGGTTCTCCACCATTGGTCAGGTTATCGAAAAATTTGCCACCTAGTCGCGTCATATAAGCTCCAAATGGCGCGGCAATTCAGCCGCGTTAACAGACGGGAGCCTCTATCGCATGGATAGCAAATTTTGCGGGAGCGCCATAATCACCGACCGAAACGGTCGTACAATCTATGAAAAGACCCCAGGCCAGCACAAGTTGGTCGAAACCATCAATTCAAATGACATCATATTCGTATCCGGACCATCGGGAACGGGTAAGACCGCCATCGCCACATGGGTGGGAATAAACGGGGTGGATGACGGGAAATATGAAAGATTGATCCTCACTAGGCCGGTCGTTGCTGGCGGGGAGGAACTCGGTTTCCTCCCGGGTTCACTCAACGAGAAGGTTGCTCCATACATGCAGCCATTGAACGATGCCATCGCGATGATCAAGGGATACCCCGGGCAGGATGTCGAAAAAACCGTGGTCAAGCACGAACCTCTCACCAAGAAGGAAAAGAAGACCCTACGCAACAATGCGAAGGTTTTGCCGAAGATGGCCAATTTCTACGACCGAGTGCGGGTCTGCCCGCTCGCGTTCATTCGCGGGTCTACCCTGGCCAGGTCGTATATAGTGTGCGATGAGTTCCAGAACGTGACCGCCAGCCAGATGAAAATGATGATTACTCGACTGGGCCGTGGCTCGAAGATGGTTATTTGTGGCGATCCTCGTCAATGTGACCTCGATCCGAAGAAGGCGCAGTCTGGTTTTTCGAATGCCATTACGCTATTGAAAGGCGTACGTGGAATAGGGTTCGTCGAACTGGGGGTGGAGGACATCGTTAGGCATCCGATGATGAAGGAAATCATCCTTCGCTATGAGCGGCCCGAATACAAGATGGAGCATCATGGTACTGAGGGTGAGAAGGAGTTCAATAAGTTTCCCGCGCATACATGGGAACGCGATGCGGAAGGCTATGATTTCTCCGATGACTTATCCGAGGATGAACAGAATGGAATTTGCACCCATTGTGATGGGACCGGGATCGATTCATTCACCGGGGAAGCATGTCCGATTTGTGGCGGAACGGGCAATACGAACTGAAATCATATGGGGACGACCTATAAACTTTCGCACAGAAAAGCCAATGTCGGAGTAATGCATGTCGATGCTTGAAGTTATAACAATGAAGATAAACGTGGTGTCAACTTTCATCGTTGCAGTAACGGGCCTTCTGATTGCACTCGGTACACTTGTGAAGCCGATGAGAAACTGGGTAATAAACCAGTTCACTTCAAAGCAAGTAATTGAGCTCATGAAGGAAGGTTTGCAAGCAACCTTGCGCAATCAGCTAACCGAAATCTATTATCACTCGGTTGAACGGGGTTTCATTTATGAGAATGATCGCGAGAACTTCGAACGCATGAATGTTGCGTATAAGAAACTTGGGGGGAACTCCTACATACACAGCATCCATGAGCTCATATCGGTCATGCCCAACGAGACGACCTTTAAGCGGGTTACCGCCCCACCAAGACGGCGCATAAGGAAATAGACACATGGCATGCGACTGTTACCGTGAACATGACGTAGGATACTTTGGGGCGGACCGCGTTCCCGAGTATGAGGGGCACGGCCCTATCCAGCCAAGACCGGTAATGGAGCATATGGTGGGTTGCCCGATTACTTGGATGATGCAAGTGTGCCATCCATATTACATCCCTAACCAACCGCCGCCCCCATGTCCCCAGGTACCGTGGTGGTGCGATCCTCATTTCAGGTGGTTCTGGGGATGGCCCCGACATTAGCCGGATATAAAGCTATAGGCGAGGTTTAAGATGGATATCAAGACAAAACTTATGGAATCGTGCGCGGCATGCCCCCGGATGGGCGAAGCCGTATTATCCGCATTCGAGTGCCTGCTGGAAAGTGACTTGACGCAGGCCGTTGTCCAGACAGGCAACACCGACCAGGATACCATGCCATTGAATCCGCAGGCGATTACGGAGAACCCGGATGCCGCCGAAGTCCTGGCGAACATTGCATCCAAGGCCGAGGCCGAGAAGGAACAGGTGGACCAGGCCCAGGCTAAGCTCGACCAGACTACCGAGATGGTCAAGCAGACTATGGGCGAGATGCAGCAGCAATACAATTCGCCCGATCCGAATCAGCAAACTCAGCAACAGCAAGTGTAATGTCATGGATTTGGCCACACGGTACATAAATTTTATGCGGGCCATGTATGAGGCCACCGGCGATTCGTCCATACAGACAGTCGCCTGCAAGTTCCGTGCGCTTTGCGAAAGCAACAATTTTCGTCCACTCCTTGTACCCGATTCCATCCATCAGACAGCTGCAATTGACTGGAAGGGCATGACGCATATTGTTCCGAGCGCTCCCGGGACATCCGGTACCTCGGCTCCTGATATGGTGTCCAGTGGCCCAACTGTAGTTAATGGGCACTGTTCCCGTGACATCGGTGAGGAAACCAAGGAGGCCAAATGGGGTGTCCCCGACCTGACCAAGAACGGCCACATTGCCGGACTTGCCGCACAGAGTACAGTGCAATCCGTCCCTACCGATGAATTGATCAAGAATGCACGCAAAAACCTCCCGAACCCCATGCAGTGGACCGCCGTCCAGAGCCAGATGCCGATGCAATGCGGATACTCCATAACGTGCCCGAACAACCAGAACGGCGTGTATGCCGGCGATGGTGTTGGTGGCGGCTCGCCGGGAACTGGCGCATCGAAATGAGCGGATTGAAATCTGTCATCATATTGGCGACCTTTGCAATCATGAGCACCATGGTTGCATTTGTTTGTTTTGAATACACGGGACTGCCCGATGGCACGCGCGTGAAACGAGAAACTCGCGTCGCCAGGGACGGCACGTGGGTATACCGGCCACATTGCCGGTATAAACTACCGGGAAAGATACAATATTGGATTTCCCGATGATTCAAGAAACATTCGATACAATTTCCGAGATGCTGGGCAAGACCGGCACCACTGTCTCGATGACGCCCGATGGTAAAATCGTGGTCACCCTTCCTGACAGCGAGAAAAAGCTGGCCGAGTGCGTACCTGGTGCGGACGGCGGTCTTGAATATGCAGTGTACCGTGGGGACGGTGGGACCACCAAGGATTCTGGCGGCGTAGACAAGTTCGTTGAGGCCGTTAGCGATGGAATGGATAGTTGGCTCGAATTCGTCCCTTATGATGCCGATGCGGTCGAGCCGGGCATCAGCAGCGAATACAGGATGGCCATCGGTGAAAGCCGTGAAGATCGTATCCGCAATTCCCTCTTTGAGATGGGCCTGGACAACGACCAGGTGAATGCCATGCTTGAAGTGGCCAATATCCTGTTCGAATCCTCCGTATCTAGCACGATTATCGTCAACGGCAAGGCATTGAGTGGTTCGAGTTTTGGTGAAATCGTGAAGAACAACAAGCCGTTCCTCACGCGCCAATGGCTCCTTGAACAGCTCAAGAAAAAGACCGGGCCGAAACCGGAATACGCGAAGATGGGAAATCGCGATTTGTCTGCATTGCTCGGCAAAATGCCGAGTGCCGAGGAACTTCAGGACTTCGTACAGCAGTTCAAGAAGACCGAGACTAAGGAGACGGTGGCCACCGATGACGATGTTCTCGGTCGCGCGTGGAACCAGTTCGATGGGAACTCCGGATCGCCGAAGAATGCCAGGGCCGCCGTCATGTCGAACGAGACCCCCATCGTCAGTGGGGAAAAGGATGACTTCGATGAGGAACTTGGCCACTCCGAGGTTAACCGTGGCGAAGAATTCAACGAAGTGAACAACGAGACGATGGGAAAGGGCGACATCGGTGAGCAGATGGGCGACATGGTGCATACCTACGACTCTGCCGGGAACGAGAATGCGGCGTACGATGCCGAGCATGCGCAGGAGGAATCCCCTGTCGACGAACCGGAGCCGGAAACAGCCGCTCCCGCCGAGTCGTTCGATTTTGCATCCGCGTGGGGTGGCGACATCGAGGACTTCACGTCCACTGACTTTGACACATCGGACTATGATGACTTCGGTAGCGTCGTTGCGTTACTGGACAAGGATGTCTCCGAGATGGTCGATACGCTTGCCAATTCGTTTGCGAAGAAGGTTGCCGCCGATACAAACCGCGTCAGGCAGAACCTGATGATGCAGATGTTCGGACGTGGCCCCGCCCTTGGGGGCCTGGTCGCCAGGCTGATCAAGAGTGACACGATGCTGGCGCACAAGATCGCGGAGGGCAAGGGAATCATTAACCCGGGACCCACTCCGGCGACCCGCAAGGTTCTCGGTGACATGCTCGCAACCGACTTGTTCACGAAAACCATCGCCACTGTACAGCAGAAGTTCGGCGATTATGTGGCAAGCATGAAGGGGATTATCCCGTTTGCGTTTGATGCGGCTCGCGGGGTTTCCAGGTTCGGACCGGAATCGGACAACCCGGGCGCCGAGCTCGGTAAGGTCGATCCGGCTTTCATCCGGATATTCAGGGCGTACCTGATGGGCAAGGGTTACCCGTTCGCGGGATTCTCCGGTGGCGTGATTGAGAAAATCACGACTGACCTTGGTTCAGTCATGAAACTCGGCGATCCCGAAGTAGCGCAGGCGTCCCCCAGGCCGGCTCAGGTTGCACAACCCACTGCATAGGCATGCTTAGCCAAACAAAATGTGGCCGCGAAAGCGGTCGCTTTTTGTTTCGTAATGGTAACAAAAACTATGCGGGGCTATAAACTTACTGAAAAATTATGGGAAGCCAAATGCAGAAAGCGGAAACACAGAGACTCGTCACGGCATTGTTCAATAACGATGATGCCGAAATCCGGCGAATAGTGGGGGCGAGACTGGAATCCCAGTTCAAGCACCGTGTAGCCGATGTCACCAAAGCGGTGTTCGAAAGCATGCTTCCTTCGAATAGCCAGCCACAATTAGGATAATTTTGGAGGGGACGGCAACGATGGGCATATTGACTAACGACATGGGAATTTTTGAGACTCCGGTGTTTGAGGGTTCCACCTCGCACATTGCTCAGCGCATCGGCCTGGATGGGAAGCCGGTACAGCGCCTCATCATTGAGGGCACCGCCATAGTCTGTGGCGTTGTCGGTATCAACGGTCGTGACTATCCGCTTCCCATCATTTCCAGGGAAGTCGACCGCTTGAATCGCGACTACGTTGCCTTCGGGCGGCTTGCCGCTGAACTCAACCATCCCCGCCTGGATGAAAAGGGGAAACCGCGCGACTACTCGATTTTCGAAATGAACCTGAAAAAGACCTGCGCGGTCATCGAAGACCTCCACATGGAGGGCGACCGTCTCAAGTGCAGGATGGTTGTCGCCGAGGATACCGATGCTGGGCACGATTTGGCTGGCCTGATTAAGATCGGGTATCATCCGGGTTATTCTCTGCGCGGTGCGGGCGATACCATCAAGATGAAGGATCCCATTACTAGGGAAACGTTTGAACGACTTGACGATAACTACACGATGATTACTGTTGATGTGGTCGGTAACCCGAGCTTTGGTAAATCCGCAATCTTCAACGCCAGGCGTGAATCCGTCGAAAAGCCGGTGCAGGTCCTCACCGAGTCCGTCAACTCCCTGCGTAGGGAAGTTGCTTACAATAGGGCCTTAATTTCAACGGGATATCGTTCTTTCGATCGTGAATCCCTCATCAGTTACCTGAATCATATGGCATAAGGATTGACTGCTATGGTGCTGGAACAGATATTGACAGAAGCGGAAATCAAGGCGTTGCCGGAAGCCGTTGCCCAGAAAATTGAGTCGGACTACCAGGCGAGGTTGGAGGCGGGTGTGAAGGCCGAATCCAAGAAAACCGCCGATAAGTTCGAGAAATTGCTCGAAAGCGTGAACAACAAGGTCGAGGACAAGATTAACACGGCAGTTGAATCATGCATCGGCAGCATGCGCACTGACGCCATCAATACCAAGATGTACGCGGCGTTGCAAGGCGTTGCCGCCATTCTCGAAAGTTCCGGTATAGAAGGGTTTGGCGATACTCAGCTTGTGAAGAAACTGAAACAGCAAATCGCGCAGAATGACATCAAGATGAAGGAAGATTACAAGGCGGGGGAACAGCTGAGGCAACGACTGGGTAAGGCTCAGGCCGAAGTGAAGCTGCTCAACATGTGCCAGGGCCTTGACCCGAACACGGTAAACCAGGTAATGAAGCACTTTGGTGGCCACGATGAACGTGAAATTACCAAGGAAGCCGTAACCGACTTTATCCAGAACCACTTCATTGATGACAAAAATGGGTTCGTTATCGATGTGGACCCCGATCCGGACAGCGTCACGATGGACAAGATTCGTGACAAAGTCAAGGACATCGATGAAGAGGATGAGAACGAATTCCACCTGGACTTCGATGGCAACTCGACCCCGACCACCACCACTAGTCGGAACTTTGTGGAGAGTGTTGGCCATGGTCTGTCTGCACAGAAAATCGGACTCCCGGGTTCCACGGTGACCCTCGAATCCATCAGGCAAGAAGCCTCCGAGACCACCGATGACGTGGCGACAGCGATGCGCCAGATGGCTGCACTCAACGAACTTGGCATCGGTGGGCGGTTTGGGTAATTTGTGACAGAAATTGTCAAATTCATTAAAAAGGCGGCATTTTGTCCGCCTTTTCTCATCCGATGCAAAGGACATAGTTTTTAATCGTATCCCGCCGCCCGGCAAGGGTGGCTATAAACTGTTGACGAGGATTTTCATGCGACAGAATGATTACAATCAACAACAGCCGGGTCTCGTGGCCCCAGGTTCTATGCCACAGGGAGTCAATGGGTTCCAGCAGCCGGTCATGGCTATACCCGGCGGAAACTATGCACCGAATCCGTACCCGTATCAGAATATGGGCGCAACGTTTGGGGGACCGGGTTATGCGCAGGGCAACTTCCCCCAGAATGGGTGGAATAATCCGGGCCACAATGACCCGAATAGCATCCGGGACGTGATGTCCGAGTCGGAGGCGGAGGCCGCCGTTGCACGCTATGACACCATGATCAACCAGCTCAATGGAATTGATCCTGAACTGGCGGAAGTCAAGGCCAACGGTGTCACCGTGAACAACAGTGTCGATGCGACATACCATGAACTGCTCAGGGTCATCAAGTTGCTTGAATTTCCGGAAGAATGGATTCCGCCCCATCGCGCGAAATACATTGAGTTGGTTCGTGAGGGACCGAAGTCTTGGCTCCCGAAATTGAAACATTACACGAAAGAGATTGCCAAGTTGAGGTAGTCACTGATGTTCGGCCTTACTCCACGCGTATTCCCGGCAAAACCGGATTTTGCCATTGGCGAAATAGTTATCCTGCCGAGTACGGATGCAGAACGTATTACTGCCGCGGCGATAGATTCGGACGAGCCCTCGTTGCTCGCCCTGTTCTCTGTCGAGCGGTATGAGGACATCTGGCAGGTCGTGTGGAAGGGGGAGCGGTTAGAATCTGGTACATACAGGTACGAGGTGCCGCTATATGTCGAGTTCGAACAATCCGATGGTACCCGGGGCAACTGGAAAGGCAGCTTCTCCGTATTCGCCAGGGGCGAGCACTTTGATAAGCCCACGATTAAGTATGTCGACGGCCTGGCCAGCAAGGTCGGGACGAGTGAATACGTGACCATCCATGGCCACGGGTTCAACGATGACATGGATGTGTTCATTGTGCGTCCGGACGGCGATACTGTGAAGGTGCCCGACACGAACCTTTTGAGAAAATATGGCGAACCTGATGGGTACGACACCATATCTTTCGTCTTCGGCGATCCGTTCGTACTTAAGGATTCCGATTGTTCGGAAGTGTGCGGGGTGTACGGACTGGTCCTCGGTTACGGGGATGCCGATGCATATACGGCAATCGCCGGCTCCGGCGACATGGAGACGTTGTGGGATAGCAACATCGCTTTAATCAGGTATCGGTACGACCTGGCATCCAAGACTGCCATGGAGAAGACTCCTGCCGGCGCTGTCGTCACGGTGGACCCATCCTGCTTCTATTCCACCGAGCTCAGCCTTGTCAACGACGATTATTCATCCAGCGCGAAGGGTGCCCAAGAGGGGGTCACCGGAAGCCTGGGCAAATCGGTCTATTTCCGTATTCCCGAGGGAGCAGACTGCAGCAAGATGGGATACTACCGGGTGCGCATGAAACATTCCGGCCTCGTACCCAAGAAGAATGGCGAGTATGTCCTTGATGGAATCGCATTGCGCGAAGGCGACCTCGTGTGGCTGGATGCTCAGCATGATGGGGGTGACGGGCTATGGATTGTGCGTGCGGGTGACTGGGAGGGATTGAAGTCATTCCTGGATAGCCGGTCCGGCAATGCTCCAGAAAATGACAACCCATGTTGGGATGCCGGACAAGAGCCGCTTCCCGTTGATGGGAACGTGATAGCCGACCTCGGTGCCAGGATAGTCGATTCGGTGACCGTGGTATGCGATGGTGATGTCCCGATGTTTTCCAGATACGGCGATGAGTCCATCCCGACTCTGCACGGCACCGGAAGAATCTGTGGGCATGACGTGAAGCCGGGCGACACGGTTCTTCTCACCAACCAGTCCACTCCGGGAACCAATGGCATATGGGAAGTGACCTGCGGTGACTGGGTGCAGCGCACTGATGACGTGCCGCCACACTCGGGCAACACCATATCCGGGGATGATTTCCTCATCATGCAGAACGACATTGATTTCTGCACATGCGAACATTCAGGGAAGTCGATCTTCCATATATGGTACTATTACCTTAATGGTTCGTGTTACCTGGCGAAGGCGACCCGAACAATCAAGATTTCATGTGCCCGCAGGGGTTCACTGTTCCCGACGAACCGGGTCGATGTCACCGATTACCGCATAATTGCCGGCGCGGACAAGGAACTGGTAAACAACGTGCACCGAACGGCGGGTGATCCGGTAAAGGATACTTGCACCGAGGAAATCGATCGTTTTGATGTTACCCACGGGGTCAACGTTTCCGAGCGGGACTATAACTGCTTGCCGGGCACGGTCCCCGCGCCGACCGGGGTTCCGATGTGCGATTGCGACCGTGTATATACTTTCGATGTTCCCAGCGAGTTTTCGTCGCGTGATCGGAATGGGTTCAGCATCGTGTTCTGGCAGCGTGACGAGGATGACGGAAAATGGCACCTGTTCGCCTATGTCGGAAGCGGTCGTTATGACACGGGGATGGATTACCTTGTGTACCACCTGTGTACTGAAGGAATCGCGCATGAGACTGACGTTGACGAGAACTCCGAAGTTATCCTTGATGACGGTGTGACGCGCACGCGCGATGCGTGGTTTGTTCAGCATGGCGGCCACCTCGCTACTGGATTCGGATTGTTTGACGATACGTGGAATTTCAAGGTGACTTCCATGCGTCCGGTCGTGGGTGCGGATGGTATGCCGATAACCGGTCGGGATGGACCCCCCGTGCTTGATGAAGTTGTCGAGTATACGCACGAACTTACTGCGAAAACCCTGTATTCTTACTGGTCAATCGGATGTACCACCACCGCTTGTGCGGTGCGGGTATATGACGAGAATTCGGTATTGAGGAAGACCTGTGATGACATGCATGATCCTGAACTGGAAGGGCCGGTAATGTCCCAGGTCACGATAGCACCGAACACGTGGGGCTTTAGGTTCTATGACGAGGCTATTGGAAAACAGCGTCTCTGTTCGATATGGAACTCGGTTGCCGGATAATGGAATAGTTTTGTGAACAGAATTACATTTGGAATTTTGTAAATGGGTCATGATTTAAAGACACCTCGTTATTCGTCTAAGGTCAAGGCGGGCATGCAAACAAAGATGGCGCCCGAGTTTGACGCGAACGGCAACCAGACTATCATGTCGATGCTGTATGGTACCATCGACAAGCAATATCTTGGTAGGTTGCTGATTGAACACCGGGCACGCATGCTCCCTTACAAGGAGGAATGCAAGGCCGTAGGTGAGCGCATTAAGGCGGAAATGGCGGGGACTGCTCCGAAGAGTGTCATAAATGCGAAGGTCAAGGAAGCTGTCAAGGCAATTCCTCGTCCGGAGATGGATGGCAGGCTGGGGAAGATAATCAGCATCATAGTCGACAAGGTTCTTGGGGGTCCCCGATTCTCCGGCTACACCGCCGAATGGAAGGAAGAATACCGTGGCCTCGCACTGGAACACTGCGTTCGGTATGTGCACAACTATAACCCGGAAAAGTGCGCCAAGTCCAAGAGCGGGGATCCATACAATTATATCAAGAAGACCATCAGGAGCGCGTGTTTCCAAAAATGGGACGATCTTGACAAGCGCAGTTCCCACATGCAGATGGTTCCTCTTGACGAGGGTATCCTACATTCGTGCATCGCGCTCGATCAGTATGCCGGTACGGTGAAGAACGAGAAACGCCGCAGACATTGGGGGATGACAGCCGAAATCGGTCTGACCGGGGAATCGGTCGATACCGCCGCCAAAAAAGCGGACCGACTTGATGAGGTGGTCAACGATGACAGCATCCTACCTGATGAAATGGCTAACGAACTATAAACTTCATCTGTAAGAAATTTTGTAGGGTGTACAATGGGAATTAAAGCCAACAATGGTGATGCGATCGGTATGGTGGGGAATAACTTTGATACTCACCCGGATTACCGGCATGATCTCTTCTTGCAGGTTCAGCAACTCGCCCGCGGCGTGGGCGACCTGAGTAGCGGTAAGGCCGACAAGTTCCTCGAACGTGCGTATGAGCAGAACTGGTGGCATACCGAGGACCGCCTGGCTCAGGTGCAGGATAAGTTCCAGGAAGACGATATGATTAACAATACGCCCGGTCGCGGTAACTTGAACTTTCGCCGAATGGAATATGACATCACGAAGAACCCCAATGGCAAGGGTGCCGAACCGGACCGCACCGCAGCTGAGGAAAAAGGCCTTCTCACCAAGGATGAACTTCTTGAGAGGCTGAAATCCAAAAAGTGGACCTTGTGCAGTACGGCAAGCGCGGTAAGCAGCACCCCGATTACCCAGAAGGATTACGAGGGCCAGATTAAGCTCCGATAAGTTTCGCTGGATATTTCTTTCATGTCATCAAGCAACCGAATCGTCGGTTGCTTTTCATGTTTCATAAAGAAACATAAAGCATCGGGGTACCCATTTTTGGCACGAAATGTGGATATTTCAACATTGGCATGATTTTTGCAATAGTTTTTGGTGTGAAAAACAAACAACTTCCGTAAAGGAGAAAAATATTATGATTAATTCTATGTTATGTATGGGTCTCGAGAAGTCGCTTCGTGACATCTTGAATGATGCCGGTTTCAAGACAGCGTGGGTCTGGCCGGATACTAAGAAGCCGTCGTCTGATGCTGCGCCGGCTACCATCGAGGGTTACCAGACCGAAAAGGATGGCAACATTGTTTTCATGTTCGATCTCCCGGGTGTCCAAAAAGAGGATGTTACAGTCGAGTTCGGCGAGAAGGGGCGTACGCTTTCCGTATCCGCGGTGCGGAAGTTCGATGACACCACGGTCAAGATGTCCAGGACAGTAAGTGTGCCGGGCAACGCGAATACGTCGGCCAAGGTACCCTGCGCCCTGGCCGATGGCGTGCTCACGGTCACGATTCCCGTCAAGGCGGAATCCCAGCCGCGTAAGCTGGAAATCGAGTAGCATGACTTGGAAATAGAGAGGGCCGCCATTCGGCGGCCTTTTTTTGCTTTAGAGTTTTGCGTATTTTTCTAGCTTTTGCTTCAATCGGGTCCTGAGCGGTGCCTGTTCGATGTGATCGATCGCCTCAGCGAGCATCGCGACGAACGACGCCTTGGGGGTATCCCCGCGTGCCTCTTCCAGTACCTGTAGTGGACTATTTTCCTTGGTGTTCTCGCTTACCGGTTCAGCCGTTGCCTCGGTGACCGCCTCTGGCTCGCTTTCCAGGCCGTATCCACAACATCCGTTGCAGTCCGGGTCACCGCAGGGGCAATCCCCGGTAGCCTCGATTACAATAGCCTTCATGCCGTTCACCACGCCTTCCAGTATGGCCCGGTCCTTTATCGTTTCGTTAGCTTCCTTGAAATATTTATCCAATTCGTTCTTCATGGAGATACCTCGGTGACAGATTTATATACAGTGGCGCATCGTCACCCGCCCGCTAAATATAAATCTGACGCAGTAAGAGGACCTAATGACACCGTTTTACTATGTAAGAGAAATCGAGAAGCTGCTGGTTGCCCTGTATGACATGTTTAACAACTTGCGGGTCAACAAGTACACGGATCCCAACCGTACGGAATATGCCGATACGGTCCGGGTCAAGCTGGTCACGCATTACTCTGACGATTTCGCCAACTGGATGAGCTCGACCATGAGCAAGCAGCAGCTGCAGGTGTTGCCCGTTGCGGGACTTAGGTTCAACGGGACGGCGAAGGACGATTCCAACCTGGTCCAGCCTACCTATGGGCGTGAGATATATTCCAGGCGCAACAAGTTCTGGATAAGGGACATTCAGCCGAAACCGATAATCTACCGGTTCGAACTTACCCTCCTTTCTAACAATTTTTCCGATTTCGCGCAGTTGAAGGAGAATGTCGAGCCCTATTTCAACGACTACCGCACCGTGCGCCTGAAGGAGTTCGACTTTGCGCCGGAAATAGAACTTCCGGTACCCGTGTTCCTTGCCGGCGTCAACGATCAGATCGAGGATGAGACCGACAACTCGGGTGGAAAGTTTCAGCAGTACAAGACGACTTACAGTCTCGAGGCGCATGGGCTGATGCATAAGCCGTATGCTCTCCCCGCGGAAATCAAGTATGCCGAAATGAACTTCATCGTTAACAAGCAGTATAACGATGTCGAACAGATACTCGTGTACCCGGACGAGATAGCCAAACAGAAGAGGCATCTGTGGGAGACGGTCGAGCCGTCGATCCGGGAAGGGTACTCCCTCTTGAAGACGTTTGCCAAGACGCTGATACGGCGCGGCGAAGTGGATGGGGTGGAATACTGGGCCGACGAGACCCTCCGGTATGCGATGCTGACCTACAACGAGATCACCGGGTCCTATACCGACAAGGATGGGCATGTCCAGAAGATTGGCTTTAACCCGGCGACCGTCATAGGATATGACGTGGACGAGGATGGCAACAAGGTGCCCCGATATGACTGGGAGCAGGTGGTCGTTGACGACATAGAGCGTCCCGCGGAAGTACCTTCGTTTGATCTGCTGCACCTTACATTCGATGACGATAGCGCCATCGCGTCTGACATGAGCGGTCTTGGCCGGGATTTCATCGCGGTGAATGACGAGACCCGCAGGTTCGTCCCGGGGCTGACTCCGGGTAACGGAACCAATACTGATGACGGCTATGAATATGATGCGAACAATGACCCGAAGTGGTCGCAGATACTGAACTGGTTTGGCAATAACAAGGATGGGACGATCGAGAGCCCGTTCACGTTCAAGGCGACTCTGCAGTTCCATGAAAACGTACCGGGTGATACGCTGTTCCAGTATCTCTATAACCCGGAAGACGTAACGTTGGAGGACGGTACGGTAGTGCCCGCGGGTACCGTATGGTTTGACTGGGGGGTGATGGATAGCAAACTTTACTTCACCTATCACACCTCGTCCCAGTACCGCACGTTCGAGACCGAACCGTTCGAATTTGATAACCAGATGATCTATGCATTTTATTTCGTCCTGTACGACGGTGGCCGGAAAGGCATATTCGGCGTGAAGACCAACCTGAATGATACAATGGTTGCCTTGAAGACTATGGAGGTTGCGACATGACCATGACCACCGCCGAAATAATCGAGGAGCAGCGCCGCATCTGCGAGGCCGACAAGAAGGCCCGCGCTGAACGGCGCCGACCTTCTCCGGCTGCGCCCAATGCACCCAAACAATCCGGTGAGAAACGGGACCTCACGAGGCTGTTCATGGAAGATCGCATATATGATGGGAAAGCTCCCGAGGGAAATATCGACAGCATTCTGCGCAAGGAGAATCCCGACGAATATGTCGCGCGTGACGGCACGCGGACGTTTGTCCCATGGCGATACGTATCGATGCAGGACCTTGAACTACCGGATAACGGCAACCCCTACAGGCCGCCAAAGAACGATGATGTCCGTAGGTCGGCACCGGAGCCACTTGATCCTTATGACCCGTGGGCCCGGCCATCCGGGTACATCGGCTCGGCTGGTGGCCAGGAAGGTATTCCCGAGGAGTACGACCCATGGAAGGCGGCGCAGATGGCCGATCCCGAAATGCACCCGACCGCCGATTCCTGGGACAGCTGGTTATCGTCGGCACCCCCGGCTGAACCGGCGGAGCCCCGGCAGGAATCCGCTGAGGTGGGGTCGGACGTAATGCCGGCTGGCAACGAAGGGACGCTGGACCTGATGCGCACAATGCGGCGTTAATGCACTAATTTCTTCAACAAAGGATGGTTAAAAGATGACAATTCAAGAAATACTGACCGCGCAGGCGAAAGCCGCGGCAGCAACCCGTAAAGCTAACCCACTTCCGCCGGCTCCGCCGCCCAAGGCTTCCGCAGTAGCGGAAATAATTGCTGCCCAGAAGCGCGCGGCCATCGCGACCCACAGGTCGACCGTGGCGCCACCCCCGCCAAAGACTTCGGCCACGGTGCAGGAGATAATTGCCCGGCAAGGCGCGGCGGCTGCAGCGGACAAGGCGGCCCGTGATGCCAGGGTGGCAATCGCGTGTGGTGCCGACAAGGCCATGCTGCAGAAACTCAATGCGGAATACCGGGAATGGGTCGAGAGCCCCGAATTTGTGCAGTTGATGGACAATATCAAGGCGTTTGCGGGGGCGAACCAGGACGGAGTGTTTACGCCAAATATTCCAGGTGCATCCGGTATGGTTGCAACGATAGGCAATAACCCGATGGTTGCAGGTGTGTCGGTTGGCGAGGAAGCCGGTGGTGACATGGTGATTACCATGACGCCCAAGGAACCCGTGTCGCCGACTGTCGACGCGGAACCAGCAAACAAAACGGCTGCGGAGGAATAGGACATGTATTCGTTCGGGGCTACCGTTTTGTTCCTCGTAATCGGGTTCTTCACTGGCAAGAGCCTGTTCGATGAGAACGACTGGCGGGGTTTCAGGTAGCCCCGCCGGATATAAACTGCAACCGTAATCAAAGAGGTTCGAAATGGATTCTAAACGCAGCAAGATTCTTATTGAGGCGGCCACCGCCATTACCGGTGACGCCATGTTGGGAAAGCGCGCGGCCTTTGCAGTGGCTCGCGTGGAGGCTGCCGACAAGCAGGGCAATGAGTTCAACACCGTAAAGGGACTTGCCAACTGGCTCCTTGAGGAGTCGAACAAGCTGAATCATATGCATTGGGGAGTGAATAAACTTTCCAAGCACGAACTTCTTGAGGATGCATATAATTCCTGCCGTTCCACCGGAGACCAGCTTGCCGAAGCGTATATTTCGCTGACTGAGAATCCGGCATCCGATGCCGACACAAGTGACGATGCCGTGATCCGGGAACTCGAAACTATCAAGGCGAGGATGGCCGATGCACTCGGGAAGAACGAAAAGTTCCCGGAGGGCTTGAAAAACATCTTTGCTAATTTTGACGAACAGCTTACCACTCTTCTATACAAATACCGCCAGTTCAAGTCCTGATTTGCATTTTCGCATCGAATGTGCTAGATTTTTCCATGGAGGGGTCCGATGAAGATGAAGGATATCATGGACGCTCAGCGCGACGAAATGCTCCGACACAAGTGGATTGAGTCGGAAAAGGCTGGATATGACCTGGGCGATCCGGTTATGGTTCAGTGGACCAAGGAATATGGGGCTGACTGGCGAACCAACTTCAATTTCGAACACCTGATGGAACTCCCGGAAAGCGGGCGGGCCATATATTTTGGCATATTCCTGGACCTCCAGTCTACTGCGCTACTGGCTGGAACGATGAAGGAGTTGGTCCCTCTCGGGTGGGACTTTAAGTGCGTTCGATGCACTTTGGCCTTTGGGGACCCGGTTTCCATGCCGGAAGTCAAAGAGTTCATAGCGGCAAAACTCGGGTCCACCGTGTCCATGCGCGTAAAGACGCTCGGGGTTTCCGATGACGCTATAGCCGTCGGCGTTGAGGGTGACTTCAAGTCCATGTTCGACATGCCGCACATCCCTGTTGCCGTTCCGCCAGGTGGCCACTCGAAGAATTCCAACTCGATACAGAAATGGGAAGCGTTCCGCCCGGACATTGAGTTACGGGGCACGGTCGACACGTTTCCGCGCATGTTCGGCTGATTGTCGTTCTCCCGCAAGCTCGTATTTTTTGTAGATGGCGCCCTTGTCGCCCCTGAACCATGGCTGTCCATTCTCGTCATAGAAGCAGTCTCGCCCGGAATCGTCTGTGAAGTCAACGACAGGCATCGGATTGTGAACCCGGTTCGGGTCTCTCTTGATCGGATACTTATGCGACATTTCTTTAGCAGTGATGTATATCAGTTTTTCAATGTCGCTCATGTTGTTGAATCGCATAATTTCCTGTTCAAGCATTGGATTGAACTTGCGAATGTGCTGCCATTGCTGTTCATCCCGTGCCGCTTGGAGAGGATTGCCCTGCGGCCTGAGTTCCATGACGAAACATCCGGTCGGGTGTTTAGGTCTCGCCTCGTTTTCCACCGACGCATCTTGGTATGACGGGTCCACATCAAGCGCAGGCGCCCTACCAAACGCGACATCAGCCAACGACATGATGAGTGTCGACATGTCGTAGCCAACCAGTTCCACCAGTTCTTTCATGAGCAGTTCGGTATTGTCCCCCGCGACATTGAACAATGCCATTATCGCGTTGGTGAGTTCTGGGTTGTTCGTGGTGGAAAAGAGAGTGCTGCGGAGATATTCTAGTGGTTCCATGAGTAAAAGTTTATAAACTGCGGGTATGGATGCCAAGTATATTACACGAGACGACATGGTCCGCCGTATCATTTCCAGGATGGGCGGCCAGTGCCAGGATATTGAAATGGTCGTCGAGGAAGATCGTGGTCTCGGCCACATCCATATGGCCATCGAGGATACCGAAGACTTTTTCTATCGTTACTGCATCGACGAATCGCAGTACATTGACCTGATGGTCCTGCATCTTCTCCCGGGAGTCATGGAATACCGCGTACCCGACAGGGTGGTGAATGTCATCGAGGTAAACCCTAGCTACGGAAACACCTTTAGCCCGATGATGGCATGGGACGTTGGTCCCGGCGAGAGTCTAATGGGTATAAGCGGAGCCGGTATCGGTGGTCTCGGGCAGTTCGACCTGATAACCTACTCGGGGGCGCTCAGGTATCTGCAGGATGTGAAAAAGATGGTAGGTACGCAGTATCACATCAAGTTCCACCCAACGGACCACCTGTTGAGGATCTACCCGACCCCTCGTTCCAGGACGAATGCCGTAGCCGAGGTTTACCTTAAAGCAAAGAAGTCCGAGCTGTACAATAACGTTCTGTTCCGCGACATGGCATTCTGGCGCGCACAGGAACAGCTTGGCATCATCCTCAAGAAGCATACCTTTAACATGCCGGGTGGCTTGACAATCAACGGCAAGGAAATCTTTGACACCGCTGCGGCTCGGCTTGAAAAGTTGGAAGCGAGGGTAATCAGCGAGGCTCCGGGTGCGTTCATGATGACGGATTTATCTGGTGCATAGTTATAAGCTGTATTGTACAATCCCAAATGCAAGGAATTCCAACATGACACTAAATGAAAGCATCGAAAAGTTCAACCTCTTTCTCGACAACATGATCGCAAAGACTGGCGCCAAGGAACTATGTGAGGCGGTCCGCACAGCCGCCAAGAGCTGCTTCGAGGCGGACATGGTCGGTCTTGGTGTACCGGGAGCGGGTGGAGAAAGCACCCAGGTAACGGCGGGCATCCCCGGGGCATCCGGTGAATCCTATAGCCAATGGCACCGTAGGCGGTTCCACGATGAACCCCTGGCGAAGTTCAAGGCGAGAATGGCCGCGAAGAACAAGGCGGCCACCCCACCAGCAGCTGCCGATCCTGCCGCTACAGAGCGTCCCCAGGATGAAAGTGTCGGGGCCTGACCTCAAATTGACTGAAATTGAAAAACCCGGGGAAACCCGGGTTCTTTGTTTTTACCATGTACCGAGACCGGGGCATGCCTGGTAGTTCGGGTCGGCGGTAATATCCTTTACGCATTCATCCACCTCGGGCGGTCGGAACAGAACGGCGTCCTTCAGTTTCGCGAGATCGTCGTCCCGGATTGCGAGTGGGTTGCCGGCGGATGCTTCGGTATCCTTTGCGTTCACGGTACCGTCGGTTGCCTTTCCAAGCGAAGCCTGCCCAAACAGGTTGTCGATGAAGTGACGGTTGACCGGGCTGTTCGCAACCTCTTCCGAAACGATCTGGCCACTGTCCACGGCGACCTCCAGGTATGCTTTCCACCAGTAGTTGCGGTACATCGGGGCGTAATCCGGTAGCTCGTCGGTGATACTGGTTATTTGGTACATGATGTTGTTATTTGCGAGCTTCAGCAGGTCGCCGGCCTTGGGGAATATTTGCCCCGCCGAATATCCATAATAGCTGAACTTGGAGTACCCGCGCTGAGAATAAATTGGATCGTGGGTACCCGGGCATTCCGGGGCAATGGCATTTTCTTTCAGCGACTGGTAGTTCAGTTCGAGGAACAAATCCATGTTGATGTAGATTTCTTTCTTCGTGGTGAATTGCAGCCCGATTCTCTGGTAGAACTCCGTCTGCGGGTCGAACCCGCCCAGCATGGGGATGTCAAACACCCGGTCTATGATCCTGGCATTATCCTCGTGCGTCACCGGGTTCTTGGACGGGTCGAACGTCGTGGTGTAGTATGTAAAGTACATGCCGCCCATACCGGTGGTCGCCCCCCTCTGGATGATGGCGATGAGGTTCTGGGTCTTGAACGAATTATGCTTGCGGAAGGTCATTGTCCGTCCCATGCGCCCGGTGTGTTCGAATTCAGGCTGATTTGCCTGCATGAGCTCGGAGCGTTCGACGTTCCCCTTGGCCTTCGGGTCCCACATCCCTTCCTGCACGTTCGCGAGAACGCTAAAATTGGGGACAACGACCGTTGTCGCCCTGCAGAACCCACTGACATTTAAGTCTAACGCTGGCATTGAAACCTCTGGACATAGTTTATAGTCGGCACCGAAGGGGGCGCCGCGTATAAACTGGTTATGATTACAAGGAACTGATGACATGGCTGCTGCTAGGAAGTACGGAATCATATCGTTTGAGGAAGCGAGAGACCATCTCGTGTCAATTTTCCAGGCCAAGGAAGGCCGGCTGGCCGACTTCGGTGCGAGCGCTTACGGCAAGACTCTCATAGAACTGTTCGCGGGGGAGACTGACCTGTGGGCTTACTTTGCGGAGTCCGGTTTCGAAAACGCGTTCCTTGAGAGCGCAGTCAACGCATCGGCGGTGTATGCCGGCGCCAGGATGCTCGGTTACAGCGTAAGACGCCCCGTTCCTGCCAAGGCGGGAATTGGATTGCGTCTTGTCAAGTCCGGGATATATGACACGGTTCGCGTGTACATCCCCAAGGGCACGGTGTTCACGATGAGCTCGCGCACGTTGACGGCGGCGAGCGACATGGAGTTCGCGTATGATCGCGATTCCGATGAAGACTCCACCGGACTGATGCGGCTTGTATCGGGGGTGGCGGTGCTGGTTGAAGGAACGTTCCGTACCGAGGCACTGGTCTCCAACGGCCAACAGAACCAGGTGTTCTACTTGAACGACCCGACTTTCTCGGACTATTTTGGCGAAAACGATCCGAATTATGCCGAGGACGGCCACGTGTCGCAGAGGGCGGCATGTTTCACGACAGTGACCAGTGACGCGACCCTGGTCGACAACATTGACCCCAGCACCGTAAAGAACGACCGGCTGTTTTGGCGCATCTCCCGCCGTGGCCTCATTGACCCCGCTAACGAGGATACAGCAAACGATATCCAGAACTTCGCCGATGGGGCGCGCAATTTCACCACCAATTACACCGTAATTGTCGGGACGTCCAACGATGGCGGTGTCGAATTGCGGTTCGGTGACGGCCTCAAGGCGGCAATCCCCTATGGCGACATCTTGGTGAGGTATTTCTCCACATCGGGCGAATACGGAAATATGCTTGGTGTCGAAGGTACCACGTTGTCCCCGTCGGGTGGTTCCATCCGGATTACCCAGGCCAACGGGAAGGAGAGTGACCTCCTTGTTACCGATCTCAACATGTTCCTGACCACGGACATCCGCGGGGGGTTAAACATAGAGAGCATCGAGTCGATCAAGGCCAGCGCTTCACAAATTTTTAATGCCCTCGACCGACTGGTAACCAGGGCGAGCTACAAGACTTTCCTCCGCAGGTATGCGGACATCAAGTATGCATCCGCGTATGGCGAGGATATCCTGAATACCAAATTGCCCAATGGCGGCATCAACGTCAAGTATATGAACCAGATACGGTTCAGCGCCCTCAAGGACCTGTATCGCGAAAAGGACGGTAAGTATTATCCGACGGCCCCATCCGAATATTTCCTCAGTGGATTCAAGGTGAACGGCCTGATGAACACGTGGGAATACGACTACGAGGACATTGACAGTTCGGTGGTCGCCCATGATGGGGCCAAGATAGTGTCCAAGATTAACGCGGCGCTCGGAAACATGGGATACTCCGGCGAGGCGCTCAATGCGATAATGCAGAATGCAATCCTGCCATATATCCCGGTCGCCGAACCTGATTCCAGGGTGTTCGGCGCCATGATGACCCCGTTTGATTACGTCGTTGATGGAAGCGAGCTGCATAGCATCATGGTGGCCCTGAATCGCCGCGCGATGGTGACGGTGGGGGGCGGCTATCATAGTTACGTGTTCCCGACCGTGCACAATATGTCCATGCACCTGGATGTGACCTTGTTCAAGGGCAACAACTTTACCGATGTTCGCGAGAAGATAACAAAGGCCGTCTATCGGTTCTTGAAGGACAATACTGAATTCTGCACCCCGATATATCGGTCAAGAATCGCGGCTATCGTGCACACCATGCCCGAAGTGGCCGGCGTGGATGTCACGTTCACGGTTCCGGACAACGGCTATGCGTCCATGGACTTGGAAGACTACCCGTGGCTTGGGACGCTAACCGGGGACTATGTCAATCCGGGCACGGTAACCTTGGAAGGTTCGACGTTCACTCTCATGGGTGACAATACCGAGGAATATACGTTTACCCTGCCCAACCAGAAGGAAATGCAGTCCCTCATTAACTTCTACTACACATCCTATGTCAAGCCTAACGATCCGGGTGACAGGATTACCGATAGGTTTGTCGGCTACATCTGGTCCAACGTGATGCAGCAGGTGTTCAAGGCGATAGTGCCTCGGTGGCGCAAGTCGCTCAACGAAGGCGACAGTAAAGACGCCGGAATGGTCGAGGAACTGCTCAACGCGATAAAGACATGGAGCATGGAGCCCGGCGCCGATGCACTCACCTTCAAGGATACCGAGCATTTCAAGAACCTCCGTGAGGTGAATGGTTCTGCTCTGTTCGATTACTTGCTGTACGGCATGAACTACGTCAAGCTGGTGAGAAACATCCTTTGCACGAAGACCGCGCTCGCGCTTATTGATCCGGAAACGGGTAACGTTACGAACTACACCAATGATAACGAGATTGTGCAGTTCAATATCCCAAACGAAGAAATAGAACTCACCGTGGCATACGATTCGTCTCTGCGCACGGAATAAGGACGGTACATTAGATGCGTGCACCGATATATAACGACCGGGGTCAGTTTAGATACAGCGATTTCGTCGCATACATCCCAGATTTTCTGAAGTCGGAACCCGATGTGGTCACTCTTCTGCAAGTATTCAGCGATTATATCAACAACGCTTATCGGAACATCGATACTATCGAAAAGTTCGAGTTCGCCATGACGACCAGGGTTGACCAGCTTACCAGGGTGACCAAGCGAATGGAATATCTCAGGGCTTTACTCGACCTCGCCGCCGCGCGGAGTGACCGGGTCAACCTGCTGTCGGTTCCCCGTTCCAATGTGAAGTCGAATGACGTGTTCGGCCAGGATACCGGGTATACCCCCTATGTAGTCAATTATGATGTCGATGAAGTAGAAGACACCATCGAGAACGCGACCATGCTTATGCCGTCAATCAGCGGGTTTGGGGACGGCGATGTGATATTCGTGAACTATGACGCCATTCCGGATGTGGGGGAGATAGCATACTACTTTGACAAGCAGGGAAACCGTCTCGTGAGAGATCCTATGGGAAATTCCCAGGACCCGTTTACCGGGACACCGAACCGTTCGGCCCGCGTGCTTTCATTCAATGTCTCCGATGTCTCCGCGGTCAAGACCCGATACGGGTACACCTCGGAACACGGTAACCGCTACAAGGAAGTATTCTTTACGGCGAAGATCCTTGATGTCAAGTCCGAAAACTCGGTGCGCGAAGTGACGCTACCTGGCGGCACGGTGGCCCTTGTGGACTATTATGGGACCGAGTTGTCGGCACCCGGCAAGATGCGCACCGTTATTAGGTTTGATGGCGAGAGCGGGTGGAACTGGAAAAACGGGTTCCCCTCGGCGATAATTTACTTGTCCGAGACAAGCGGAGCCGGTCTTGCGAATGTGTCGGGCGAGAACAGCATCTGCCTACCGGCGGCCAACTGCACCGACCCCGCCTATCTGGGAACGATTCCTCGTTACCCGGTGACTGACATAAGCGGCCCCTTTGCCGGCGTGCTCACTGTGTCCCTCTCGACCTGCTATCCGGCTTATCGCAACGGTACCGTGTATCTGGCCAAAAAATCCAATCTCGAAATCATCGGCGAATTTAATGTGCTAAACGACAGCCGGGAAAGCGGTACGCTCGATGTGCGCTTGGTGCCGACCGGCGTAATGCCGGAGATAGATTCCGGTGTCCCAATGGTCCTGATGGATGTCCCACTGTTCTATGGAAGGGGAGTTCTCGACTATACGAAGGCATCCCCGCTGCTCAACATAGCAAAGAATTCCGGCGGGGACCTCGAATCGGTCGACGGCACCCCGATGCGGTTGGTTCCCAACGATCGCATGGTGGCATACGCATGTGAAGTCATCGACAACCCCGTTATCGGCACCTTGACCCCCGGACAATGGCGCCTGGAGGGCGGTTACACCATTGTCGTCCCGTTTGATTCGGAGCTAGTGAAGAACTTCGGCACCCTGTTTGACCTCGGTAGCCGCATATACATTGACTCGCCTTGCCCGCACTGGGATGGATTGGCTATTGTCAAGTCGTTCTCGATGGTTGATGACGGCTATGCGCTTACTCTGGAAGGCATCAATGGGGCAATCCGTTTGCCGATGGGGGAATTCCCCCGTACCGTTCGCGTGGTCAGGGGCGGCTATGTCACAGTATCGAGTGAGATCGGTGGATATGATACCGACGTAAACAAGACCGAATTCCCCCCATCCGGTGTGCTTTCCGAATGCGATGGCATCGTCATACTGACCGATGCGGATAGGAAGGAAACCGTTGCACGGATGAATGCGGAGTATCAGCTGGACCGGGATATACCGGATGGAACGTATACCGTCACCATCATTCGTAAGACAGCGGATCGGGTGCGCAAGCTCGTTGAAGTAACCGATGGCGAAACTTATTGGACTACAGTCTGGGAAAGACATCGTGGTGATATGTTCACCAGGCCATATGTCATGATCGAGGATTCGGCGGGCAACGTGGCAATCCATGGGGTGACATATGACCCCGGGGAGGAAGTGGGCCTTGCACATGCGGGCGAGTACGCCAAGGGCGAATACGTTTACGATCCGGTGACCGGACGCGTGTTCATGTGCATAGACAGTTGCATCGTGGAAGATGTAAACGGGATTTCCTACAACACGTCGTTCACCGAGGACCACATCAAGCATTACAGCGTTCCGTATGTCGAACGGTTTAACGCATTCATGCCATACTACGGGCCTATCGCGGCCATGGAATATGGCGAGCGCATCAACTACGACACCGACCCGGAAGTGTTCACTTCGCCACTGTACATAACGAAGGTCGAGGAAAAGACCTTGAAATATGGATGGGAGCATCGTGATTTCCTCAACTATGGCGACATGTTGAATCTTTCCGGTCGCGCGCGCAACGGCATGGTCGAATTCCATTCTACCGAGCGCACGGGTGCCGCCGAAACTCTCACCGTCGATTCCGCGATGGATATTGTCAACAGTGACTTGCTGCCCAAGTCGATATGGTCATATCCACATCCGGTCATTACGCGCGGATGTGCCTCCAGTGTCGCCATCGATATCGATGACCCAATGTATCTGTCAGCGGAACGCCTGGATCTAACCCGTTGGAAAGTGACTGTCCATTCGGCTGCTCACGGATTGGTGGATGGATCGATGGTAACTGTGACCGGTATCGCACCAGCTGCCATCCGTGGAGAGGAACTGGATTTCAATGTCGCGTTTGCCCCGGTGGTTGTCGTTGACGGTGACGTGTTCACGTATGAAATCGAGGGCGACCCGGGGTTATCCGGAAGCACGTGCTATGCCGCGAAACAAGACGGCGCCGTTACATACATCGGCGACCATAACGTGCGCATCGAAACTGTGGCGGACATTGCCGGGACAACGGTGCATTTGCGTATCGCTAACCCGGTATATACCCTTCGCACGGGAGATTCGCTGTATCTGGAAGGCTGTCGTGTATCCGATGGAACCGCCCCGTTCCCAGCCGGCCCGTACGGAATCGTGTCGGTAGACGATGATTTGCGCGGACTCACCATCGACATTGGGACTGATGCGGTTCCGGTATTGACCGGTGTGGCGTATTTGCGCAAGCCGATTGCCCAGGGTGACGTGGTTGTCATAACCGATGCGGATGGCACTCCGAAGAAATTCTATGAAGTTGATGTCGGCATGTGGCGGGAAGTCGAGCGCAATGGACTGATTGTTCCGTTCGGTATATTCTCCCAAACCAACATGTTCGATATTTCCGATACCAACCCGCCGATTGCGCTTGGTGACCCCTTGACTATTAGGACCATAACCTACAACGGCGATGGTACGGCCACGGTGTCCCTAGCTGATCCGCTCCTGCACTTCATTCCCGATAACCGGCGGTTCATCGAGGGCAAGACAGTTCTCTACATATCCAACGTCACGCCATCCGACTATTGCGGTTTCCACGTAGTGGAACGCGTGCACAGCCCATATTCCTTTGATATGGGAATGCGCCTGTACAATACCCACCAGCCCACCGGCATCCCGACGAGCGACTTGACGATGCAGGTGCGCGAATGCAGGTGGTACAAGTTTACCGCCGATGAAATAGAATGGGACAAGATCAGTTCCCAGGCAACGTTCACCGGAAAGAACGTTACTGAGCAGATGTCCATCGACAGCGACGGCATCCGCCGTTTGAAGACTCGCTACGAGCACGGGCTGGCTCCAATGGACATGGTCGTATTCGGTTACGATTTCTCCGCGTTCGACGAGACCACCGGTCTCGGGAATTATGCGATGGGCAAGGTGGTATCGGTCCCGAATCCAACTTCCGTTGTCGTTGAGGTGACCTATGGAACATACCATTCGGGCATGTCGATTGCGCGCGGCATAATCACGATGCCCGGTATGGACAACCTGGCCAACCGGGAGGGCGAATACCAGCTGCGCCTTGAAAGCCTGTCCCCGGCTGGACTCCCAAGCATGAAGTGGACAAAGTATAGGTTCATGGATGGCGACATAATCATAGCCGCCGGCCAACAGGTTCCGTCTGAACGCATGTCCTATCTTGTCAGGGAAGGCGCCCGGTGGACCGTGCTGAAGAAAAAGCGCATAGTCAAGGTACGCCAGATGAGGGTCGATGAATATCGGAATCCGTATTTCGATGATGCCGCCGCGGATGCGAACGTTGACGAGTACAAGTATGTTACGTATTCCGACGTTGATGTGGCCGCCAATGCACAGCGGGCGTACGCCTCCAGGATGTACATGGTGCGCAACCCAGTATTCAACCGCCCGGCTCTCCCGGATATTGATACCACCCGCGACCCGAATGCCGAATACTCGTCCAACGAGGATTACGCTAACGTGGCCCCGAGGGATGGGATGAAATCGTCGTTCCATGGTGTTCCTGACATGAAGTATCCACTCATAGAGAAGATCGAGAGGCTTGCATACCTTAGGGATGCGAACGTCATCGACTTCGACCTGATAGGCTACCTGGCCAGATTCATGGGGTACGACCTTACTCCAATGGCGGAGGATATAGAAAGCAGCAATCTATACAGGACGATAACGGAGCAGGAAAAGGCCATTCGTGAGGCCGTCTTGAACCTGCCCCAGTATTATGCGCTGGGTGGCACAGGGGCGGGTCTGAAAATGCTCATGGGGGCATTCGGCGTAATAGGCGATGTACTTACCCTCTATACGAACACGATGCACCCTTATGAGGAGATGCTGAGTGAGGCCGAAGTCAAGGATAGGTTGAGGACCGATACGATGGAGGGTACGTTGGAAGGTTCATGGGTTTCCACGCCATATGTGGACATCGAGCTTACCGATGACGCGCGGTTCCCCCAGTTTGCCATTCAGCCAGATGATATCGGGCGAATCCGTGAGCAAATCCGTGTTTGGAAGCCCATTAACGTGGTTTTCAGGGATGTTCTCCTTAAATACGTGGATGAGATTGAAATGAACCTGGAAGTGGTGGGCCCAGTGGTCGGCGTTACTGAGTTCGGTGCCGCATTGGTTTCCGGACATGTCGATGACGGGGTTGACGTGGATGAACTGGAAACAAATCAGGTAATTGGTGATATCGAGTATGCTGATCCTGGCCTAACCAACTGTGCGTTTTAGCTTTTCCGGAGTTCTGTAAATTATAAACTAGTTTCGAGAAAAATTGGGTTTTCGCCATGAAAAATATGAGATTGACCAAATACGGTGCGGCGCTTCTTAACGGTAACCTTGGCGACGGGGAATCCCGTTACTGGATTGGGTACTATGGTCTCGCCTATGTTCCCGATAAGGAACACGACAGCTTGGATAATGCGGCCCAGACCGGCGAGTTGACTACGACCGGCGACTATATATTCAACATATGGCAAGGTGACATGCTTAACGGGTACGCGCAGGCTAACCCGGAAACATCTGCATCAACATCGCTGTTTGGTCTCACGATGTACGACAAGAGCATTCGTACCAACTACCGGTATGTGTACCATAACGCTGTCTCCGGTGAGGACACGAGCTACAACCAGTTGGTTACGTGGAAGAGTGTGCCCAATGGCAACGGGGAAAATACTCTTGAACGGGTCGGCGCATACATCTACAAGGGGGTGAATGGTGAAAATAATTCCGAGATTCCGCTCCCCGCTCCACTGTACTATAAGTCCAGCGAACTCCAGGTGTCCGGTGACTACCGTTACTACGTCGGCGTAAACGTATCTGATCCTGATCTGGGATGGAATGGTTCCACCGAAACTTGGGATGAGGAATATGCCACCCAGGCTCAGCTTGATTCAATATCCAATTTCAACAAGTTCCATGGGACCGTGAGCAGCGAAGGGTACGGCGTGTCCTCCGTGTCATCCTGCCACAACATGAGCAAAGCCACCAAGCTATTCCCCATTAGCCATTACACGGTAATTAATGATAACGGGAAGAAGCTCGCCGAAACATACGCGCCGGACAATTCCTCGGCGAAAAAACCGCTTGCCTCGGCAATAAAGTATTCGATTGACCTGAGTCCGGTATCGTCGGACCGTGGATATACTGCCCTGAACTACCGGGAACCCGATAACTCCGATTCTCAAGATCAGGATAGCGATGATTTCTTGGGTAAATACACGAGCTTCTGTTTTAACCGTATCGGCATTTACGCGGTTCCCATGACAGCACACCGGTACTCGGCGTTTACCGAAACCGATGACTGCAATGCACAGAAGGTACAGTTCGAAATTGATGGTGATGCCGAACCGGTTCTCGTGGCGGTGGCTGACATTAACGATATTATTATATCTGATGATCCGCAGTCAGGGGAAGGTGGCATCGCCAAGTTCTCGCTTGAATTTTCCATCAAGTTCCCCGAGGATACGGATGGCCAGATTGAACGTCGTACGGCAATCTATTACAACCTGTACGAAAACGACGCAACCACGTGGTACAAGAATCAGCTTCTGGCCAGCGCGAGCATGTCCGAGGCGGTCACCGACCTGTCCCTCGAATTGAACGCAATGAAGCAGCAGATTAATGACGGGGGCGAGTGTTGCAATCAGGACCTTGACCTGTCCAGGTATGCGCCGAAGAACCATACGCATGATTACTTGAAGAATCTTGTCGATGGTGTTGACAAGGCAGGTTCCGTGCGTGGAATTTACACGTGTGAAGAGGGTGACGGTTCCAACATCCCAGCGGTATTCGGATTGATAAACAATTCTCCGACCGGGGTAAAGAAGTCATGCATCATGCATTCGTTTAGCACCATGGTTGATGGCGCGGAACTGGAGATGCCGGATTCCTACCTCTACTGCGTGGGGTTAGTGGATTACAATAGCGCCCCCAATATTCAGTCGTTGACATTCCAGGAAATTGAAGGAATAATTTCCATCTATGGTGCCGAGTGGTTCAGGGACAAGATTGCGACTGACGTTGGATACGGAGATTCTGGCAATACCCAGGTGATTAACGACAACCACATTTATGTATGGGAAAACCGGGATCAGTTAAAGTATGTGGTGATCGACCTTACGACGGGAATCGTTACCGAAGAGACTACGACCTCGGCAACTACGCGAAAGTTCCTCGGTATAACGCGAACGGATGCCATCCCGGAATCGCTATTCGCGGATGGGTATTCTGCCGGGGTGGATTCCCTGGTCCTTGGCGATGATACGGCGGGTGCTGGCGATTACTCGGTCACTCAAGGCAACATGGTGTATAGTGACGGCGCCTTTTCCACTATTCTTGGTTCGGAAATAGTGCGTGCCGAAAATTCCGACCACATGACAATCTTGGGTGCAGTTGGGATGGATATAAAGGATTCCAAGTATTCCATCCTATTTGGTAATTGCGACGTTGATGCTGCCACTGCAAACCTCCATCCGGTTACCCTGAATGATGTTGACCATGCCATCATCGGTGCAATGGGTAGAATGAATATTGAAGGCACCGTGGGTGCATCGGTTGTGATAGGTAGTATTTCTGTGGCGCCTGCTGAAGAGAACGCTGCAGAGGACACGATCCGTAATTCGTTGATTCTGAGTGATACGCAAAGCACGGAACCCTTGCGCTACGGATTTATCAGGGATTCGATTCTGCTTGACTCCTTGGATTCCCCATATCATCGCGAATCATTTGATGAGTCAATCGAGGTTAATAGGAGTATATCGATTGAAAACTTTCTTCATTCATACTATAATGAAAATGAAGAAGAATGGTACCACCGTAACGGGGGGATGCTTGAACCACCGCGGCCATCGTTGCAACACACTATGGCAGTTGGTGCCATGGTGTACAAGCCGACATCAAGAACCATGGTTATTGCCAATGATGGGGGCTTTAAGGTTGGTGGTCCATTTAGGGTGAATTCCGAACTGCGGCACCCCACGACAGACTTGATCGATGGGGTAACAAATAGCCTGCTCATCGGTACCGGAGAAGTGGGCAACCATTCCCAAAGTACGATTGCCATCGGTGCAAACAATTTTGTTCCCGATGTATCAGAGTCGACCATCATGGTTGGTACGGATAATGGCATAAGCAATCTCGATCTGAATGATGACAACGTTAAGACACGCGAAGGGTTTAACCAAGCGAGGACAAACGGCACCCTTATCCCGGATTCATATTATGTCGTAATTGGCGACGGTAACCTGGATGTATGGGATGAGGACACGCAGTCGTGGACGACATATACGCTGAGTGGAAGTGAAAATCACATATACGGGGGAATCCATGTGGATGCCGATGGCCACGTGACCATCGATGACACATTGGATGACCGTCTGAATCCGGCTCCACTGAAAACGACATTCATTCTTGGCAACAGCAATACCTTATTCAGCTGGGGAACCAATGGACTCTGTGTAATCGGGGAGAGAAATACGTCATCGTATGTAACGCTTGCCAACGTGAGCGTGTTCGGTGATGACAACTCTCTCGATGGATACAACGACGGTCCTGCGTCATACGCAAGTCTTAGCAACGTCCATATATTTGGGAATCATGTTTCGCTGGGATTATCATCAAGATATCAAGTTGCCACCCATAGCTATTCGGATGCTTTGGTGATGCTGGGTTCCGGTTATGCCGGCGAAACCATGGGAATTTACGGTTATAGCGCATACCGCTTATTTGGCATCGATGATGCAATGTTTACCGGACCCGACGACACTTACGATGACGTGGGATCGCCGTTCTATGGCAAAACCAGGGGCGAAGTGTCCGCCATGGTAACCAAACCGAATGCCCCAATGATATACACAGGCGGCATTACCCTTGCCGGGTTACCTAGCGCCGAGTTATCCAGCGATACGCCTGATTACTCGGACAACTTTGGCTTAATCAAGATCGGGAATATGTCCAAGCCGTGGTCTGAGATAGGCGACATTGACGTGTTGGCCGATGAAGATGATTCGACTTTGATACACCCGGTTTCGGTAACTGGTACGACATCGTGCCCGTTTGGCGGCATGGTTTTGGCGGTGGATCACAAACAGGAACTGGACGGCACGATGCACCTGGTACTGTCCAGGGGCGCGAGGAACATAGTGTCCCTGTATGGCACCGATGGCACGACGTTAAAGGTTTTGAAGGATCTGCACGATGGTGCCGACAACGTATGGACCATGCCGGAAAACACGGATTTCATGGAGCAGTTGGCCGAAATTCTCGGCTCCGACCATTCCCCGGTCATCCGGTTTAAGCTGGATACGGTCGATTCCCATTGCGAATGCTATGGCCACTTGTGCAAAGTCGGGTACTGTGCATACCTGTTCAGTGCGGATATTACTGCCGAGTCACCAACTATCGAATCGCAGAAACGCTATATATGCGTCAGGTATGATAATACAGCCACCGCGTCAACTAGTGTGAAAGTCACCGTTTCGGATTGGGCGAACGACCGTATCATTGAGCTGGGAACCGGCCTGTTCTATACGCCGTCCAACAATAATGAACCGTAAGAATCCATGTGAGTAGCAACGTGGGAATTGGGGGAATGTTCCAGATTTCTCTGACCAGTAGGTGTAACCTCGCCTGCTGGCATTGCCCCATGGCACGGTATCGCAACACCGATAACCCGGATTATGTACTGACAAACAAGCGTTTGCTTCCCTGGATATACATGAACCTTCCCACCAACTGGGTAATCGAGCTTACCGGGGGTGAGCCGGCACTGTACAACGGCATCGACGAACTAATCGGGTGGCTTGTAAAGAAAAATTATCATGTGGTCGTGAAGACCAACGGGCTCCTGCCGATCGAACCAAATCCCGGGGCAATCCGGGTGGCCGCGTTCCACCAGCTGAACAATCCGCCAAAATACTTCGACAAGATACTGATTGTTGACCAGATAGATAGCGAAGAAAAGGAACGTGTCTGTAAGGAGAATGGGTGGGACTATCGGCTCATCGGATTGGACAACGAACCGTTGCCGGGGGAATCGCATGGATTCAAGTTCACCGGCTACATGGAACCCCACGGCCACCCCCTCCAATGTAAGCATATTGCGGTAAAATACACCGACTGGCCGGATAAGTATGCCCTGGAATACACCAGGCTGAAAAAGACAAGGTGTTGCTCCGGGTGCAAGGCGGCGATAGATTGCTGGAAATTCATACCCGATGACTGGAAACGGTGATTTTGAACTAGTTTCCCACTGTCAAACTATGTATCAAACGAGGCAGTTTTTATGAAAATGAGCGTGAAGAGGGGTTATCTTCTTGAACTCCGCAAGGTCCTTATGAACGCCGACATCGTGTTCGATGGCCCAATTTCCTGCAAGGTGCGCTATGCGTTCTCCGTCAATCTGAAGAGGTGCTACGAGGAATGGAAGGAAATCGGCGAGGGATTCCCCGACGATCCCAAGTTCCTTGAGTACGAGGCAGGTCGCAGGAAAATCCGCTTCGATGCAGGAATCCGCAATGCGGCGGACGAGGCTAAACTTACTCCCGAGCAGCGGGCCGACCTTGACAAGCAGATTGAAAAATTTGCAGAACCGTATGCCGATGCCATCAAGGCCCAGAATGAGATCGTCAAGGCCCGCGTTGAAACGCTGAACGAATCTGTCGAGGTCGACCTCCGTACCATCACGCCGGCGGAACTCCCGAATATCGTCGTCAAGGATGATGCGAATCACATCTGGGAAAAATTGTTCTTCAACAACGACTGGTACGTCTGGAACATTCTCTTCAACGACGGCGCCGGTATCGTGAGGGACTAACCCGATGGCCACACTGAGCGCTTGCATCGTAGTCAAGAATGCCAAGGCGAGCATATTGAAGTGCCTCGATGCGCTGCTCCCCATGGCGAACGAATACGTCATAGTGGACACCGGCTCGACAGACGGCACCATCGAGCTGGTGAAGCAATGGCGTACCAAGCACGGCAACCCCGGGTTCGTGCATGAGGAAGTTGGGGGCAAATTCCACGACGAGGACGGCATATTCGATTTCGGCGCGGCGAAGAACTACGCCATCTCTCTCGCCCATTGCGATTACGTGATGTGGGTCGATGCCAACGACATCCTCAAAGACGGAAAGGATGCCAGGCGGGAATTCGAGGCGATTGTCGCGAAAAACCCTGATGCCGCGATAGCTATGGATACGAAGGTGTCCAAGACGTTCCAGTTCCCGAGATTGCGTATCCTGAAACGGGAGAAGGCGCATTTCACCGGCATGATCCATGAGATGATGGTGGACAAGACGGATAGAAACGGGGCCAACGACATCCGCACGAAGATTGTATTCGAGAACTACAAGGCAACCCGTGACACGCGCAGGAACCTGCTTGCCCTGGAAAAGTCCTGGAAAATGAACCGCACGCAGCGCGACGCGTTCTACCTGGGCAACTCCTACAAGGACCTGAAGGATCTCGGTAAGGCCGCCGAATGGTATTCTGTCGTGGTTGACGAGTTTCCGCAGGTGTTGAACGAGAATCGCTTCAAGTCGCTTGAAACGATTTGCGAAATATACCTGATGGGCGTCCCTGACCTTGAAGAGCTGGGGGCGCGTGCGATGCAGATGATCGAGGAATTCCCGGACAGGCCGGAGGGGTATTTCTACCGTGCGAGATACAACTTCATTTCGAAGAACTACGACCTCGCGAAGAAGTGTCTCCTTCAGGTGAACAAGCTGAATGGGAATGACAGGACCACCCTGTGGCACAGTCGCAAGATTTACGACCGCAGGTACATCGATAGTCTTATCAACAACGTTGATGTGGCCATCGAACGCCAGGATATCTACAACTTGCGGAACGCGGAACCGATGCCCCTCGAGCACGTCGATGACGGCGGGTTCATGGGCATGGCGAACTGCGGCACGGGTAGGCTAGGCCCGGCTTACGACAGGTTCGGAACTTTCGCCATTTAGGGGCTCCCGAAACATATAAGCTGTAGCGCAGGAGTCACGTTTGCCCGTATACCGCTCACAAGGCTCGGATACGGGCATTTTAATTAAAATTTAACGGTGGTTTGCAATGGACTCGATGTACAAGTTGACCAAGCAGATTGATGCTCTAACTTTCAACTCACGTGCGGTGCTTAACGCCCTGGTGCGCTCATGTATCGCGGCTGGCTCCTCCAACGGGTACACGGTAAAGCGTTTTGGGCTCAGCCTGACGCTCGACCGGACGGATATCTACCGACTGTATGACTTTTACCAGTCGTGGGCCAACGGGACGTGCGGGTATGCCCCGTATACATCCGATCCCGACGAGTTCTCGTCCATCCTGCTCATCTGTGACTCGAAGTGGAAGGGGGATGGGCGCCCGGTGACCAAGGCGGTGGTGACCCATTCCAAGATTCTATATCTCGTTACCAGCAACAAGGACAATACCAGCGATGATTACTGGACCGGGCTCGTCCGCGACTCGGCTTCTCCGAAACTCGTGACGAACTCGGCGCCAATCCCGCTCAATCTCCGTACCCCACTGTATGATGCTGACCTTTCCACCAAGAGCTTCTCCCAGTACGAGACGTACCTGTTCCCGAGCGGCTACAACAAGATCGGCATAACCGGCATGCCGGGTGACGGGGAGGACCACGTGGGCGGCGGTCGCAGCTGGCTGTGGGACATTGACGAAACCCTCGAAGTCACCGCTCCGCGCATTATGCTCGGCTACCATTCCAACCCGAGCCGCCGGCTTGATAATTTTCTTGGGCACAAGTACGGGATGTCGTTTGGCAGGGAATCCTACCCGCTCGGTGAGCGCTCTGTCACCCTGGGCGGTTTCAACGACATCGCATACGGAGCGGATAGCGCCATCATCGGCGGATATCACAATCTTGCGCTCGGGCCCCAGTCGGCCATACTGAGTGGTTACATCAACACGACAGCCGGCCAGAATTCCGTGTCGTTCGGCATGAGGGTCGATTCCATCGCGCCCAACTCCATGGCAGGCAACATGGATACGGTCGCCGGCGATTTTGCATACGATTTCACGATCGAGGAACCCGAGTCCGGGGTCACGGTGGTGGACTGCGAAGCTATCGAGGACAGGGTTGCCGGCAAGTGCGTTGTCACCGAAGGTAGTACAGGCGTACTCGAGGGCGAGGGCCGCAACACGGTCCGCATCTCTTATGCATCGCTTGTTTCCGAAGGTTTCTGGGACATAAACATCGAACGCGGTGACACGGTAATCGTGTATGCCCAGACGAGGAAGGAAGGCAATCGCACGTACAAGGCAACCGACACGAAAGGTTATGCCTTCAAGCCGCTCACCTTCAAGGTTACCGGCATTTCCCGTTCCAACGGGGACTACCTGGTGCAACTTGACGGCAATATCCCCAGGGGCGAAACATTCGAGTCCATGTGGGTGAACGGCGGCAAGATTTCCCGCTACGAGGTCAACGTTCGCGAGATGGCCTATAATGGTTCCCTTGGACCTACCGTGACCAAGCGCCCCGGACATTCATCCAATGCGCTCAACTACCATACGTTTACATCCGGTGTGAACCAGACTGTTGTCGGCCAGATGAACGCGGGCAACCGTGATGCCAAGTTCATTGTCGGTATCGGCTCGTCCTATGTCGGAAACAAGGCATTCCGCAGGAACGGCCTCGTGGTCGCCCAGGGTTATAGCTATTTGCAGACAGCCGACCGGGCCGCCATGATTGGCATGAGTGACTATGGCAACAAGATGTATCGTGATTATGATGCGCTTTACGCCATGGACGGCGCATGGCTCCGCCACAGCCACACGGGCGAATTCAGCGGATATGTCGTGGCCAATGACACCCGTACAAAGATCAGCCTTGAAAGCCGCGACGGTACGCACGAGAACAACCTTACCTTCGTGCGCAGTGGCTCCAGCTATCTGTCCAGCCGGTTTGATGTCACTACCCGACTTGAATCCATGGCCGGTACGATGGTCATCACGGCGGGAAGTTACGTCGGTGCAAGGCATACATACGAGGCCCTGTTGGAGCAAGGTCCGCTCCGTGTGGGCGAAGGTAACGGGATTGCAATCTACTCCGAAAACGGGATGGAACTCCGTAATACGAACGAAGATCGCATGATGTCGTTCCACAACAGCGGCTATATTTCCAGCACGTTCAAGGGCCTGTTCCTGAACGGCCAGACATGGGGCGCCTTGACTGCAACGGATGAGGCGCGGTCGTTCTGGGTGTACCACGACATGCACAACCGGTACAGTGACGCATTCATGCAGAACGGACATGCGGTTGACTACCCGAACGTAATTGCGCGGAGCGGGTTCTTCTACGGTCAAAACGATTGGAAGCCGGGACACACGCCGTCCTCCGGTCGCATCAATCTTCCGAGCAAGGTGCGCGGTGGATGGGAATCCAATCAGGGTCGCGGGTTGCACATCATCAACTCCGCGGTATCTTACGTCAACCAATCCGGGGATCGCGGATACGATGTCTCGTGTCTCGTGCTTCCGGGACAAGTCCGGTCGGACGATATTGCCAATCCGCCGCACCCGAAGTTCATCAACTCTTTCATTTACGGCACGGGCAACAATGGTGTCATGCCGAAGGAGACCTATGTCGCGGAAGAACTGGCTTATCTGAGCGATGTCGAGCATTCCAGGCCGGTTTCGTACATTTCTTACATCCAGTATGATTCCGTGCGCAAGACGTTCAGCAGGACACTGGCCAATAGTTCCGCGGACAACATCGATTACAGGCCACCGACGTTTGATGCGGGGACGTTCCATGAGGCGGACATTTTCGCGGGTACATCCACCGGTATGAGTGGCTACTTTGGGAACATCAGTGGCTCCAGGTTTGCAATTCAACCGGAATCAGGTTCCCATACACCGGGTATCCTTGCATCCGACGACAGCCCCAATTGCATTTCATTGAAACGATATGGTTCCACGGTATCGGCAGGTATCATCGTGGACATGCCGGGTACCCCTGACAAGTTCAGCGAAGTCTTGGTGGTCTCATACAGGGATCCGTGCGCCGAGCTTGGGATCACGGGCAGCCTCATCTTGAATGGCGCAGGATTGGGTGGCGTCTCGGTGTCATGCACCATATCGAGGGTCATTGGCAAGACGTTTACGATTGATGACACGGACTATGACAGCGCCTACATGTACGACTTCCTCATCAAGAGTCCGGACCCGAACGCGGTCGCCGGAACCAAGGTACCGATAACCCTCGTTGGGACAATTTAGGGAGAACATTAGATGCCCAATCAAACAGTAAATGTCGGGACATTCAACATTCGCGATATCAACCCGCTTGAACACCTGACCGCTGACCTGTCCAAGGCCCGCTTCAACTATCAGTCGATTCTCAATGCGTTGGTCGAATGGAACAGCAGCAAGCTGAAGACTGTCACGGCCAGGCTCATGTGTGACACCGATCCCGGTTTTGTCGACTATACATTCCCTACCAGGAACTCGGTCGAGGGGCGCGGCGTTAACGGGGCGGATCCGGATTCGGGGGAAGGCGCATTCTCCTATGGTCTCAGGTACCCCGTCGGGGCCATGATTTCGGGTGACCCCTATTACAACGACAAGTTGGACATCAGGGCCAATGTTGTTGAGGGCGCTGGTTCGTCGTGGAAGTTGTTCGCCACGGCTGTAATGTATCCCGAGAAGTATATCGAGGAAGTCCTCAGTGTAACCCAGGGAAACCTGAGCGTCAACAGCGAAAGCGGGGGCAGCATACTTGGTAACGTGGGCGTTGCCGCGACAACCGATTATGTCAAGGGGCAGTTCATTTGCATCGAGTATCCGAACGGGTATCATCGTGTCCGTTGGGTCAAGTCGCCGATAGCTTCCAACGATACAATAGTGTTGGACCCCGCGGCGACCGAAAGCAACACGGAGGCGGTATTCGAAAAGTGGAGCATCAACCGGACTACCGGGTACATGAATCAAGACACCGAGAAGTATCTGTTCGTCATTCATGCCGGGAAGGTGTACCGCCCAACGGGCACGCTCGGTCATTCCGCTCCCGGAAATTCTGGCAGCGGATGGGAATACTTCTGTGACGTGTTCGGCACCCGCGAAGGCGGTACCGTGTCATTGAAGCACGGCAGGGCATACCTGTATGATCCTGCAATAGGGCAGCCTGGGTATGCCAATGACTTTACCTGTGCCGAATTGTTCATCTACACGGGAAGCGATACGCAGTACGGATATCCTCCGTACGAAATCGATTCGAACGGCGACCGAAGCTACAATGACGGCTGGAGCCCTGAACCCGTGCTACCTATCCAGGTTTCCCCGGCGTTTTCGAAGACTTCCGCCATCAGGTGGACCGCCACCACGGACATCGACAGCATCATGCTGTACAGGGTAGGCGCCGGGTACCCGGACCAGACCCCGGAAGTATACGTGCTGCCTAACGTGCGCATTGTCGGCGCCCCGACAGGCGAGAACGGGGGAGTCGCCATATTAGATACGTCGAACTATGCCGAATGGCCGGGCACGACCGCAAAGTGGTCGTCTGGCCACAATTACAGGACCGATCCGGCCAAGGGTGCAACGGAATTGCAGGATTACACCGCCATCATGGTGTTCGACCACGCCAACCCGGATTGCAAGCAGTGCAACATAGTGAACTACGATGGGCCGGACCTGGACCAGGGACTTGCGGTGCACTTGCCGGTAGAGTCGACGTATGATGGAAAGTTGGTATATCCTCGGGATGGGCAGACGTTCGAGTTTCTGTTCCGCATATGGCCCAATCCGGCATATAATGGACATGAGACCGCGGACCTCATCATCAACAAGGCCCAGATATATGTGTACAGCGTGCCACGTCGGAGCAATCTCGCTTGCCGAGGCACGCCGATTGCCAAATTCAGCATGGCTCGACTTACGAACTTCTATGTGTTCGCCGAGAACATCGCCGTCCCAAATCGCCCCGTCCTGGTGAAAGCCAAGTTCGTGTATTCGGAAGAGGACAAGTCGTGGAAGCAGTACGGGTACTATCAGCTGCCCGATTGCATATTCCTGTCACCCGGCGGATTCGTTGACCCGTCCGACCGTTCGAGCAACACCTATGGCGTCGAGACCGCCGGGTTCCCTCTGGTGCAAGACCCGTTCTCGACATATGACATGTCGCCGGTCCTGGTTGATGACGAGTACCGCAACATGATCGGGTAGGAGGCCTGATGAGCGATTTTGTAAATACGGACAAGACTACCATCCACGAGTACGTGACTTCGCCCTCGCTTGATCCGGTCGAGGCCCGTACAGCCGATTCCCATGGCATATACCCGATCGATCCGCTCGGGTTCCCGAATACCAACGTATGTGGCGATTCGGTGGAGTGTCTGTCCAGGGGTAACCCCGAGTTCCCCCAGTCACCCAATTTTTCCGTCGAGGATGCCAATTACGTGATTGGCGAATACGTCGAAATCCCGGTGAACGTGAAACCGCTGTCGGGCAATTCGATCTTCATCCCGGTAAACGGTCTTGAGTGCGTGGGCGACGAAAATGATTTCTACAAGGTCACCGTCCCCGGCAACCCCGGTGAAATGCTTGACTCGGCTTTCCGGTTTGCCAATGCAGGTTACGAGGATTACTCGGTCACTGGCTTGCTTGGTGTGGATTTCACTGTGGACAGTCGCACGTATGATTCGGAACACGATGTCACCACGTTGTTCGTGCCACGCGGCGACCCGCAGGAGCAGCGAGTTGACGGGCGTATTGGGCCGGATAGGATAAAGGTGGAACAGCCCATCCCGAATTCCGCCATATTGCTGACGGGGCAGGACAATCCCGCGGAGAACGGGCTGTATACTGTCGATAACGGTACCTGGTTCCGGCGTGCTTCGGTGGGGCGCGTAAAGGGTCAGAATTTTGCCGAGGGCGAGGATCCATATGACCATGTTGAATCGCTCGATAACAGCCAGGTATGCGGTCACGTAAGGCATAGTTACAGTGACGGCGAGGTTACCGAGCGCGTGGCCGAGCAGACGCGCGAGGTGATTGGCAACACACTACACCCGCTTTCTCGTCCGGGCGACCTTGCGGGAGCGGGTGCGCTTACCCGATGGTTTGTCGAATGCGGCCCCGTCCAGCTCGGCAGTGCCCATGAGGGTGGCGATACCGTCACCGTCGAAGGATTTGGGCTTGGGGGTTACGCGAGCGGGGAGTGCAATTATGGCGACACGTGCCCTCCCAGGAGAAAGCCTGTAGGCGATGGCCTACCGGTGGACCGCCCCCTGACGGTATTCAACATCTCCACTAACCGCGATGATGCGACCGCCATTCCGCGCGACTGGCCGTTTACCACGTTCAGCAACTATGCGTCCGCGGAGACGGACAACAACATCACCCTCTTGAAAAAGTTCGCCAACCGCTTGTACGACAATGACGGGCAGCGCTCCGGCCCGGTTGATTCGGCTTCTTGTGTTGGTGGGCTCGTTCATGACATCTACGATACATGCGAGACATGTGGCGGAACCGGCGAAGTCGATGGTTCGCCGTGCCCGGACTGCGACGGGGACGGTAGGCTGGTTGTTGGGCACAGCGAATCCAATCGAATTCATATCTGCGTAAACAATGACTTTAAGAATGTAGGCGATGGCGAACCCCATCTTAAAAAGACTTATGTCCACCTTCCGGCTCCGATAGACACGCCCGATGGCGATGAATTTGAAGTCACCGTGTCTTTGCCAATCATCAATCCCGGTCAGGCTTTCGGTAACGGGGTGGAACGCGACGCGGTCGCAAACCGTGTAAAGCAACTCAGCGCATACTACGAGTATGTCTCCCAGCCGCGCGTATATGTCCTGAGCGGCAACTGGAAGTTTAGCGAGAGCTCCCTTTCATGGGATCTTGGTACATCAACGCCGGCATCGACTGGCAGTTTCGAAATCACCGGTGATAATGTCGCCCCTCTTGTGGATCGTGACGGTGTCGCGCTCCCCACCGGAATCCGTATTAGATTCACCCTGGATGGGGGCAGTAACTGCCCGCGCCATGCCGACGTGATGGGTACACTGGAAACTAACGAGGCCGGAAACGTTACCATCGTGGACCTTGAAGGTTATCCTTACGGGAACCGGCTGAGGGACAGGTGCATGCGTATCTGCGGCGTCGCTTACCTTGATCCGAATGATGACTGCGAAACAAATCGGCTCTATGGTACGGGCACGTCGACTTTGATGGGCCTCCACACCCGCAACGAGACCACGCTTGGGTCCAGTGACATGGGCGAAGGCAATGGAATCGGTCGATACAACAAGATTCTTTCCCCAACGTTTTCCGACACTGGCCGCATGGCGTTGGTGGATGACGGTCGCCGTGTAGTGGCCACGGTCTACCCGACTACCACGAATACGTTCCCGTGGGCGATTGTCGGCAGGCACAAGATGCGCCACCTGGAACGTCTGATGACGGACGAGTGGGACCTCGGGGAACATTCCGTATCCTCGATGATATGGCATGAGAACAAGAAGATAATCGACTTCAACGATACGGTCGGGTTCTTCGGGTATGGCGACGTGGGCGGCGGGCAGAACGGCTACGGATTTACCGCCGATACGATGCCGCTCGTGTATGCCCGGAAAAATTCCGGCGCGGAGAAGTCCCTGGTCGGTTCCCAGCTGCGCATCCGGATTCCCGATGGCAGCGGAAGCTACCGTGACGCGGCAAGTAATCCGGTGCGCCAGGCCAGGAAAGCGGTGGAAATGCTGGCAAGTGATTTCCGCAAGATGCGTCTGGCCAGAGAGTACAAGAAGATACCGGGGATCTCGAGAAGTTCTCGAATGGGCACCAACCCGGAATATCCTGGCTCCCTCCATGACATCTTCCTAAGCGGGTGGACCAGGGCGAGTGGCGAACCTACCGATGAGGTAATCAATAACAAGTTGGCGGGCGCAGCATGGCAAATCAAGGCAAGGCATTTGCCTGACTATATCCGCGCGTCGGGGCAAGACCAATACGCCGACGGAAATTCCATCGTAGGCGCCGATCCGTTTGTAGATGGCGAAGTGGGCGCACGGTATTCGGAAAACATCTACGGGAATGGCGAATATTGGACAAGCGCGTCCGCAACACCGATCCCGTGTGATTACAAGCTGGCCGCATGGCCTAAGGAAATGTTCGGGTACCGTAGTGTAATAAATGCCCGCATTGAAAGCGATTCTGATGCAGTTCGGCATGAGCTGTTCCGGGACGCGTGCCGTGTTGCCGAGCTTCAGATTACTGGCCTGAAAGATTGGGCACCTGGTGGTGACTTTGACATCACCGAGCCATATGCAAATTTGATCGGTGCATCCGAGTCCGAGATGTGGAAGGATATCTATTCGGCCACGGCCAACGTATTCTCCGTAGATACAATACCGTCTCCGGGAAGCGCTACTTTGAATCAGGATTTGCTGGAATATCTTGGGAAAACAAATCCCCAAATGCTGCCGCTGATTTCGGGCGATGCGATGGCTACGTATCTTGGGTACATCGAAGGATTGTATGTGACCCAACGCGCAAAAATCATGGGCTACGACACCGAATGGGAAAAAATCCTGAACATATACTTCGTGTCGTATAATTTGCCATTCATAGATGGCGTGCCTAAATCGACTGCGTTAACGAAGCTACTGAGATCGATGGTCGCCCCATACGGCGGACACATGCCCACCAGGTTCTGGGATAGCACCCGCACCGGCATTTCGCAATCCGGGCTGATGTATCCGGAAGGGGACGTGACCGATCCGGTATGGCGGCATATCAAGTTAATAGATTCCACTAGAATCATTTGGCCGGAGACGGAATGCTGCGGCGAAGATGACTGCGATGGATTGAGTGGTCTTGATCCCACGGTTCGCGATGCAATCGTTCGGGATAATTTCATATCCAGGTCCACCAGCGCACAGTGGTCGGGAATCGATTCCAATATCCACTACGCGTCGATGCGTGACGATGATGGAATCCCGTCGGTCACGAACTGGAGCGAACCGCCCGTTAAGGTGACCCGTGATTGGTATAGCATATTCAATGGCACCGGTATATTCGCGGGCCCCAGCGGCTACATTCGCGTATACATGAAGTTCAAATTCTCGGCAAGCGCGGGGCGTTGGTACACGGTCGATTACATACAGACCCCGATGTCGTACTTGACCCCGCTATATGGAGCGAACGCCCTCGAAGCGAAGATTGATGGCGTACGTGTATGGACGGAATCGATATGCCCACCAAACCGTGGCTGGCAAGATGTCCTGATGCACCCGTACTACAAATATCCGCCGATGGACATCAACCCGAGTATCATACCGAAGCTCATTTCGAACATGCCGGCCAGCGACAAGGTTGAATTGGAAAACAATACTGACCTGCCCACCAGCGAAGTTGCGATCCCGCGGTTGGCTAAGCCGTATCTCCCCATACCTTCCGGCGGCCTGGGCATCGTGGCCCCGTATGACGTGAACGGCGGCAATATATTGAGTGAGTCGAATGAGAGCGCCTGGGCAAGCAAGGCCCATGCAAGTTTCTGGGCCATGCGCAAGCACTTGCGTCCGGCGACATCGGTGGCGCGTGGTTCCGACGTGCCCGCCGTCGCTTACCATGATGGCGCATGGGTACATGATCGTGCGGGTGGCACCATGGGCGATGCGGTCCTCTGGGGTCAGTTCGATTTTCCGAGAAAGGACCAGATCCAAAACGCGAACCCGGTTTACCGGCTACCCGCAACGAACCTGTCTCCCGAACCCCGGGCGTTCAAGTTTACGGTTGAAAATAAGGATGTTGACTCACCAAGTAGCATATACGCAGTCCAAAAAAACGGGGAGAAAATTGAACTATTCCATGAAATGGGGCGAGATACGCCGATACCCGAACCGGTTGAAGTTACTGGACTTAAACTGGTGGATGGCATGCCGTATTTGAGTATCATCACTATTTATGGTGGTGAACCCCAGGAAGAAAAATACTCTGATGATCCAGATTTCTTCCGTATCATTGAGCGCGGCGAACGGTATATTCGGTACGAAATTTCTGATAATGTGCATGGTTCAGCCGGTTCATTTAATGATTACTGGCTGCGTGTCGAGTTCATATGGTAGCAAAACGGCGAGAAATCGCCGTTTTTCGTTATAATATGGGCCGAGAAAACGCACTCATCTTTAGTGGGTGAGATGAGAGGCCTGGGGATTAACCTTGCGCATCAATATAGGCTTGAATGGTATCTGCCGATGCATTTCCGATTGACGCTACGAAATATCCCCTAGTCCATAGCAAATTGTCATGCCAATAAAAGTACCGAAGATATTGCTCAAATTCTAACCATAACCTGTGGTTGGACTCCTGTTTGAGTACACGGACTATCTGTGATGGAGACAGATTTGGTGTACTCAATATCAATCCATGCCAGTGGTCAGGTTTGTTCGGGTCGATTTCCTGTGTTTGGATGCTAAAATCATACCTTTCGGCAATGTCCAACATCACTTGTTTGGTTCGTTCCCGTACCATTTCATTGGAAAATATGCCTCTACGGTACTTTGAAACGAAAATGATATGATATTGCAACAAAAATTTGGTATGGTTCTTGGATTTGTATTGCATAATTTCTATGTTGATGCTATAAACTTATGAGTAGATGAGGACTGGCGGAACCTTCCATCATCTATACAAAGATAGCAATTTCGGCTCCGGTGCGTACAAGGTTCCGCAGTATTGTCGCATCGGGGTCATTTTGTATATAGGCATCATATATGGATAATTACATAGCATTTATGATAGGATTCATATTCGGTCAAAACTCACATAGCCATGCCATTAATCAAGATGATATGAAATTACATTGGTATATGATACCAATAATTAGCGCACCTATTATTTTAGTGTGTTTACTATTGTGGTTATAGACTGTATAATAGTATGATAAAGAAGGCATTTGAGATACGACTATATCCTAATCAAGAACAGCGGACGTTTTTCAACAAGACGTTCGGGTGCTGTCGTTTTGTGTACAACCACTGCCTATGGATGAAGTCCTGTATATACGAAGAGACATACATGAACTTCAAACCAAATCTCCGCTCGTTCAAGGAGGAGTGGCCGTGGTTGAAGGAAGCCGATTCTCAAGGACTGGCAAATGCCTACATGGACATGAATACTGCTTACCAGAATTTCTTCTCCGGAAGGACCGGATATCCGAAATACAAGAAGAAAACTGATAAGCAGAGCTATCGTAATGCGATGATGCATTCTGACATCAAAGAACTGGTGGTCGGCAACAAGATAATCATCCCGAAAGCAGGTCCAGTCACATTCCGTCAGGGATATGATTTCAACAATATAGGCATCATTAAAGTCTGGAACATAACAATAAAGAAGACTCCGACAGGAAAGTATTTTTGTTCGATATGCTGCGAAGTGGAAGAACCGAACTCACTACCACATACGGCCAACGACATTGCATTTGATTTAGGACTAAAAGATTTCCTTGTGGATTCCGATGGATGTGTTATCGAAAATCCGAAGTATTTTAATAAATCGCAAGAAAGCCTTGCGAAGGAACAGAGGAAATTAAGCCACCGCACCAAGGGCTCGAACAACTACAAAAAGCAGCAGTTGCGAGTGGCATTGGTGCATGAGAAGATTAAAAACCAGCGGAACGACTTTCAGCACAAGGTCTCCTGGCAGCTAGTTGCAGAAAACCAATGCATCTACTCCGAGGACCTGAAAGTCAGGAACCTCATGAAGAACCACAAGCTGGCGAAATCCATTGCGGATGCTGCGTGGAGCTCGTTCCTGGACAAGGTGGAATACAAGGCGGCATGGTATGGAAGGACCTACTTGAAGGTAAGTATGTTCTTCCCGTCCACGAAGCTATGTCACAAGTGTCATTTCAAGAACGACGAACTTACTCTCGAAGACCGCAAGTGGACTTGCCCTGTATGTGGAGAACCGCTGGACAGGGACGAGAACTCAGCCCTCAACATACTCGTTGAAGGTCGTCGTCTTAACAATTCAAGTACCCCAGGGACTGGGGGAACCTTAGAGGTTAAGCCTGTTGATACTGGCAGCAATAGCTGTCTTGAGCAGGAAGCATCACTGGTAACGGTGGGAACCGAAACCCACCGGTCTTTAGCCGGTGGGTAGTTCATATGTAAGGACTATTGGGCCGCTGCGGTGTCAATTGGCCTGACCTGGAAGAGGGCCGCGTGATTCAATGTCGCCGTGGACCCGTCAAGCAATCCCGTAACTTTAAATACCAACGATGCTGCATCGGTTCCCGAATTTACCGTAATGCCATGCAGATGTAGGGTAGCCGAATTGCTGGGATACGAATAGTCAAACTGAATGGCGTCGGAGCATACTTCCGCGCCATCGAGTTCAAGGTTGAATGTTACCGGAACAATAGTATTCGACGCGGTGCCCGAAAAGTTTACTGTGGCTACCGCATCGACATGATACCACCCCGGTTTCACCTTCAAGACATTGGACTGGAGGAAAATGGCATCCCCTTCGCTTGACACCTTGGTGATTCCAAAAGTCGCCGTATTGTTGGTCGGGGAGGTCGGTGAACTACCCGAATTGCCAATAAACACGGGAAGTTTTGGCGTGAACATCGGCGTATAACGTTCGATTATCGACTTAAACGAATTATTGAACGTCCTGTAAGAGCCCTGCGGGGTTATTCCCGCTACAGGCACCAATGCCGAATCAAAGAATGCATCTACCTGGTCCGAACTCCATGACTCCGATGGAACCGGGTCCAATTGGTCGATGGTTTTGTCTATGCGATAGTCGTACATGGCTCACCCACTACTGGCCACATGGCAACTTCTTCCACCCCGCGGCGTAATACGCGTCGAGCGCATCCTCCTCGGATGGCAACGAATTCCTTTTGTACAGGAACTGCGTCATGTTCTCGGTAAGTTCCAGTTCATGGGCCCCATCGAGCTCAGCCGGATCGCACGGGAGCTGGGAAGGGTCAAACCCTTCCTTGACACGATACCGGTCGGCGATCGTGTAGCAGTTATACCCCTGGTCCCAGTCCTCGTCATCGATGTTGTCGCTGTTGTCGGACCAGATAAGCCCGAGCACCTCACTGCCGTCGGGGCTAACGTACACCCCGCCATCGGGGAGCGGGGGTGTACTGTCGGGGGATGCGGGTTCACCGGGCGCCTGCTCGGATTCGAGCAGGGCGATATATGCGCTCTTGATTGCCTCGGTCAGCAGAGTTAGTCCACTCCGTGTGCCCATGCTGTCCAGTTCTTGTGTATATTCGTTGGTCATTGGGGTACCTCGGGTAGCAGTTTATAATGTGGCGGCGAGAAAACTCACCCATCTTTAGTGGGTGAGATGAAAGCCGCTTGACGATTTTCGGAAATTTTGCTACATATATAAACTGATATACGAAGGCAACTGGTCCTTGCCGTCGTAGAAGAGTTTAAAATGTACTTAGGTACATTGTATCCTACCGGAAGGACCAGTTCCGGTAGGATTTTTGTATGATAGTTAAAAAAGGCATCGAAATCAAGCTATATCCGAACAAGGCGCAGAAGGTATTCTTTGCAAAGACCTTCGGTTGCTGTCGTTTTGTGTATAACCAGTGCCTTAAAATTAAGTCATATATCTACGAAGAGACCAAGATGTCTTTCCAGCCGAAATTGAAGTCGTTTAAGGAAGAATGGGAATGGTTGAAGGAGGCTGACTCACAAGGATTGGCTAATGCCTATATGGATATGAACCAAGCCTACCAGAACTTCTTTACCGGCAAATCCAAGTATCCGAGATACAAGTCCAAGAAGGACAAACAGAGTTACCGTAATGCTATGTGCCACAAGGATATTAAGAAACTAATTGTTGGCAATTCCATTGTACTGCCGAAAGTTGGCGCAGTCAAGTGTCGATTCGGTAAGACATTCGAACACGAAAACATCGTTAAAATTTACAATGTTACAATCAAGAAAAGCAAGAAAGGCGACTATTATTGCTCAATATGCTGTGATGTTGATGAACCTGAGATGTTGCATACCGGTGAATGTGTGGGCATCGACCTCGGTATCAAGTCGTCCATCGTGATGTCCAACGGAGAAGTAATTAAGAATCCGCACTTTGAACAGAAGTCGGAACGAAAGATTAGGCATTTGCAGAGGAAACTCGCAAAGGCGAAGAAAGGCGGCAGTCGATACGAGAAAGTCCGTATTCAACTTGTCACAGCCCATGAAAAACTGGGTAACAGAAGGAATAACTTCCTTCATCAAGTATCACACAGGCTAGTTCGTGACTATGACATAATCTGTATGGAGAACCTTAACATAAAGGGAATGCAGAAGAACCACTGTCTTGCTGGCGCGTTGGCCAATCAGGCACTCGGTACACTAACTAAGATGATAGAGTACAAAGCTCAATGGCATAACCGTACGGTCGTTAAGGTAGGACGGTTCTTCCCCAGTTCGCAACTATGCAACAACTGCGGGCATAGATACCATACATTGAAACTTAGCGAAAGGGCGTGGATATGTCCAGACTGCGGTAGCCTAGTAGATAGAGATTGGAATGCTGCCAAGAACATACTTGATGAAGGATTTAGAATACTAGATAACGAAGGTACCCCGCGAACCGGGGAAGCCGTGGTCTTGCGACCGCTATGCCTTGCGGAGAACCCAACTGTGGATGAACGTCTTTGTGACCTAAAAAGCAGCGGTGCTGTGATGCGGGAAATTCAACTGGTTGCACCGGTGGTTACCGAAACCCACCGGTCTTTAGCCGGTGGGTAGTTCATATCCGGCGGCGAGCGTATCGGAAATTTTTCAAGGCAAATTGCCAAAATCTGAAAAAATTAGCTATATTTTGTGTATGTCAACAAATGAAGAAATAGAGTCCTACATTCAGGACATTGAGGGATACGTCGGCGAAATACGCGCGGCGATGCCCGATTATGAGACTTCGGCAAACTCTGGACTCGATGCAATCGAAAGCGCATGCTCAGAAATGAGGAGCATAGTCGAGAAAGGTGACTGCACGGACAACAACCCCGTGTACGAAATGCTCTGTGACCTCGAGATAGCGCAGTTATGGGAAACGTACCAAAATGCCAACCTCGCCGTCATCAATGATCTGAAGGATGCGTTGGGCAAGGTGCTGAAATACCATGGATTATAGGATATGTCAATGTTTGAATGGATAAAACGAAAATTTAATTTTACAAATGACGGTTCAGCGAAGGTCGTTGCCGATAAAAAGTCTGGTGAGGAGATACAGAAAGTACCAATCGCCGATTTTTTCAAGGACATTGAAGGCGATTTTACCGGCGCCGGGCATCCCGCGAACACAAGGGGTTGCTGCCGGATCAGAGTTGGTTGGCCATATTACAACGGCTATACCGTGATCCCGGATGGCATGTACCCGGTCATCCGTGTGGACGGCCACACATTCCACACGTTCACCAAGAAAATGGCGAAGCCGTTCGACGAGAACATGCAGAAGGCGATGCACGATGCGACCAAGAGTCTCATCGAGTTCTTCCCTGCACTTTACGGGTATACCCAGTCGGACGAGATAACTATCGTGCTCCCCAAGGAATCGCTTGACTACGGGCGAAAGGCGCACAAGCTGGCTTCCCTGGCCGCTTCTGTGGCGACGGCCTCGTTCATCAGGTCATATGAGGATAGCACCGGCAAGAAATTATCCAAGCTCCCTGCATTCGACGGGCGCGCCTTCGGGATTCCCGATGACAACCTGGTCAACTATTACCAGCTATGGCGAGAGAGGGATGCGACAAGAAACGCCATCTCTGCAGTTGCCCAATCGCTGTACTCCCACAAGGCCCTACTGAACAAGAACTCAGACGAGAAGCTGAAGATGATTGAAGATAAGGGAATCAGGTTCTGGTCCAAATACACTGCTCCCCAGATAGTCGGATTTTACTTTAAGCGCAAGTTGCTCAGGCGTAAGTTTACTGCGGAGGAAATCGAACGGCTCCCGGCTCTTCACGAAGCCAGGAGAAACCCGGACCTTACCGTCATACGGTCGGAAATAGCCGAGTTCCACGTCAACCTGCACGCCCCCAATGACCTACTCAAGAAGGATGAGTTGCCGGAAATAATTATGCCAAACGAGACTTCCAACACGGGAGATGAAATCTGATGCCCAAGGAAGTAAGTGCCGGGTTCATAATATTCCAGAGAGGATCTGACCGTCTCCTGGTATCCCATCCTACCGGGCATGCTTGTGCCGACCGGCATTCGTGGGATATTCCGAAAGGGCACATCGAGGCCGGCGAGGAACCTCTCGAGGCCGCCATGAGGGAACTGCGTGAGGAAACTGGATTGATGGAAGTGAGCGACGTGTTCGAAATCGGTAGGGTGCCCTACCGATCCAACAAGGCGCTTCACCTGTTCAGCGCCTATGCCAATTTCAGCTTGGATGACCTGCACTGCGATTCGATGTTCACGGACAGCTTCGGTAACGTGAAGAGGGAAATCGACCGGTATCTGCTTACGGACGAGCCGGAAATGCTGTTTGCCAACATGTACTGGTATGCCACCAAGGAGATGGTGCGCAGGGGACTGGCCAAGAACGTGCGAATACGGATTACGTGCAGCGACTGCCCTGACAACCGCACCTTCCCTATCCACAATGTGCTGTCGACCAACCGGATACGTACATATATCCGCCGCGTTGAAGAATGCATGGAGAATGGGTGGTGGAAGCCGGAAAAGGAATATGATGCGTACATCCCGAACGAGAAACTGTTCGGGCTGGCATCGTACAGTAGCAAGGACAACCATATAGTCACGACGAATGTGGAGATATACGATGGCCTTCTGCATGCATCAACACTTGATGCGGATAGCATGAACCCCGGCGAACGCAAGCTGGATACGTTGCACCCGTTCACCTTTGAGGACTGGTCGACATTCTTGCCAGAGAGGCCATAGGAGGTAAAATCATGAATACAGAGACCAAGAAGATGCTCGGGGCACAGTTGCACGCGAATGAGGATGATATCTACTTCATCACGAGCGATGTCCTTCCGTTGGACCAAGTCAACCGTAATGGGCGACTGGTGTCCAAGGAAGTTGCACAGGCTCTTATTGACGAGTTGGGCGGCAGGCCTCTTCCGTGCCGAATTGATTTGCCCGCCAATGAGTTGCCTGCTGTGGCTGAGGTGGACATGTCGAAGACAATCGGGTTTTCCAACTTGCGAATCGAAGGAAACATGATTAAAGCGGACATGGCCATCCTCAAGAACACTGACACTATAAAGGAACTCTGTGCAATGATGGAACAGGGGACAGCCGTTCCGGCATTATATGTGGTCGGGAACACGTTCACTCGCGACGACAATATCGAGCAGGTGACGAATTACACGGTATGCGGAGTGGGAATCATTGACAAAAACCGGTCGGTTTTATAATTTTACTATTATGACTTCGAAACTTCAAAAATACAACAAAATATTGAACCGGGTTATAGGTTATGGCGTGGGCGTAATAGCCGCAGCCATTTGCTCGATCATACTGTTTGCTATTTTCAGTGCAATGATAGTAAATACGGAAAAGGCCGCCGAGGCGTTCGTCATAGTGGTAACGGTATTCATATTTGGCGGCGTACTCGCGTATGCCGTCATCAAGCCGGCTCCTATCATCTTGACTGTCATGAAGACGATTTTGGCAATCATCGTCACAAGCATGGCACTGTATATGGGTATCGGCGTGGTGAGCGGATTCATCTCAACAATCACTACGGGGGCTCCCTGATGAAAGCTCTTCTGCTCTCCGACATACACATAGACTTCCGGTACCAGTATTCGGTGTTTCCCGCGAAGGATGACTATACCGCCGATGAATGCCTCACGACATTCAACGAATGGTGGAACGTGGTATCGCTTCCGGATACTCCCGCGCTGATCAGTGCCGGCGATTTTTCCAACGACTACCGCACCTTTAAGCAGTTCATGCCGTTCCTTGCCAGCAAGTATGAGAAGGTCTACATTGTCCTGGGAAACCATGACCTTACGGTACGCGGTGCGACCCCATCGAAATCCAACCAGAAATTTAAGACATCCGAAAACAAGATTGGAGAAATGCGGGCCTTTCTGAAAAAGAAGTGCCCTAACGTGCACCTCCTCGAAGGGGACATGGTTGACGGAGTGGCCGGGTGCATGGGCATGTGCGACATTGACCCGCCCATGCATCTCATGTGGAAGCGCCATTGGTACGATGGGGTTCACTGGCGGTACATGGACATGCAGCCGGAAACGATCTGGAATCATTACAAGGACGAAATGCACCGGTTGATTGCACAGAAACCGAAGGTCATGGTGACCCATTTCGCCCCCTACGAAATGGGGGTGGCCGCCAAATACCGGTTCGACAGGAATACCCCGTTTTTCTACTTCAACGGGAAGGAATTCTTGGAAGAAATGCCGGACGATTCTTACTGGGTATGCGGGCACGTGCACAATCAGTTTAAGACTGATTATACCAAGGACAACGGGGGCATCGTCCACATCATAGCGAACCCGCATGGTTACCCGGGCGAACGCTACATCACTGAGATGCATGACTGCATAATCGACATTTAAATAAAAGGAGACCAATATGACACCTGAAGAAATCAAAGTGAACACGGACACACTGTTGAAGGCGATTAACGAAGCGGACGCGGCTTACGAGGCTTTCCGCGTGGCCAAGGCGAAGAAGTTCATTGAACTGTCCTGTCCGAAGGATGGATCCAAGAAACCAACCGAAGCGCTCATCCTGGCCACGATAGATTCCGATGACAAGATTGCGGCGCTCCGTGTCGAGGCCGACAAGAAGGCCGCCATCGTAACCGTGGCCAAGCTGGAATACCAGGCCAGGATCTAGCACCCAATGCGTAGCATGGCAGATGACACATACCGCCCGGATTTCACCGCGCTGATCAAGAAGTATCCATTCATCCAATCGGTGGACTGTGGGAAGACGAAGGACTGGTTACAACCGGTCTTTAGTGATACATTGTCCTGTCTGGCATGCATCCCAGTAGGATGGCAAAAGCCGTGGTTCCTGGAAACCATGCTGGAAACCATGGCGGTCGCCATCAAGTCCGATGGCATGGACCCGGGGAAGATTTACATGACGGATGCCAAGGAAAAGTATGGCACCCTGCGCATGGATTTCTGTACCCCGATGCCCGGTGGCAAGGCCTTCTCGGAAGTATGTTTCGTCTTTGAGGATCTAGCCGGGTACTTCTGTTGCCAATGCGGAAAGCCCCACGTATCTATAACGAGGGGATGGATATGTCCATACTGCAGGGATTGCTGGGATGACATAAACGGGCCGTTCACTGAGGCCAAATTGGAGATGCTCACTATCACCGAGAATACCAAGAAGAATGAACCAATTACCAGGCGGATCGACCTAAAACCGTATTATGACCAAGTGGTCGGCGCAATGGAAGTGCTGGGAGGCGAATAATGGACCTTGATGCTTTTCATAAACAGGCGGCTGTCTATTTTGATTCCCGTACACCGGAAGATCCGGCGTACTGGACACCAAAAATCTTTGATATCTACGACAATCACCATGTACGCCTGTTATCCAAGCGTGTTGCCGATGAGATGAAACGTCTTGAAGCGATGGACTGGCAGGATGTCATCCGGGAATATGTCCGCTGGTGGATCAAGGGCATGTCCATGCTGCATGTAGTCGATACCGATTTCACTACCGGTAATGGATCGCCGTATCAATATGGCTGGTATCCGCATGGTTTTAATACCATTGCTACTAAGAAGGTCATAGATAAGTTCGCTGACCGAATAAAGGCAAAAAATACCAAGACGGACAGCTTGGACATCGAGCCCTATTGCATCAACGTAGAACGCAACATCGGCTATGGACATTCGATTTATCGCAGGATAGAAATCGACATTGATTTCGATTTGTCCCGCGCCGGCGGAAAGATTCGCGTAGCATATAAACCCAAGGTTAAGTGTTCCGGGCAACCGGGGTTCCATGACGAATTTGCACAAATTGCCAAGGACATGCAGGCGGAACTGAACTTGCTAAAGAAGGATCCGCTTTTCAAGGTTGACCTGTCGGAATATGACACATATCCTGATGTGTCGCAATTTAAGGACAAGCACGACCAGCTTGGTGTCATTGACGCATACACCAGACGGGATACGGTTGGAAAGGGTGACAATACCAAGTTTAACAAAAATTTCATTGCGGCATATAAGGAAGCTCGCGAATATTGTCCGGGCATTCCGCATGTCGAATATAGTGATGACCTGTTAACCTGCGTTTACGATGGACAAACCTTTACCGCGAAAGAAGTGGATGAAATCTGCTGCCAGAAGGTACCCGACTCGATACATTTTCTCACGCAAGGCGTCAATAGAGTGCTTATCCACAAGTATGGGTTGCTTCCGACAGTCATCGAGAGCGCATTCTCGCCGAGTGAACCTATAAAGCGGCAGGTGCATTGGCTTCACGACACCTACAAGATGCCGATTGATAAGGACCTTCAGGAACTAATCGAGAAGTATGACGTGAAACTTTAACCCGAAGATAATGGCAAAGGAAGACATATGAGAGTAATGACTAAGGCGGAAATCCTGAGTATGGACTGCCCGCTTCTGATCAGAGAATGGAAACCTAACGTGTACAATGACGTTGGCTGGTTGTTGACCAGCGGTCGCGACGCGCACGGCCACGTGTTTGGCGCAGTCGACCTGGATCCGGATCCGAACGGGGAAGACGATGACCCATTCAGTGAATGGGACTGGGACGGGGATCTGGACCTGGAGGACGACAAGGTGTACGTGGTCGCGGAAAAGAACGACATCGCGAACATGGTCGCCAGGCTCCAGCGGGCCATGGAAAAGTGTGACCACGAGGCGGTATCATCCCATGGACTGGCATTAAACGAATACAATCCGCCTAAAAAGTGAGGTCTTTTATGAAGAAAATGTGGTTTGCTGTTGCCGTGATGGCATTGATGATGGCAGGTTGCTGTCAGGGTAGTGATGACGTGGAGCACCTCCATGACAACACTCGTATCGTCAACACCATCGAAATTTCTCACGAATTCGACATATTCTGTGACAAGAAGACGGATATCGCGTATCTCCGGTGGTGGGGTAGCAATCATAGGGGTGGCATCACCGTATACATGAATGCCATGGGGAAACCGGCCCGTTGCAACGAGGTTCCCCGATAAACTGTGGTCATGGATAAAATGCCCAATAAATGGTTAAACTGCGCCATCCCTGGGGTAGCGTTCACTACTTGTATCGGTTCCGTGTATTGCTGGTCCCAGTTCTCGGCGGACCTGATGCGGACCTTTGACATCACCCGGTTCCAGACGGATATCGGCTTCACCCTCATCATTTTCTTTCTCGGCATGTGTGCCGCCATCTTTGGCAACACCATCGAGAAGAATCCTCGTCTCGGCGCATGGATCTCCACCGTCGTGTTCATCGCGGGATTTGCCCTACTGGGTATCTCGGTGGCCACCCAGTGCCTTCCATGCTTCTACGCCGCCACGGCTATCATAGGCGCGGGCACCGGCATAGGGTATGTCACCCCCGTGAAGACCCTCATGGCTTTCTTCGCCGACCACAAGGGGATGGCGTCCGGCCTGGCGATTACCGGGTTCGGCTTGGCGAAGTTCATCGCGTCCCCGGTCATCGAGTGGCTTCTGGCCAACGTGTCGTTGGCAAAGGTGTTCTTCATCATGGGGGGCATATATGCGATTGTGATGACCGGTTCCGCCCTCCTGCTGCGCAAGTACCCCTACATGGCCAAGGATTATGGGGCTGCCGAATTTAGTTATGTGGAACTCCTGAAACGGAAGGAATGGTGGGCGATATGGTTCATGTTCATGGTGAACATATCGTGCGGGTTGGCCATCATTTCCCAGGAAAAAATGCTTTTGCTCGGCCTGGGCGTCGCCTCGGTTGCCGCTGTCCTGTCGGGAACCGCGCTATCCAATGCCGGCGGGCGTATAGGGTTCTCGACCCTGAGTGACCGTATCGGGCGCAAGGCAAGTTACCATTTCGTGTGTTCGTTCGGAATCCTGGGGGCCCTATTCTGCATAACGGGGAACCCCCTGGTGAGCGTCATCGGCATCCTCCTCTGCGAGGCCGCCTACGGAGGCAACTTCAGTGTACTGCCAAGCCTGCTTGCCCGGAGGTTCGGGATGGCCAATACGTCCAGGATTCATTCACTTACGTTGACCGGGTGGAGCGTTGGCGGGATATTCGGCCCAATGCTGGCAAACATGTTCACCGGAACCACGCTGTATCTGGTTCTTGCGGTGCTCTACTTCCTGGCCTTCACGGTGATGGAACTGAATGTCAAGAAAGGTTGATTGCCGGTAGCCGGGTCGTGCGGTTGCCACGGCAAATGAGTCTTGCTACATTTGGTCCATGAACAAGAATACACAATCAAGCAAGACCCAGTACCTGGTATCGGGTACACAGTTCATTCCGGTCGGAGACCTCCGCGATATCAGCAGTTCTCTACCGGTTGGCGTATACGTCATCAGGAACCTCCCGTTCCAGGGAACCATCCTCGAACAGAGGGTTCAGGTGGACATGTCGGTCCCCAAGAAAATCTATGGAAGAATCCCGGCCATGCTGGAAAAGACGTTTGCCGCGTTCAAGCGCCGTCCGCGCAGTACCGGCGTATTGCTGACCGGTGAAAGGGGCATGGGGAAATCCATGTTCGCCCGTTGCGCCATGGTGACCGCCATCGAAAACGGATTTCCGGTGATTATCGTGGACGGAGGCTGCAAGGTGTCCGAGACCGTGGGCATCCTTGAGATGATTACCCAGCCGATCGTGGTAATCATGGATGAATTTGAAAAGAACTTCCCGGATGACGCGGATAAGGACGAGGATGCCAAGAATGAACAGAACAGGTTCCTCTCGATGCTTGACGGCATCGGATCTTCGGAGAAGCGCCTTTTCATCGCGACGGCCAATGACACAGACGACCTCAACGAATATATGCTGAACCGCCCGGGGCGATTCTACTACCATTTTGAGTTCCGTACATTGACTCACGACGAGATGTTCGAGTACCTCGAGGGGGAATGCGACCCGAAGGTAGTCAGCAAGAAGGACATCCAGTACGCGGTATCCTGCATGGGGACCTACGCCATCAACTACGATGGGATTTCCGCGGTAGTGGAAGAACTCAATGCTGGTTCGAGCATCCAAGACGCCCTCCGCGACTTGAACCTTGACCGTGACGGCGAATCCGGATTCCTGGCATCGGTGATCATCAACGGGGTCGAATACACGACCGAGCTGTACAACGACCTGGAAGACATCCGTACCTCAACGAAGTACAGGGAAAACTTCTACGGAGAACTGCCGGCTACCTACACCGATAAGAAGACCATCGGGAGGACGGATCCTCCGGGCTCCGTAATCGAGATCACGTTCGATGGCCGGAAGGTCAAGTTGAACAAGGAGGGCCTGGCGATAATCCCGAAGACGGCGATTTCCAAGATCAAGCTCGTCTCGCACGAACTCAAGGTCGGCGGAAAGTCCTTTGGTGATTTCGAACCCTCCAAACTGGCGAACGTGGGTGACATCAGGTTGCTGTCCATGAAGAGAGAACGGAGACCCCTCTACCTGGTAGATAGGTGAGAAATCCGTGACATACGCGCAAGGCCGGCTCAGTCCGGCCTTTTCTCATGTGGAATCACGGCGACCACTTTGGTGAACCTATGCCTGCATTCGTACCAGGAAATGAGGTCCATCATGTCCCTGGCGTGATAAAAAACATCCGGCGAGCATCCGCACAGGCCGGAACGGGTATCCACATAGATGATCGAGTATTTGTATGGCTCCATGCAAAAAGTTTATCATTTTTTGCACATTCCCATTCATTATTTGCTATATTTCACTATAACTATTGGTCAGGAGGCCATTTTGAAAACAGTCGAAATTTCTGCAGTTGTCTATTTAGAGGATTTCAAACCTGAAATCCCGGGAACGGAGATTCCATGTATTCACGAGGTGTCGGGCGAGTACCAATGGAAGCCCACCATCGACGTTGATACCGGGGTGATCACGAACTGGACCCGGGGAGTTAAATGTTCGGTGTATGCCAAGGTGTCTGACCAGTGCATGGTCACCCTGCATGATGGCGCCCGCACCTGGAAGACCCCCCGCGAAGAGTACGTACCGGATTTCATGTGCCCCAAGAGCGAGGGATATGGTGACTACATCATCATGGATATCGACGAAAACGGCACTATTGCCAACTGGAACCCGAAACAAGTGGACACGTGGCGTGAAGAGGGTCTCAATGATGAATACGTGATTGAAGTCGGGGCGGAGTAAGCATGAAGAATTTGATTCTGGTCATAGGTCGCTCCGGCTCCGGCAAGGACACCCTTGTCAGGCACGCCCAGTCCGTATTCGGCGCATCGGCCATACCGTCTTACACCGATCGTCCGAAACGCGCATCCGAAACGGAAGGCGTGGAACATACTTTTCTCACCAAGGACGAGTTCACCGCCCTGCTCGAACGCGAGGAGCCGTTCGCCTACACGCAGATTGGGGAGACCGGGTACCGGTATTGCACCACGGTCGAGATGCTTTCCAAGATCGATGCCGACGTGGTGTTCTATGTCATCGACCCACAGGGCTACTACTTCTGCAAGAAGTTCGCCGACCGGTTCAACATGAAGGTGATATATGTCAGCACGAGCGAAGAAAACCGCAAGGCACGCGCGAACCTGCGCAACGGGGACAGTTCGACCTGGGCCAAGCGAACCGAGGACGAAAACGCCCAGTTTGACGAGTTCGAGCAGAATGCCCCATGGGATGCGGTAGTGTTCAATAACGGCAAACTCAATGAAGCCATGGAGGCTTTCGTCGGGTCCGTGAAAGCATTGATCAGGCGTGACATTACATGCAATCGCGTTCTCACCGTACCCAAGTGCGACAAGGACGAGGTCGAGGAAACCCTCCGTACGCTGGCACACCACTACAATGTATCCGTCATAGCATACGCCGAGTATGTTGGATTCCTTTGGGGAAAGATTCGGTACAGCATCGAATTCGTTGGCGATAACGAGGATTTGGTTAATCAGGCGAGCGATAACTTGATTGCGCTTGCCAAAGAACACAATGATTTGCTGGAGCCGGTAATGGTAACCGTGCCCTCCTTGCCGCTATGGTATGGCGATCCCAGGTTATTTTAGAGGATTGGTGAATGAGCGAAACCGGTGAACAAATGACGAAACCGCGCGGGGTGAACCCGAGAACCGGCGGGTATGACACAATGCTGTACCGCGGCGACTGCCTGACATACATGAAGGACCTGGACGATGCGTCCGTCGACATGATCCTGTGCGACCTTCCCTACGGCGTCACGCACAACCCCCATGACAAGCGACTGCCGTTCGAGCCACTCTGGAAAGAATACGAGCGGGTCATCAAGGACAACGGCGCCATAGTTCTTTTTGCACAGGGGCTGTTCTATGTGGACCTGGTGGCATCCAACCGCAAGATGTTCCGATATGACATGGTGTGGGACAAGGTGCTGACCACCGGGTTCCTCAATGCCAGGAAGATGCCGTTGCGGCAACACGAGCAAATCGCCGTGTTCTACAAGCAACTTCCGACATACAACCCCCAGTTCCATGAGGGCAAACCGTTACACGGGCGCGGGAATGCCTATAAGAGCAAGGACATGGTCAACAACAATTACGGGGATTTCAAGGCCACCGATGACACCAGGAAGGGCAGCACGCAGAAATATCCCACGTCGATTGTCAAGCTGGCCAAGCCACACCCTTCGGCGAGCAACCACAGGACCGAGAAGCCAATCCCGCTCCTGGAATACCTCATCAGGACCTTCACCAATCCGGGTGAAGTTATATTAGATAATTGCATGGGTGCCGGCGGATGCGGGATTGCCGCGTTGAACACTGGGCGTCGCTTCGTCGGGATGGAAATCGATCCGGAATACTACGAAATCGCCCAGGACCGTATCTATAAAGCGCACCGCCCTACATATCTGCATGTGCACATGCGCTGTACCGCTGAACAATCGGTGGACCACATCAACGTAAAGTGCGAGGTTAAGAATGGAAAACTCGAATGCGAGCCTGTTATCAGAAAGTGAGATCAAGATTTACCGTGACATCTACGCGGACGCGAGCTACGCCCTGCTGGGGTACAAGGGAAGAAACAATGGCAGGCGCAATGGAATCATAATGTGCCCCTATCACAAACCAAACCTTATTGTTCGCATATTCAGACGTATGTTCGAGCAGTTCAAGTACACTTTCGTGAAGAGGCCGGAGCCCGTCGAAATATGAAGAATACGATTATCGTGAACCTCTACGGTGGCCCCGGAACGGGAAAAAGTTCCGGCGCTGCCTATATATTCGCTAAGTTGAAAATGGCCGGGGTCGATGCCGAATATGTCACCGAGGTCGCTAAGGATAAGGTGTGGGAAGGCAGCCAGGAGGCGTTCAAGTGCCAGTTCTACATTACAGGCAAACAGTCATTCCGCGTATCCCGGTGCTTCGGTAAGGTCGATGTCATCGTTACCGATTCGCCCATCCGGCTCGGTAAAATCTATGCTGACCTGAATGGCCGCCCACAACTTGGACTTGCCTGTGTTGAGGAAGCCGACCAGTATCGTGGAAGCACGATCGAAATTTTCCTGGAAAGGGTCAAGCCGTACAACCCCAACGGAAGGAACCAGACCGAGGAGGAATCCAAGGAAATCGACAAGACCATCCGGAAGATGCTCGATGACCAGGGCGTTCCCTATGCGGTGATGCGCGGGGAGCAGTCCGGATATGAACAGGTGTTCGAACACATCATGCAGGAATTGGAATTCAGGAACCTGTTGCATTCCAAAGGATAGGACCATGGCGAAGCACTTCTTCTGGGGATTCATGTACTGGGCAAAAACCGGCAAACGCAGTTTCGGGTACTTGTTCAACAAGCGCGATTTCCATCATGCGCTGAACAAGTACAAGGAGGAACAACGCATGAAGTTCGAAATGAAAGAAATGGATAATAGGTGATCATGCTGTTCATCCAGCCAATCACCAAACAATGACAATAATGCCGTAAACAATAAGGAGTAACCATGAGACGATTTTCATTATTTGCCGCCTACATGCCATCCAAGCTGGTGGAGGCCCAGGCGGAAATCTTCAACCATGAAGGAAAACATTGTACCGGTGATCACATCCAGCTTTCCCGTTTCGGGTATGCTGTACATTGGTGCGATGGTTCCGGCATGGCCGGGTTCTCCGAGGATGAAACCCTTGAAACCGCCATTGCGGATGCCAACAAGTATCTAAAAGAGAACGGGTGGAAGATGGGTCCCCTTACCTATACTGCCCAGGAAATCACCCCGGAAATCATCGAGAAGTGTACAAAGGCAATCAATCCTGAAGAGTCTACGCTCGCAACATACGCTGACTTCCTCCGGTTGAAGATTGAGTGCATGCAGCAACCATGGTTTGAACTGGTACGCAATACGCTCGATGGTGCGGTCGGTATTCACAACATTAAGATGCTGCCCGAAAAGGCCAAAGAGCACGTGAATGAACTCATCGGGTTCGATAGGGATGGCAATATTATCGTGAAGGTCGGGTATGAATTTGATAGCGGCGGAAATATTAAAAGTTATAAGGCTGACTGGAAAAATATTGACGATGCTAAGAAAATTCTCGGACTTCCCGAAACTGCAAGCAACCTGGATGTTGTCAATGCGCTCGTTGATGACATTGTCAATAAATCTGCCCATCTGGGGGATATCATCCGGAAGGAGAAGGAAGAATTCCTTGCTAAGTTCACGAAGATTATTCCCATCCTCGATAACGTCATCCGTACATGCGCAAGCCGCACAAGTTGTGCACCGGATCTGGCAGACTTGGCTGCTCTAAGCGTATATGCGCCAATGATACTTGAAAGCGATGATTGGCGCCAGAAAACACGTTTCAAGACGTTTATCCACCGTGACATTTTTGACATCATCGGCAATGAATTCATGTTCTTCGATTGGACAACGTGCCAAATCGACATCAAGATAGGTAATAATGATTCTAATCTAGTTCATGGCAAGGTGAAGGTGCGCGATGATATCTACGAAAAAGTACGCGCATTGTTCCAGAAAGAATTTCCCGAAAAGACTGAGAAATCCGATAAGTTGCATGATGAGTATGCAAAAAGTGTATTCTATGGGGATTGGCGCATCACCACACGCGATGCACAGTGGCTTTATTTCCGCTATGGAATAAGCAGGATCGGCATTCCCGTAGCTACATGTGCATATGGGCCCGAAACTATCCCGGCATCACCGGATGCTGGCAAAGTAGATGACTACTTTCCGCCGGATGGACTTGAGCACCCAATGCGACTCCTCAATGAGATTTCCAACAGCGCATTGAACGACCACTATGATTGGATGAGTGCCAGGGCTTCAGAAAAATCCGAGCAGGATGTTTCGGTCGATGAATCGGGTGATGAATCGTCGGAATCATAAATTATTCGGTTTCCGGAACGAGGAATTAAAACGGAAAGTGGCACAAGCGTTGGCTTGCACTTGCCGACAAATTTAATGAGGGATAAAACCAAAACGGAAACTTTTCAAGTAATGTGAAGCTAAGTATGGTAAGTAAAGAAGAATTTGAATCCGCTATCAAGAATAACCCTGCATATGCCGCAGATGAAGTTAACATAGAAATAGAGACCATCGTAATCAACGATGTGCCACGATGTGTTGTCTATGGTGAAGATGGTAGTCTTATATTTGATGACACAGAGCAGATGTTAGAGCGTTATAACGATGAGGATGAATTGGTTGCAACCAAGTCTGTCAACGATATTGATTCGGCGGTAAAGGATGTAATCGAGTTTGGAAACTGGGGTGAAATGGAGGGTGAAACCAAGAAGGCCTAAATTGATTCGTTTGGTTTAAGGAGGACTGCAACAGCCCTTGATGAAAACTCCAAGGAATTAAGTTTAACGGTGTTTTCAAAACGAGGAATTAAACCCGCTAAAATTTTTTGGTTTAAATTTTTGTTTTTTGGAGAAGCAAATGCGCAACGATCGTGAAGAACTCGAACGATGCGCCATCGAAAAATACGGGGATGGCGAAGATTACTGCCCTGAACATACCTGCTTCGACGAAATCGGCATCGGTTTCCTCGAAGACATCCACGGCATGGACTTGGCAACCGCCCAGGAGATCGAAAATGCAGTCAAGGAAATCTGCCGGAAGCACGGGTACCGGGACCACTGAGCCAGCAAACTGGCAAAAAACCATGTAGTTTCTTACCCAGAAAGGAGTGTTTCATGCACATAGAATCAGCAGAAGAACTATATGACCTCGTTACTGAGCGAGCGAGAAAATACGGTGCGGACGAGTTGACTCTGTCCACCGGGTTCCGCCATACCATATGCTACAACTACAACGCGTTCGAGTTCAACTTTCTGACGAAGCACTGCATGACCGTTATAAGTCCGAACGGAAACAAGTGCGAACTCACGCCTGAGGCGTACTCCTTGTACACTATCGCATCCGAAGACCCACATTGCCGCCATTTCTCCGGAATCATTGTATCACCGAACTTCAACGACATGTCTAACTATGCCGTACCGGAGATTATGAAATCAAATGAATTCAAGGAATCCAGAACTATATCACCGGTGTGGATGCGAGGCGTATCAGTCAAGAAGAACATACCGGTGGCCGACAAGGAACAGCTCATGACATACTGCCGGATTGCCTATAAGCACGTCATAAGCGAGTTCGACCGGCTAACGGATCTCCCGGAACAGGGGCATTAAAACTAGCAACACTTTGGGTGGACATATCCTAATTTTAAAGACGGAGGAAACATGCTAGAAACATACTTATCAGTGATTGAAACCGTGTGGGGATGGATCAAGACAATCTTCATGGCTCTCACCGTGGTGCTCCCCTCGGTCATTATCCTGGTCTACAAGGTTGCCACCCGGGACACTGACATATCCACCATCGCCGTGGCCATAACGGTGGTGACGAGTATTCTCTGGGCGCCTATCCCACTATACCCCCGGTTTAAATATGAATACCGCAGCAGGTGGGGAGATTACTACATGTCCTTCCTGAAGGGCGCCGGGATGGCATTGTTGGTAATCCCATATCTCGGGGGCTGCCTCCTGCCGGTGCTCGCAAGTGCACTTTACTGCTACTTCACCGACTACAGACCGGGCATGGTACAGTTCATTGTGATGATGGTGGTCACCGTCCTGTGGGGACCAGGTGCCCACCATCTCATGATGAAATTCATGGATCGGGTCATATACAGGTTAAATCAAAAGGAGAAACCATGAAATTGCTGAAGAAAATCATTGTAGATGACATGGCGATGTGGACGTTTATTGTCGGGTTGATGATGGGATTTGGGACAGCGACAATCATATTCAATTGCATCGCGCCCCCGTTGAACGGATAAGTGTATGAGTATGTTCTTGTATTGTCTGGTTTCGTTCTTCGTGTACATCGGTGCATGCGCTCTCGCGTTCATCAACGGCATCGGTGATTGCAAGGTGAACCGTGGGTGGCGACGGACATGGACCGGCAAAATCAAGCCCGTTAAGCCCCGCTCCGAATGGGTGTTCCAGCTCACCGTGCTCGGTCTTCCGCCCATACTGGTAGCAATCGGTATAATCATATTCCACTAGCCAATCTTAATCCATGAGGGACCTATAGTCGGCCCTGGCCTTGGCCAAGGCACCCTCATATTCGTTTTTTGCCCTGATCATGTACTGGGTGATATATTGTTTCAGCAAGTCCCGTGCCACGTGGCGGTTCCCGGGGGAGAAGAATACCTTGCACCCGACCTGGCAATACCCCTTGGCGTCAACCTGGGTTTCCACGTAGGAATCGATTTCGGGCGGCTCGGATTCCTGTATTCCCTTTAGGATGTCCCACCCGATCTCGTAAATGGCATCCGCCTTTGGCACCCGAGTGTCAATGCATACGGTTATCTCCCTCCCCTGCATGTCCTTGAATATGACCGCTTTCCCGGTGGTTGTATTGGCCACCTGGACCACGGACAGCGAGTTGCCATGGGCGATGGAGTGCTGCCCGGAACCCGACTCGGGATGGAATATCAGCTTGTGGTGAGTCGGGCAGAATGGTAGCTCCAAGTCTTTATTCAGCTTCCGTTTAAGTTCCCTTGGGTTCACGTGATGGATTTCGATGAGGGAGCGCTCGTCAGTCTCATATCCGCATCCCGGGAATACACACCTATATTTCATATGCATCTTCATGTCCTAAAACTACACCATGTTGCCATGCGGTAGCCATGTTGCTATATTTGGTACATGCTTAAAAGATTAATCAGAAAATTTCTCGCGCCACTCACCATCGACGAGATCAACCATATGCCTATCGGTGCCATTATGGACACCCAGTATCCGCTGTTGGAACGTAATTCTCCAGATACTTACTGCTACAAGGAGAGATTACTGTATGACGAGCTTAGCCGGCAGCTGACCAATGTGCTGGGGGATAAGCGGCTCGATATCGATCTACGTATCGGGGTCGGCGATATTATTGTTAGAAGCAATAAGCTCGACGAGATAAACCAATACATCGTCGAGCATAAGCTAGTCTGCCCTGTATCCACTTATCGCTACAGTATCGACGGCCCGTGTCCGCCATCGCCCCCTCCGTACTTCGATTCCATACCTGATGAGTTGAATTTTGTCGTAAGGCATAGATATGACGAATCCTATTATACCATTCCGATGCTTGTGCGCGACATTGCGAGACGGCTGGCGGCATGGCGCGACAGGGTCGAGTCATTGAGGAAGGTCGTCTCGGAGTACGAGTGGGCAATACCGTATGTCAACCGTATCCAGTTAAGCTATATCCAAGGTATCTGGTCGGTATCGGGCTTCGAAATCACCCCGGAACTCTTGGACGGATTCATCAGCAACGTGAACCTGGGCAAGACTTCGCTTACCGATGAAGAACGTGACGCTTGGCGCGAAGAGCTCATATGGCAGTACAGGGTGCGTGCGTACGGTGGCCCGACGGCGGTGGATTATAATCGCCCGTCAATTCCCATCGATACGCCGGACACGTGGAAGACCAAATACCATACCACGATCAAGCCGGAAAACGAGCGTCGCAAGCGGTGTGCCAACGTCCTCCATGACATCAAGGCCCCCCTCTGTCTCAATGCGATCATGGGCGGAATTGCCGGCGAAGATTGCGCCCAACTGGGAACCCCGCCATCGGAAGATAAAATCAAAATCAATCTGGGGGAAACATAATGAACTACCGTGATTTAATGCAGTACATGAACGATGCATCGACGCGATTTGGATACAGCGGTTCGTTCGATGATGCCGAGATAGTATTCAAGCCGTCGGCCACATTTGATATGCGAACCAGTGTTCCCATTTCGGTACACAGCGCGAGAATCATTATCGATGGCAAGGGGAAAGCGATCATCGAGCTTACCGACAAGGAAATCTGATGTTTGAATGGCAGAAGTATTTTAAGGCCCCGTTCAGCCATGATCCGATGGTCCCGGGCATCGTGTGGGATTCCAATGGAGTCACCGTCATCACGCCAAGCTGCGATGAAGTGTCCTCGGACGAATACATGGGGCACATGGAGTCACTGGTGGATGTGATGAACGGAAACCCGCCCCGGAACACGGTCACGTTCGATAGCCCGAGCTATACGGGTAGCGACCTGGATGCACAGATCCGTTTCTCCGTCAACGGGACGGAACTCTGCCTGGACATCCGTGGGTGGGGGCATCTCACCGGGGGAATGAAACTGGACAACAAGGTGGCCGCGGGCATCCAGGACAGTCTTGGGGAATTCGTGGTCGAATGCATGAAGAAGGCCAACGAGGCATCAAAGGAGAAACAATGACACCATTTATGATACTGAGTGTCTTTGCACTTATCGGGTTCACCCCTGTATTCGTGTACGAGATGAGGAAGGACTGGTGGAAGAATGAGACTGACGGTGATCCATTCTTGGTTGCATGTAAGACCGTGTTCATGGTAGGGTGTGAAGCACTGATCCTCATCAACGGGCTGTACGAGCTGTGGCGGATATGGCCCTGGGTCCCGGCAGTGATTGTGCTGGCATGTCTTGCGGTGGCAATGTTTGCCCTATTGGTTCATTATGTGCGCCGAATCTATTGGAAAGCGAGCATAAAGACGCAATGGAGTAAGCTGCCCCCGGCTGCCGGCGCGGCGGTGCTGTTTTCGACTTCGGTCACAGCAATACTGTTAAAACTCATGGGAAACTTGTAGTTCCATTGCAACGTGCATGAAAAAATACTAGATTATGTGGTATGGAAAAGATTGTATATACTGAGGAAATTCGTGTTCTTGCTGACCAGATTGCGCAAAAACTGGTCGTGCGCAAGGCGAAACGTCAATATGGCGTATGCAACCAGGAACTGGCTAAAGTTATCCAGATGGAATCCGACTATTACGGGATGACACTCCAGAAATCCATCCTGTGGAAGTTGCGCATGTTGCAGAAGGTGGATGATTCGCTCAACGAGCGGGAACCTGCTGTAAGGACGAAACTTGCCCAGGAACTAACCCAGTTCTTCAAGGGGCGCATCGTTCGTATAGCGGATTCACTTTTCGCCCGCTTTGACAACGTCGAGTTCACCGCCAAGCCGAATCCGGTCGTGAAGTTCAGCGGCAAGGCGTTCGATACGTTCCATAAGGAAGCCGATGACAATTTCGTCACCTATGGGGCTGTCGTGAAGGCGACGCCTTCCCCATTGAAGTTAAACCTCGGTGACGGCCAGCATTACGACCTTGCTTTCCCGCGCATGAATTTCGTCACATGGGACGAGGTGGAAAGCGAATTAAATCTGGTCGATCCAACCAACACGTTCAAGAAGGTCGTCATGGACCTTCTTGGCATCAACAAGGATACGGGGGACGGGGAGAATGTGGTATCGTGTCCGGAATGAGCTTGCGCATATCCCGTATATATACGTGAGGTAGAATCCGTGCCAATCAACCAGATTCATTGGCGAATCGCGTACCCGGACGGGCATGTCTACCACGTGATCGCTTCGTCGAATATAGCGGACTGCGAGTGGATTCGCCAAAAGCTCAACTCCGACGATTGCGTGCGATTCGTCAAGACTGGCGAAAAGTTAAGTCGCATGTCGTGGTTCAAGCGGCTTTTCTCAATAAAAGAACCAAATGGCCTCGCGACAATTTTCGAGGCTGGCTCGGTTGACGAGGTGGCCAAGTTCAAACACGTGTTTGTCGAAGGAGGCGACTATCTGGATGCCATGAACAAGATGGTCGAACTACTGGACAAGAAGCACGCGCCGCTAACGCACAATACCCCAATAATTAAGATTTAGGTTCCGCCCGGTAGCCGGCGAGGTTGCCCAGGGAGTCGGTGGCGCTCACGTTGGTTGCCGAGTTGACGAAGGAATTGCACATCTGCTGTACTTCGAGCAATGCGGCGTCCCACTTTCCGGAAAAGGCCATGGACCTATACCTATCAATGGCTTTCTGTGATGACATGAGGTATAGCAGCCATTCGGCCTCCATGTCGTTCGTGTACACGGTGTTCACTGAATTGTCCGCCATTTGGATCCGGAGCCGGTATTTCCAGGGGATGCTTATCTCAATCGGCACGAAAGTTTCCGGCCTTTTCGGGTCTATCCTCGGTGATACCTCTCCATCAGTCTCAAAGCGCCCCTTCTCGATCGACTGTATTGTGACCGCATTCTGTCCGTGTATATGTTTCTCGTTAGTTTCAGGATCATGATAGTCACCCATGCTAATCTTCGCCTTGCGTCTGCCGTAGAAGCAGTCCTTTGCAAAATCGCATAACGGCAAGTTGCGTCTAGCAATATATTCATGTTCAATAGCCATAGTTACCTATCGATCGGAGCTAACCTGGCATGGAGTATTGGGCTCCGGCATATGTGCCTTCGCCGTCGGTGATGTAATGGCCGTTTTTTTCTTACGCCATTCACGTATGTACACGATGCGCCATTCCTTGGGGAACTCGATCGCCTTGCCCGGTTCCGCATGGAGTTCCACAAGGGCGAAGAGTGGGCGCCCGTGCTTGGACTTGCCGAAGTACACCAGTCCGCGGAAGAATGCGATATCCTCTAAATCGACCTCTTCGGGACATACTTTGTGTTTTTTGACGCACTTGATCGCGTATTCCTGGAGGTCGCGGTCGCCGGTCTTGTGGAAGAGGCTACTGATGCTCTCGACGGTTTCCGTGGGCGGGATGTACCACTTGCCGGTAGTCTCGATTTCGGACTCGTAGTGGTACTTGCGGTCTTTATTGGCCTTGGATGGATCGAGTGCTTCGAAGAAGTGCCCGTCGATATGGTTGATGCCCTTGAACAGCTTGACCACGTTGATGTACTTACGGCGAATCTTGCTGTACTTTGCTGCACGGATGAACGAGGAGTTCTTCACGAGCGTGTAGACCCGGTGGAGGTCGGGGAGACCCTTCGGGCGGTTCTTGATACTGATGTCGCAGTCGAGGAGCTTATGGAACGCTTCGCGTTCACCGTTGATTCGGTCCACCATGTCGGTGACCTTGGCGATGTACCAGTTTGCCTCGTCGAGTGCGCTCCTCCACTCGGGATGTTCGTGCTGGCATTCCCAGTTCTTGATGAAGTTCACTGCCCTGTTCAGGTCTGATGCGTTTCTGTTCATTGTTTCCTCGTTTATGTCTTGTTTCCTCGGTTGATTTCCTTTTTCAAAATGTAGCAACTTGGGGGTGGAACTGGCAACTATGTTATCTTCCCAGGTAATATGTAAAGCCGGTTGTCATGTCCTTCAGGCGCAGATGTGCCCACATGGGTTTGCATTCGTGACTGGCGCTGTCCTCGTGGTCGGACATTTTCTTGTTGCGCCGGCGGTAGCTCTTGAAGTACCGTTCGGCAGCATGGTAGATGCTGTATGCGCGGAACTTGTACCCCTTGTCCGGGTCGGTATGCAGGAACGGGGGTCCGAACATGTCATCGGTAGGATCCACGCTGTACAGGTGCATATCGGGGTAGTCACGGCGATATCTGGCGATTACCTTGATACGGTGACGACATGAGTTGATGAACCGGTCATATATGAACTTCGCGAGAAGCACGATGCCAACGGTGAATGCGATGGCACAGCCGACGATTCCCACAAATGCGAAGAATACTAGCATTTGACCTCTTTGAACGTAACGTCTGTGTAGAATGTCGCTTCCACAATGCTGAGATCCTGTCCCGGGAAGTTCTTCCTCAGGTAGTCCAGTGTGCGCTTGGCGCCAGCCTTGTCGGCGAACTTCATCGCCCATTCGGCACTGTTGCAGTAGATGATGTGCTTCTTGTCGGCGAATGACCAGTTCTGCACCGCCTGGTCGCGCCTGTAGTTCACGATGATGAACTTGGTTTCGCTTCTTTCCATCTATTCCCCCCTCTTCCAATCGTTTCTTCCGGCGTTCTTCGGCTTCCCTGACCATCGCGTCGAAGTCGTAGAAACCAAGACCCTTGCATGTAAGGCATGTGTGTTCGACGGTTTCCTTGGCTCCCCACTTGTTTGGATAGACGGTCGTGATTCTACCGGTTCCCTTGCAGAAACCGCATTCGCGCCATCCCTTCAAGTACAGCTGCTGCATCCGGTAGAAGAATGTGACAATTTCCGGTTCGGCATCCTTGTTGCCGATACAGTCAATCATGTCCTGGCAGATGCTCGCCAATGGTGGTTCGATAATTCGCATGCTCAAAATGTAGCAAAGTATTGACAAGATGGCAACAAAAGGCTAGTTTTAGGGCAACGGAGACAATGTTATGACAGTCGAAGCAATCGTTTTTATCGTAATAGCCATCCTGCTCGTGGGGGTACCGGCATTCTGCACGTTCTGGGACTACAAGCACTATAACCCCTATACGGAAGTGGTGTGCCTGAACAACAACTCCTTCATCGTTGCGACCAGGTTCATAAGCACCCTGTACTTCATGAACACCCGTTTCGGAAAGTCCCAGAAATTCTTGGCGCCGTTGTCTCGCAACGAGCATAGTGCTACGGTGCACTTGCCATTATCGTCCTTGTCAATGTCGAGGTGGATGTCTTCCGGACCGTCATGGCATATATGGTAGACGGACACGTATCCCTCGTACCGTCCGGATTCCACGCCCGGTACCTTGTCGGCATCCCACATCTCGTCGGGAAACGAGTTGTTCACCTCTTCGAGAAGGTCGTAGTACCGTTCTGCCACCTCAGGCATCGGGTCGTTTCCACACCAGTTCCAATACTTGCTTTTTCCCATGGGTTACTCCTTTACTCCAATTTGCTTGTATCTACAGGTTCATCTGCCGGAAAGGGGTCATCTTCCATCTTTTCGGCATAGTCGATGACGTGGTCGCATTCCTTTACCAGCTTGTCCTTGTATTTTTTCATAATGTTGATTACTTCTTCACGGCTCATGATATCATACAGTTTCAATTCATCTGCGATGGATTCCATGGTAGGCGTGGAGTGCCCGTACATGACTTTCCCGATGTCGAGTAGGTCATATTGCTGCTCGCATGCCCACTGGAAAGTGTCGTGTTCCCGGTAAAAGCTGATGCTTTTGCCGGAAATGTACACGGTGTTTCCGCTTGTCATGGATACCTTATCCACCCGCATGTATATGGTGTACCATGCGGTAATGTGCTTGATGTATTTACCCAGGAGCATGTCCTTGCATACCAGACGCACTTTCTCGTACAGGGAAATTTCCTTTTCCCGGTATTCCTTGTCGGTTTCTGGACCGTTAAGCATGAATTTTTGCTCTTCGGCTGCAAGTTGTTCAATAAGGCGCTTTTCCAGTTCACTTGGCGTACTTAGGCTGCGGAGTTTATCGAGAATATGATGACGTTCCGAATCTATGCACCGATTTCTGATGTCCCGGCGCTTGCTTCTCCAATAGTGGATGCCGTCGATTAGTTCCGGCAGTTCCTTGGGTATTACTATGTTGCTCATGTTTACTCCTTGTGCTGGATGTTACAAATGTAGCAAAAATGTTCCCGGTTGCCAACAGAAGGAAACAATGCTATATTTATTACTATGACGTGTACAATGGAAGAAATCAAGAAGACGTTCGACTTCCTTATCGAGGAAGGCTACGAGGACCGCTATGCGTCGTCTGTGGTGGAAAGGGACGGGGACAAGGTAATCGATGTCACGGATACGTGGCTCGGAACAACCGCGTTCTCGTTGGAGGAACACAAATCCGGCGATACGGAGGGGTTCCTCATCACCTTCCCCGGTGATGACCGTGACAGAATTCTCGTAGGTTACACAGCGGACAGCAATCCGTGGGGTCCGATGGCGACCGAACTGGACAAATATGACCAGGAGAATCAGTTATCTGCGGAAAAGCGGTTAGCAATCTGGGAGAGGAAACTGGACGAGGCACTTGAACGTGAGAACGAGCTGTACGCGGAAAAGGTGGCACTAGAAATCAAGCTGAACATCCGTCCTACATGGAATGCTTTCCCCGGTCTGGACGAATGGAAGAAGGTGGCCAGCCCAGGTGACTACGTGTTTATCTTTGACGCATGCCCGTCACCACTGAGAATAAACTTCGACGGAACCGGCTTCACCGACGTGCACGGCCATAAGTTCGACATGGACCAGTGGAAAGCGTTGATGTGGATTCCGTGGCCGGACATAAATGTAGCAACTATAAAAGGAAAAAGACAATGAGCGAACTGAAGAAACCTGCCGCACTGCAATTCCGACACAACAACAGTGATGGGTTTGTTGCCGGATACGAGAAAGAAGAGATGGACAAGTTCCTGTCCGAAGTCGCTGCGGTTCTTGCCGAAAGGGGCAAGGATGCATTAAACACAATGAAGAAATTCAACGACTGGAACGATGCATCCAACACGAAAATCCCACTCAACGAGGAAATCTTCGCCCTGCTAGAAGACAGGATGGACCCCGAAAAACTCAGACCTGCAGTCATCGTCGCCAAGATGCACCCAGCCAAGTCCCTCACATGGACTGAAAACAAAGAAGGCGATGCTCTCTGCTACGATCTCCCAGTAGGAAATTTCCATTGCTGCAACGGGGCTGAAATCAAGTATTGGAAAGCCGTCAACATTCCATCAGAACCGGCAGTGGGGATGATCGACGAAAAGACACGCGACAAGTATGCTCAACAAGCGGCAAATGAAAGATGCAGGTGTTTCAAGTGTGATGGTATCCGCAACGATACCCATGAAAAGTGCGGCCCTAAGCCATGCAATACCTGTATGGAGTGGCATACCGCATACTGGGCGGCACGGCTCGCTTTAGAAATGTATGGGCGGGATGTGACGGGCGTTGAACCCATTACTCGAGGATAACTAAAATGGATAAGAAAACTTACTGGAAAGACGGATATCAGCTCATTGACAATAGTGGCAATGTATATACCGTTAAAGGAAAAAGTGCCAAATTTAGACAGCCTGGTAAAACCTGGGATGGTTCATTTGTAGATGAAGAAGAATATGATGACAATCTGAAGTTGATTCATAGATTTCAACGTGGCGACAAGTATGATATAGTGGCAGTTAAGATGCCTGGAGAACTATTCTTTGAAGACTGGAATGGTAAACCGGTAGCAGGAAAGGCGTGGGATGATTCTGATGGATATAAGCACGATGTCACTATCATAGGTTATTGCCGGGGTCAATGGGTATGCGAGAATGTAAACCTTTGTTTACAGAAGTTCGACCATGCGGCGGTTGAATAAAGGAGATAGAATAGCTATGTTCTCAAAAATTAAAATTGGCTATCAGCAATGGCAAAAGAAAGATTTGTCTATTGATGACGGTCTAGGCGGCATTAAAGTTATTGACGGAATATACTATTATGAATGGGATGCCGCGATGAGGGTAGCGTCTCAGATAAAGGGCTATCACATTCCATCACACGAAGAATTTATGAAAGCCATCGAACTGTGTAAGTGTAAGTATGAACCGTGTGAACAAATTTGGAATTTCTCGTACACTGGGATCGAATCCTTTAAGAAAAAGTTTGGGTTTATTCCCGGTGCCGGATATGAATTTGGCCATTCGGCATATACCATTAGTGGTATTCAAGTTGATACAGGATTTATATCTAAAGACTGGGCACGCTACTGGTGTAGTGATTTGGCAAAAGACACTGAAACAACAATGTCAAGAGCCCATCATTTTGTAACTATTACCGATAAAGACGATATATGGATTGGTCGTGACTCTAGTTCAAGGTGTTACCGAGTAAGGCTAATTAAGGATAATGATGTTGTTGAAACCTGCGGAATAATTCATACAATAGAGAAGTGTGTAAATAAGTTAGGCTCTGTCCCTCAAAGTGTGGGTGACACAAACGGTTGACTTGTGAGATGTCATAAACTATATTGTGATACAGAGATATATGTAGGAGAGTAGTCATGCATTGCTGCTATTGTGATTCTAAATCGGTACGAATCATTAGAGGGTTTACATATAGTGGAATAGAGCACTTAGTGTGTGCGGATCATCTAAATGATTTGAAAGCAAAAATAATCCACGACTCGGATGTGGCTAGACGAATGATTGCTGCACACGGGATTGAATCCATCACTGATGTAGTTTCCGTTAAACCAGACATATTGAAAGAACTTTTGTATGGTGACGAACATACAACTGATGGAATGCCTCGCAAGGGAATGGACGCCTGGAAAGATACTGGACGTGGAGCACGACTACCTGGACGTACCTTTGATGATCAGTACGACGGACATCCCGATAGAGACGAAGCTGAGTGGCCGCGCACTGAAGTGCGCGGCCACTCAGCTTCTTCATCCTAATGTAATCGTGCCTTTTCATATGTCCTTTTCCAGTGCATCCATGATCTTTTTCATCGCGCGCCCCTGCTTGGCGGTGACCTTGTCGTAGATGCGCTTGGCATCTTCGGGCTCGATGATTGTGCAGTGATCGATGTTGCTGATGAGCATGTTTGGATCAACAACATACGCCCCGATAATCTCGCAAGTGGGGGAAACCATGAGAATATGCTGCGCGACAACACGGAAGCTCCTGTTGCCTTCCCAGCCGTTGACCGCGACCAGTTTGAAAATTCGGTAATGACCGGTATCAGAAAGTTCTCCATTCGCCTCGTCATGGTGTCCCCATCCGTGAATGATGACCCACTTGCCCATACGGGGTTCAAGCATCTTGTTGAGCTTTCGGCCCTTTACCGAGTCGATTATACCTTGCCTCTTGGCTTCGAGGTCCTTGATCTGGCGGTCGAGATCGGCCACCTCGTCTTCGGGTGTCTTACCGAACATTCTGGTCCTCCTTCTCAGTGGGTTTGTGTTCAGACTGCATTTTCATGAATTCGCCAGGGATTACTAGGCGGCCACGGATTGCACTACGTCGCAGAGCATGCTTCTGGCGATGCGGAGCGCGGCTTCCTGGTTCTTCGCCACGTCCTCCTCGGTGAGGCCGGATGCGGCACTGGCATCAGCCACCAGTTCGATGATGGCGTTCGGGAACCACGTTCGGCAGATAACGAGGAAGGCCATGTTGCAAATGTCGGTGCAGGTGCCGACGATCCTGATGCGGATCTTCTTGCCGGCGGTGAGCGCGGCAACGGCATCTTGGTCCGTGGAGTCGATATTGAAGAGGACCTTCGGCCAGTTGATGAAGCCGAAGTTGTGCTTGTCCACGTAGGTGGCGCCCTTCTTGTCCAGGGCAGCCTTGATGTCCTTCTGGACCTCCCAGCCCTCGGTGCCCTTGATGCAATGGATCGGGAGCCTCTGGCCCTCGATGGAGTTCTTGTAGTCTTCCACGAGGTGGGTGTCCCTGGTGGCGATGATGGCGCCGTCCCAAGCGTTGATTTCGCGGATTATCGCGGGGATGATCTTCTGGGCAGCCAGGTTGGGGAGCACCCCGTCGATAAAGTCTGGCTGCATGTCGATTACTGCTAGGATTTCGATGTCGTTCTTGTCCATGATGTCTCCTTGTGTAAAGGTTATTTTACATGGCCGGCTATGGCCGCGCGGCATTCCCGCTCGACCGATTCCAGCTTGGTGATGAGTTCTTCGGGTACACTGAAGCGCTGAAGCATGCTGAGTACGTTCATCTCCACAAGTGCATCGCGCAGGCGCTTCATGGCCGCCCGTTGTTCCTTCCTGGTCTGTTCAGTTGGTTCCATGGCATTAATATAGCAATTTTTGGTGCCGTCGAGGCGGTCAGTTGACAATTTTTACACTGCCGTTGTGGAAATCGGACTCCGCGAGACGTGTAGTCGGTTTCCCTCCGGGTCCTTTCATGTAAAGGTATCCGTGTCTCAGCATGACCCGCACGGTCGTCTCCCTATGAGCCGGCATGTTGTACAATCTCCGGCAGGGGTCGATGTCACCGGCATCCCCGCTTGGACTTTCGTATACTAGGTTGTTGTATTCGATGAAACGGTCGAACGGATCGGTGACATGCAGCGACAGAACCCGTCTGACTAGCCGGTTTACCATCACGCCCGTGATGAGGCCGTAGATGCAGTATTTCAGTTTCTCCATATTGGACATCATGCTCGACTATCGGTTCAATGAGACGCCATCCATCTGGCCGACGGCCCTCGTCCGCGTTGACGGATACCGGTCATACTGACGGAACAGTTTCTCGATGTACGGGAAACATGACCGTACCCGGAGCTTGGCGGCCCTGGCATACAAGTATTTCAGGTCGGTGGTGTCCGCGTGGATCCAGTTGCACTTGGTGGCATCAATGTACCCGAGCGCCTTGGCTATGACATCTGTCTCAGATTCGCACTTCACGTATGTACCGGAGAACGGGTCGCCATTATACTCGACGTGGCCGTAAACGACGGTCCGTTCCTCCGACGAGCAGTTCACGGCGACACATGTTATGCTTGCGTCGGGCTTGCCCGGGCAAGGTGGTTTCCCGTCCGGGGACACAACTTCGACCGCGATACGCAGGACGCGGGGTTTCTCGTTTGGAACGTCGGAGGACAATACGATAGTAGTTTTCATGGTGGATATGTAGCAAAATGCGGGACGGGTGGCAACAGGATGCACCGGGCAATCGCGTATAAACTCGAAACGACAGGTAATCGCGGCGGTAACATGAAGATTTATGTAGTCGGCAGTTCAAGGAATCGGTTTTTTCAGCTAGACGGGATCCGGAAGAAATTCCTCATCGATTCCCCACACCCCGGGGACAACATCGACCAACTCAACCGGTGGCTGTGTGAGATGACTGGCCTATATTACATGTGGAAAAATGAACCGGAGGACATCCTCGGCCTGGAGCATTACCGGAGGCACTTCGCCGACCCGGACGGCAGTCTGTTGTCGAAAGGGGACATTCACTCCATACTGACCGACTACGACATAATCGTGCCCAGGGCGAACTACTCTCGAGCGAGGCCCCCGAAGACATGGCTGATACGCAACGGTAAATACCTGGACATGATCAAGTTCCTCGCATGGATACACGCGACCTGCGGCGACAGGTTCTACCGGAAATGCATCGACCACCTGGATGGCGACTATCACTGTCTCGGCAACATGTTCATTGCCCGCAAGAACCTCGTTGATGCGTACTGTTCATATATCTTCCCTGCGGTCTTGTCGTTCATGGATTGCGAGAGCCGGCACGGGCGGGTGATCCCCGACAGGGCATGCGGTTACTTCACCGAGTTCCTGTTCGGAGCATGGCTCGAATACACCGGCAGGAAGATGTTCTTTTCCAACTGGAAGATGATCCGGTAGTCTATTTTTGCTCCTGTTCCATGATGCTGTCGTATTCCATGATGGCTTCTCTTGCCAGCTGCAGAGTGCGCTCACATTTTTCAATATCGGTCTTGTGGCGTTCCTCTATGGATTTGAAATCGTCCAAAATGCTCATGTGATGTATCCTGAACCGGTCGGTAAATGAATATTCTTATGCGCGAAATGTAGCAAAGGGAGCACCGTATGGCAACTTTATGCTAGTTTTTCACCATGAACGCAATAACATTACTGACTTTTATATCATGCCATCCGTGGACCAGCATCTTCGTAGCCATAGTGATGTTGGTCGGCCTGTCGGGTACATTCAACTTCATTCTGGAACTGGTCAAGGTGTTCATGTGCAAGTGTTCATCTGAGCAGAAGTGCATCCATGACACCGAGGAGGGGAGCGATGCCGGAACAGTATAGCGAGAGCTGTTGCATCCGCGCGGGCAGCAGGACACGGGGCATTAGACGGGTTGCAAACGAACTTGCCGACGAGTACGGCCTTTCCGTGAGCGTCGACGCCGATACCTATTGCGCGGGTGGGCTGATATTCAAGGACTACCGCACCGAATACAACATCAGGTTCCGGGGCGAGAAGGAGAAGGTCAAGGCGGCCATTGAATCCATGCAACGGTCGTGCATGTCATACAATGCACGTATTCGCCTACCAATAAGCGCGGCGTCGGGATGGTTCTAATGGCGCGGGCACTGAATCCCGGTAAATTATAGGAGTAAAGACATTGCAACCGAAAGAAGACGTAGTGGACGAATTCTTCCAACTCGACAAGAAGGTGAAGGAGAGCATTGAAAAGATTGGATATGCCGAACTGGTATACCAATATGCATATGACTGGTTTGATACCGTGGAGATGTCTGACATACCGAAGGCGGTATCCTCCGTACGGAAGAGCGTCAGGAAGAATCTCGGCGAAGTCAGCGCTCACTTCAAATATGTCGTTGATGGCAAATCCAATAACGTGATGAATGGCAGCAAGCGTCTCGGCGCCCTGAGTAGCGTGTCCATATCCAACGACGGTTTCTATGTCACCGTCAGTATCAATGGCCGCCGGGCATATCGGGTCCAGACTGATTTCCTGGAAAAGTGGCTTAGTGTCAGTAAGAAGGCTGAACAGGACGCCTTGATCATCGAGCTTTTCAGGAAAAAGAAGGCGGAGATAGACGAATCGCGCCGTTGTGCCGCGGAAGAAGAAAAGTGCCGGGAACGCAAGCGGTTCATAGAACTGCGGAAGAAGTTTGTCGGGGGATGATCATGGGGAAAATTGCCGAACTCATAGAACTGGCCAATAATCGCAACGAGGCACTTAATAAAGTCATTCATGCTTGTCAGGACATGGTTGCGCGCCGCTCGCGTAAAGACCCGATTTACCAGACGGTGCGAATGGTGGCAATTCCCGAGACGGGAAACCTGGTATATCTCTTGACAGAGATGCAGGGCATCCTGAGCTGGTGCATGACCACTGATGAATGGATGGCTCTACCCAAGAAGTGGCTCAAGCTCATCGCAAACCCGGATACCCACAAGGATGCGCTGAAAAGGTGGGAGGCGATTCGCGCCAAGCAAGAAGAAAAACGTCGGGCGAAAGAAGATAAAAAGATGCGGGCCGAAAAAGAGAAGCTGACGGAGAAAGAATACGACGAGTTCATCATGCTCAACAATAAGTACAGCGCCGAATACCGGAAGCACCCGGAACTCTTTAAGTAAAAAATTGTATTTTTCTCATGACGCTTGCGCTCCAAAAATACTATATTTGGCATATAAATGCGAATTTCCGCACCGCATCCAAAACGGATAACGGTTAAACCACATGGATGACACTATGAACACAATCCACGAGTATATGAGCGCCTACCCCTACTATGACGATAGCAAGTGGCGCTGGTCCATCGAGAATCCTAATAAGGACAATGACCTGTACATCCGCTATCGTGCCCGGAAGGACAAGAATTGCCGCAACATGGACAAGGTCCCGTTCTTCGATTCCATCGAGAAGGACGCGAACCAGTTTGGAATGCGCTCGTGTACCTTCACCGACATTTTCGGCATTACCTGGAAGGGCGAAAAGGGTTGCCACATGGTTTCCGATGATCCCGATTACGAGCAGCACCTGTACTACTATGACTGGGGGACCGATACCTACCAGGTATCCGACGAGTATACCCAGTCCAGCCCGCCGCATGATTTTGTCATGTTGCGGAACCCGAACTGGAATAGCTGGGTGGACGTGACGAGCATAAAGAGCATTGAATACAAATGGGTGAAGGACAACAACCACCTGTTCAAGGATTCCGTATTCTACGTAAAGTATGATGACGGGGATAAGGCGTCCTTCTACGACGTTTTGGGTGTTATGAACGGCCTTAAATGCAAGCGACCGGACTTGTACGAGCTCATGCTGGCAGAAATCGACAAGCACTTCGAAAACCTGCGTGATAACGAACGTGCCGAAGTCAGGGAGTTCTGGCCGGGTGTCAGCGCCAGGGAATTATTCGAAAAAGTTGATTAGATGCCAAAGCCGCGAAATGCCGGCTATACATGTTGAAACGAGTGGAGCGGGATCATGGTCCAAGAGTACGATAGGTCGAGACGAGATTTGTTGGTATCCGAGGAAGCGGAACTGGCCAAACGGCTGGCCTCGGTCAGGAAAAATATAGCGCTTGAGGATAGCAAGGCCGAGGCGTATAATTTGGTCAAGCACGTCGCGGAAAAGTTTCCATATGTCGTCATATGCATACGGAACATGCTCGAGGTGGGCTCCCGTACAGAACAGTATGTACTGAAGAGCGAATATGTTGCATGCAACCCGCCCACTGATTCATCCGACATAGAAATTCGCGGCCTGGCGATGGAAGTGTTCACATACCACGATTTTCCGCCGACCACGTACGTCACCATTCACGAAAACCACGACAGGCACGTTGAGCTGTGGTGCGGCTGGGTCAACGAGGAACACCTGACGGGGCTAACACGTGAAGGGATGCAGAAATTTATTGCGGATCGCATGAAAGAGGCCGGTGACGCCGATCCGGTAAAGATTCAAGAAGCGGAATCCATGGTACTGTAGGATATGGAAACGGTTGATTTACTAGATTATCACCTGTATAAGGAGAATAATGAATGCCCCGATATAGGAGAAGGTCCACGTGAGATGTATTGGCAAGACGGTAAGGGTAAATGGCATCATGCTTGCGGTAAAGGCAAATCCTTTGATACCATGGACGATGCCAAAGCCGATTACGATAGCCAGGGCCATGTAGGGATAATATATACACCTATTGGATTTGCGGCATTTGTTGGGTTAATTGTTTTGGTGAAGCTATTGGGCGTGTAGCACAAGTGTTAATGCAGTTAAATGCTGTAGGAGAGTGCGGAATGTCCTTATTGGACTCAGATGTTGGTTAAAATCCAACCACGCTCGATTGTTTTAAAATTAACGTGTAATTTAGTAGGATGCCGCAGGGATTATCGAAGAGTATCTCTGGGACTGCGTATAATGAAATTGGAGGTATATATGATTACACCCGAAATGCTCAAACCGCTTATCGACAAGTGGGAAGGTATTCTCGAAATCGCGCTCGACAAGTCGACGGAGTCGTGGTGCAACGTCATCCGCGACACTCGGACTGGGAAGTCAACTGTAAACAAATTTTTTCATAATTTCTAACCTTTTCTACCAAAAATTAACTATATTTTAGTCATCACGCTATAAACTTTATCAAGGACAACCACAATGAAGCGTATGAAAGTAGTGCGACTGACTAAAGACGAGTTTGAGCTGGAAGACGGCACCATCCAGCCGATGATGCTGGACATTGACCCTCTTCCGACCTTGGAAGAGTTCCAGAAGTATCTCGACAACGCAGCCGAATATATGGGTATCGAGGTGGAAGATGGGGAAGAAAGTAAGAACTAAGGCTGCCTGCGATATTCTCGGCTGCTGCCCGAACACTCTTCGCAGATGGACGGAAGAAGGCAAGTTCAAGGTCTACCGCTCCGGCAAGAGCGGGAATAGACGCTGGGACGAGGACGACCTTCGCCGCTACCTGGGCGAGAAGGTGGATGAACCGGAGGTTGAAAACAAGGCCGGAACCCGTGTGGTCATCTACTGCCGAGTATCGACCTCCGACCAAAAGTCCCACGGAGACCTTGACCGTCAGAAGCTCCGCCTGATGGAATACTGCGTCAGCAAGAAGTATTCGGTGGTGGAAATCTTCGAGGAAGTGGGTTCGGGTCTGAACGACAACCGCAAGAAGCTGCTCCGAATGATGCGTCTCGCTGCCGAGCACAAGTTCGACAAGGTGGTTATCGAGCACTACGACCGACTGACCAGGTTCAACTACAATCTATTGGTCGAATACTTCCGCTCCCACGGGGTCGATGTGGAATATACCGAGTCCGTCTTGAGCGAGTCGTTCGAGGCAGACCTGGTGAAGGACATGCTGTCACTCCTTGCCGTCTTCTCGGCGAAACTATACAGCAGACGCGGTAAGGAGAACCGCAAGAAACGAAAAGAAGCTAAAACAATAAGCGAGGTTACTAATGACTAATAGAAAGTTAGATTATGAAACCTGTCTTGCATCGGCAAGCAAGTGTAACACTCGCTATGAGTTTAAGCGATTGGATAGGCAAGCATATCGCAAGGCATGCAAAATGGGATGGATTGAAACTCTCATACCCCATACTGTATTCAAAACCTTGGATTATGACACCTGTCATAACATTGCCAAACAATGCAAAACTAGAACCGAGTTCTTCAAAATGGACCATGCTGCATATTATAAAGCTATGCGGTCTGGATGGCTTGATAAATGGATACCTGAATATCATTGGAGAAAAACTGCAATTACTTTTGAAAAATGTAAAGCTGTTGTGGATAAATTATTAGCAGCTGGCTGCTGTAAACGAATAGATTTTAAGCAAGCTGAACCCCAGATGTATAGAATTGCTGTTAGAGAAAAATGGCTAGACAAACTTGGACTACAAGATGCACTCACAACTCGTCGGCAAGAAATCGAACGCAGACGGATATATACGGAAGAAGTGATAGTTAATACGGCGAAGCAATGCCCTACCCTCAAGTATTTCCGCGAAAAATATCCGGGTATGTATTCTGTTGTATCTAAAAATCATTGGCACGAAAAAATAGCATTCTTGGAACAATCTAATGGCTATAAGAATGGTTTACTATATGATACCGTATATGTATATGAATTTCCGATGACGAATGTAGCATACATTGGTAGAACTATCGACCTAAAACGCCGCCATTACGACCATTGTCATAACGATAACGATTCTATTGTTCAATATGCTAAATCTATTGGCGTCTCGATACCGGAGCCTCGCATTCTTGCCACATTTGCAATAAAGACAAAGGGCGATAAGCATGGGGAAATGGAATGCAAGATGATTGCTTTATATCGAAGTTTAGGGTGGACTCTGCTAAATAAGGCAAGAGGCGGAAGTATGGGTAGCATTGGCTTTGGTAAATGGACAATGCCAAAATTACTGAAAGTGGCTAAGCCGTTCAAGTATTGGAACGACTTTGCAAAAGCGTATCCAGGATTATATAGCTCTATTTGTCATAAGCATCTTCGCGGAAAGTTTCCTTGGTTGAAATTAAAGAAATCGAACAATGGTATGTGGTCTAATATGTCTAAGGACGATGCTTACCATTATGCAATGCAATTCAATACACGACGCGAATTTAGGGATGCCTATAAAACACTGGCAGACCATTGTAGTAAGCGAGGCTGGATTGATGAATGGTTTTCTGACAACTTATCGGCACCCAAGCGAGTATGCCAATATACTTTGGATGGTAAATTTGTTGCGACTCATGTCTCTATTGCAGCGGCTGCTAGGGCAGTCGATGTACAAACAAGTGCCATTTGCGAATGCTTATCTGGCCGTCAGAGAACATTAAAAAACTATGTGTGGGTATATGAATCGGTTCCTAAAGCAACCATCGTATTTCCTGGTTATGATTATCGTTCGAAATCTCGACCGAGAAAACCAGTTTCCCAGTATAATTATGATGGAACACTTATTCGCCAATATAATTCAATAAAGGATGCCGCCAAGGCGGTTGGAATAGCACAATCTAACATTGGTTCAGTTCTTAGAGGGGATGCAATGACGGCAGGTGGTTATGTCTGGGCATATAGTACGACCGATATATCTGATATTAAATTTCCAGGGAGCCAATATATCCCACCATCTTCTAAACGGCCTGTGATTCAATACAACTTAGATGGTGACCGTATTAACCAATTTGGGTCAGTTAATGAAGCCTCGCGTGAATGCAAAGTATCAGTAACATCAATTCGAAAAGTTTTGATGGGCGAACACCACATGGCGGGCGGATATGTATGGGCATACAGCACAACCCCGATAAGCGATATTGTATTTCCTGGTATGAATTATAAGCCCAAAAATACAAAACGCGCTATTAAACAGATATCTAAAAATAATCATGTCGTCCAAATTTACGATTCTATTAAAGCCGCTGCGGATGCCGTAGGTATCCATACATCTTCTATACATGAAGTATTAACTGGGCGTAATAAAACTGCCGGTGGTTATAAGTGGGCTTACGCTGATGCAGCATAAGGGCTAAGTTATGGAACAGCAGTGCGGAAGGAAGATATGCTTGAAACCGAGCAAGGCACAGGTACGGACGATGTACCGTATGTGTGCCGTTTCCCGCCGTGCCTACAACTGGAAACTGGCCGAGCAGAACAAGGCTTACGAGGAAGCCAAGGTCAACACGCCGGAAGGCGAGAAGGTCAAATGCACCCTCGGAACGCCGAGGGACTGGCACAAGGAATGGTGCATCTACAAGAAGCTCCCTGATAACAAGTGGATGACGGAAGTCTCCAAGTTCTGCGGCCAGGAAGCCCTCATCGACCTCGGCTCCGCATGGAAGCGGTTCTTCAAGGGTCTAGCCAAGCACCCACGCTTCCACCGATATAACCAGGACAACTCGTTCCGCTGCTCCGGTGGGGTGTTCATCGGTCGTGATTTCGTACAGATACCTACCCTCGGCAGAATTAAGCTCCGTGAGAAGGACTACATCAAGATTCCGAAGGATTCCGAGAAGATACCGCTTGCAATGGCGACAGTATCGGTCGATGCTGCTGGGAAGTGGTATGTTTCCTTCGCCTATGTGGCTGACATCGTTCCATTCCACGAATCTATCTCCTCATTCGATGAGCAGGACATCGTAGGCGTCGATTTCGGTGTGAAGGACTTAGCAATCACTAGCGACGGTATCGTTTACACCAACCCGAAAGCCTACCGACACGCAAAGGCTAGACTCCGCAGATTCCAGCGAGCATTATCACGCAAGAAGAAACACTCCAAGAACCGTGAACGGTGCCGCAAGTTGCTGGCTAGAATCCACAGAAGGATAACCAATATCCGAGTCAATGCGGCTCACCAGCTTACGGCTGACCTCGCAAAGCATACGAAGCCAAAAGCTATTGTTCTTGAAGACTTGAAGCCGAAGAATATGTCCAAAAATCACAAGCTGGCCTCCGCTATCCTCGATGCCAACTTCGGTAGGATGCGGCAGTTCCTGGAATACAAGTGTGCTTGGCTAGGCATACTGCTGTTCTTCGCTCCGCAGTTCTACGCTTCTAGCCGTTACTGTTCGCATTGCGGGCAATACTACAACAAGGATTTGGCCCTGGATGACAGGGAATGGGTATGCCCGGTATGTGGGCATCACCATGACAGAGATTACAATGCAGCCAGGAACTTGCAGTTCTATGGCCTGTGGCTACTAAACCTAGTAGTCCCGACTAATGACAATGCGGTGAGATACACCGTAAGCGACAATTCCGTTGCGAATGCTTGCCCCCACGGCGACATACAATGTGTCACCTATCGGGAAGGTATGGTTTACACCAGCCCCAAAGACATGAGGTTGCAGTTCTTTGAAACACAAGAGCAGTGCATGGCGATGAAGCAAGAAATCACCAATACATATTTAATTGGTAGAAATGTGTAGAAATGATTTATCGGACGAAGTTCTCGATGGAGCTGCTTTCCAGGCTCTACACCCCGCAGAACGTGCTATACGAGCTTGACAAGTTATTCGGCTCCGAACACTTGTTCGATTCCGACTGGTTGCCGGACGCCGTGCTTCAAGACTTTAACCGTATGGACAGCGGTATCATCTATTTCTCGGTGAACAACTGGATGTACGGCCAAGACTATCCTCCGACCGAGAACTTCCGCAAGTGGCTAGGAAACGACCTCAACCAGACGTTTCGCAACGAGGAATGGGTGAAGGAAAACAAGCTCTGTGTCCGCTGTGGCTACATCGATATGAGCCAGAACTATCTGGTATCGGCTCCTCGCGAATGGGTCGAGAAGAATTGTCCGGAACTGCTCACGAGTTTTGAATATACCTACACTACCATCATCAACGACACAGAGGTGGAACATAAGGACACGTATTCCAAGTTCGTGTACTCACCCGACTACGGTCCGGACGGAGACGAGTTCAACTGCGAGGACAGTTTCGGGTGGCCGTTCCTCGAATACAACGAAGAGAACATCGGAGTCCACTGGTACGAGGCAGAACCTGAACCCGAAGAGGATGAGCCGGAAGAAGATGAGACTTCCAACGAAGACTGACCTATGGGGAATATAGGAATGCCGGTTTCTCGTTAAAGGTTGGTTTCCAGACGTGCCAGCATTTCCCACCGCACATATCGTTTGCTTGATAGCTTATGGAAAATCCATTATTGTTGAGCAGCTTTGCCAATGATGACAGACGACCATTCAGTGTTATCAAATATAGGTCTCCGTAGATGTCGCAGTCCCAATTCTGGATTTGGACACAACGCGAGTGCTGGGTGACTGTATGCAAGTGGTTGGGCTGGTTGAAGTAGGTCTGCAACCTTGAAAGGACACGGAGTTCGGATTCGGTTGCCATAGAACTACCTCCAGTGGTCGACGTTGAAATCCTTGAACAGGGTAGCATAGGCCTGTTCCAGCGTAATTCCTCCAGGTACGATATTCATATCTTCCAGCGTGGGCAGCTTGTATTCAATGAACTCACCGAGGTCAGCGTCGTATCCCCATACTTGGACCGATATGATCTTGAACCCGCTGGCCGGGTTATAAATGCGCCCATACAGATATGACGCGAGTGCGTTCTGCATCAGGGGGACATCGTCCCATTTTCCATAGAAGCCCAGTTCTCTATACTTGCCGCTCGCGGGGTTGCTCTTGATCAATTCCGTGTACTTTCCGCTCATGAGGCTGAACCTGCCCAGTTCCTCCCTGCTCGGCTTTCCCGGCTTGCGGACGGACGAAATCACGATATTCTTCCGGTCGTTCTGGTCTATGTGGAATTCCGCGACATAGAACGAACCTTCATTGTGCGGAACCGTCTTGGACTCTACCGTGAACTCCAGCTTTACTTCGGGGTACGTGATGGTGAGGGTGTCAATCTCCCCAGGATTGATCATGACCTTCTCGGCTGTTCCGCCGGGTAACACCAATATGACCGCGGCGAAGTCTTCCGAATTGCTCCATGCTCTTGACTGGACGGCCCCTTCTACCACCGTCCCATCCTTTTTTATGATGGTCAGGATTTCTCCTATGATGAATAACGGAAAGGGTTTCCCATCGCGTATGGAAAGTTCGCCTTCCCATACCAGTTTGTCTTCTCTGTATACCTTCATGCCACTAATATAGCAACAAATGCTCAATCTGGCTACTTTCGCGGGTGTCCATGCATTCGAGACTATGGTACCCATAGTTCCGGACTTGCGAAGGGTTGCCTACTTGCTCGAACCGGTGCGTAGTTGCCACGTACGGGCTGATGTGCGTCCAGTCGGTCTCCGAGAGTATGTAGCAGTGCTTTATAGCAAATTCGTATCGGCGTGTCTACGCCTCGCTACGATCCGGTTAAGCGACTGTATAAACTTGGTGGTATGAGCGAAAGACTAGACTGCATAATTGCAATGACTTCATGGAAGGGCCGCATCAATAGCGAAATCCTTCGATTAACTCTTTTTAGTTTTATAAAGCAGCCCAAGGTGTGTAACTTTAAGGTTATCTTGGTGCTTAGTACGGACGAGTTTCCTATGAAGGAAGTTGAGCTGCCCGCCGAACTGGTTACTGTTATAAAATTAGCCCCGAACGCTGAGTTGATGTGGACTGGTGCGAATACTAAGGCTTACAAAAAATACTTCCCAGTGGCTCGTGCTTACCCAGATGTTCCTATCATCACGGTCGACGACGATTCCCCGGCGAAGAACAATTTCTTGACTACGCTGTGGGAACTCCATACCAAGGATCCAGATCGAGTTATCTATGGGTATAACCACGTATTACCCGATTTAACACTTAACGGCTGTATCGACAATGTTCGGTATGGTGTTGCCCTTTATCCGCCTAATTCACTTTATCCGTTGGATGAGACTTTTGGTCATGAGTTCTTTAAGGATATGGATGACGAATTTATGCGGCTGTTGCATGTTCTGAATGGTACACGATATAGAGCGGTTGACGCTTATTCGATCTTGCATATGCAAGCTAGTAATCAAGATGTCGCTATGGGTCGAATTATGAGTGACCAGTGGGGGCAGATTTCATCTATGTGGAATAAGCTGTGGAAGGTTTCCCCAGAATTGAAGAAGATTTGGGATAAGAATAAATGTATTCAAAATTACTAACATCATTCAACCTATTTATCCGAGGATAATATGTCTAAAATTATGCAAGTCTATGCCGCATACAATCGTCATGATATCGATCGGTTTAATAGTAGCAGCGGGGGTATGTTTTCAGCTTTTGCCAGCAAAGTTTTAGCCGATGATGGGTACGTATTCGGCGCGGTGTTCGATACGGACTTTAGTGTGGTTATGAAAGGAACTAACTCCGATATCACGCCTATGATGGGGTCGAAATATTTGAGGGCTAAACCTGGTACCTCATTCAAGGATTGCGAAGACTTATTGGAAGCTGGTACGACGGTGTTATACACGGGAACCCCGTGCCAAATATATGGTTTAAAAGCCTTCCTAAAGAAAGACTATGAAAACTTGTACACGGTCGATATATTTTGCCATGGAACACCGAATGCGAACGCATGGCAACGCTATTTAAGGGAACTTGGAAAACCAATTGAATCAGTTAATTTTCGTGACAAGCGAAACGGGTGGACAAATTATGGTATTTCGATTAAGTTCAAGGATGGAACCGAGCTATACGAATCCCATAATACTAATCGTTATATACAGTTATTCTTAAATAATACCATTTTAAATAAGTCGTGTTTCGAGTGTAAATATAGAGCGAACAGCGTGGCCGATATTAGTATTGGCGACCTGTGGGGTTACACACAACTCGGTGACAAAGTGCCTAGCGACAATCGAGGGTTATCCGCTGTCGTCATTCATACTGAGAAGGGTCAGAAACTGGTTGAGTTGGCTGATATCAACAAGGTACAAATTGATTATTCCTTTGTTACCAAGAACAACTGTATTGATATGAAACTGACGGTTCCACCATATCATTCATTTTACACTAAACTCACAACACAACCGAAAATTGGCATCGTCACGGATCAAGTGTACAAAAATGTTGGCGGAATTTTACAGGCGGTGTCGCTTTCCAGCATAATTCAAGAATATACTGGATTCCAACCAGTATTTCCTAACCAAATTGACAATGGGCATCTTAAATACTTTGATAAGCACTGTAAATGGGAGTCTAACTCAATAAATGATAGTTACCAGGTGATGGTGGTTGGTAGCGATCAAGTATGGAATCGACTTTACTGTACGCCGGTACCATTTAATGATAAATATTGTATTCATCCAACCATCAAAAAAGTTGTCTATGCAGCTTCGTTCGGTCATCACGACTACTTATATAGTGATGACGAAATACGTCGTATTAGAGAGTCGCTTAAACAAGTCAAGTACATATCGACTCGCGAGCTGTTTGGTCAGGTAATGACCCGGCGATGGTTCCACGTCGACTCGACGCCGGTGCTCGATCCGACGATGTTGCACGACGCTAATTTCTACTTAAATACTATCAATGAGTCACCTTGCCTTGATAATGACGGTATATTTGCCTATATACTTGACGACAGTACCGAATGGCAGTCTTCATTGAACAAACTAGCCAATACACTAGGAACGCAAGTTCTTCCATTTGATGGGAGCTGTGAGCAGTTTATCAGCAATATGAACAAAGCTAAGTATGTCATAACCGATTCATACCACGGTACTGTATTCAGTTTGATATTCAACAAGCCATTCATAACGTATCGTAACGTCGCTCGTGGGAACGACAGGTTCGATGACTTGTGCTTCCGGTTCAAACCAATTAGGAACCAGTTCGTAACCAAAGTCGCTGATATATGTAACACAGACTTGCTGAATGCGACACCTAACGTCCAGAATTATATCTTGTACTTCCGCCAAGGAAGCCTAGATTTCTTACGGCGTGGATTGATGCAGATTTAGTATAGCATTAATACTTGTATATGGTGCTCATTGATTGATTCTACAAATCCTTGCAGAACGTCAATCAATTTAGTGCAATCCGATATGAGAGTGTTTCGATCGTTGTCGGAAAGCTCCTCGATGTTATATTTAGTTTTTGCACAAGTTTCAATGTGTTTAGATAATTGTTCGAGTAACGTATGAATTGTCGTTGAATGTTTCTTTGCTATTCGAATGCATCTGTGTAAAAAATCAAAGCCGGTCAAATCAACTCTGGTCTCGTACTCTCTAATACCGTCAATAATCTCATTTGCCGATACGTGCTTGGTTCGAGCTTTATCACGAAGCTCGGTTAAAAAATCATGTAATGCACCGTAACCGGTTTCCTTAAAGAACCAAGCCATATCATACAACTGTCGGTAAGCAATGTGTTTCAATATATTTTTTATTCGTGTTCCAATACTGGTTAAATATGATACCGCCAGTTTTACCGCTTCTATCGGGCCAGTCCATTTTGATTTACAAATAAGATATACACAGATTACAAAGCATAATGCACCTATTGAAAATTTACCTAATTCGGTTAAATTGATATCCATTTGGGCATTCCTTTAAATATTGACATACTTCATTACATGTCAACATTTAATATAGCAAAAATTAAGTATTTTGCAACTCACTCAACGTTCCGACCGCTTACCAAGGACGAGCTGGTTATTCTTATTCACAAATCCTCGAAAAATGAGCACTGACTTCCACGATCAGTTTATACCGGGCACGCGCCATATATAAATATATGCGTGGCCATGCCACCGGTTGCCCAGGGGGACAAAAATTGCTATATATGGATCATGGAATACAATAATGTGACTCTATTTGGCAACGAATACCAAGTGTTTTACGGTTCGTGTTGCACAAGCAACTCCCCCAAGCGCACCCTATATGTTGAGTTTACCGACGTATGTAATGCCCACTGCCCATTTTGCTCGGCGCAACATGGCACGAGGGTACTATCGCCGAAATCGTTGGAGAAATGCTTGGCCGAACTCGTGTCAGCTGGCGTGGTTGACCGCGTATCCGTCACCGGGGGTGAACCGCTTATCGTCCCCGATTATATCACCCTGTCCAATCTGTTCAACGTATTGGACAACGGCGGACTGGACTACTATGCAGTGACGACCAACGGTAGATACCTGGCGAAAAATTTTGTACTTCTTGATGGGCTGACCAAATTGAAATACCTGAACATCAGCCGTCACCATTACGACGATGAGGCGAATCGTGACGTATTCGGTGACAGGGATATTCCCGGGCTGGATACGGTGGCCGCCATATTGCACATGTTGAAACCGGATGTAATACGGAGCCGGTTGAACTGCACAATGCATACGGCTGACATCAACCCGGAATGGATACAGTCTTACATAAAGTCAGCATCGGAACATGATATCAAATCCATACTATTCCGCCCCGACTACTTCGGCACACGGAATCCCACCATATTGAATTGGTTCGCCAATAACCTTGCCGGTCGCAAGGATTCAACCAAGTGCCACTGCATGCATGGGCACATGGGGGATGTCATGGTGGAATACCGTGATGTTGACGTTGCGCTTGAACGAAGAATCGAAATGTCCGGTTCATACATAAGAAACTTCGTATTGCATGCCGACGGTCGGCTTACCGGTGGATGGTCAAACGAGTCGATAGTATTACACGAGTTTGGGTAAACCGCGCGTTTTCCTTAGGCCATTCACTGTCCTTGGACAAGATCGGAGCTGTGGCCGTAAGTTGCCCGGGTTCCCCTATTTCGGATCCGTGATGTCTTGAATCTTGGGGTTTGTGATTTCGTCGAGGCCGATGGCACGTTCGCCACCTAGCGAGGCGAACTTTTCTCGGCTGAACCCGGATTCGTCGATGTACTTCTTGATCAGCTCGATACACTTGCGGAACACCGGTTCGCGTATGTAGCAACGGTCCAGGGGAATCATCCACGCATGCCCGTCAGTCCAATCTTCGTTATGTTCCACGTCATCAAGCAGACGCATTTCGTTATTGAACAAACGCCATTCGTAGCGAGGGAATGTGCATGTCCATACCGGTACATCCTTGTATAATGCCAAGTATCGACGGTTGTGTTCGTACCCGTTGCAATATATGCCATAGCCGCGATAGATGAGAATCTTCAAGCCGTATTCACGCGATATGCTGATGTAGTCTTCAAGAGTCAGCAGGTCGCTCGAGTAGTCGCACGTGTCATACGGCAGTTTCTCGGTCTCGTCATAGGTGAACTGGTCGACACCGTGCTTGAGAAACTGGTTTTCTGGCTTGGGATAAATTCTGTCAAGCATTAGTCGTCCTCCCCGTACTGGATGTCTTCGTTGAGTATGCAGCGGATACGCTTCACGAGAGTATCGATGTCCTTGTGCTCGAAGGTGCACAGTGCTCTCCATCCCCATCCACACTTGCCGCATGCCCCGAGGACATACGGATCCTTGTGGTTCCATTTGGTTACCGAGACGGCATATTTGGCGATTGTGGGAGTCTTCAGTTTCCAGTACCAGTCGTCGCGGTCCCGTCGCTCCTGTTTGCCCTGGAAGTCCATCAGCACCTCGCAATCCAGTTCCTTGAACACGGCACGGATCTTGTCGAGTTCTTCTTTGCTGAAGGAAATCTGGCGCATGAGTATGGCCATATGCTTGCCTAGAATGAGCCATGCGTCAAGGTTACTGTCCTTGACCTTGTCGATGGCGTCAATCGCCGCCTGGAGCCGGTCCGGATCGTACTTTTCCGGATGATCCTTTACTGAATTCCGCATGGCCTCTATGACGGACTCGCGTAGTTCCTTGATTCTGGTTTTCTCGGCGTCTCTTCCCATTGCGCTGACTCCTTTCTACGATTTGCCGAACAATTTACTGGCGTCGCCGTTGCCATAAACGGCATCCCAGGCCTTGAAGAATGTTTCCTTGTCCCCGAGGGTAGTTTCCACCAACAACTGCGCCCCATCGTGGTGTTCCTCGCGGCGATACTGGAATACACTGATCTCCCGCCCCCAGACAAGATGGCACGATATATTTGTGGTTCCGGCATTAAGCACCATGCTCACCTGGATACCCCGTTCTTCCCAGCAATCCAGCACGCCGCCGATGTACTGTACTTGTGTATCGGGCGGGATTGGGCGTGCGGCTGTCCTTTCGATGTCTTTCAGCATCGTATTGTAGTCGGCCAATTTTTGCTCTTCCGGTGTTTTCTTGGGTTTCGTACTGGTTGTCTCGTTAACCTCCGGCGTTTTTGGGGTCGAGTTTAAATCGGCGCTCGCCGGCACATCCTTGTTGCCGCCGCGCAGTTCACTGAGTTCGGCTTCCAGTTCGGTGATTTTCTTATTGCCCGATGCGATGATTGACACCATCATCGGATAGTGGCGCAGCTTGTCCTTCAGTTCGCCAATTTCCTGCTTCATCGAGCGTATACGCTCGTCGACATCGGATTTCAGGTAGAACAGCTCAACGGTAGTCGTGAAGTCCCCATGGTCAACAGGAAAGTCGTATGTTCTCAGCTCTTCGCTCATGTATCGCTCCTTTGATTAGTATTCCGATGCTTTAATTCGCCGCCATCACCCTGCTCGTCTCTGCACCTCGGGTATTTCGGGGGAGGCGGATACGGGTTGGCTATCCGTACCGTCTCATTTTCATTGAATGGCTTGGTGACATCTATCGAGGCAACGTATGACATGTCCTCGTCGCGGGGGAGGACATGGTCGATTGTCTCGACAAGTTCAGACGAAATCGTGTTCGGCCCGAAGTATACCGTTTTGCTCTCCACGAAGTCTATACCGAATCTCTTCTTGAATGCCTTGTATCCGCCAACATTGGCATATGTAAGGATGACATCAGACGAACAGCGTCCACAGAACCCCGACATGCTCCTTATGTGTGGCCAGATCAATTTCCCGATTGCTAACACGAGGGCCTTCCTGTAAGGATTCACTATGGTGGTCGTGTTCCAATTCGCTCGTGCCCTGAGGCCGCTCATGCCGTTCGGTGCTTTAGCGTGTTGTCTTCTCGGTGTCATCTGGGATTCTCCGTCCGCTGTTGAGCCCGCATGAAAGCGAGAGCAGGAATGATTTTCTTTTCTCGTCCTCGTCGGAACGGGTCACGCAGTATTTGGCCCGTTCCCTGGAGAGCGCGATGGACAGCTTCCGGGGGCACTTCTCTATTTCGGTATAGGCTAAGTGGACCGGTGCCACCACCATGTCGAACTTGTGGATGTATTCGCGGATCTCGGCGGGCGTCCGCCAGGTCTCGATGAAGTAGTCGGTGACGCGCCCAGAGCTGCGCAGCTTGTGCGCGGTCCCTACGGGAATCGCGGCTTCCAGCAGTATGACGAACCGCGGCACCGGCTGGAATGTGTATTCCGCCGTCACCCACTTGGGGATGATTACATGGACTAGCGGATTTTGGACTGGTTGCTGTTGCATTGTGACCTCAGAAAAAGTTAAAATTTATTTACGGGTGCGGCTTGTTGATGGTATTCTGGATGTCATTCATCTGCCGCAGCCAGTAACCGTCCAGTTTCGGGTCAAAGGGGCGCGGGGGTTCCTTCGGGTACCTGTCGTGCAGGATTTCCGCGCTTATGCCCAGCCAGTCGTGGATTGCCCGGTCGTTTTCGAGCAGGGTCTGGGGGTAGGGAGGGTCCTTCATGTGGGTATGGAAGAACCCGGCGACATCGGTCATGTCCGGCAGTTTACGGAGGAACAGCGCGGGGTGGCCGTTGATCGTGACCGCCGACCAGCTCTCCTTGTATGTCGTCCGGCGGCCTTCCTTGACCGTGGTTGTCTGTGTCGCCTTCTTGTAATGGAACTCGTTGCATGTATTCCCGGCGTTGCCCCAGAAGTAAATCGTGTCGAGGTCCCCGGTTTTCGTGTACTTGAAGCAGAAGTGCATGTCTTCGGTCCCGTCGTAGCAGAACCATATTGCATACGGGCGCTTGCTGTCGTCGGAATACTTGACCACGAGCCTCCTCGGCCTCGGCTTCTTGTTTTCGTCGGCGTAGTAGATGCCGGTAAGCCTTCCAAGTTCATCCCGTTCCTCGTAACGGTAATACGGGTGCCATGTGTCGGACTTATACACTTCCTGTCCATGGAAATTGGACGAAATCTCCCGCTGGTTAAGGAACGGGCTTGCTATCTTGAACTTTCTGTTGGTCCGCGTCGAACTCATGTCATAGAACTCCGGTGATGTTCGCCAGGCACCAGATGATTGCCACCACGCAGATGCAGAGCATCGTAGCGCATTGCCGGATCCAGAACCTGCGGCTGGCGTTAAACGCCGGGACCCTGGGGTCTGGCTTTGTAAACAGAAGGAATCCACCCAGGATTACCGCCGAAAGCAGCCCGAGATACATGGCTGCCATGAGGATGATACATGATATGGTCATTGTTTTTAGTGGGTGAGAGGAATTGCTCTCTCCTTGTACATGAATATAGCAAAAACCATCACCGGTGTCAATTCTGAATTTTTTGCTATATTTGGGATATGATAGCTGAATTTTCTATGCCCAATTCCGTGCGGACCGCAATAATGAAGCTGTTCGCGAGCAAAAACCAAGAATCCGAGTTTACCGATGCGTACGCAACGGGTGGCTCGTGCAGAATCCGGGCAGATGTCCGGTTCTCGTTGTCCCAGCTCAAGGATCCGACCGAAGAAGAGAGGCGGCTGCTGGAAACAATGAGAAAAAAGGAGAACAAGATAAACTCGAAAAGAAATGCCCTGCAGGTTAAAGTGTTCGAGTGCTACAAGACGATCTTAAAGGAGTGTCGCGAATGGCTTCTTGGGAAGGTGGTGCTCGCTGACGATTGCACGTACATTATGGTCAACTCGGTTGACCTTTACCAAGACGGGGGCGGGACACTGATGATTTCCGGCCCGGGCGTGGATAAGAACCTCTGGAATATATGCCTGACTCATCGCGATGAAAGCATATTTGAATTGCATGATCTTGAACGTGACTTTTTGGAATATATGGCGATAATGTCGAGACGGTTCAAGATGGCCGATTTCTCTGACGTTACGGATGTCCTGACACAGAAGAAGGCCGAAACCGAACAAAAATTCGACCAAATGCTGGATCGCGTGAGGGCATTCCCCTCATCGAAATTCCCCGACCCGAAGCCGTTCCATCCAGAGGAGTGGTGGTGAGTATGAAGCGCCGCATAGCTTACGAGACGATTAAGTTCTGCCACATCATTGCCATGGAGGACTCCCCGCATCACCCGATCCCGAATGCGGTGGCATCGGTGTTCATGGAATCGTACTCCATGAAATTGCCGAACAACTGCAAGCATGTTGTGCTTGTCAACGGGAAGAAGGTTACCGCGGTCGACGCAACGGATGCACTGCAGGCGAAAATCACGGCATATATTGGACACGAGCCCGAATCCGTTCGGGATTACTGATTGTTGGGGATAACCATGAGAAAAAGCAACGAAATAAGGACCGAAATCAGGTCACTCGGTCGAGAATATCACCAGATTACCTGCGGCGAACTCCGGGACATCTGCCGCCGTTACGGTGATAAGCAAATCTACCTGGTGGATGCGCATAACGACGAGGTGCCCGGGAGGTTCACCCGGATACATGATTTCATGCACAGTTACCGTTGGGAACTCCATCCGGGGGATTGCTCCGACGCGGTGGGCATGGTTAACGAATCATTCGGGCAGTGGGGTGGCTACATAGACGTTCCGGTGTTCATCTGTGACACGGCACATGGCGCGGACGGGGGTTCCCCGGCATTCGGCGAATATACCATCTGCGGCGACCGCATCGTGTTCCGCAGGAACGTCGAGGCATACAGGAGATATCTCAATCTCCTGGATGAGCTTGCCACGGCAAGGAAAGCTGAGGCCGATGCTTACCGCAAGGAACTGTGCAGAACGAGTCGGGATATTGTTCCATTCGAACGTCCCCGTGTACGCGGATGTAGAAAATTTCCCCCAATGTTTCCGGATGATTCCCTGAAAATTCCGAACGTACCGAGGAATCGCAATGAAAGGCGACATCCGGACCTGCTGGCGAACCACATAATAGGCGTTACCCCGGTTGCCGGTCCGGTGGAATTTCCCAAATCCCTCCGTGAACTATATGGTGGAAAGTGATGCCCGGGCCGCGCGTCGAGCCCAGTCTGCGCGTCGAATACCATCAATATAGTCCCGAATCGACTCAACGGAAAGCTCTATCCCCAGGTCATACATTTCTTTCATGACGTGGCCGTATTCGGTGGTCTCTATGACATATTCCAGGGTACCCGGTCGGAGTCGAGGTGGCGGGGCGACCGGGGTTATCGGAAGGTACCGTTCTACCGCGCCGGCATACTTGGCCATAAATTCCTTTGATGGATTCAGTTTGAACTCATATGGAAGATCGGCAAAAAGCTGCTCGATTCCGCAACCGAAATGGACACCGAAGGTCCAATAACGCCGTTCGGCCTCCTCGACTTCATGGAGAATCCATTCCTTGTGGTTCACGCCTCCTCCCATCCATCCCGGACCATGCGCGGCTTCATTTTCTTTTCGAGCGCGCCGGACCCGTTACAAAGGGAGCATTCCACGTCCCGATACTGCCAATCGTGCACGCACCCGGAATCGGGCATGCCGGCTGGATACGCATCATACTTTTCCTGTATTTTGCCGCTCCCGTTGCATTGCGGGCATTTGAAGCCGAGTGGACGGAATTTGCAGATGATTTCACCGAGCGTGGAATCATTTCCATACACTTCGATGAGGTTTTGCACTATATAGAACATTTCGGGGAACTTGTATTCGTTCGCGTCACGCATTATCGCAGCCGGTACAGTTCCCCGTTGGGTTTTCGGTTTTCCTTTGGGGTTGTACGGCTTTCCCGTGGAGTCATAAAATCTGTAATCGAGCATATGAATGCTGGACAATAGGTCCTTCTTTCGCCTCATCGTGGCCTCCGTTGCATATGTCCGAAATATAATAAAAATGTTGCGGAAATGGCAATTTTTGTTCGCATTTTTACTATATTTAGTAAAAGTCTATGCCCACCCAAAATGTGCAGACAACCAACAAGGATAATAAAATGAAGAAAATCGCATTGGCCATTCTCACAGCCGTTGGAATTTCCGCCGCGTGCTCGGACCCGTATTACTATGTATTGACCCTCAAGGTCAAGCAGTCCACCTTTACGCTCAGCATCAGCGAGCATATCAAGAACAGCATGAACGCGATCGAGTTCAACATCCCCGTCGAAAAGAGCTTCTGGGAATCCCAGTCGATCGGGTCCGAAATCTCGAACCACTGGAAGCCCGGTTCGCTCATTTTCAACGGCGACTTCTCCAAGCTGAAGGTCACTGTTACGAACAAGACGACGGTCAGCCGTCCCGAATGTAGATAGCTGGCGGGGGTGACGAATGAAAGTAACCCTGGAAAACGACCACTCATATGATGTGGAGATTGACGACGGGAAGATGAAAATCTACCCGAGCCCGCTTTCAGAAACCGAGCTTAATCAGGTCAAGCATGCCGCGATACAGATGTTCATGAAGCAGGCGGACTTCATCAAGAACTCGTCTGAAGGCGATGAAGGTCTTACCAAACAGCTTGTCACGGTAAACGTGGAACAGTTCTTTGACCATATCGACAGAATTGACAACGACCGGCGCACTGCCGATGGATCCGATTTTTCGTACCGTGTATCGAGTTATGGCGATTCTAACACCGACGTACACATTTCCCGGCAGGGCTCTGTTAGGGTCGAGGGCGTCGAACAATTTGAGATGTTCCCGTTCGAACAGGTGAGCATACACCAGTCCGCCACCGGATATGACCTCGATGCCCCGCGTGTATGGTGCGTAACATTTGAAAAGTATCAGCGTGTCGACAGGACCAGCCGGGAAGTTAAGAAGGTGGCCAATCTTCATTGCTATTTCGCCAACGACGCCGATGCGGTCAACCGCATCAGGAACTTCGTAAACTCGTTCTGCTATATATCGAAGAGTATCTAGGTTTAACGGCGCTCCCTAACCAAGAAGTTAAAATCAAATAAAGGAAACACCCATGACCGCCATGCACGGCAAACGTGAAAAAGATCTGAAAGGCCGCATCAGGCAAGTGAACGACTACCCGCTCATAGCCCCGAAATTCCTTGCCAAGATGCAGGAAGAACTCGGACGGCTGTGCCCCGACCGCTCGGAATACCATACGTGCCCGCAGTGTGGACACTCCTTCAAGGACTGAAAAGGAAAATAAAAATGAAGAAGAGATCGATATTCGATTTTCTTTCCAAAACGCCGAATTACAATGGACCTTCTGTTGAAGATATTGCTAAGGAAATGAAAAGAATTAATCAAGAACGAGAACATGGAGCTTTTGCAAATGCCTTAGCAGAGTATGATAGGCTAAAAGAAGTTGGAAGTTTATAGGTTTAACGGTGCTCCCTAACCAAGAGGTTAAAATCCGATGTCGAGATATAGTAGGTTTCTGTGTGAAGATGATGAAGTCAAGCGCACCGAGGTGATGCAATGGCTTTCCCGTAACGAGGACGTGCCTCGGGAACGCTTGGAGCGTTCGGAAGAGCACATGGACGCACTTCTATACATGGCACAGGAAACCATGACGGCGGAAGAAATCGCCCGGGCCATTGTACTCGGGTCTATACCGGGGTGGGCCACTGCGACTCTTCGTTTCAACGGTTATGCCCATCCAAGTGCTGCCTACAAAACGATATGCTAAAAAACTACAGTCAACATTTTGGGCGGGTATAGCCCAATAAAAAGGAAACTTTCATGGAAAAATATGACATAATGCTAGTTGGCGCCGGCCTGTATAATGCCGTCCTGGCCAATAAGTTTGCAAACCACGGATTCTCCGTGCTCATTGTAGAAAAAAGGAACGAGATCGGTGGAAATTGCCATACGTATGAACTCAACGGCATCACCGTGCACAAGTATGGAGCGCACATCTTCCATACATCCAACGAGGAAGTATGGCGATTCGCTACCAACTTCGCCAATTTCGTGCCGTTCCAGAACTCGCCCATCGCCATGACCAAGCAGAATGACAAGTACCTGTACCTGAACCTCCCGTTCAACATGAACACGTATTCCCGTATCTGGCCCGGTCTTTCCCCCGAGGAAATCACCGCGAAGATTGACGAGGAAATCGAAGAGGCCAAGGCGAACAGCGATCCGGACACCCTTTCCGGATGCTGCATGCGCATGGTGGGGAAAACGGTGTTCGAACTTCTTGTCAAGGGCTATACCGAGAAGCAGTGGAACCGTTCCTGCGACGAGCTGCCGGCTAACCTAATCAAGCGCCTGCCGATGCGTTTCACATGGGACAACAACTATTTCAACGACAAATACCAGGGAATTCCGGAAGAGGGGTACACCAAATGGATCGAGAACATGATCTTCCGCGACGCCCCCTCCCGGGTGCACTTGATGCTCAATACGGATTTCGTGAAGAGCCTCCCGGACCTGTTTCCATTGGCTGACCACATATTCTATTCCGGTCGTCCCGACCTCCTGCTCGGATTGAATACCCTGGAATTCAGGGGTCTCGACTTCACGACGAACGTGTACCCCGTACCCGATTTCCAGGGAACCGCCGTGGTGAACCATACCACACTGGACGTTCCATACACCCGGACCATCGAGCACAAGCATTTCCAGCCGTGGCGCGATTCCGATCGTTACGGTATCCGCAACAACACGACCGTCGTTACGGTTGAAACGCCAGTCCCATGTCTTAAAGAGACCGATGAGCCATACTACCCGATAAACAACCCGGAAAATGACAAAGTATATCGGAAGTATGCGAGATGGGTGGAACAGGGTGAAAACGGGGCGGAAAAGTACCGTTTCGGGAGTAAAGTACACCTGTGTGGACGGCTCGGCCTGTACCGGTATTTCGACATGGATGATTGCATCGAATCCGCATTGAAAATGGCGGAGAAGTGGATTCCCAAAATTCAGAATGGTATACTCGACGACATACTCAACGACAAGGAGTAGTTCACAGAAAGAGTGGGTAGGAAGATGCCGTCCCTTTAGGGCGGCATAGGAATGCCCACGAGAACACTTTGGGAACAATTTATTCCAATATTGTGCCTAAAATACTTGCTTTGCAAACCGAAATTATCTAAACTTATAGGTGAACACGGGTGAAAGTTATATGGTAGAACTGACCTACAATGCAGAGATACGGTTCCGTACCAAGGAAGACCACGAATACTGGTCTAGTATTCTTGCATTGTCCAGGGAAGCCTATAACAAGTGTGCTAACATATTAGATTCCAACAATGTCCATATAGACTTGCGTTCAGTCCATAAAGCCGTGTATGATATTCTCCGAGAAGAATATCCAACAATTCCAAGCCAAGCCGTAATCAAAATATACAAGGAATGTATATCGGCATTTCGTTCCATCAAGAGCAACGGTCATAAGAAGCACAAAATACCAGAAAAGCATGGTCTATCAATGAGGCTGGACAAGCGGCTGTATTCCAAGTTCAATCGCAAGAGCATTGCATTGTGCTCCGGCAAGGCTTGCAAAAGAGCCGTAGCGGATATGGTCGGCTATGACAGGCTGGAGTCGCTGTTTGTGCAATATACCACCGCCGACCCGTTGATTTTCATGCGAAATGGGCGTTTCTTCCTTTCGATAACATTCAATGTTCCCGATGTACCTCTATATGATGACAACTGCATCGGATTGGATATGGGCGAACGCCGTTTCGCAATTTCCTCCGATGGCATCATGTTCCATGACAAGGAATATAACAAGCGTAAACGCAAACTACGTTACTTGAAACGATGCTTGCAGAAGAAAGGAACCAAGTCAGCTCATAGGCATTTTCGTAAGCTATCCATCAAGGAACATAACCAGTCTACCGATATGTGCAGAAAGATTGCCAATGCGGTAATTCAAAGCACAGCGGCTTCCATTATCGTAATGGAAGATTTAAGCGGAATTAAGCAGAAGACTTCAAAGTCTAAAGAGGGATTCAAACGGAAATCCCATAATCGTAGGATGTACCAAATTCCATTCTACAAGTTCAAGCAAATTTTGTCATACAAGGCACCGCTGTACGGTAAGACAGTGGAAACGGTTTCTCCGTTCATGACAAGCCAAACAGATTGCACCACCGGCAAGAAGGAAGGTACTCGCAAGAATCGTAGATTCTATTGCAAGAACGGTACTGTCCTGGATGCCGACTGGAATGCCGCAATCAATATAGCTCGGAAGAGCAAACATCCTTCCTCGTTCAAGACGCCCCTTGATGGTGCATTGAGAACTTGGAAGGCAGGGTGTATGTCAACCGCCCAATCGTACATAAGCCTCCCTGCGGTAACAACGGGAGCCGTACAAGCTCACGCCCTTTAGGGCGTGGGTAGTTGACTTGGTTGAATTGGGTGAATTGCCTTACGGCCCGGGCACCGCAACGGGCCGCAAATATTCCGCCGGGATAGCCTTGGCGAGCCATACCTTGTCGTTGCCGACATAGAATTCCACGCCGGCTTTCCTTGCCTTCACGGTGTCTATTTCCAGGATAACAATGTTTCCCTTACGTCTCTTTGCCACCATCACCGCGATATCCGGAGTGATGGACATATGGACGTATTGGCGGCTCATGGGGAGAAGCCCCGTCTCCGCGATTGCATCCATGGCAATGTCGTTGGTTCCGTGGTACAGGACATCGGGGGGTATCCCGGGGTCCTTCCTGATGAACATAGGTACGCTGTGGCCGTACAGGGCGCGGATGCGGTCCTCGACGATTTCGTGGCGCTTCTTGTCGGAAGTGCGGATAATGTCTTCAAGGTCGGCCCGGGTTACCGTCTGATCATAGTTCCCGGATTCGTTGATTGCATGCAGGAGCTGGTCCACGGGGACGAAACCGGCTTCGTCCAATTCCAGTTCGTATTCCCACGGCGCATGCCGCAGTGCATAGGAGATTTCCTTTGAAAGTTCTGTCAATTTCATGTCTTGCCTTTATCTGAGTGTCGTTCCATGATTGCGGCTTCCCGTATATTAGATCGTTATTTGGACTCCCGCCGGAACATGTCCTTACATCCGCCGTGCGCCCACTTGGACCGACAGCAACTTCCACGCAACACACATTGGTACCGGCAGCCTTTGGCGTGCCTGCATCCCATCGCACGGCATTCTTCGATGGTGCATTTCTTTACCAAGTTGTCGGCCTGGGTCATTAATGTCTCTATTTCGGCTTCCTTTTCCGTTATGATGTCATGGATTTTGGCTAATTGCGCCAATACATCCGGGGTAATCACCGGCGGGTCAATATATTTGTGTTTTGTCGTTGCCATGTAACTATTCCTCCGTTCCGGCGAGTGCCGGTCTAAAGTCATGCTGCATGTCGATGCTGATGAGCGGAATGGGCATCGGCTGGGCGTTCATTGATGCACCGGATGGTTCATGTGAATCAGGCGTGAATACGTTAATGTAGTCACAAAATAACGGCTTGTTGCTCACTTCGGCCATTTCCTCGGGACTGAGAAAACCGATGCCGTGGCTAGGCGGCTGTGTCGCAGTCACCACGGTGCACCGGCGGGACTTTACTAACTCGCGGATGGCCTCGTATATTTTTGTCAATTCTTTGGCGGTGCGCATGACGGGATTCTCCTAGATTGTCTCTCCAATCATATCCAATATATAGCAAAATGGTTGCCTTTCGGCAACCACCCTACTTATCGCTTTTCCGGTATGCGAGCATTGCCTCCAGGTCTTCCACTGGCAATGCATCGGCTAGTCGTTTCAGGGGAATCTTGCCTTCATATTCGACTGTTGCCGAATTCGGGAATTCCCCATGTACCAGACGGTTATTGAGCACAATCAGCCTGGATTTTCCCAAGCGCATGATGCATAGATCATATTTCTTGTCCGGTAGCATTAGATAATTCCTTTTTGAGTCCAACTGCATCGCTCATTTCCTTAGTGGCCTTGGCAATGTATTCGGCAAACTGTTTCGCCGTAACGACTCCCATGGCGAAACCTTTTCTCGGGGCAACGAAATTGCACAATTCCAGATTGACGTTGAACGTGCCGAATGACAGGCTGTTCGCCTCGTTCGACCACTCGTTGACTTCATCGGTGCGCCGCACTCCAGCCCCGTAAATCTTCAACCCGAGATCATATTCCGTGTAGTCCACTAATTCTAATGTGCTGCGGATGCTGTACACTTCAATTATGGTGACAGTATGGTTGAGGTTGGGTTTGACACATAGATATTTGCCTGCTAGGTCTTTATGCAACTGTTCCGCAATCTGCTCCCCGATGCCCTTCAGCACATCGTATTTTTTCGGGAGCTCCTCATGGGACACCGTGTCATCCTCGTCACATGCGGCCAAGAGTTCCCGGGCGTTCGACTTAACATTTTCGTATATAGCGGCGCGGGTTGCATCATCTCTGGTGGCATAACTTCTGACAGCGGACTTGAGGGATTCCAGGCTACCTATCGCGTTGCATATCTTGGTCGCCTTGGCGTTCGTCTGGTAATAGTGGCTATCGTCGGCTTTGTTCGCTTCGACGAACTTAGCGAACAGCGCCTTGGTGGTGTCTGATAGGAAACCTTGGTTCGGTGTGATGCTGATGGTCTTTAATGACATGGCTATGCTTATTTTCTCTTCGGAATTTTAATGTTGTTCACTTTGCCTAGAGGGATTCCCAGGATTTTCAGTTGCAACTCGGGAAGGCTCTCCCGCCCTGTATAGGCGCAAATCCATCGGATATCTTCCAGGATTGTGATCATTTTCTCCTGATTTTCCAGCAGCTTTAATTTGAGTTCGAAGTCGGTCATGGGTTTCCTGGATTAAAATTAATGCCGCATACCGAGGACGATCCGGTGACCTCCACACCAAATGTAGGCGGGTGCTCTACCAACTGAGCTAATGCGGCCACCTCCTATGGAATTTAATCCAAGTAGGAGGCGTTGCCCTCTCCGGGGCGAGTTGTGAAGACTGAGCCTATTGGCCACTCCGGCAGCAACACACACTTTTCCAGTTCGCGAACCTGGTGCCTCTCTGTGCACTGAGCATGGCGGTGCGGCGGGTTTGCCTTCCTGGCCGGCGTGCCTTCACGTTTAATATATAGCAAATTGATTGCTGGGTGGCAACCATCGAGCGTCACTGCTTAATCTCGGCAGCCAACTCCTTCCTGATTTTGCCAAGTATCCAGTTCAGCGGGGCATCGATCTGCTTCCGGAACCGGTCATGCAGCGTGGGAATTTCACCACCCCCAAACCCCAGTATGCCACCATACCAGGTGTACGTGATTGCATCGTCCACGCCGAAGTGTTTTAGTATGCCGACCAGCATGCACCCGATTGTCATGAGTACGAGGAAGGCGGTGGTGAGAACTACGACGCTGTACATGAATCTGATCGCTTTAACCATAAAGTCCTCCATATGGATTGTTGTCCCGTCCCTGTTCTGTCATCTTCGTGCTGGAAATGTAGCAAATAAATAAATGGGCGGCAACGTAAAGCCATAGATGGGGAGTGCGGCAAGCGAGTACATTATTTCTTCAAGGCAGCTTCCTCGTCCGGATTCACAATCTTGTCGCGTATGTACAGGTAGGCGCGTCCGGTCCCGGTCAGCAGCATGTCGAGGGGGATGGCGAGCCCCAGGCATATCCAGTACGGGAATAGTACCGGAGTGAACACCAATGCAACTCTGAACACCCGGTACCTGAATATCCGAGCCTCACGCCGGTCGAAATCGAAATTGTCCGGGTCTATCCGGACCAGCATCTGGAATAGGTTGATAAAATTGCACGCCGCGAGCACGAACAGTATACCAATCCCGTCATATATGTAGCAAATTATTGGCCCACTTAGCGCAAGCAGGCCATACGCCCAGGTCATGATGTAATAACCATTTTCATGTTTTTCGTATACGTCGATTAGCTTAGTGAGCTTCAGCATTTCTCTTCTCCTGTACGGCAACTACCAGGTTCTTGACGGCTTCCGCCTGTTCCTTCGGATTCTCGAATCTATAAGCGGTTTCGAGCTGGATTTGCGCCATGAGCAACGGATCGACCGTTTCGTTGGCCTGCCAGGGTGGTGGTAGGTTATTCTCGTCCTCTTCCTTCTTGGGTTCCATGTTCCTGATATACTGGCACATGTTGTCGGCATCCATGGGGACGGCCTTGATGATTCGTTCGAACAGGGCCATCACGCACAGGGTGTATTCCTCTGCATCACGTTCGGTATCGGTTAGCAAACTGCTGCCTCGTATGTCGTACGATGCGTCGATAAGTTCCTGTTTCTTTTCTGGGCAAAGGAGGTCGATTGCTTCCCTCAGCTTGTCCGCGGATATGGTGTCTTCTGTTTTTAAAGGTTTCATGTACAAAATATAGCAAATTTTACTATATTTGGAATATGGATATTAAACAAATTGACGCGAGAACCACCCATTTTGAGGAATGGCTTGCCAGTTGTTCCAAAAACCTGGATGACATGACCTTATCAAATGTTGATGCGATGTCCCGGGATGAGTCCGAAATGTTCGCGAAACTATTTGATCTGGATGAAACCGAGAAGAGTCTGATTTATCTACAATCCAAGGCGAAAGAAATAAGCGGCTACCTGCGTAAACTGTATCAGTGCAATCCGGGCAAGTTTCACTGTGATGTTGACCCGGATGGCGGAGTATATTGTACGGAAATTCGTGGTATCCGAGATTGCATCAATATGCTGGATGCGTATGTTCAAAAGATGTTGGACGAAAAAATGGAACGGAAAGAGGACACGGAACAACCGGTATACTGGTTCACTGACATGAGTGACATGTGACATGGGTTCATGTTTAGGGACGGTCTAATGAAACGGGAATACTTTGAAGAAATGTAGATTGGAGACATTGAAATGAATAAATGGACACCTACTCTCATGCAGGAATACGCAATGGCGCTCGGATACAGCCCCTTCATCTCCCATCCGGATCTGGATTACGTGAGCGGCCCGGGTCTACCCACCTTTGACGAGTGGATTACACACGTCAAGGAAGTGGTCGCAGAATACAGGAAGAAACATGCGGTGTAAGTTCTGTCCTTTCACGACTTTCGACTACTCGGACAATGTCCAGCTATGCGCTATCTTCGGGTGGGGCGAGGACGAGATAACCGAGAACCGGAAGGGCGAGGCGGGTTGCCGGTACAACCACGCGACCTTGGCGAAGATGCGGCAGGCTGAACTGGATTCCATCATCTGGGCTACCGGAAAACCGTGAAAAATAAGGGATTTTTATGAAACGAATTGGTATCACCGAAACATACGACCCGTGCTTTGTGCCGGACTGGGAAACCAAGCTCCTGGAAGCGAACATAGTCATCTCCAAGGAACTGACCGACGAGATGATAGAGAAGCTGCTCCTCGTGCAGGACAGGGTAATCTTTCACCACACGGTCACCGGTCAGGGCGGTACTATCCTCGAACCCAATGTCCAGACACCGGAACACGAATTTGCACAGTTTAGGAAGCTCCTGTCCCGAGGTTTCCCGCTGACCCACTATGTCCTCCGGCTTGATCCGATTATCCTGTGGTCCAAGGAAACACAGGACAACATCATCAAGGTACTGGAACTGTGGAAGCCCGTGGTCGAGGAGTATCAGAGATATATTAGGTGCCGAGTGTCCGTGGTGGACCTGTATCCCCATGTAAAAGAACGACTTGCGGCGGTAGGCTACAAGGTCTTCTACGATACTTTCACTGCACCGGATGCTGTATTCCGGCGCATCGATTCGATTTTCTGTCCATATTACCATACGTTCCAGTTCGAATGCTGTGCCGAGCCGAAACTGTTCCCGTATAATTTTGTGAGCTGCGGGTGTGCGAGTGACAAGGACTTGGCGCTTCTCGGAATTGACTTTAATGTCCGGGAAGAATATGGGGCTCCAGACAAAAAGCAGCGTGGGGACTGTAAATGCCTAGCGAAGAAACAGATATTAAACGTAAAGCCGCGCAGGTGTCCGCACGGCTGTTTATACTGTTTCTGGAAGGACTAGGTTAGTCCTTCTTTCTGTATGGCGCGAAACTGAGCTTGCATTTGAGTACCCCGTCATACTGGTTGTGAATGATAATCTTGTTCTTTCCTTCGTGTATGATGTAGTCCTGCTCACCGTCTACGATCTGATCACTCCATGGCGACAACGGTTCGCCGGGGATTCCCCAGTAGGCGAACACGTGATGGGGTCCTTCTTCCAGTCTATTCAATTCCTGTTGCAGGTCGAGACCTTCCTCTTCCAGGTTCTCGAAGTTAACCCGAACCGTTTCACCATCCTTGAAATCGGTCTCGATGACAACGTCGCTTCCCTTGGTGACTGAATAGGTAACCGGTTCCGGTACCTTGGGTGACACATCGTAGATGGGACAGAGCTCGGCGGTCTCGAAGAATACCTGGTTGTGTTCGAAACAGGGGCCGGGCATGTCCATGTACATGTGCTCCCCGAAGTCCGACATGAAACCCCAAATCTGCATCTTCAGTAGCTTCTTTGTCTCTCCCCGGACGTTCACGGCTACCAGGTGTTCCTTCATGTCGGCGATGTGTGCGTCGAGTTCCTCGGGACTGTAATACTTCTTCTTGTTTTCGCGGATTATTTCCCAGGTGCGCTCGTTGGGTTCGATGTAGACGCTGAGATTGGTGTTGATTGATGCGAGCATGTCGTTTTTTCTCCTGTTTTTCCAAAATGTAGCAATAACGGCACATTTCGGCAACCGGTTGCCACTTGTCGCATCTTTTGCTACATTTTGAACATGAAAAAGATTGATGATCCACAAGAAGTCAATGAATTGATTGAACAAAGTTTGCGATCATTCATTAACGACCGCGATAGCATCGTGGCTGCAGAGAAGCGCAAGGATATCATTGACACCAAGTTCATGCAATTGATGTCCCATGTTTTCTCAACGTATAAGTGCCTGATCGAAGAGGTATTGAAGCATCCGCGGCGTGATGGTGTCACGGGTAACGCGTTCATAGCCCCTGTAACCCTGTGGAACGGAATCTATCTGGAGATACGTCGGGAATTTGGTGGCGATAACGTGATGTTCATCCTGCGCAAATCGGGGGGCATACTGCAACCGTGCTCGACAATGTACGAGTTCGCCCGATGCACCATCATGTATAACCGTGAGGCCAATTCTTGGTGTTATGGCAAGGAACATTTCAAGTCAAAAAACGACGATAATCGCACGATTCTTGGCTACTACGTCAACCATTTCTCCATCAAACGTATTGCTACGCAATTGAAGAAGGAACTCCGCGAGAGGGTGGCATGCAAGGAATACGTCTCATGGCATCGCGTCCATGATATTCCGATGTTGTCAAAGTGAACATGTTTTGTTATATTTCCATAGGAAGTGTACATATTCTGTAAACACAATAAAGGAGTGAACCATGGGACTATTATCGAGCTTCGTTAACATCGTGACCGACACCGTGGAAACGGCTGTGGACATGGCGGCTACCCCGGTCAAGGCGGGAATGAAAGGCGCGCGTAAAGTGGCCGAGGATACAGAAAACCTGCTATCCGATATCCTGGATCCATTCAATGTTTTCCATGACGACTAATTACGGGAAATTGACCATGAAATGCAAGACAATGCCTAAAAAGCCGTCACTCCGGAAGGGTGATAACATCCATACCAATCTCGACAACTCGATATACCGTAGTGTCATCCTTCAGAATATCGCGGCGACATATACCGTAATCGACATCAAGACGAAAAAGAAAACGAAACACAAACTCCAGTATATCCACTTAGTCGAACCGAGAGATTACAGGAAGATAAACAAGGACCCTCTCTATATTTACACCTTGCTGTACGGGGTCACGAAACTTATCAAGCGCAAGGGCGAAACGTATGTCGGTGACTGGCTTACCATCCTCATTGGATGCAGGGGTGGCGAGAATTTCGACCGAGAACGCATGATTTCGGAACTTTCAATCGACAACTACGGCAAGTACATCTTCTGGGACTCCGGTAAGTCCGACCCCACCCAGCGTTTCAAGAACCTTCGCAACTTCACGTTCCATCCCGAAGAGGTCGCCCGTTTCAACAAGGACATGGGGAACCTCTTCCGCGTAGTCAAGCGGAACCCGGTCCGGGAGAGCACGTGAGTTAACCGGGTATTCAGGGACACTTGGCCATGATCAATAGCAGAGCAGAATATTACACGAAGGAGCATATCCTCAAGGAGTGCCATGATGCGAAGCCCGTTCCCGGCAAGAACAGGATGGGGTGCAGCGAATCGTGGTACGATCCGTTCTACGTCATGAACCGGGTATTCGGCGAAGGGGAACTCGGCGCAATGACCGAACGGGAACTAAACAACATTTACGCGGCCCTCTACGAGATGAGCGCTGCATTATACTAGGAGTACATATGAATGACAGCCCAACAACCGTGACATTGTTCGACTCGAATGGCTGCCCGACACCGATTGCAAATGCAATTGAGATGCTGGCATCCATTCCGGGATACCTGGATGAAATTAAGAAGACTATCTTCGACATGACCCATACGAAGGACGAAATCAAATGGCAGGAGAAGTTTGATCGGGACCCAAAGTCGGTATCTCTCTTTGGCAAGGTGAAACGTGCCCCGGATAGTGCCTTCAGGGATGCCATATACAAAATCGACCCAATGCTCGCCATGCTTAGTGGACGCTGTGATGCTCACATTGGCGAGGACATCGAGAAAATTGCCGCGGTGGTGCGTTCGCGGAGGAACTGCAGCATCACGATTGACAACTATATTGCCAAGCCGGCATTCCTGTTTGACCCGGAAGGCAACCTGGTAGGGGAGGCCACCAACGACACTGCCATCCAGAATGCCCTTGCGCAGATCAAGGAAAAGCAACTCGAAGGCTACTACTGGCTTTTCGATGAGGGTCGCGAGAAGATTATGGTGTCCAAGGACGGCGCGTGCGACCATTACCCGAAGGGCTTCTGTGATAGTTTCGGCAATGAAACGGCGAAATTGGTGTAGCAATGATCGTAACGGCAGCATGTTTAGCTAAGGCTACCGAGTCCGGCCAACCGGTGATGTGCCCGTTCGGGCGCGGTAGGACCCTCGGGGAAGCGCGTGCGGAACTCTTTCATGTCTTTGGCGTGTTCAGCAATGTATGCATGGGTTTCATGGCGTGCATTGACGGGAAAATCGTGTTTCTGGACAGGGAAGACGCCATGAAGCACGCCCTGGAATGCGGGCAAGTCATACCCGGTAAGCACGCGCGCAAGCGCCTCGATTCCGGAATCGTGGCATTCTATGAAAAGGGGGATGCGGAATCTTTACTGGATGACACGTATTACAGAATGCGGGACTTTTATTGGCTCGTCAATAGCGCATGGAACATCGAGAACGAATATTCAAGGTTGCCCCCGTTATCCGATGACGAACGGAAAACCATACTCCGAAACGTCGCGGAGGCATGCAAATTAGAAGGAATAAAAATATGAGCAAAACAGACAATACCGACCACTACGAGATTCTATACGAGAACGAGAAGGGAGTGCGATATGGCGTGTTCAGGTCCACTGACCTTGATGCACTCGGGCAGGCATATGCCAGGATGCTGCAATTTGAGAACATGTTCCGCACGTTCCCAAACGCGTCTTGCCACCTGATCCTCACGCAGGATTACAACTATGATCCCGACTGTGGCAGTTTTTCCATCGGTTCGGTCATCGGCGGCGCCGCCGAACACAAGTGGGACATCCTCGTGGATGACATCATCCATGACCTGGGTGCCAGGCGCCTGGAGAGGCCGAGTTCGTCGAATTTGATTTCAAATGGGGATACCGCGTCCACCTAATTTGGTGTTCACGAAGTACATGGCATAAAAAGGAGACAATATGCTGATAGATACACTAAACGACAAGATCAAGGAACTGATGAAGGCTCATGACATGGTGGCTCTGACCGCCCTCCGTACGTTGGTCGCTGATATCAAGAATGCGTCGATCTCTGCACAGAAGCCGATTGATGACGCGATGTGCATTGCCGTCATCGACAAGGCCATCAAGCAGAAGACCGAAACCATCGATGGCTATATGAAGGCCAGCAAGACCGAGCGAGCCGGAGAGGAACAGAAGACACTTGACTTATACAAGCAGTATATGCCGGCGCAGATGTCCGAAGCTGAGGTGGTGGCCGAAATTGACAAGGCCATTGATGAAACTGGTGCCCGGGAACAGAAGGATATGGGCAAGGTCATGAAGATTCTTACCCCCATCATCAAGGGCCGTTTCGATGGCAAGACGGCAAGCCAATTGGTGGTCAATGCGCTACAGGCGAAGAGGGGCAACTGATGACACCCATCCTCGCATTCAAACGGGCGGTTAGGGATAGACTTTTTCAGATGCTGAAGTCGGCTGGAGTGGACCAAGTTAGCAACTTGGCAAACGACTCCAACGAGTTCATAAAATATTGTGCAACGCATTTCCCGGGGGGCAAGGAAAGTGCGTACCGTTGTGCAGTAGGAATAATGGCAAAATTGGATAGTCAGACCCATCCGGAAAGATACAAGAACTATGATATGGGTTCTATGTTTAATGTTAGGGTATGTGCTGGCCGCATTATTATGCATGAATCCGAAATTGCAATAGAACAGCTTGTCACTGATGTTCTGGGTGTCCTGGGTGGGGCCTAAACCCATTCGGCCCGGCGCCATCGAAAGCGATAAACCAATGTATCAAAGGGGAAAATATGGAAATACCGGAAAAATACCTGTTTAGCAATCGCCACAAGGCACTTCTTGAGAAGGCACGCGAATTCGGATACGATGAGTTCTGGAAATATTCGGGCATCAAGGACAACACGCGGTGCAGTTTCGACATCTGCATGGAGAACATGTTCGATTTCGGTGTCCCGCGTGCCTTTGCTGGATCGGCGGACCCGATGCAGGACTATCTCGACTTGCAGCTCATGAGTGCAGTTATTGACCTCGCGTCACACTGTGTCCGTATTGGCAAGCTCCCGTTGGACACGCCGGGAATCACCGCGGTCAACCCCGGCGGGGAATTCCATGGCGTTCTGATCGAGCCCCGGGCCCTTGCGTCCGTCCTTGAAACCATCCTCAAACTGTAGTACCGCACTTAAACAGAATACTAAATTTGCCGGATCCCAAATACCGGTTGCAATGAAGGACATCCCATGACGGACGAAGAAGAGGAAAAATACAGGCAAGAATCACGCGAACTGTTGGCGCAGTCGAACGATGTCGACTATGCGAACCTGTTGAAGAAGATCAACGAGAAGGCAAAGCGCAAGTTGCCATTAGATACAACGATCAAGTATGCAACGGGACGTTGTTATGGATCCAGGGGCATTGGACTAATCCTAAGTGGCATCATCGAGACCGACAACGGCATTATTATCGCCAGGTTCGATCGCCCCATGCTCACGAAGAAGGACGGGGGCAATGAAGTACATGCGAGCATTGATGTCTGCGCTCTCGGGCGGAAGACCCTTGAACTGAGGGCGGACCAGGGCGAAGCGGTCATCATGGAAACCACCCTGGGTGACAAGGACACCTTCTGCAAGATAGTCAACAACATAATGGACTATCTGGACAATCGCGGATACCTGATCCAGGATCCACGCAAGCTGCTGGGAGTTTCGCATGAATAGTATCGATCCGAATATGGTACCCGAACTGGATGAATTCGGCCATCGGGTGCACTATGTGTCCCGCTGCGCACCCGGGACACACCTCGGCGAGTACCACGAAGTGTGGGCGAGGTTCTGGAAGACACCGAGCGGCAAATGGGATGTCTGCGTCTATCGAATTAAGTTCGAGGATGGGCATGTCTGTGAGTGGTAACGTTGCCACGGCGCACAGAAATTGCTATATATCCTTCATGAAAACTAACCAAAGAAGCAAACCGGCGAAAGCGCCATCCGGCGACGAGCTTTTCGCCAACTATATTAATGCGAAGAATGCGTTGGTAGCTAAGTTGAAGATGGTCATCCCAATCCTCCTCGAGTGCAACGCGCTGTCCGTCGATCCTCCCGAATCGATTGACAAGATCAGGAACGATGTCGACAAGATTGCCTCTCACCAGTGGATGTACTCAAAAGGCCATAAAGACATCTATTGTCTACATGTGCATTTCCATAAGTACCGTCAGGAAAAGTGCATCATCAAGATCAATCTGGGCTTTCTCGGCATGACCGAGGATGAGCTGTCAAGGGAGTTCCGTAAACGGATGCTGGCCGACCTGAGGAAGAAGCGCAAGTCCATCCAGGACAAAAAGAAATTCATGGTTGCCCCCCTGGACAAAGAATTGACAAAAATCGACCAGAAAATCGAGAAACTGAAGAACCCCGATGCCAAAGAGGATGTAGTGCAATGATTTCGGTGGATTATTACAAGGAAGCATGTAGGGACGTGTTCGGACTATCGGGCTGCCGCTTTCGCACCGTCCCGATTAGCGAACTGGACGATAATAAATGTCACATCGTGTCCGCGGTGAGCTGTTACTACGACTATCAGTATCGGTTCGGCGGCACTGAGAAAGAGTTTGAAGTTTCGCGGCTCTATATATTCTCGGACGGAACATCCACAGTATACATCAGGAAGTACGGTGTCACCTCCAGTAGTTATGATATCGAGGTAAGCTGGCGTTTCATGTTGAAGCGCGCACTCCGAAAGTATACCGAAGAATACCGGAATCTTGATATGATGATGGCCACTAAGGCGATTGAGTTCAACCGGCAGTTCCACAACGAATTGTGTAGTGTCGGCATCCTGTTCAGGGAAATACTTCGCCGCATAGGTCCGAGTTTCAGGCAGGAATACATTGATCGCATCATGAAAGAGGCCGACAACCTGAATAAGGAGAACTTATGATGGAAACCATCCCCACGCTCGAAGATTACCGCATGATGCTTGGTGCGGCACTCATGCTGACTGTGGCTTACTCGGTGTTCAACGGCTGCATCGTCGGTAGCTGCATAGACAGATACAGCAAGTCACGCTGGGAACGGCTCCTGTTTGCCATCGACGCATTGATACCGATGGCCATAGTGTACATGCTAATGTTGCCGTTGATGTCCACCACACCTTAGAGGTTGTCCATGAAAGTATTCGTTTCCGGCAGTTCGCATCTGAAATCATTGACCAAGGAGATGACCGACGCCCTGGACCGGTTCATGGACAGGGGGGTTGAATTCTTGGTGGGTGACTGCTATGGAGCCGACGAGATGGCCCAGAGATACCTGAAGTCCAAGGGCTACGAGAACGTTACCGTGTATTGTTCCCAGGAAAAGCCGCATGCCCGTCGTGTATGTTACGATCGAGTAAAGTCCCTGTGGGACCGGGCGCAAGGCAAATCCGGCGAGGAATTCTACCAGGTCAAAGATGCCGCCATGACCGAAGACTGCGACATGGCGATCGCGTTCTGGAACGGCACATCGTATGGTGTCAAGTGTAACATAGAGCGTTGCAAGAAGATGGGCAAACCTTGCAAGGTGTTCCTTGAAACCCCGTCGGAAACCAAGCCATCAGCGTTCGTATAGGAAGATATCATGAGTGTAAGGTGCAAGAAAGCTCAGCTCTGGAACTGGAGTCCGGCAATGCTGCTCGGTAGGTCGCCCAAGGTGGAATTCATATGCGGAAAGTGCGGACAGTACAACGCGGGAAGGTTTAACGACAGGATATACGACCGCGCGGGTGGGCACATAAAGAAAAAGTTCTACTATGGTGAATAGAATTTTTTGCATACTATATGGGATCATTTTTGGGAATTTCCTGAGGAAACTTTTCGGAACCGCTAAATTGCAGCCGAGCATGCTCTCTCAGCTAACGCATTATGAACCGTGTATTATCACTATGTTTTATGGAGACAGGGAACTGTCAATTGGTTTTGTGAAGAACGCCGAGGTGTGGGAGATATTCAAAGATTTTCTGAAACGCCGTGCGCCTGACATCGAGCCCAATTTCACCAAGGATGCGAGTCAACACATAACCTTTCGTGGATTACTTTCGCCACACTATCCATATGTGCGGGTCCTAGACTACCGTATTCCCGTGGTTTGTCGCAAACGCATCCTCGAACTGTGTGCATGCTTCAACAGGTACTAGCCTTTGTGCTTGTGGTATTCCATTTGCCGCAGGTGTTTCTCTGCGGCTTTTTTGCTCTTGTGTGACGAGAGGATTTTGCCGGTCTTGTGCGACACTATGGTCCACGGAGCATCCTCTCCGTTGGAATCCTTGTGTCCTTCCTTGTACCTGACCGATTCCATGATGGGACATCCCTTGGAAAAGGAAACCCATTTGAGCAGCTTGTCCGCTTTCCGGGGAATTCGTCAGGTGGACATGGTTCGCCGGCCTGTTCGGGCTGTCTTCCGGTATGTGGGATGTGATTCTGTACTGGTAGTATGATGGGGTCGGTTCTTCCGGGTCGCTTGGCCACCTGAACGGCGTGTACTCGAAATTCCCCTTTTCGCATCCATCGACAATCACCTCGACTGAACCGCGGATACCGATCGGAAACCCGTCAACCACCGTCCCGTCGGAAAGTTGCAGGCTATGCCCGCTATAGATGGCGCGTACCTGGTTGCGCGGGAAGCACTTGTACTGATTGTAAGTGCCTTCCACTAGCGGAGCCGGCTTCTGGTAGTTCCGCATGTTGTGGTCGCCCCTCTTATTCCATAGGTCACTCAGCACGCTTCTGGGCATATTCTCGGGCACGAGGGAGAGTAGACGTTCCACATCCTTGTCGGTGTGCCCGTCGAACTTCTTGGCCCTTTCAAGCTCAACGCATTTGAACAAGTCCCAGTTCTTTAGGGGGTAGTGGTAGGAATATGGTCCCTTTGGCGTCTCGATGCACACGAGGAAGTTCTTGCCATCATGGCAGGGTTCGCCGTCCTCGTGCTTTTTACTCTTCCAGGCCAACTTGGGGAACAGGTTCACCAGCACCGCGAACAGTACGCAGCGCTGCCAGTACAGGTCGTTGAAGGTATGGTTTCCATCGGATAGGTCGCCCTCGTCCTTGACGCCGGCAATCTCGCACGCTTTCTCGATGGCCCTCTCCATTTTTGTGCTGGACTCGAATATGGTCTTGTACCCGTAAACGCATGCTTCCATGAACGGTTTCGGGATATCCAGTGTGGCGATTGACTCAAGGAAATTCATGTACACAGTTTATATGTTGCCGGGGCGGGGCCAGTTTACTATATTTCTTCATATGTACAGGCTTTACTTGATCAGGCACGCCCCTACGAAGGCGAACCTCAGCGGCAGCATATTGCGGAACTACGACGGGTCCAGTATACTTCCGCTATCCAAAGCCGACATTGAAAGGTGGCGGCTTAGCGTCGGAATCCATATCTGCGGGTTCCCGTCCAAGATACACGTCTCCCCCGCGTTGCGATGCAGGGAGACCGCGAATGCATTGTTCCCCTGGATGGAAACGGTGCCTCTCGATGAATTCCGTGAATTCGACTGCTCCGGCCTCGGGAACGTCAAGTTTTGGGAAATTTCCGAGGACAAATTTGCATCCCTGGTCCCGCTGGGCAAGGACACCATGCTCGGCAGGATCGATGAAGCCATTTCGTCAATTTCCACTCCGATGCGCGAGGAAAACGCCGTGGTCATCGGGCACGGCATGTTCATCAGGGCGATGTGGTGGTGGTTCAAGGAATCCATTGACGCCAGGGTTGCACTGTGCAAATGTGCACTGAACAAAAGTGCATATGATCTCATCAACAGCAACGGATTCGTATTCAAGAACCTGGATATGATAGAGGCGTGGTTCGACAAGAGTCCCGACGGATTGAAAGTCACCGGCCTCATCAAGCGTGAATTCGAGTCCGGTGAATCAACGTTCTATATATAGCCACGTGTTTATAATAAGGTTATGTCCACCCAAAGTGTTACCGGAAAGATAATGAGTGATAACGAAACTTTTAATCTGAACGATTTGAAAACGGATAAGGTTCTTGTCTATTATGATGGACCTCTTTTGTTCGTATGTAAAAATCATGGTGGCAAGTATTACATTGCGTATTGCTGTGATGTTGATTTGAAAGAGTATGTTCTTGCCGCAACAACAATAAGATCTTTAATTGATTTGCTAGAAAACCGTATCACGATGTTTTGTATTTTTCAGGAATCTAATGAAAAGTGGAAAGTCGAAAACAGTTGTGCTAGAAAAATAGATGGAACTTTTGATGAATTGGATTTACCGGACAAAGAGGTATTCCTAGATGAATTGGGCGAGCAGTCTGTTGATTATTTAACCGAATTGCGCAAGATTGAATCTCCTATGGCTTAACGGGGCTTCCATAACGAGGAATAAAAACATGCAAAATGGATTTGTATTGGTTTGCAAAGAATGGGAAGATAGAGAAGTCCCCGTATATGTTTTACATATTGACACAGACAAAGATGGATTTAGTGGGTATAACATTACCGAAGATATAGAACAAGCCCAACGATTTACTGAAAGCGAAGCATATAAGTGGTCTAATGAAATATATGACAGTTACTGTGATGAATTTGAGGTAATAAAGGTGGAGAAAAATGATTAAGGTTTTAACGGGGCTTCCACAACGAGATGATAAAAACCCAAGTAGGCGAGGTGAGTATAATCGTATGCCATGCGAAGAATTGCCCGATATGATTCCGGTACCGGTTGACCGGTATGCGCTCATACATAATGACCATTGGTTTACCGACCACTGCCACCAGAAACATTCGGTAAGTATCATTGCCGAAGTACATTATTTTCCGTATAGTGGACATTATGGGATAAAGTTCATCAACGGTATTCAGACATCATGTCCGCTGGATGAACTGCTGACCGCCGAGGTAGTCAAGGACGGTGACCCCGGTACACCCAAATACCGAAAAGAACATAATATAGCCTAGATTGGCAGGGTTTAATGGGCTTACATAACGAGGAATAAAAACTAATAAGGGAACAGGGTACATGAAATACCGAGCAAAATATACACGTATCGTAGAGATAGACGCCCATGGCAATACGGACGAGAAAGCGCTTGACGCGTTGCGGTACCAGATGCTGCAGGACATTGCCGATCCAGGACCCGGCAGCGGCTTCACTGTGAGGCTGGTCAAAGATCGCCGAAGTCCTCGGAGACGGCGATAGCGGAAGATTAGCCGTCCAAGAAATTCTTGGTTAGGTTTAACGAGGATTCTATAACGAGGAATAAAAACTTAGTATGACAACACCCGACGAACAATGGTTGAAATGCCTTGACGAACAGTCGGAGAAGCTACATGCCAAGGCTGAGGAGTACAAGCCGAAGACGCCTGAACAGTGGCAAGCGTTCGCCGACTGGCACGAGAAGATGATAAATTCACTACCTTGCGTCAAGCCGTTGAAGCGGCATAAAGGCAAGCATTTCAAGTTTCGATTTGTGAAGCAGTAAGAGCTATCGGTTTAACGGTGCTTCCATAACGAGGAATAAAAACATATAGAAAATAATCTTTTGGAGGATTGAGTATGGAGCTCACAAAAGAATTTGTTGAAAACTGCAACAAGCCGTCTATTCTGCGGGAGTTTCTGTTGCAAGCTATGGAACGGGTGGATAGCATGGAAAAAGAACTCGCCTCGTTGCGAGAGGCTACCCGCTGGAGAAAGTTTAGCGAGGAAAAACCTAGCGAAGAAGGCTATTACATAATTTGCGGTTCTAGCGGATTCAGAAATGCCGATAAATGGACGCATATAAACCATAAAGGACGTATGGGTTTTAGTTTTTATGATTATGGAGTAGAGTATTGGATGCCCATACTCCCCGCGCCAGAGGAGGAATGAAAGATCATTTTGTTGATGCCAACAAAATGATACCATACTCCCCGCGCCAGAGGAGAAATGATGCACTTACGGTTTAACGGGGCTTCCATAACGAGGAATAAAAACAAGAAGCACGACACATTCTAACCACAGAGTACCAACATGAAAGACTACATCTGCCTAATCAATATGCTTGCAGTCGTATTAGGTATCTACCTCCTACATACCGTAGACCTCTCCATCCTCCAAATAATCGGCCTCGTCATATTCGTCATCTTCAATACCGCTTCCTTCTGGACCCTGCTGGATTTGATATACAAGGAAACATACAGGAGATAATAAATGAATATATTTAATACAAAGGAGATTAAATGCTTACCGCCGGTAAAGTAATTGATATCGCGACCAAGGCTGCCGAAGATATTTTCGCCACCTTTTCTCGAGACAGGGGTGGCGTCGTTTCGCTAATAGCCCATAATCGTGAGGTGCTTCGCTATTTTTCTGGTAACGGAGAGGTCTGGGTGTTTTTCCGATTACCGGGTGAAGAGGAACCCCCGTGCGTTGCGGTGAAGGCCGGCCCGTTTAATGCGTTCCGGGTGCGGCGAATGGTTCGGCTGTCGACAGTGCCCGACCGAGCCACCGCCAAGAATTCGCAATATGCGAAGCGAGTTAGCAAGCTGAGGTTTAAGGAGGAATGGGCGGTCGCAAGCTCACGCCCTTTAGGGCGTGGGTAAGACCCGCCGATAGCAAATGTAAGAAATAAATAACATTTTATGGGCACTAAAATAGATATATTTATTGAGTAAAACTTCTAAACTATAAGTATAGTCAAGAATCTTGTTATGGAACTGATAAGAAGCGAAGATACGAAGGCGAGGATTAAGGCGAGCATGGCGGAAACGCATGCCCGTCGTAAGACGCAGACATGCCGTGTCTTCGAGCTTAAGGTGTCCATACGGCACAATCCCAAATCGGTGTTTGAGAAATTATCCAACTGTTTCAAGGAAGCTAAGTGGGTAATCAACGACATGTTGTCGTTGTCCAAGGATAATCCCGACAACAGCATGTTCGATTACAAGTACACCGAGCATAGGGATGTAGTCCACTACGACAAGGACAAGAACCCGGTCACTTCATCCATTACACTGCCGTCCGTTCTCCACAGGGCTACTGTAGCCCAGAAGAAGACCGACATTGTCAACCTCACCAAGGCCAAGAAGAAAGGTATCAAGGTTGGCGCGTTGAAGTTCAAAAGCGAAGTGAACTGCATTCCCATCATTACGGGTTTCACGAAGATTTTGGATGCAAGCCATATCACCATTCCTGGTTTCAGGAAATTGAAAGTGAACGGCTTGCATCAGATAGAGTTTGAGGAATACGAGATAGCCGATGCCAAGCTCATTCGCAAGGCATCAGGTTACTATGTAAAACTCACCATTATGTTGCCGAAGGAACCGAGAAACCGCACCCGCAAGAGTGTCGGCCTGGACTTCGGCATCAAGAATACGATAACGACATCGGACAACAAGACCTACGATTGCAAAGTGCAAGAAACCGAGTACCTGAAGTACCTGAGCAAGATGCTCAATAGGCACAAGAAGCAGAAGGACTCCAAGCGGCGATGGAATTGTAGGAAGCAGCTTGCCCGTGAGCATGAACATGTTGCGAATGTCCGCAAGGACATCTGCAACAAAATCTACCACGACCTTGTGTCCAGCTACGATGTCATATACATACAGGACGAGCAGATCAAGAACTGGCACCAGACCTGGTTCGGTAAGCAAGTGCAACACTCTTGCATGGGAGACCTTAAACAGCGTATCAAGATGCTGGTCAAGGCAGACCGCGCATTCGTGTTGTCAAAGTGGCTACCGACGACCAAGATGTGTCCAGCTTGCGGTGCAGTAAATACCATTAGCTTGGATGAGCGCACATATCACTGTGATTGCGGTTATACCAAGCCGAGGGATTGGCATTCCGCCTGTAATGTACTCTTGTTTGGCACGACTAAACGTGCTGAGTGCGTGGAACACGCCTCCGCTGAGGTAGCTGCCTCTATGTCTCCCAGTTATACTGAGTTAGCACAAGTGGCTCCGTCGAAGCGAAAACTCGAAGCTCACAGCCTTTAGGCTGTGGGTAGTTCACCTCATTGGCGTTGGGGAGATGTAAATCTAACACAAGGAATAAAGACCCATGGTAGACGTAATAGTTGACGGCGAAATCGCATACTGCCTCCCGGACTGCACCTGCTGCACTGCCTGCCACAAACTAATCATCGAGGTGGATGAATGTCCATTCCCCGAACCATACGGCCTATGGTCAGACTCCGACAAGTGCACACCAGACTGCAACTACTACCACGAAATCTGGGACGAAGAAGAACTTAAAAAGGAACTCGCCCTTGACGAGGACAAAACCCTGATGGAACCGGTAGAGGAAACTTAATGGAACTGGAAAAGGAAAAAGACCGTGTCCGACGTGAACAGGGCATAACGGGGTGTGAACACTGCAAGCACTTCGTTGAAACCCACGGGACCGAAAAGAAACCCGGTTGGAGGCAGTATTGCGGCCTTGGAAACTTCAATATCAGCCGCACCAGCTTCAAGGTGGAACAGAACACCCACGGGAAGAACGTGTTACGTACACAGGATTATTATGAATGGGAGTTTGGCATACCTAATCGCTGCCCGTTACTCAGGAAAAGGGGACGAAATGACTGACGCGGAAGCCGAACAGTATTCCTATTATAAACTGCCCGCATGACGACGTTTCGCTTAATCGTCCACATTATATGCGTAATTATCGGGTACGGGGGCTCGTTCATGTTCGCAATATGTAACCTCCCCGCCATATTCAAGATCCGCAAGACTCACAGTGTGCAGGGGGTGTCCCTCGGGTGGATACTGCTGTCGCTCGCCGCCAACATATGCTGCGGCCTGTTTGTGCTTGACAGCAACCTGATCACCGGCGAATGGCAGTATCCACTGTACGGCAACTACGGATTCGCCCTCATATGCTGCATCTGGCTATTGCATCTATACAGGAAATATAGTGCCGTTGATTGACAACGCGCGGTTTTGTTGCTATATTTGGTGATATGGAATATATCAATTCACCGTTTCCCTATGCGGGATGCAAATTCAACCTCATGGAACACCTGGATTCCGCGATTCCACAGGGCAATACCCTGATCGACGTGTTCGGCGGTTCCGGCGCCGTCGTATATCTCGATCCGCCCTATTCCAATACGGAGGCCGGATACAACTCGACGTGGACGGTCAATGACGATTCCAGGCTGGCCGGGTTCATGCTGGGGCACAAGGAGTACAAGTATGTGCTGTCGAGCTGCGCCAAGGACGGTGCCACCACGCGCCTGGTGGAAACACTCAGGGACAGCGGGGAATACGACGTTATCAAGGTGCAGCACGTGTATAAGGCCGCCAAGAAGAGCAAGTTATCGGACACCGTGGAGCTCATTCTCCGCAGCAAGAACTGCAATTGAGGAACAAAACAATGGACATTGTCAATTTCGCCATCTGGAAATTTCGCTACGTCGAGGGACTCCTTGAGGGCATGAACTCGTATGACGTGCGAACGACAAAGTATGTCAGTCCCCGCACCGGCCTGGTATCATGGATCCATTACGACTACGCAGCCGAGGTGGCTACCCTGAAGATCGCGATTCCCCGTAAATCAATCTTTTCCAAGGAACCCGAGATCAAGGAATTTAAGTGCCCATTTGGGCAGCTAGACGACATCCTGAAGGAGCAGGGGATGTACACCGTGCTCCCCAGGGAAAAGCGGCATTCCCTTTCCGGGCCACAAGCAGGTGTTAATGACGCGCACCTGTTCTCCAATCGAGGCGACGATGGACGAAGGTAAAAAGGCGCCGTTCGATGTGGTCGAGATGGTCGGCAAGCCGGGAAGGTTCGAGATAGTCGATATCGATACCGGGGAAATTGTCGACAACGCCAACGGGTACGGCTACAAGAACAAGACCAACGCGTATCGCGCCGGGTGGTACAAGTTATGCGGGGGCAAGCAGAAGGTCGACGAGGCGGTCGCATGGTGGAAGAAACCCGAACACAGGGAGTTCCGTGAATTTCTCGAGGACGAGGCGTTCTACCTGGCGAAGGAATGTGGCGGCACTGAGGCCGCCATTCACAAGAAACTGAAAGAGGTCGCCATCAAGTATGCTGAGGAGCATGGCTTTGGCGACTATAAACCGGAATACTACAATAGGTGGTAACATGAGGAAGATTCTACAGATTACCGACATTCACCTGCATGGCGAATATGACGGTCGATTTAACGTCAAGGAGCACTTTGAGAGGATCCTTGCCGACACCAGGGGCCAGGACTTCGCCGCGGTTGTCCTGACGGGCGACCTGGTAGACGACAAGAGCGAGTATAATCCGATCGAGCCCACGGTCGAGGACTATACCTACATCTTTGACCGGATTGTCGATACCTTCGGGGCCGACACCCCGTTGCTCGTGGTTCCCGGGAACCATGACAACCGCAAGACTCTCGATGCCGCGTATGAGGCATATTTGGCCCGCGGGTATACGTACAAGCAATACGCCGCAATAGCGACATATGGCGGTTCATTTGAAGAACCCGGGAGTAAGTTCGTTGTACTGAAGATGCGAAATCCCGTAAATGGTTACGGGTTTGAGTACCTGGTAGGCATGGACAACGCGCATAACGACGTTCCCCACAAGGCCATGCAGGAACTCCTTAAAATGGCTCCGTGCACACCCGAACACGCCTATTACCTGTTCGTCCACAAGCCGCTTATCAAGCCGTTCCATCGTTTTATGAACGGCCCGCAGTATTCCATCGACGAGGACGTGGCAAAAACGTTCCTTTTGGCAACACAGGGGCTCCACATTTGTGGGATTTTCTGTGGCCACTATCACTGCCCCAGCATCGATTCCTGGGACCGCTGGACTCAATACGTGGCCCCTTCTTCCCAAGGACAGCTTGATCCGTTCTCCGACGAATGCGTACCGAGCGGGAACTACCCGGGTTACGCGGTCATCGACCTGGATGAGCAGATCAAGGCAAAGTTCAAGTTCATCCCTGAATCTAACGCGGATACGGAGGTAAAAAATGCAGAGTAGGTACCGCATCGTGAAAAGCGAATGGTTCGACGACAACAGCAAGCTGCACGTGGAATACGTTCCCCAAAAACGAACCAGATTCCTCTTCTGGTCCAATTGGAGCCCGTTCCCCTTTTTCAACAGCGAAATTATCGGGCCCAGGTCTTTCAAGACCTTCGATGAAGCCAAAAACTTCCTTGACCAGGTAGGCATGATGGGTGGGCAACTGTCACGCACCACCGTGATGAAGGAGTATTGATAAAATTCCTCGCGACAGTATCGGAGGACATGCCGGGCGGCAATAACGGGGAAGCCGTTGCCGCCGGTTAACTTTTTTGCTATATTACCGACATGGAACTTATTAGAAACAATTACGATATCATTCGGTCCTGGATTGAATCCCAGGACATCAGGCCCTACGAGGCATTCCACATCATGTGGCTCAAACGTCGCAAGGACGGAGTCACCGACCGTGGTTCGCAGGCGGGAAAGCACTGGTACATTCACAACGTGCAGGAGCTTGAACAGATCAAGCCCAGCATGATCGAACATGTGTCCCGCGGTGGACGCATTGTCATTGGCGTGAACGCGAAGGACCTTCGCGAGGTGAACGCCAAGCTCGCCTACCAGCTCGCAATGAATGCAACGTCCAACAACTTCCCGTTCGCGGGGGTGATTTATCCGTCCGTGTTCGACGAAACCAAGCCCAGCCGTCGCGGTGTCTACCTGGTGGATGTCGACCGGGCTCCCGGCGAAAGCGACGAGGCCATTTCCTCGAGGACACTTGAGTATGTGAAGTTCCTCGAAGAAAACTGTCTCCCCGCAGGCGAAAAGGTTTCGCTCGTCCTACAAAGCAAGACGGGTTACCATATTCTCTTCAAGAGATGCTTGTACCAGAAGTTTACCGAGGTGTACGGCGAGCGCAAGGACATCGTCTCCATTCACACGGACGAGAATACACCAATCTACATAATGGCATAAGGACAGCAAAATGAATATTATCATAATTGCGACCCTGGCGGCGATTACGCTCGCCATGGTCGTCTGGCTCACCCACAAGTTCTGCATCCATTCTTATGAAATCATTGACAAGAAGGACCATGACGGGTACCGCGTGTATGTCATGCGCTGCGTAAAATGCGGGAAACTGAAGAGCAAGAAGGTGCGCCTGTGATCAGAGTATCTGAACACCCGAAATCGGAGATGAAAGCACCCGAACCTCCGTGGAGAAGGGTATATTGCTGGAAATCGGCAGTTGAGGCCGTGCTGAAGGACGAATTCCAAATGGAATCCGACGACACGATCAGCACCCGGCACGTTCCGCGTAATGTACCGATTGGCACGGTGGGCATTCTGTTTAGCGGGGGCATGGATAGCACCTACCTCGCCGCTAGAGAAATGGAACAGGGCAAGAACGTCCTCCCCATTATCAACGAAATCAATAGCGACTTTCCGGTTTATCGTCTCATGACCATGGTGGCCCTACAGTCCCTGAATCGTAAGTACGGCCACTTGTTGCAGGATCCATATTGTGCAATCAATGGGTGGCGCGCCGGCATGGCAGACAAGCATGGATTGATTCAACAGCCAATCAACATATTCTCGCTCGGGTTCATGGCAAGGGATATCTTGGAAAGCTCGAATCAATCCAGGCTGGATTCGTCGACGGAGACGATGCGCTGTACTATGTTCCCGAACTGAGGGGTATGTACAAGTCCGTAATGAAGATTTCCCATGCGATATATCATCCCAACGAGAAGATATTCCGTGTACCCCCGTTGAAATTCCCCTTGGCGCACACCGACAAAAAGGAAATTTACGAGAATCTTAAGGCCTTTGGTGTCGAATCACTCACCGTGTCCTGCGAAGACCAGAGCGATTGTGCGGTTTACGTGAATGACGAGATAACGGACAAACCCGGGAAAGGGCTAATCCGCTTTGCGGAATGCGGTTACTGCCACTCGTGCCACCGCAAGGGTGAATATGGTCACCCCCTTAAATATATTGACATCGAGTTCGACATACGCCCGGAACATAACTTCTACAAAGAGATTCGCGAAGATGCGTAACCAAATATTCGACATGCATTCCATCGAGACCATACATGGGTTCAACAACTACGAAGCCATGGTCCTGATGGATTGTTTCCTGAGGTATATTGAACCTGAGAATACCCTGGAAATCGGTACATGGGATGGGAGAACATCGGTCATAATTGCGTCAAATACGTCCGGGGAGTTCAGGTACATTGAATGTGACCCTGGACACTGGAAGGCAACATATGAAAACGTGACGAAGCATGCCGGGCTTCCCGAGGACAAGATACATGGGTACCAGGCAATGTCCTGTTTTGCCGACCTGGACAAGGTAGTGGGTCGTTGTATGGACTTCATCCATATTGACGGGGGGCATTCCCTCGAATGCGTGGAGCAGGACCTGGAAATGTGCTCGCGTCTCTTGAAACCTGGTGGCCTCATGGTACTGGATGACGTGTTTTCCGCGACATATCCGCACATCACCGAGGCGGTATATGATTTCGTGTCCAGGCGCAAGGAGTTCAAGCTGCTTATGGTTGGGATCAACAAGGGGTTCATCTGCTTCAACGGGGCGTATCTGGGCTATGTCGATTTCATAATAGACCACCTGCTCAATGAGATGCGGAGGTATCCATACCTTGACAATGCCTTGTTCAGCATATGCAAGACTTCGCCGCTCGCGGATTCCGCCACATACGGCATCATCGGACAGGATCCTCGCTATGACACCCATCGCTACCGCGGAAACGAGACATGCGAGGGTAACCCCGTGGAACGGATATTCCAGGATACTACCCTATCATGAAGAAATGGTTCATCCTGACAATATATGGATGCATACTTGGCGCCTTCGCTAAGAAGATGTATTGCATGGCCACCATTGGCCGTTCTGGATATACCAATGTTCCCGATGGCATATCACCCGACATGTGGCGGAGTGCCAACAACCGTGCGAGACGGTTCGACAATCTCTATCTGTACGTATGCTTCCGTGACAAGTCCGGACAGCGCATGGATTACGAGCTCGGGTACTCGCTCGGCACATCGGCGGACATCCTGTTGAACATCTGGTGTTATGGACACCTCCCAACCACCGGAGAAGTGACATATACCGGCGTGCGGTCAACCTACCGGAAATGCGACATGTGGCAGCACACCATATGGCCACTACAGTCCGAATTGTTGTTCGCATTGAACAACGTATACAACAACCTTTTACGTAGTGCCGAGGAGAATGACTTAGCTGCATTGCGCCAGACACAAGGAAACCAACAATGAAGAACATAGTATTAATCACGGGCCATATCGGTACCGGCAAGAGTACAATTTCAGACATGCTCCGCAGGCGTGGATATGTGGTAATTGATACTGATCAGCTCCGCAAGGATGTATTCCGTGTGAATCCCGCTGTACGCGCCGTATTGTTCGGTAAGTACAACCAGAGCGTCATCGGGCCGGATGGTTCCCTAAGCACTGGTATCCGCGACGAAGCCATGGAAAGTATGGACACTTACATATGGCTTGACCGGATTAGTCGAAATGCATTGATCTGCGCATTGAAGGAAGCTATCACCTATGCGCTTGAACCGCAGTCCCCCGATCCCACGTACAGTCTGGAGGGTACCGTGTTCATCGAGGCGCCGCATCGGTTCAACTGGATTATCAAGACCATTCTGGATATCGTCCCATCCGAGTGCATCCATCAATTCAGGATAACGGTAAGCGATCCAAACGAACAGGTAAGCCGTGTCGTGGAGAGATACCGTAAACGCCTCGGCATCCGGGTAGAACGGACAGGTGACGCGAATGATAGTTCCACAACGGATGAAATCAGCCGCAACGCGGAACTACTCGACGATTACGGAATGATGATCCGAAGGACCTTGGCACTGCAAGAAAACCTTGACAGAAACTGCCAGGAAGTCATCGATTCTTCCCATTCCAATGTCATCATGCCGGTTGTACTGCGCAACGATGATCCGGAACTGCTGGATTCACTCGTGAACCAGATTTGTGACACGTTAAACGGAAAATAAGGAGATAATTATGGAAATCAAACGTACATGCGTATACCCGGGGTCATTTGACCCGTTCACCAACGGGCATCTCGACATTGTGGCTAGGGCGGGAGTCCTGTTCGACAAGGTCGTCATACTAATCTCCACCAACTCGGCCAAGTCCGGGAGGTTTATCCCGGTAAATGTCATGAAATCCGCCATCGAAGCCACTCTCTTGCGCACGTTTAACAAGCCGGAGAAATACGTGGTTGACATCCTCCCCGAAGATACTACGGTTCCGGGATACATGATTGCACACGCCGATGATCTGGGCGGTTGCAAGAACATCGTCCGTGGAATCCGGACTATGGAAGACGCATCGTCCGAAATCATGCTTTCCGAACAGTATTCGATGTTCAGCCACGGCACCAGATTCGAGTTCATTCCTCTCATCGCCAAGCCGCAGCACAGGTGCATCTCCAGTACGCTCGTTAGGGAAATGGTCAAGTATCGTGTCCCCTTAGACGAAGTACCGGTGCCCACCGAAATTGCGAATGCGATCGACCTGTCCATGCAGATGCAGGAAGGGCAATAAGCAGCCCGCGCTTCTCAACGTATACAACCGGCCCATGTTTACCGCCATGGACAAGGAACGAAATAATACATGAAGTACCTGAAACTTTCCATCTGCACCATGATTGTAACGAAGTTCATCATGAAGGTCATCGCGAAGTTCAAAAACGAGAGGCGTTCCGATGACGCGTACTCCCTTGCCCGCCTTATAGGCGTGGAGCCGGATGCGTACGAGACTGCCGCAGCAGCCGCCGAAGTTGCACCGGGATGGAATATTCTACTGTTCTTCCATTGCAGCAATAGGGAGCACCTGTCATATTTCAACATAGGAAAATCGCTTGGGCCGGTATGTGATGAGCTGATTTCCAGGTGGTGCAATGAACATTTGGGTTCTTTCAGTCATCCCACTGGGGTTACTTACACGTTCCGGTATGTCGATATCCAACCCATTGAATACGAAAACGTTAATCTGAGGCTTCCTTTCCTGCCCATGGAAGTCGAACATCTGCGATCACTGATGAACTTGTACAATTCGCTCCTCAGCAAGGCAAAATGAAATGGCCCGGATTTCCGGGCCTTTTTCGTTATGGCATGCAAGCATCTTCCAGGAATTCCGATATTGCCGCCCTTCGTCCGCTTCGTTCCTGTAGTATACGGTTCAGCGATATCTCATCCGCTTCGTCGGGTAGTTCACGCATACCGCCGGCGCCTTCGATGATTGGGCAGGTATCCAGGACAATCAGGGTAATCACTGTGTTCATGTATTTCGGGTTATCACCTTCATACACGAGCGGGTCAGGCTGGATAAGGGACCTGAGGCACAGACACCTGTATCGTGTAGTCGCCACGATGTTACCCAACTTAAAGTCGTAGATATTCAGGTCCACCGTCACGTACCCTTCCAGGAACATTGCGGTGGGTATCATTCCCTCGTCATTCCTTACGAAGAACCGTAGGGCGGGATAACTGTGGCCCATGTACTCTACACTGTCATGTGCCATGTTGATGACGGACAGGTGGTCGTTTATGGTCTCCCAGTCATCGTTGCGGGAATGGAACTTTGCATTCCAGCGGGTACGGCGAATCAGGTCCGGTATTTGGTCGATCTTGTTGGACCAGAAGATTTTGGGCGGTTCTTCCTTTTCCGGCTGGTCCATGACATCCTGGACAATCTTGCCGCAGTAGAAGCGTTCGAACTTGAAGTCGCCGATTTTTTGGCGTTCTGCCCTGGCCCATTCTTCATCATGTTGGGTATCGGTGTCCCAGGTGTTCTCGGATACGAAGAAGTGCTTCTCTGAGTTTTTCCAGAACGTGAGGTTGAATGGTGTCTGGTTTCCGAACTTGTGACTGCTGCCAGTAATCAGGTGCCTGCTGTTGCCGGACATGATGGTCGGGAACACGGATTGTACCAGGTTCAATGCGCGATTGTCCGTGTATAACCCAAAGTCGTCGACAAACAGTATGTACGGCGAAAATCCTCGAACGGTGTCCGGGGACGGTACGGTTGCAATGAAACGCCTGCCGTCAGCCATACATATGGCTTCATTCGTCCAATGTTTCACACCCGGTTGCATCCAGTATGGCAAGTTAAGGTACATCTGCTTCACCTTGTAGAATTCTTCCTTGGCCCTGTCTTCCTTTTCGCCCATGTAGACGTTGAAGTGCGGGGTTTCCGAGAATATGGTATCCCATAGCATGTAAGCCAGTACGGTTGTCGAATAGCCGGATTGCCTGTACCAGTCTCCCTTTATGAAGCGGTGTTCCTGCATGTTTTTCAGTTCCTGTGCCTGCCTTGGTCGCAGGTTGAATAGCTGCATCCCGGCATCCTTCGTGTGGATGTAGCAGTAGTTCCGGATGAAGTATTCCGGGTCATCGGCACACTTCATGATTTCCTCTTGCTGCCAAGGCAGTAGCGAGATTTCCTCTGTGGCCGGACGAAGATGGTCGTTTCCTCGGTATCCCATGGTACCTCCTATATTATTTCTTACCGGGAAACTACATCAAAACGCACCGGAAATTCGAAAAATTGTGTCGATTTTTTCAAAAATCCGACATAAGTTGCCATCCGATTCGCACAATGCTACATTTTGAGCATGGAAACCGTAAACCCTATCGTCTTCAACTGCAACGACTTAGTCCTGCGCCGCGTACACCAGGTACTCGGGGTGTCTGATACCATTCCCATGGTGAAGGAGGCCCTGACGGCGGACAAGTCCATCAACCGCAAACGCAGACTCAAAGTCCTGCCGTTCACGGTACATGAGTACGAGAAGACCCACGAGAAGGTCGATCTCAGCGGTGCCTTTAACGTCGACATCAACCCGTACCTCTGCGATTCCTACATCTACCCTGGCGAACGGTGCCGCATGCGCAAGCTGTCCCTCAGGGCCACCGAGTTCCTTATGTCCCTGGGAGCCCCCACCAAGGAGCTCCGCATGGAATACAGGAAACACCTGGCCGACATGGCCAAGGCGAACCCCGAAGAAGAGGTGCAGCCCGGAATCCGTTCCTCCTTCTACGAGGAACTTATCGAGCTTCCGCTCAACGGCCACCTCGACTACATCTACCTCATGGCTTCCCAGGAGATGTGCTACCTCGTCCACCGTCGTGACCCGAAGCAGGGAGAGAACGAATTCTTCAACATCCCGGTCGCCGAGGAAGTGCGCGACAAGGACATGAAGGGGGCGGACATCGTATACGACGACGAATACGACAACTCCAAGACAGGCAACATATTCGACGTGGAGGGCCTGCTGGCCAACCTATGGATTGCCGAGGAGCTGCGTACTTGCCAGCCTGTATCCGAGCCTCAGGATTCCAGGAACGAGACGGACCGCAAGGCAATCTACGCCGGCAAGAAGCCGTTGAAGCATTCCGTGGCATACCGCTACATCCACATCACCGACGACAACTGGAAGAAGTATTCACCTGCACTAACGAGCACTAGGGAATACTCGAACTTCAATGTCCCCTGCTGGCTCGTCCATGCGCACTATGCGCGGATGCGCGGCAAGACCGTACTCGTCAAGGCGCACTTCGCATACAGGCGCAAGGGTGCCGTGACGAACGAGGTGGTGACCGATTACATTGTATAAGGAGAAAATCATGGATTTTTCGAAAGTAATTGAAGACATCGAGACAGCGTTTGCTGAACTCAAAGAGTCTGCCAAGATCGTATTTGATAAAATGCACGGCACTCAATACAAAGGTAAATATTGTTACCCATTTTACCGAACCGGCTGTTATTATTACGAAGGGCGTACTTCGTATAGCCCCGAGGTACATTACCGTTTCATTCCGGACACTATTGATTCTGATATGCGTCGTTTCATCGATGCATTGCGCATACTTGATAACAAGGTACGTCCCATGTTCACGTGGAATATACGAACCGGGAAGGAATGGGGAGATGAGGGAAACCTAAAATTTGAGGAAGTGAATGGATGGTGCTACCAGTGCCATGGGGTAAACACTAACGAGTGTCAGCATCATGCCGCTGTCGTTTCTGCAATAATTCGCGGTGTGTACAAGGATGCATTTCTTGAAGAATTGATTCAGTCGGCCAAGGAGAAGGGTTCTCCACTGAATAAGAACGACTTCATGGAGGTACAGGCATTCTCCCGATAGTTGCCATACATTCCCGAGTTTGCTATATTTACCGTGTAAAATAAGGAATAAAGATGTCAGATACCATGCTCAATGCCAAGAGGCTCCACGATTCCGGGAAATACGTATTCATTATCGACACGATGAATGAGCTGCTTGACGAGGATGTCGAGAAGGAACTCGGTGATCGCAATTTCCATCTGTGGAAATTCAATACCTACGAGGATTGCAAGCGTGCAATACTGCTTCTGTTGCGTGAAACCCCCAAAGAAATGCGTGGTAATTGTGCTATACTCATCAGCAATGTCAAGTATATCACCACGGAACGCACGTTGCAGATGTGCCATGAAGATCCTTCTGAACATCTGATTGAGGTGAATGCGGAAACCGGCGAGGAAATACCTGTAGTGGAAGTTCCATGTAATGACGGGTTTCCGGAACCCGAACCGCTGAAAGATACCTTCGTGATTTCGGAAGTCACCAGGGAGCTGTTCAATTCACGGAAGATGTTGAAAGACCTGTTAAAAACGGTACGCGAGGCACGTGATGCCGGCATGGTCGTGGAAATCGTCGAAGGACTGGAACCCGTGCATCCGTTGGAGCAATATCAGGCGATGTCGTCCAACCCGAAGGATAAAGTTTAATCAATAAATCACAAAGGAAACAAAAATGCAATACCTCAAGATCACCCTCATCTTCCTCTTCGCAATCGCTGCCCTCGTTGGCGCCTGTGTCGTGGGATGCTTCTCCTACCGCAACTCCGCAATCTCCATGGAAGAACAGGTGAACACCGCCTTCTCGGACATCGACGTGTACCAGAAGCGCCGAGTGGACCTCCTCTACAACCTGGCGGATGCCGTCAAGAGCTACAACAAGCACGAAAGCGAGGTCATCGTGGAACTCGCCAAGGCCCGCGGCCCCAAGGAAAATTCCAACCAGCAGGTTAACGCCAGTGCCTACATCCAGGCCGTGGCAGAACGCTACCCGGAATTGAAGGCAAACCAGAATTACCGCCAGTACATGACGGAACTGGCATTGACCGAGAACAAGATTGCTGCCGTGCGTGAGAACTACAACCAGAGCGTGAAGGAATACAAGCGCTATGTCCGTTCCTTCCCGGCATCAATTTTCCTCTCCCTTACCGGATATGAAATCCAGTCATTCGATTACCTGAAATACGACGCACCTGTAGACGCACCGAGAAACCTCCTCTAACATGAACGATTTTGAAGTCACATTCCGAGAAGTAATCTTCTCCATCGGCATTGTCGGTCTGGCCCTGATGTTCGGCATCAAGATTTCCGACACGATCGACAACCACATGCGCGACAAGAATGCCGTGTACACCAAGGCCGTCCAGATTAACAACGACTCCTTGCAGTTCAACTACGTTTTCGCCACGAACTACGGTTCCACTTTCGCCTACGGAACCCTGTCCGCCATCGGCGAGGCGAAGGACGAGAACGTAAGCGGGGTCATGTCCATCAGGCGCGAACTGGAAAGGTACACCAAGCATCACCGCACCGTGTGCGAGGGCGAGGGCAAGGACCGCCATTGCCATGAGGAAACATACTGGACCTGGGACCACCAGAAGACGGACGTGTTCAGCGTGGCGAATGTGCGCTTCATCGGCAAGGTGTTTCGTTTCGGTGAATTCCCCTACAGGGATTATGACTACTACAAGACAATCCCGTGCGGCTACCATCTGCGCTACGTGTACCATACGATGCCGTTGCAGGTATCGGGAACTCTGTTCGCGATTATCGACAACCACCACATGAACAAGGCCGAATTCAAGCCGGGTGTCACCATCGACAAGGCTCGCGATGCCTATGTCAGTGTCCACCACCGGCTGATATTTTGGATTGTCTACATGATTTTACTCATTGCCGGCGTAATCGGGTTCGTATCGCTCGAAAACGACTGGCTCGAAGACAAGAGGTACTAATATGGACGTAGGATCTAACGGCTCTTATCCTTCCAACGCATTGAGCAACTTTGCCGCCCATGAATTCTACATCGACGGCGTACGCTGTGCCTCGATGGAAGGTTTCCTGCAGTCGCTCAAATTCGCGAACCCGGACATGCAGGTACATATCTGCTCCCTCATCGGCATTGCTGCGAAGCGGGCCGGTAGCGAGAAGGACTGGAAGAAACACCAGATACTCTACTGGCGCGGCCAGAAGATTGGCCGTCGGTCCCAGGAATACCAGGATCTTCTCGACCGAGCATACCTGGCCCTGTTCCAGAACGAGGGCTTCCGCAACGCACTCCGCGCTGCCGGAAACGCCACGTTCACCCACAGTGTAGGAAAGCGCAAGGAAGGGGAGACAGTCCTTACCATCCGCGAGTTCTGTCATAGGCTCAACTGGCTCCGTGACATGCTTCCATCAAAGGCAGGTAATTTCATATGAGAAAACGTAAAAACGAGTTAGATTTGGAAAAAATATTCGGGAAACACAGAGTTCCCGAGAGGCCGGATGTGTCCATACGACTGCATAGGGCATTCTCTTTCCAGAAATTCCTATATGCGATTTATCGCATTATGGATAATGCCGAGCGTATCCCGGGGCTAAAAAACGTGACTTCTCTTCGCCAGATGGTGCGGGCTTGCGATTTCTGGTCAGGAGATGCAATACCACATACCTTCCTGGACAGGTGTGATTTTGTGCTGAATTTCAACACTACTTCGGAACGTGATTCGGCGATTATCAGTTTAAAGTCTCTGTGTAAGGAACTGCGGATCAAATGCGGCAACTATGAGCCAATGAATGGTTGGGGGCATTGCTTCGATGGTATGCTGTTTCCTGATATGACTATTGAACCGTGCCATAAGGTTCCTACTGGCGAGCAATATATGAGACGGTTTATCGACATGACCCCTGAAGAGGTGAAGTACATGACGTTCTTCAAGGATATCAGGGAAGAATATGAGTATGAGAAGAAACAGATGGAAGAATGGAAGCGGACTCATGCTGCCGGTTAATTCCAGTTGCCATAAGTAGTCACTAATGCTACATTTTGGGCAAGAGGATACAAATATGTCTTTAAAAGTAGTGTACAACGACGACTATGGTGGATTCCGCCTCTCCGACGAGGCAATCTGCAAATACTTCGACATCTACAAGGAAGTGTACGGTTCCATGGAGGGATGCCCTTCCGAGGATGATATCCGTTATGGCCGCATCAAGCGTCATGACTGCATCCTTGTACATGTAATCGACACCATGAGTCCTAATGAATACAACACCTGGGGCTCGGACATCAAGATCAAGGAAGTCAAGGGAAAGGACTATAACATCACCACATACGATGGCGTGGAAATCATCACCGAAATCGGTGAACCGCTCCCGAATCCGGAAGGAGAGACGTAATGATTCTCACTGACAATGAAACCGAAATGCTTTCATTCGCCCTGTGCGAATACTAGGAATTGGTCGACCGTGTTAAACGTATCAAGAGAAAACTCGTTGATGCGGTCAGTGCGCCCGGTACCGATAAAGAAAAACTGGACAAGATACGGGATGAGCTATTTAGTGAATATGGCCTCGTGGAAGGCATTGGCCGGGCAGTTACGGACGGGATGACATATTTGGAATCTGAACTATTGCCAGATTGTCCATAAAATGCTACATTTTTAGCGAAAGGGAATGCCGGGGCGCCGGGATGGCGCCCGCGACTGCATGCCGCAGGAGACAGTTATGCCACTGAAAATGACCGACGAGTTCGTATTCTTCTGGAAGGAATGGCCATCGAACTTCAAGAAAACCCGCTTCATCCACGAGATTGGTTCCAGGACGCTCGTGTTCACCTCTTCCGAACAGGCGTTCCAGTTCGAGAAGGCGGCCCATTTCGGGGACGAGGAAATTGAAGGCCTAATACTCGACTCCGATTCGCCCCAGGCAGCCCTCATCCTGGGGAACCGGGTGCGCAATTTCGATGCGGATTTCTGGGACCGCGTCCGACGCCAAGCCATGTACAAGGTGGTGTTCGACAAGTACAGCCAGGATATGGACCTACTGGCCATGTTAACCGACCCCGTATTCGACGGAAAGGAGTTCGTCGAGGCTTCGCCCCACGACACGTTCTGGGGGATTGGAATGGACGCCAGCGATCCCGATATCAATGATGCCGGCAAGTGGAAAGGAAGCAACCAGCTGGGGAAAATCCTCACGCAGGTCAGGTGCGAACTGATTGAACGGATGCGAAATGCATCCGATAAGGCCAAGAACAGCATCTGGAACCCGGAGAATGCCCATGTCCAGCAATAAGAACAAGAAGGGCAAATTGCAAGTTGTCCTGGACATCCTGGAAACCATAGCCAACATATTTTTCTTTTCCTGGTTCCTGGATTCGTAGGACAATGTACACGGGATACTACGCGAAAGCAAAGCACTATGCCGATTGCGGGCTGGTCCCCGTTGCCATATCACTGCATCCCCCAGTATGGTTTGACGGCCTGCGGTACCCATTACTGGCCCCCTCGGCATCCATACTCAACGGATACCGGTACGGTAACTTCAAGGATGACACTGGACATTACGTTCGCCGCTTCACGGAGGAAATTCTCGGGCGCCTGGATCGTGAGAAGGTCAAGCGGGACCTGACGTACCTCACCGGCACAGATTGTACCAAGATCGTACTGCTGTGCTTCGAACGGCCCGGTGATTTCTGCCACCGTCACATAGTTGCCTCGTGGCTGGGTGATTGCACTGAATATGAGGTGGCGCACGCTGGCACACCAATGACCAGAGTTGGCAACCTGGTATAGTGTTGCTATATTTGGTGAAAAAGATTGGAGGAAATTTTCCATGTTCGTCTACAAGTTCCTAGTTGATGCATTCGGAAACATGTACTGCGATACGTTCGTATGGAGCATGATCATCTTCGGGATACTCTCCACGGTATTTCTGGTGATTACCATCATATTTCGGGAGGAATTATTTGCGTTCCTTTTCATACTCAGTTTTGGCGCAGGTCTCCTATGTTTTGCCTACACCCCATCGCATGCCACCATGATAGACAGGAGCTACGCGCGAATAATGAATGAGCGCCCGGCATGCCTCGCCGCGAACAGTACCGATGCGGAATGCCTTAAGCAATACGGCAAGTGGTTGCATGATTCGGCATTCTACCGACACGTGATGGACGATTATCATAACGAGATGGAACTGAAAATCAAGAAATACAAATCGAAGGAACACCGGAACGATTAACAGCCCCTTGTTGCCAACGGGCTGGCAATTGTTATATTATTTACAATTCATGGAGGAAATAGCGTAATTATGAAACTCGATGACAATGACCTCGAAATGATTTCTCACACACTGATTGAATACCAGTGGGCAGTCGACCGGGTGAAGTATGCCACCGGAGCCATCAGGGAGTGCTTGAACAACTGTAGTGGCCTGACCCCTGATGAGCAGGTGCACAAAATCCGTGATTGCATGTTTGCGGATCATGGAATTCTGGAATCCTTGGAGCGACTCGCCGCCAACGGAATGATATTCTTGGAGACTGAACCCGTGGCCACCATCATAGACAACATGTATCGTAAAGCCAGGGTGTTCCCTCTCAATATCGAAAACAGCGTGATGGATCCGGTCAGCTTCTATATTAATGATGAACTGGCCGGTATTGCCAGGAACGGGGAAGCATACCGCGCCGGGTTGAAGCAGGTTGCTGGAAAGCAGCTGAGCGGCGTGAAGGTACTCGTCCGAGACGAGTTTATTGACGTGACGCCCGACGGCAAACTGGCGCACGAACCTAAGAGCGGCCCCGTTGTCCCGGATGATACCATGGAATACCTTCACCAGCACCGGGGAGTTACGTTCTGATGGAAGAATGGAGCGGGTGGCGCACGGTGAACCCCGGTAACCTAGTGTATGATGTTACCGACGTGTTCACGGGTGACTGGGACGCTCACAGAATTGAATGCCGTATGTCTGACGGCAATATCAAACCGGGTGAGGTATGGGTTGGGGAAGAGCCGTATACCTACACTGATTCCGATGGGGATACGGTTACAGATTATGGACCTGTGTGGTACATCGATGATGAATCGGGCAACAGTTTCCCGACGGAAAACGTTGTCGCATGGCGCTACTTAAAATGAGGAAAATATGGCTAAAGAAAAACAGGCAACAACAAATCTTACGATGACTGCCGGAACACTGTGTAAACGCCTAAAACAGATGTCATCGAAAAAGGGCCTGCGTAAACTCCTAAACCAGATGTCATCGGTAAAGGACTCGCCAGCTAACCGGTATGAAAAGATGAATGATCTGGGCGTCTACGTGCACTGCGTAGAACGCATGGATCAAATTTCTGCCATCAGGAAGGTGTATGGCGAGAACATGACAATCAAAGAAGTATATGATTCCGTCAAATATCAACTCGAAAAATATAAGGAGCTCGTCATCGGGCAATAAGATGGCTGAGTCATCTAAACGTATATGGTTCGCTGTGTTCAAGAGGCCCTTCCCGAAGAAATACTGGGAGGACTCTAACACGGTGACCGTCTATTTCTATTTTCGGGATATTTCCACCCTTCCGGATGATGCTCGCGAAGCTCTTCGTAAGCAGTATGGGGATGACGCTGTAAAAGACAACCCGATCCCATTGCAACTGTGCGACTGGGAAGCCCATGGTATCTCAATGTTCGGAAGGAAATTTCAATAAACGAGAGTGAAAATGAAACGCAGTAAACCGAAAATAGAACCGACGGTCCGTGTGAATAGGGGAATCACCTATTCCACCTTCGCGCCCGAAGCAAACAAGAAGACTCGGGGCTACAAGTGCGAAATTGCCGCAATGAATGAAACCGATGCCACGAGGATAAGCAACCTATCGAAGGCGGCTGTATCCGCTGCAAAGTTTGCGGTGGAAACAATCGGCAAGCACTTTTTTGATACGATCGACATCAGGCTCAAGGACGGGCGGTACGAAAAGTTCTACATCTGGGACCTGTATGACCTCCGTAACCAGGCACTCAACGAATACAAGAACAACTTCGATGTCGTAATGTCCGATGGGCGCATTATCGGAAAGACCAGGGGAAAGGAATGCCATGTGGCCAAGATCCGTGGCAGGGATATCGAGATCCCGGTCACCCACCTGCGCCAGGGGGCATACCTCTCGTATTCCCTGTTCAGCCCCAGCGGTTATTACCGGAAACTTTTCGGCGTCACTACCAGCGATGTCGAATCCGTGCTGAGGAAGTCCTATGCGGCCCTCGCCGGCATCGACCCCGACGAAATGCAGTTCTGCGCTTCCGCATTCGTATCCGGCGCAATCGTGAACACGATGGTCAACGGGAAGCTACGCGCCTTTGTCGGCGCGAAGATGCTCCGTAACGTGGGGGAAGGTTACGACGACAAGCTGTTCCGCAATTCCATCAAGCTGTCCCTCGGGTGGAACGGCGACGATCCTGAGCGGAAATTCGACAACTGGAAACACATGCCGGAAAATGTTCAGATGCTCGCCGCCCAACTGGAGCAGGTCGGGCCCGACACCCATTCGTACCTAAACAAGCGAATGCCGTCCCTGGCCATATGGGACAAGAAGAACAAGAATGGGGAGGATGCGTTCCCCTACGCCAAGGTATGTGGCAAGAAGGTAAAGATTGAAAAGCCAACGGACATCGAAAAGTTCAACAAGGCCTACCGTGCGGCGATGCGGGTGTTCATCGAAAACATGGGGTGTGTCAAGCTCTCCGACAACACAGCAGTCCCCATGGACCACTGCATCGTGAACCTCGACGTGCACAAGGACGGATACTACAATTCCGAACTGGTTATCCCGCAGCTTCCGGTGACCGGCGACGAATGTGCTTCCGCTACGCTCCTCATGAAGACCCGTTCCCAGTCCAGGGTCGGCAAGTTCCCCTATTTCGCCGGCATCGAGAAGGCACTCAAGGAAACGCCCACGGTCACGGTGTCCCTGCCCAAGTCCGCCTTCATGCCCGAAGACATTATTTCCCCCACCGGGTTCCGCAAGTGCCCTAGACATGCCGAATTCACGGGATCGGTTGCGGGAAGCGTGGAATCCACCGAAATCAAGATTAGCGACGAGACCAAGATGGACAAGGAATCGGTGGTTGGCATCGACCTCAATACCGCGGTTTTCTTTTACAACACGTCGATTCCAGTAAACCTCATGGGCGACGTTGTCGACTGGGTAGGCGAGCTGGCCGAATATTACGAGAAGTTCCATGATAACGGGATAATCGAGAAGGAACTTGCCCGCACCACCTTGTGCCGCAGGGAAATCGACGCGGTCATTGGCGAACTCGAAGTCATGTACCGCGCCGTCCACGAACGACCGAAGAAGGACAGTGTTCACCGCTATGCATTCATGCTGACACTTGGCATCCGTTATGGACTCGTTGGTATCAGGGAGAACGGGTGGAAGACCCCCGTGGATCCTCTCGTCGGCTTCTTCGCTTATCTCCGCAGCAAGTACCATAGCGGCACCAGGAAGCGCGAAATCGTGGATTACACCTTCATCCAGCGCAGGCTGATCAAGGAACAGATTGTCGGCTACGAGAGATACTACGCCAAACAGTCCGAATGGTCCCTCAAACATACCGGCAAGTTCTCGGAAACGGCGGAAGCCGCGGCACTCCTGAACGAGCGCCATGCCATAGACAACCGCATCGACAGCAACATGGCACGCATCCGTTCTATCTGTTTCCTTGATACGGAATTCGGCAAGAAGCGCCTGAAGGTCATCAAGATGGAAAATGACCTCAATTTCAACGGAGAGAAGGACCGCAAGGTGAAGAGTCTCTTTAGAGTTATCACCAAGGGATGGTTTGAAGGCGCGGACTTCATCCCGGACATCACGTTTTCCCCAGATGGGTATTCCGCTGACGTGACGTTCCCGTGCCCCAAGGGCCATACCGCAAAGACCATAAAGAACGCTGCCGACCGCTGCAGTGACCTCTGGGTATGTGACAAGGTTTACGTAAGGAACGGTGCGGTGAAGATGAAATGCTCCGCCACCAGGGAATTCATCGAGCTAAGAGCGATTGCCAGGGCCGACGGCAGGTTGATCAAGTCTCTCCACATATCCATAGAGGGCAAGGCTATGGAGAAGATGTGCGCCAAGCGAAAGATCCTCTTCGGAACAGTTGACAAGAGGGGCACGTCATTCACCGACCACTACACGATGGTGGGCTTGCCCAAGACGGTCACAAAGGCCAAGGTACGGACTGCAGGAATCGAAGGATGCCGCATGAACGGGTGGAACTACCGCAGTGGACGCACGTTCATCACATTCGTACCGGAGTCTCCCTGGTACGGCATGTACCAGTATGCCGACGAGAATAGCGCATGCTGTGTGAAGAACCAGAAATTCATGTTCAGGTAATCTTGAATGCCAGTTTTTTATTATTTTATGTGGGTTGTTAGCTGTTAATGAAAATGTTAATAAAATTTAACTAAACATACTTAAATATGCAATGGAAATAATGTATATTTAATAATGCCTAGTTTGATATGCCGACCGTGTTAAGGCTCTTCAGTAATGGAGTAGGACTAGGCAAGTCAGCCGTGTTGCTTGATGCATATTAGGTATATCGCGTAGATACGGTTGATTAAGTGCCGTTACGGCCTACCCAGTGATGGGCAAGGTAGGAAATCACATAAGTCTATCTCTTGGTAGATTTAGGTAGGTTTCAGTTAACGGTTAACTATTTGGCCAACGGGGACTTATGCAAAATGTGCTCGAACCGGGTGTAGTCTGAAACCCAGGGACAGCATCATCAAAGCGAGAAGGCCGTAAAAGTTCGCTCGAACCGGGTGTAGTCTGAAACCCAGGGACAGCCCCCAAGTGACACCTATTACATCGTTGTTAGCTCGAACCGGGTGTAGTTTGAAACCCAGGGACAGCAGGCTGGACAGAAGATGTTCTGTCAGTTAAGCTCGAACCGGGTGTAGTTTGAAACCCGGGGACAGCTGGGGTATTTTAAGAGGCGCTCGAACCGGGTGTAGTTTGAAACTTGGAGACAGCCAGGCAGTTTGTACATGTATTTTTCCGACTGCTCGAACCGGGCGTAGTTTGAAGCCCGGAGACAGCACCCTAAAATGGGCATTTTTAGGTCTGAAGCTCGAACCGGGCGTAGTTTGAAACCCGAGGACAGCAGCCGTTGCGTTCCAGAATCTTGCTCGAACCGGGCGTAGTTTGAAGCCCGGGGACGACAGAATGTTAGTCGTAGCATGTCAACAAATCTTGACACATGGGTCCGGTTGTCAAACCGGGCCCTTTTTGCTACATTTTGTACAAGGAAACTAATATGAGTACAGAGAGCAACAATCCTATTGTAAAACAGGCGATAAAGACCGCCAGGGAAACCATCGGGGACATCCCCGGAATTTCGGTAAACGAATTTGGTCTATGCGATGCGGATACGGGTACCGTCACCTGGTATGGAATCCAGATTGCTTGGCTATCCATGGACAAGTGGTATGTCAGGTTCGATGGCCCGGAATATAATCCAGACTGCCGTATCCCGTATGCCATGCTGACAACCAGGGAGTATTCCCCGAGCTCTAACAAGCGCGGCTGCGCCAAGGGCGTGTACAGCCCGTATCTCCGTAAGCCAATCCTGAAGGCCATCGAGGGAGTACAGATTTCCTATCGCGCCGAAGTGGAAAAGTTGCGCACGCAAATCGAGGAAAACCGCAAGGAATTTCCCGACTACGCCACATTGTATGCGAAGCTCAAAGATATCCTCGCCAAGTTCAACGATGCAATCAAGCCGTACGAGGGTAAGGATTTAGATGATTTCAAGGACAAAAAGGTCCACAATCTGCGACATGAATACCAAGCTCTTGCCAATAAGGTTATTTGGCCAATCGTCGTCGTGTCCCGCCTTCGTCTCAATACTCTCCACGGTGGAAGGTGGAATCACGAGGATGACATCGTGTTTACCGGGTTTTACCTGTTCGGTACCCCAGAAGATTCCGACTATATCAAGGTAGATGTCGAATGGCCCTTTCATCACGGCCCCTGTACACTCGAAGTGCCGAAGAAGCTATTCGGGATGTCCTATGACGAACTGGCCGAATACGGGCGCGGAGTGGTAAAGGACTGGATTGAGGAAGAGTACAAGAGCATGGAATTTGAGGAAGAGTACAAGAGCATGGAATCATGGAGCAAGAAGCCTGAACGTGCGAAAGTGCGCCAGATTGACGATTACCTTGTAGACATCTCCAAGTTCGAACGTCCGGATCCTGTTGTGAACTACCGCTTCACAGTCCCGGTCGTGGCCAACGTGCATGTCAAGGTCAGTGCAACTACCCCGGAAGAAGCCGAACGCATCGCCAAGGACATGATCCAAAAGCGCGTGGACAAGACATACGATCTGGGATTCCGCAACGCTTCACCCCGTTTTAGCGAAATGAAAATGGAAGTTCTCAAACCCTGGTACGAAGGATAACAAAATGGTAAAAGCAATATTCATTCTCGTATTTTCCATCAACGGCTACTCGGCCAACGCCGACCTCAAATTCCCAACATTGCAGCAGTGCGAGGCCGCAAAGTCAAAAATCCTCTCTGCATTCTATCACAGGGGGAGAACCCTCGATGCCGTCTGCATCGAGACACAGGTGCCGGCGAAGAAGCTCAGGTGCAAGATAGGCAATAACTTCTCCTACCATCACCCGCGCCCCGGACATCATAGCGGAAGCGGCGCCATGGAAAACTACCCATACCCGGAAACAATCGAGTGCACGGAGGAATAACATGGACTTTATCGAAGAAAATCGTTTGAACTGGACCAGGGGTGACCTGGATGGTGAGTGGCACCCGTCTGATGATGACGTGGGCACAATGTTCGAACCTGACAGTGACCTCCCCGCCAGTGCATCTGCCCGCACAACGACTTACCTGGTCAACTACATGGCCAACGGTTCGATGACCCCCATCATGTCCACGTTCGAGGCATACAAATACTGCATGCCCCTCCGGGATCGCGCCGTTTTTAAGATGAAGAACTTACCGTGGGATGTGAACCTCCTTAACGCATTCCACAACCTGCACTTCACCCTGTTCATGGCTGACATGAACCCGGTGTTCACCGCTCCCGACACCGCAATCACGCCCCCTGCATGGCAGATCTGGATCCTGCAGCTCATCTACAAGGCGGCCACCGAATGTGTCTCTAAGGACTTCGCCACTTTATCTGAACAAGATACGAAACGCGACTACCGTATCAGTACCATCTTCACCGATGACCACAAGAGTGTTGGGATGCGGCTCAACATCACGGGGGAAGGATACATGGATCTCTGGGTAACCGGTGAACCGACCATCAAGAAGGACGGCACGTTCGGTTTCAAGCATTCCGAGTCGCTGTCTACCGTCGTGTACGTCCACAACTTCCAGGTATCCATGTCCAACACGTATAGGGGCCCACTGAAGAGCAACATGAAGAACATGAAGTCCTACATCACCAGGGAACTGACACGGTTCAACAAGATGCTTTCCCGTGCGGAATTCAACCGGCCGGAATACGCCTTGAAGAATATCAACGGGGGCAAACTATGATGAGCGGCGTAATTGAGCACATCATTGCAAAACACGACTCACAACGACCATTTTACGCCAACAAGAACTGGCGCCTATGGTCCCCCAAGCACACTAAAATCAAGGTGGTCGACAGGCACAACGGGTACTTCTCGCTGGCTCTCAGGGATGACAACCCCGCCATCCCCAGGTCCAGGGGCGACGGATTACACCGGAGCCAGTTCGTGTTCCTCGCTTTCGCCAGGTTCAAGACATTCTATGACGCCATGGTCGGTGCCAAAGCCCTGCTCGACTGGCTCCAGGAACCTTTCCGTGAGGCCGACCTGTTCACCGAAACCGGAAAGCCGTGCTATTCCATCCAGTCCGCCAGGTTCGCCATCCGGAAAACCAACAAAGGCTACGATGTTTACGACCTCGACGAACGGTACGTTATATCGTTTGCCGACACCAGGGAAGCCGCCATCAGGGACATGATGGAACTGGGAACATACAACGGTACAATCGTCAAGTGCATATGAGGCGTCATATGGATAAAATATACAATCCGGTGTTATCCGACTTAGTCAAGCGCATGCCGACAACTTTCCCTGAACTGTGCAAGTTCCTCCGGGACATGATTACCGTGCCCGACGACATGCATGCTACCGTTGACTGAAATCTACTCAAACCTACTCACAGTAAGGTTTTCGTGATTTCCTATGGTCCGTTTGAGAAGACCATCGCAACGGCATTTTTCTAGGCACTTCCTTACTTGCCACCTGAACAAGCTCTTTGGCTGGAAGTACCTATATCCGCTATCCCCTGCCCTTTCGAGCAAGTTCCCTCTTAACACGGTCGAGGTAAGACGGACTTTAATATTCTTGGCTGAATGAATATCCGCGTTTTCCGCATGATGGCATTCAACACAGCAAAATTCTTCTTGTGTCTGGCGGTTCCGGTCGTCGATGCAACCGCACTCACCGCACATCTTGGAAGTGTATTCGGGTTGCACAAGTGAAACCGACAGTCCGTAATGCGGTGCAATATGGATGAACTCGTCCTTCAACGAGGATAGTCCAGTCCTTAGATGCAACCTTCCTAGATTAAATCCTTTTGAGTCATCAGCATGGAGCCTTCTGCCTTGGAAACCATCGAGGTTCTCCATTGCGATGTGCTTGATTCCTTTAGCGGCAAATGCTTGGCAAAGCAGTACGATAGCTCGCTTGTTGGACTCGTTCAGCTTCAATGTAATAGCTTCGATGCGAGCCTTGTCCTTCTTGGATATCTTGAACGCTTCATGCTCTTCGTCTTCCTTGAATTTGACGTTGTAGTTCTTCTGCTTCCGGTCTATCTTGAGCAACTCGGTTTCAAGGTCGGCAATCAAGGCATCGTCGTTCGGGATGAACTCACCGGTACTCAATGCGAACATGTTGTGCTTGGAATTGACATCTATTCCGACGGTATTTTCTTCGGTAATCTCGTCAGTATTCTTATAGCGGTAGCCGTCCCTTGCGAGAACTACATGGATGTCCTTTCCTCGGACTACCATCGTATAGGATGTATCGGTTCCGTTGCAGTAGCGGTTCAACGAACGGTGGTATGCCTTGTTATACTTGAACGGCATGCATAGCGTGTTCTTGCTGTCACCACGGTAGCCTTGGTCATTCCAATCCCAGGAAATCTCGATGAAGTAATCGAACTTACCAGTCTCGTTCCTGCGAGCATCCACGATAGGACGCTTGATACGACTACGGCCAGAGAATGTAAGCGATTCAAAGGTAATCTTGCCACGCTTCTCGTATTCGGCAAATACAGATGTTCTTCTTGACCGCGCCAACCGCATGAGGCGGTCAAACCCAAATTTGCGTATCTTATCAAGTATAGCTCGATAGAACTTCTGCTTGGATTCTACTACGGTAGGAATAACGGATTCAAGCCAATAGACGGTTTCATTCTTGCCGTATCGAGCAAGCCAAGTCAGCACTTTGGTAAGTTCTGTCTTCTTGGTATGAACTTCAATAGATTTAAGGTCGCCTTTCCTATGCCCATGGGTGTTTATCTTGTAAAAGGATGGAACCAGCTCTTCAACCTTGACGAACTCAATCTTCCTGCGGATCGCATCGAACCGTAATTGGTATGCCTTCCAGACATCCTCGATAGCCTTCTTCAAGTAGTGGCCAGATAGGCGTGTATTGAATGTCGGATTGAAAAAGTTAAAGGCCTCGAACTTGCTCATATCCTGGAAGCCGAGCATATCCGAGAAGAACACTTCCGATATGTCGTTCCTTACGGAACGGATTTCCCCCGCACGATGGGTAATTTCGGCACGCTTGGTGTCGGACAATAGAATAGGATAGAACGCAGCGGAGAACTGCGACTCATACCGATCCTTCAATGTCCAACAATGCTTGCTCATACAATACAGAAATGGCTCGTAAGGAACTTATTGTCGTGTTCAATTCCAAACGAGCCATCGAAATGGTTTCCACTATAGCTCGACGAAGAACACGACTAATTCATCGAACCGTTATATATCAAGTTTATAACAATGTACAAAATTTTATGTCGATTTTCAACCTAAAATGCACTAAAATACTTGCCGATTTCGGTAAAATTGAGTAAATTTAGGTAGATTTTAGGTTAGCTGTTGATAACCCCCACTGTATCTATAATACAGCTTATATTATTCATAAAAATATGCAGACCCCCACCCCCCAAAAATTTTTTTTCGTTAATTAGACATCATTCATTCAAACTTAGGGTACCCGGTACCGGGTTAAAAAAGTTTTTGATTTTTTGGGGCCAGTTACCCCCGGAAAATGTTTACAAATGTTTACAAAGGGCCGCCGGAAACCCCCGTACCCCCCTACCGGGTAAATTTTTTGAAATCGGGGCAAAGCGGAGATCGCCATTTTCCAAAATGTGACCCCCAGGTTTTGATTTTGATTTTTTCCCGGCCATGTCCCCCTCGCGTCCCGGCGGGCGCGCCCGCCGGTGGGACACCGTGGGCGCGGGGGTCACCCCGCGGGACCCTGGGGACACCGGGGGAACCGAGGACGCTACCATGGTGCTCAATTGTGCCCCATGTTCCCTATACGGCCTTTCGGTCCCCAGGAACTTGCACCCGCCGTGCGTCCGGTGTCCCGCGGTCGGTGGGGTCCGGCGGCACAGCGTGGGCCCGTTCAACCCGAGGAGGCACGCATGGTTACCGAACTAGATGCACGATGCGAACTTGACACGGACCTCATGGAGGACGAGTTAAGCATGGAGGCGGAATGCTACATGGGGGCACCGGATTTGGTATGCGATAGCCCTACGGCCTCCTGCGGGTCAGTGTTTTGCTTGGGGGCCACCATGTGACCACAGTCCCGCCCTTGGTGGGACCTGGCGTCGCATCGTGGGCATGTTCATCAAAAGGAGTTACATCATGGCATCTATGGGCGTATTCACTGCGGTAATGTACAGGGAGCACCTCTACAAGAGCATCATGGCGAAGGCGGGGGCAATGTTCCCCGAATGCAGCGAGGCCGATCAGCGTAAAAAGCTGGTGCCTCTCCCGAAACCCGTCAAGTTCAGCATCAAGGGATATATGCCTCCCCTGAAGTTCACGATAACCCATGTGGCCGCTGGAGCCGACATGAATCCCGTAATCGTGTGCGATGACAAAGACGGCTCAAAGCGTGCATTCGAATTCGGCTACATGCCGAACCACACTCTGCACAGGGTCCTCTCGCTCTTGGAGGCGCCCGAGACGGACATGAACACGCTCGTGCTAAACGAGCTCAGCAGGGGGGACGAAATGAAGAAGTAATTGCACGGGGGGAGACGGGGTGCCCATATGGGCACCATGCTTCAAGGGACACGGCGCGCCCCACCGTGTCCGGGATGTCCCGCGGGCGGTTGGGTCCGGGGGCGCAACGTGGGCATGTTCAAACAACGGAGGTTACAAAATGAAAAAGTATGGCGTTTACTCGGTCACCACTGCCGGTCTCAACCTTTTCTCTTCCCACTACAAGAAGTCGGTTGCGGACAGGAACGCTGCCAAGCGCAGCGCAGCGGGATTCCCGTGCGTGGTGCGCCCCGTGGGCAAGTAGCGGATATGTGGCAAGGTCGTCGGGTCGGGATGTCCAACTTACGACGATATGAATAGGCGACCGCAGGGCGAAACTGGCATCCGAAGCCCGAGCCAAGCAATGACGGGCGGTTCCCGATACCCCTCGGGAACCGCCCGTTCCTGTATCGTGACGCGTGCGGCGCCACCGTGTGCCCGGCGTAGCGGATCCGGTGGGGTCCGGCGGTGCACCGTGGGCGTGTTCAGAAAAGGAGTTTCAACATGAGCGAAAAGACCAAGACCATACTCGGGTGGATAAGGGCCCTTTCCCGTGCTCAGGGGTTCTACGGGCGTCTTCTGAAATATTTTGATGAGATGGGTCCCGAGCAGACCGAGGCCGCGCTGAGCAGGTATCACGGCTGCAAGGACTGCGTTGACTTTTCCATGGCCATTGAGAGCGGCATGTAAAAAATTTTTTAAAGTGGTACGCTATGAATTTCAAGGAATGCGTCCATTCGGACAAGAAGTACATGACCCTTTGCCGCATCTGCGACGGCATCTTTGACCACATGGCGAACATGCGGGATGTGGGCAGGTCCCATCGTTGGCACGAGCAGTGGACGAGGTTCATTGGGTACCGTGACGCCAGACTCCGTGAACTCCGTGCGGAATATGATTCCATGAAGAAGGCAGCATGAGTGAACTAGGTGCCCACATGGGCACCAAACTTTTCGCCTCTGGGGAACCGCGCCAACCGTGTTCCCCGTGAACCGGATCCGGTGGGGTCCGGCGGCGCACCGTGGGCACGTTCAGAAAAGGAGCCATATGTCAATCAAATACATCGTTGTCAACAGGTGCGATTCGCATGAAAGCATCACCGGCCAACAGGGCGAACCTTGCGAAACGTTTGACTTGGCCAAGGGGGAGGCTCTCCGCTTAGCCCTTGAATTCAAGGAACGGGAAGGAATCGAGGCGGATCCCGAGGTCACCGACGAGGCAGTCAGCCTTGACTACCGCGGGTGCATCCATTACTGGGAAGTGGTTGAGGTGAACCTGCCCGAGGACGGCCTCACGGAGCTCGTCAGGCGCCTCATGGAAGAGGGTCACATCTTCCAGTACACCCCCGTGAAGATGGGTCTGCGCCACAACGGAGCCCAGTACGCGGCAAAGGTGGTGGGGGTTGACTACTTGGGGAACCATCGCCATAGTGTCCTTTGGTGTCCCGCGCACGGGGTGTTCGTTGATGTAGCCACAGGTGCCGAGGTGGACGTTGAGGGCATAATCCGAGACTGGAAATATCTTATTGACTAGCCAAGGGGGACGGGGCGCGTCCCCTTTCCCCACGGGTTCACGGGCGCCCACCGGGTATCCGGGGTAACTGATCCGGTGGACTCCGGGGATACAACGTGGGCATGTTCAACCAAAGGAGTTCAGGAAATGAAAAAATTCGTCTACAAGGTCATGGGTCAGTTGCGCAATCTGTGCCAAAAGGCATGGGAAGCCGCCAAGCGTGCGGGCGGTGCGTTCCTCGGCGTGTTCGTTGACTACAACAACGGCAGCATCTGGTACCGCACCGAACGGGAAGATTATCGCCTTATCGGGTGGCGCATCGTCAAGAAGTGGATTCACGGACTTGACAAGTCGGGCCGAATGGTCAAGCATCCCAGCTGGTCTTTGGTACAGGGCTAAGAGGGAGGAAACGGGGCGCCCCGATACTGCATCGGGGCGCCCATGTACCTCGGGGTGGCCGGGCGTCCACCGTGTTCCCTGGGTGGAGCATGCGGTGGGGTCCGGTGGAACATCGTGGGAACATTCAACGAAAGGAGTACAATATGGCACAGAAGTGTTGGAATTGCGGCAGCGAGAACATCTCGGAAGACAACGGACAGTTTTTCTGTATGGACTGCGGGTTTGAAAATCCCGCCCCGTCCGACGATGATTTCGGCGAAGCGGAAGAAAATTCCGAAAGCGGGGAATGTCCCGAACCCGAGAAAAAGGAAATTGACGAAAACAAGAAGCACAAGATTTGGATGCGTGTCGGCATGAGCGTTCAGCTCTCCGTGGCCGAGCTCCGCAAGATTGACGAGGGCGACATGGGCGTTCTGCGTGACGCCATCAAGAACGGGTTCGCCGAACCTGACGGGGACGGCTACATTCCCGACTCCGTGTGGGATGACGACAAAATCCTCAAAGACGAAATCCCCGACGAACTGAAACACGAAATCAACTTTAACCTTTAACTTGTAGCCACGAAAAAAGGTGCCCACTTGGGCACCTTCCTTTAAAAATTTTATCATCGGCGCCAACCGTGCATCCGGATTCCCGCGGGCGGTTGGGGCCGAGGATACATCGTGGGCATGTTCAAAAGGAGTTTGCAATGTCGGGAATCAATGTTATTGGCGAATTGGCGATGGCTGCGATGATGGCCGAGTCGGCCAAGCCCATCAAGGAGACCAAGCACTACGAGGTGGAATTTTCTACCGAGGAGGAAGCCAAGGACGCCCGTTACCAAGTGGAGGATGGATGGTCTCCGTTCATCAATGTGGAGGCCGAGGGCAAGGTCCTCTATTTCCGCAACGACACCATGATGAAAGCCGTGAACGATGCGTTCAAGGCAAACCCCAAGCAGCCCGACTATGCCAAGATTGTGGCGACCGATTGGTTCAAGGACAGGGCGAAGTTGGTGACTCCGTAAGCCGTGCGGGACATGGGAGTGAACTAGGTGCCCACACGGGCACCAAACTTTTTTCCTCGGGGGAGCCGCGCCAACCGTGTATCCGGATCCCCGCGTGCAGTTGGCCCTGGCGGAACAGCGTGGGCATGTTCAATTCAAAGAGGTTCGCCATGACAAGTTTGGCACAGATTTTCGGTCGCATAATAGGCGACGAATACACGGGTATAAGGGTTGCCGACTATCTCGCCGAGAACCCCTACGCAAAGGCGAACGACCTTGTGAAGTTCCGTGGTGTCGGCATGAACGTTGCCAACACTCTGCTCATGGTCATGGAGAGTTCTGCGGAGTATCTTGCTGGGACTAGGGCAATATCCGTCACCGACCCTTCCACAATCGTCAATCACGTATCGTGGTTGAAGTGGGAACGGCAGGAAAACATGGTTGTGGTGACCCTTGATTCACACAACCATATCATCGGCAAGCACATCGTGACCAAGGGGCTCGTGAACGAAACCAAATGCGCCCCACGGGAATCGTTCCGTTTTGCTATACTTGACAATGCAGTGAGTGTCATATTTGCCCATAATCACCCGAGCGGTGACACTGCGCCATCCGAGCAGGATATTACATTGACCCGAGTGCTATGCGCATCGGGAAAAATTTTGAAACTTCCTGTGCTTGACCACATCGTCATCGGTCGGAGCGGATATACTTCAATTTGTAGGCTCTATCCCGAAATTTTTGAACAGGGAATGCAGGGGATTTAAGGTTTAACGGGGCTTTCAAAACGGCATCCAATACGATATAGAAGTTCCCCGAATATTTTGGGTGGGCATTCCCCCAAATTTTTTACCTGGTGCCAACCGTGTATCCGGATCCCCGCGATCGGTTGGGTCCGGGGATACACCGTGGGCATGTTCAGAAAAAGGAGGCTACATGGAAACCAAGGAAAAGAAAATTTCGGAAAAGTTGAACGAGGAGGGGTTCTCCACCACGTTCCCCAGCGACTTCACCATTGCTGATAAGTTCGGGGTAAAGGCCATCCGTGACACGTTCAACCGGGCGTTCAACGAATGGAAACGTGACTACCGCTACCTCACCCACCTCGTCATCGCCCTCAACCACAAGATTTGGGAATGGCACGAGAAAAACCCTGAGTATGCGAAACTCTATGACGAACTTTGGCGCACGGCGGACACGTATGCGTGCGACATGCTTGAAGGGGACGCAGCGGACTACTTCTACCGCATGACCGACTAGGGGCTTTTGACTCCGATGAACGGGGGGCAGGGGTTCGCCCTTGCCCCTTTTCTGTAACGGAAATTATCCGGGTTCCACCATGTACCCGGTGCCGGAAGGATGACCGGTTCCACCATGTTCCCGTGGGTCCGCGGCGGGTGGGGTCCGGCTGCACAGCGTGGGTGTGTTCAACAAAAGGATACAACCATGAAGAAAAATTTTTTGGAGCAGCCCTACAAGCTAATCAAGGTCTATCACCTTGAAACCCGCAACGCTAATGACGATGGGGTGGACAAGTGGTTCACCCGCAAGAAGAAGGGCGAAGAGGCTCTTGCCCATGAAATCAACAACGACTGCGCCCTGTCCTTGCTTGAAGGCGGCTTTACCGGATGCTCGGCCATCTACCTCAAAAATGACGAAGGTCCGGCGATTGACAACGAGAAGATCGGGCCCTACAACGAGAAGGCCGGAACGGACTACAAGAGCTGGCGCGAGGCCGCCATCGCCCATTGGGGATTCACTGCCGAATGGGGCTGTTGCAGCGCCATGGCCGACCTCTCGGAGCATGACGCCATCAAGTTATCCAACGGGGATATTTACGTATTGGATAAGGTTTCCATAGAAAAGGACTAGGGTTTTTTCCACAGAAAAGGAATGGGGCGACCCTTTTCCTTTTCTTTTTTCGGTGTGGGCTCCGGTTCCACCGTGTGTCCGATGGGCCACGGGTGGTGGGGGCCGGCGGCACATCGTGACCATGTTCATCAAAGGAGTACCAAATGGGCAATAACGAACTCATGGCGATAGCCAACGCAAGGGAAATAGAACAACTCCCCTACACTATTTTGAAACAGATGTTCCCTAGCGTGACCTACAAGGTCAGTGGGGAAGTATGGTTCCGAAAGTTCATCGGCCACAAGGACAATCCCTTGACGGGCAAGAAAGAGAGCTATGCGGTCGGGGAATGGCGTGACGACGAGAACGGCATGACCTTTGACAACCCGACACAGGCGGCTCTTTGGGCCGAAACGCATTACACCGAGGGGCATTGGCGTGTCTATGCGTATGTCCCCGAGCTGCACCAAGCGGGCTCGGTTGCCGTCTAGGCATGGGGGTGGACACCCGTCCCCCATCGGGGGCGGGGTTGTCACAAAAGCGATACGTTTTTTGTGACAAGGGCGCCCACCGCGGGCCTGGATTCCCGTGACGGGTGGAGTCCGGCGGCACAACGTGGGAATGTTCAGAAAAGGAGTTTGAAATGCAGAATTTTTTCAAGAAGTGCAGGGCCGACCACGATGCGCTCGCTGACATTTTAAAGGCGAGCAAGGCTGACATCACGGTTTCCGATTCCATAACCGGATTCGTGCGCAAGGGGGAAAAGTGTTTCTCCGTGTACACCTACAACGTTGACGGCAAGGAATACCTTGTGACCAAGAAGCTCCATGAATTTTTGATTTCTAACGGGGCGCTGACTCCCGTGAAGGATGGGGATGATGGGAAAGCATAGCAAGCGTGTGCCGACCAAGCCAGCCCCGTCCATCGTTAAAGGCGTGTTCTGCGTGGGTTGTCGTTGGCGTGACGTTATCTTCGGGGACATGGTGCATGTCTGCCGTTCGGTTCTGAGAATTTAACCTTTATCCCGAATGTCCAATCGGCGCGGTGGGGGGCTTAACACCCATGAGGACATTCGGGATTTCATTTTTTATTGACTGCGCCCCCACCATGTTCCAGGTGTCCCATGTGCGGTGGGATCCGGTGGAACATCGTGGACATGTTCAACAAAAGGAGTCCATTATGGCTACAACCATTATTCGCTACACCAACCGCTACGCATTTGAAATCGTTGGCAATGTTGATGTAAATTCCGACAAAGTAGAAGTGAAAGACTATGCCCGCGTAGAATCGGACAAGCTCTATTTCGTCCTTTCTAAGAAGTCCAGCTATTCCTATCGCCACGAACTCGGCATTCAGACCATTGGCAAGGAGGATTATCAACGTTGCCTGCTCCATTGCTACGGCCCCGAAATCTTTAATGCAAGTGTCCACATGGACCAATTGCTGAAAACGGGCCACTGCGTTTTAAACCAAAACAACTACGAGGTGGAAGTGTATGTGGGCATGCATTTTGCCAAGTTCTTTGGAGAGGCAGGAAAGGATAGCCTTGCCAAGTGTTACGCCTTTATCGCCCAAAAGCGCAAGGAACATGCTGACTCACTTGACCAAGTAAAGAAGTTGCTTGCAGTGGGCGCCAACGCCAATTCAGTGGAAGAGACCGCTGAAAATTTGGTGGAAGACATCAAGTGGTTCCTTGACAACCGCACAGAAATCAAGGCGAAGTGCAAATAGTGAAATCGGGCGAAAGCCCGAATTTCAATTTTTTATTTTCATTCCCACCATGGATTCGGTGCCCCGCGCGCGGTGGGATCCGGTGGAACATCGTGGGCATGTTCAGAAAAAGGAGTTCAGCTATGGGCAAGAAAGCAGCAGAAAAAGAAAAAGAAAAAGAAACCTCGTCCGCATTTGATTGCCTCGCAGTTACGCAGGTGCAGGTGTTCCCCTTCACGGAAGGCCCGTCTATGGGACATCTGTTGGGATTGGCGGCTATCGTCCTCAATGACCAGTTCCAAATCAGGGGTCTTCGCATCATGGAAGGTGCGGTGGAGAATGGCCTCTATGTAGGCTATCCGAATGACCCCTTCTACAAGGGGGAAGACTGCCGCAGCGTCTGCTGCCCGATAACACGGCAGCTGAGGGAGCACATCGAGAAGGTCGTCATTGACAAGTACAAGGAGTCACTTGACCCCCGTGAATGGTCCGTCAAGTTCGGGTTCGGGCAGTCGGACGAACACTCCAATGACCAAGAGAGCATGGTCATCGCCATCAAAGTCACCGAATGTACCCGAGCGGACGCCATTGAAAAGGCGAAGTCGGTTCTCAGCGAGAAATGCGGGAGCGACCTTGCCGACAAGATGGAAGTGCTTTGTGCCAAATAGGGTCGGACGATAATTTAATTTTACAATTAGTGCCCGCTTGGGCACTAAATTTTTTAACTTGCATCCATTGTTTCCACCGTGTGTCCGGTGTGCCACGATCGGTGGCACCCGGTGACACATCGTGGGAGTGTTCAGCAAAGGAGTTAAACATGTTCGCAAGAATTATCACCATCGCACACCATTGTGACGCAAATTATTTCCAAGTCAGCCCCGTTGAGATTGAGGTCAGTTCCGCAAGCGGCACCCCGTCATTGACCCAGTTCGGCCTTCCGAAGGACTGCGGTGTCCTTGACAGGGTGAGATGTGCCGTCCGTGAAACGGGGAAGGTCATCACGGGTTTCAACACAACCATGAATGTCCGTGGCTTGTATCGTTCATCGGCCACCGATGGACTTGATTTGGCGGTCGCCATGGGCTTGCTTGCTGCCACGGGCGAAGTGACCCTTGACGCGGACAAGTATACGTTCTTCGGCAATTTGAGCCTTGACGGGCGTCTGAACCGCCCTAGCGAGTTTGCTAGTGTTGTCTATAATGATGTGACGAGTAAGACATGCAAAGGCAAGACCTTGATTATTCCCAAGGAATGCGAGAAGAACAAGCCGTGCGGCACCGAATGTATTGCGGTTGCCACGCTTGCCGAATGTATCAAGGTCTGCTGCAAATAGGATATAGGTGCTCAGCCGAGCACCATTTCCCATGCGGCCTATTATGGCCACCGTGTGTCCGGTTTCCCGCGTGCAGTGGGGCCCGGTGACACATCGTGGGCATGTTCAACAAAAGGAGTCAACCATGCGAAAGTTTACTGACGAAGAAATCAATGCGCTCAATATCGTAAAGCGCATGTTCAGGGAGAATAAGTCCATCACGGAATGGCCAAAGGAATGCCCGAAGTCGGCGGGTGACCAGTCTGTCGGCGCGACCCTTGATTCAGCCTGCATACTCATTGACGAATTGCTCCAACACCAAACGGACGCCGAAGTCAAGTCCAGCGTGTCCGCGGTCATGACCTCACAGGACTTTCACAGCAAGTGCAGGGAAATCCAACGGCTCTACCGACCGCTGTCGGACAAGTTGGCCGAATACAAGATGCAGTTGGCCGTGGACATGCGTTGCGACTATCACCTGATCATCATACCCGATGGGCTGTTCTTCGGCAACGGCAACGGCGATGACTATGACCACGGGGTTAGCTCCGAGTACCTGTTTGACCAAGGCAATGCCCTTGACGAAAGTCAGAACGACTTGGTTACCCTACTTGACGGCAAGGAGAAGATTCTATCCTTTAAACAGAACTAGACTCCGAATGAACACGGCAGGGGGAAACCCCTGCCAACATTTTTCAATTTCAACCTCGCGCCCCACCGCGTGTCAGATGTCCCACTTGCGGTGGGATCCGGGGGCACATCGTGGGCATGTTCAGAAAACAACTAACAAGGAGTCAACTATGGCAAATGTTTCTCTCACAAAACAATTTGAGAACAAGATTGCGGCTATCGCCGAGGTCAAAGTCTTGAAGAAGGTCAAGCGCGCCCGCAACAGGCGCGGGAATTGGGAAATTCAGGGCGATGTCATCTTCAAGGACCACGAGAAGAACGAATTCAACATCTATTGGGATACCGTGACGGGCACCATGTGCGTGTTCCGCAGGGAATTTTGCGACAATTCCAATGGTATCGTGTCGTACCGCTCGGAGCCGTTCAGCGACGACTTCACCCGTTGCCATATCACGGAAGCCGAGGCAACCGCGTTCATCCACGAATTTTGGGACGCGCAGAAGGCCAACTGGCACTAGGGGGTATAGCATGGACAAGATTTTCGCCATCGTGATGTTCGGGTCCAACACCCCCATCAATCGCAACGGGAGGACCTGCATCTATACGAGCATGGAGCTCGCGGACGCGGACTTGCGCGCCATGCCCGACTCGTGGACGGACTATGACCACTATGAGGTCAAGGAGTTCCCCGTGGTCAATGCCGAATCCGACCTCGTTTTCAAGGTGAATCGGTAGATCTATCCAACGACCGTGTGCCCGGTGTCCCATGTGCAGTGGGACCCGGGGGCACATCGTGGGCATGTTCAACAAAAGGAGACAGACATGGACGAACTTACTAACGAAGAACTCCGTGCACTTGCAGTGACGCGCAACATCCTCATAACCAAGCGTCAGAGCATCGCGGGAGCCGTCGGCATCATTAGCGGAGCCAAGCGTGCCATTGACGTGGCGCAGGACGGCACCGAACTCATTGAACGCATCGTCAACGCGCAGGGCTTAATCCGTGCAAGCAAGATGATGGGAAATCCCGATGGATACCTCGGCAACTTTCGCGAATTGCGCGACCTCTTTGCGCCCTTTGCCAAGCGCTTGAAAGAGCTCAACTACACTCTTCTCGTGGGGCGCCTTGACAACGGCAGCATCATGCTGACCGCAGGTCCTGTCACCATGCGCCGACCGGAAGGAATAAAGGACCCGAAGTGCGTGCGCGTGAATGACATCATCCACGTTGCACCCAACCTCCCCACCGACGGCGTGGAAATCGTTGACGGCAACACGATGCTCTATGGGCGCCTCGTGGAACGGACAGAAGACACTCAGACCGAGGAGGACTAATGCTCAGACTCATCTCCACAAAATTTTTCAAATTCGCCTCCTTTGCCGCGAAGAGCGCGGGACTGCCCTCTGTGCGCCCCGTGAACGTACACTCCAACGGGAACACCGACCTTTACGGCAGGTTCCGCAGGCGCAAGTAGGGCGACCATGGGGTGCCTCGCATTCATCGGAGCGCTCGTCGTGACCGGATACCTCTACTCGGTACATCCGATGCTCGGTGGCGCCTTCGCGGTATTCATGCTTGGTGTGTGGGTTGTTAGCAGTTAACGAAAATGTTAACAACATTTAACTAAATATACTTAAATATGCTAATGGAAATAATGTATATTTAACAATGCCTAGTTTGATATGCCGACCGTGTTAAGGCTCTTCAGTAATGGAGTAGGACTAGGCAAGTCAGCCGTGTTGCTTGATGCATATTAGGTATATCGCGTAGATGCGGTTGATTAAGTGCCGTTACGGCCTACTCAGCAATGGGCAAGGCAGGAAATCACGTAGGTCTGTCCTAGTGGTAGATTTAGGTAGGTTTCAGTTAACGGTAGGGAAGAAAGGGTAAACGAAAGTTTACTTTTTCTTTCAATTTCGCCCCGGTGCCACCGTGTGCCGCTGGATGCGCGGGCGGTGGACCCCGGCGGCACATCGTGGGTGCGTTCGGAAACAAGGAGTCAGCGATGAAGAACATGACAATCACAATTTCAATTTCGGTTGACGGGAAAGAAAGCAAGGGGCAGCGCGCCATCCGCATATCCGAGACCGAGAACGGGCGCAAGCTCCGCACACGGAAGGTGCCTGACAAGCGCAAGAAACCACGTAACAAGCGAGTTAGCGAGGAGGACTAGATGGGGGAAAAATTCCACTATTACGTACACGTGCTGCCCAAGGAAGGCAACCTTGACGTGACCCTATGGGTGGGGCTCACGCTTGACCATCAGTGCAACCCCGATGGCTCGGATGTCAACGCGGACAGCGTGTACGGGACGCACGTGCCCAACGATAGCGAGCTTGCTCAGCTGGCCATCGCCAGGGCCAAGGAGCTATGTCCGCTACTCGCCCCGTTCTCTTGCTTCTGTGAAGAATGGTCTGTGAACAAGGAGCGTACGCCCATCAAATGATACTGCCCCGCACGGGGAGGAACAACTCCCAGGCACATTAGAGACGGAGCCTCCTCTTGCGGGGACACCTTTTGTCCATCCGTGTGCATGGCCCATCGCACCCGGTGGACCCCGGTGACGCATCGTGGGCATGTTCAACGAAAGGAGTTAAAAATGTGGACTTCGCGAGCGACAGTTCCGAGCAGGATGACGTGTCCGACCATCATGGCATCCTCATGACCTCTCCGTTTAGTTCCATCATCCTCACCACAGGGAGGTATGGCGGATATGACTTCGGGGCGCGCGAGCTGGTGTCCGTGATGGACGAGATGCATGACCTTGATCAGTTCCGCGAGATGGGGTTCTCCTGCCGCGAAGAGTATGGCATCAAAAAGGCCCTTGACGGATTGATTTGGGAGGAATGGAAGGACGGAAACGGACTCCTGTGGTGCGAGGTCAAGCATTGCATAGAGACCTACCTTGAATCGCTCCCCGAGGACAAGATTGAAGTAATCAACAATGTTTGATTTTCTGACTCCGATGAACACGGCAGGGGAGAAATCCCCTGCCACTTTTTTTCAATTTTGACATGCTGCACCACCATGTATCAGGCGCCCCACGATCGGTGGGGGCCGGAGATACATCGTGGACACGTTCAACAAAAGGAGTACAACATGAGAAACATCAACGATTTAGACCCGAGTGACAAGAACTATCTTGCCATCAAGAATGTAATCAAAATTCGTAATTGGGTAAAGGAAAACATTCCCGCGGACTGCATTAATGAACTTTACTCCAATGGGGCACGCGGCAAGTTTGAAGTGAACGGCTACCACTATTGGTGGAGTATCTGCAAGGAACGTGGAATAGCGATGGGTGTAGGCTGCATTGCCTTGGCAAAGTTCAATGACCCTCATATTTCTAGTGGTTGCGGTGATTACCACTTCAAGGACGATGAAGGGTTCTACTATGACTTCGCACCCCACCACTTCGGTGCATTCGTGGATAGGTGGCCGTCTATCAAGCAGACTATCCTTAGTATCTACGAGCGAGTCAAGGCAAGACATGAATTTGAACCCTAGCAGGGAATCTGAACACTAACCTTGCCCCGAAAGGGGCATTAATTTTTACTAGTGTTGGCCACGTCCCACCATGTATCAGGTGCCCCACGCTTGGTGGGGGCCGGGGATACATCGTGGGCACGTTCAATAAAAGGAGTCAAGCATGGACGCATACGAACAATCCAAAGCAATCACGACAGTTGATCGCGAGAAGTTATCCACTCCGGCATATCAGACCTTGCTCGCCGACACTGGCGACCGCGAGACAAGCTCGCAGGACCTCATCAACTACCTATGCGATGAGTTCAAGATTCCCCGCGTGAGGGTCAACGTTGCCGACAAGGCACGAAAGGTCAATGGCCGAGTGACCACCAAGGGCTACATCAGGCTCAACAAGCGCAACGGGGTGTACGAGAGCAAGTTCATCAACGTGTACAACTATACCGCAAAGACCAACAAGGTTGTCGCGATAAAGACGTTCACGGGAACGCTCCTGCACGAGTTCATGCACCACTACGATATCCACTATCTCAAGCTCGCCAATTCGCTGCACACATCGGGATTCTACTACCGAATCGGTGACCTGCGCAGCAAGTTGGAAGCGGCATAAGGAGGCAACATGTCAAGATTGAATGACACGCTGAGCGCGGATTCAAGGCGACTCATGGGTTACATCGGTGACATGGCGGGTTCGCAGGGTCTCTATTCCAGACTCTGGCGCGACCTGCATCAAATGGCGCCGGATGAAGCCGAGAATTTCCTCAAACAATACCATCACTGCCAGGATTCCCTTGAATTCTACCTGGCATACGAATGTTAAATATCTGACTCCGCTGAACAAGGGGGACGGGCCACGGCCCGCCCCTCTTTGTCCACTAATTTAGATCCTTTCCCACCGCGTGTCCGGGGATCCCGGGGCGGTGGAATCCGGGAGCACACCGTGGGATACGACGGACGAGAGGTAACATCATGAAGAAACTTTTAATTTTTGCAATCCTGCTCATGGCCGTTTCGTGTTCCACGGGGCCCACTGAGGTACCCGACGAGCGCGTGGTGGGAAGTTCCTCCACGGACTACGGGAAAGTGACCAGGATAGGGTGCCTTGACCATGTGCCGATGGGTGAGACCACGGAAGCGCGGTTTCACGTTGAGATAACGAAGTACGAGAGCCGATCATGGGTGTGCATCGGGTACTCCGGTGACGAGAGGTGCACAGAGGCCACCGTCCCCTACTCGGCTGACGGGCTCACGGAGACCTACGGGACGGCTGACGGCACCACGTTGGTGCTCGGCACGGGGACCTTCATGGCCACGGGAGGGGCGGGGTGTTACCTGCTCGAAAGGTAAAATTTATTTTTCAAAACGGAGGTGCCGCATGGCTACGGGATATGGCGCGAACAGTGCCCACATAATCAGCGCCGACAACCTCATCAAGGTGGTCGGGGACGAGAATCTTGTCAATGAGTTCATCAGAAAGTTCAACGGGTACAAGTTTACCGAGCACGAAGTGTGCGACCGCGAAGTTCTTGCGCAGACGCTCAGCCTTGAAAATCCGGGCGACATTGACACCGACCGCCAGGAATACAAGACACTCAATGCCCTATGGGACGAGATTTCCGGCAAGTTCACCAACGAAACCAACATCAGCATCTGGCCGGAATATCACGACAAGGCCAACGAGGGGGACTGCCACGACATGGTGGACGGCCTGTATTTCTCCGTAAGTTTTGGGGATATCTACAAGCCCACCGAAGAATACACCGCCATGCAGCAAAAGTATGGCGACATCATTGATGATGCGTTCTTCGTCCATTATGGGTAAATGCCGTGTACACCGCGTGCCATGCGCGGTGGTGCCCGGTGTGACAACGTGGGGATGTTCAACGAAAGGAGCAGATATGCAGACCATTTACGCTAACGCCAAGCCTACTTCCATGAACGGGGTGCTTGCCTTCAGTTATAGCCCATGTGGCCCCGACAACCGCTACGGGGTGGAACTTCACGACGAATCGGCCATTGCCGAATTCATTATGTCCGAGAAGCCCAAGGCGGGCGAAAATGAGGTCGCAGTCCTCTTCGTGGCCACCTCAATATGCCCATTCTTCACGTATCACCACGAACGAAGCGACAATTACATCAAGTGCGCTTGTGTGCTTGTCCATTGGGGGATTGTCAGTGGTGACCAGATTGGCAAGTATATGCAGGGGAACGTGGTTGAAAGCCATCACATCTTTGAGCAGAACTCTTACGGCACTACCTTTGACTTTGAGTTCATTCAGCAGACTTCGCTCACCCATGCGGTCGCGACCATTGTCGCCATGCTTGAAGGGCACAAGGCGGGCAAACTTGCCGAGAAAAAACTTGAAAAATCCAATGCGGAAAAACTCCGCAATATGCTCAATTACTGAGGAGGAACCCATGCTCCATATTGAAATAGTAGATTGGTGTGGCCGTTCCTACTTGGTGCAGGTCAACGAGACACCCCGTGTGGGTGACGATGTGCAGGTCGGGTATAATGACGACAAGCGGGTGCGCGGTATCGTATCCAGGGTAGAACGCACCATAGGCGAATTTTCAAACCATTGCCGTGTCTATCTATCCGACAACGAGAACTCTCTGAATGACGGCTCCTCGTTTGAGGACACCCGATGGTGGTCGCCGTCCGACCGTGACAGGACCTCACCATGATCGGGGGGACCCGATGGAACATCGTGGGCACGTTCAACGAAAGGAGACATTATGCAAAGACTGTTAGTAACCTACAAGGCTACGGTGGCAATCAACCTGCCGGACGGCGTAAAACTGACGGATAGTATTCTTTCCACGTTCACACCGGACGAGGTCAAGAGTATTAAGGTAACGGATTCACATGAAGTATCTGACCGCCACTACGCAGTCTATTATAACCCGAAGTACCATGAACTCTTGCAGCTCACATACCATGACAGTTCCTGTGATAACGATCGCACTCAAATCAACGGCAACTGGGCTAACTTCCACAACAGCATAATTCCCGACCTCTATGAGGTCACGGACACTGCCGAGCGCAAGCTGGCCAAGAAGGGAAAGCTCGAACTCATTAACCCCGACAGCAGTGCCGACCTTTCGACAGCCAACGGGTTGAAATTCCTCGATAACCTATGCCAATGGGTAGGGTTCGATGGAAAATTGCCCCCGATTAGTTCCAATGACGCGCTCAAAGGTGTGTGCGACATGAACAATTTGGACCCCGATGGATGGATTCTGCTCGACCAGGGCGGACTGACGTACCATAACGTATACAGCATCTACGAATAGCCAGGACGAAGAAGATTCCGACTGTTAGTCCATCATGTTCCATTAGTGCCCACTTGGGCACTTAATTTTTAATTTTTGGAATCGGCGCCACCGTATGCCCTGTGCCCCGCGGGTGGTGGGATCCGGCTGCACAACGTGGGCACGTTCAACGAAAGGAGTTACAAGAATGAAGCACAAGATTTTCGGTGTGGCGTTCGACCATGATGTTCTCAAGGCGAACGACCTTTTTGACACCATCCGCGATGTGGATGACGAGGTTGTCCTCGCTTCAAAGGAAACTTATCACCATAAAGAGGACGATGGTTCCCTTGATTTCGACTACAAGTATGTCATGCACGCGAAAAACCAATACGAAATGACCGGAGAGGCCAAGGACGAGAACAAGTGGGGCATAGAACTGAAAATCGTTCCCATGCCCGATAGCCTGCTCAGCAATGTACTCTCCGACACAGCAGAGCTCCATGAAGAGGGCGAGGACGAGGTGGAACTCATTGACATCGTTGACGATGGCAAGTGTGTTCAGTTGGGCTTTGAACTTGTGGATGTGTCCGATGGATATGACAAGGTCATGCCCGTAAAGTTTGATGAGGGCGCTTCCGTGGTGGAAACAATCAACGCCATGCGCAGTTTCTACCTCGACCGGCCTTGGAATAAGGTAGGTTCCACAGGTTGGGATATTCTCAATACATATGTCGGCAATGGCGAGGATTACATCAAAGTTGCCTTTGAGCGAAGATCGAAGTAGTGCCCGATCCCGTGGCACCCAGGGAACATCGCAGACACGTTCAAGGAAAGGAAATTTTATATGGCACTGATATGTGATGGCTTAAGAAAACAATATGCAGAGGCATTAGAAAAATTTCATTTTTATGAACGTGGTTTGCTAATTGCGAAGCAAGATGCTCAAGAAACTATTGGTACACATCCTTCTTGTTATAACGATGAACAACGGACCGCTATTGCTAATTATGACGCATATAAGTTTGTAGTAAAATGCAGTGCTGATGAATTACGCAAACTGAAATACAAGATTAGAGAATATGATAGAGCACATGCGACCTCACCTACGCGGTGTAAATCACCTGCATGGAGTAACTAAGTAAACCGTGTACCGGGTGCACCGTATCCAGTGCACCCCGGCGGCACAACGTGGGCACGTTCAACGAAAGGAGCGGACATGAAACTGACTTGCCAACAGATAGAGAACAAGCTACGTGCTGACTTTGAAACCCTCGACAACGAAAACCCCATCTACGTGACCCACGAGGACTTCCTGTCCGAAGTGGGCAAGATTGCCCGCGATCAGTTCGGGGAGGACACGGTGGTGTTCCCCGGACCCAACCCCCGCGTTCCCGAACATGATGGCATCCACAAGTATTCGTGGTCGGTGCATATCCGAAAGGAAGTCCCGCCCATACAGACGGGTGAGCACGGGGAGCCCATCCATGTCAAGGAACGGTACGTTTGGCGCGATGCCTTCGAGGTGGAAGCGATGGTCGATATTGACTGCTGTCACTCGTTCAAGGTGTATGCCGTGAGCGTAAGATAAGCGAGGAATCGTGAAAGAAGAAAGACTTTACATGGTACAGATCAAGGACATGGCGGGCGAATATGAACCGATAGGGGTAATGCCGTTCCGCCAGGCAGTCCGCGAGCAATTCACCAGGCACCGTCCCGCGCATATCCAACCCGTGGGCAAAGGAGACCGCATGAAGTAAAAAATTTAAAAATCCCCCTTTCCCTGGGGGAGCCCGCGGGTGGCGTTGGCGTACCTTGCCACAACACAATGCCGTCATCCGCGGGCAACATTTTCGTCACCAGGCAGGTGACCAATGTTCAACTATCACTCGGAACACACCGTGCAGTGACCCCCTCGGTTCCGGTGGTACTCGGCGGGACAACGTGGGGTCACAAGAAACATGGGGTACAGGTCCGGCATAACGACCCGGTCGCCACGAAAAAACTTGGAAGGTCTAGCTCATAAATGCAAGTGAGGGCTTGACTGTACATTTATGTGGGGCGATAGCTTAATTGTAGAGTGGTACCAAAGTTTAACCAAACAAAAGGAGATACCACATGAAGAAGATCATGACACTCTTCGGCATAATGGCCATCTTCGCCATCCTCCTCACCGGATGCGGGGAGGACACCAAGACGGCAGCCCGCGAAGCGGCCAAGTCCACGGGGAAGCTCGTGGGCGCGATGGCCACGGATGCGGTCTCCGCTACCCTGGACATTGCCACCGAGGTAGCATCGGGGGCGGGCGAGGTCGTGGCCGAAAAGGGCGGCGAGATGGTTGACTCGGCCAAGAAAAAGGCGGTCGAGATGGCCAAGGACACCAAGGATGCCATAGTGCAGCACGCCCGCGATTCCCCGGACACGCTCGCAAAGACTATGAAATCCACCACATCAGAAATCCGAAAGTCGGCAGATGAAAAATTGACCCGACGACGATGAAGCATGACTTCCGTGCGCCCGGCACCCCCGACAAGGTGGGGGCCGGGGGTGCATCGTATGGGCAACACAGAAACAAGGAGAAATCATGAGAAAGATTCCCGAAGAACAGCTTGCGAAGATTCGCAGTTTGGCAAAGCAGTTGCAAGATGCCGTTGATGAAGCGGATTGCAGACTTCTCGCGCAAAACGATTGCTATTGGGACACTACCATCCGCCTTGTCCCCGAAGAGGTCGAGATGTGGCATAAAGCACGCGAACTTACGCCGGAAGAAGATGAGTCCGGCAAGGACCAGTGTGACCTGGAAATCGACCTCGATACCGTCCCGGCAATCGACGATCTCTCCGTGACGATACTTTCCACCGAAACGAACTCCCTCTACGAAGAGGGTGACGGCGCGGGCAACTACTTCTAGGAGGAACAATGGCGACACCCATTCAACCCACTCTCGGAAAATATCCCAAGAAGAAGTTCCTCTTCGAGGTTCACTTCACGGGATACACCGCAACCAAGTCCATCTTTGACGAATCAAAGTGGATGGCCCTGGCGAGAATGAAAAAGGCATACCCCAAGCAAAAGGTTGTGCCCATCGACAACCCACCCGAGCTGACTGACTAAAAAATTCCATCCATCCCAACGGGGGCGCCTGCGTGAGCAGGCGCCCCTTTTTGTATTTTTATTTTTACATTTTTTTGCCCCTGGGTCCCTATGCCCACCGTGTGCCCGGTGTCCCACGGACGGGGGGACCCGGCGGCACATCGTGGGGATGCAATGACAAGGAGACGCGACATGTACTTTACCGAAAAGACGGCCAAGATGCTGAAAACGATTGGGGAGACCAACAATTTCAACGAGATTGCCCACGAGCACTGGGGCATGGGCGAGCTTGTCCCCGTGGAGAACGAGAACGGCACTATCAAGATGTTCGCCTGCAAGGCGGTCCCCCGCGACAGGAGCGGGAGCCGACTCGTCGGGACCACGCACGAATATCCCAGGCTCGACATCCTGTTCACGCCCAACCACACGAACAACGGGGACATTGACGTGGAAGTGTGTTCCATCCGCTTCGACAGCGCGAACGCGGAAAACGGGGGGAACGGGAACCGCCTTCTCCACGGCACGTTCCATGCGGACAATGCGGGGGACATGCTCTTCCTGGCCATGAAAGTGAATGAGTTCGTGCACCACAACCTCTACATGATGGCCGTCGCGAGCGACCTGGATTTCAAACTTGACTTCAACTAAGGAGAACAGAATGCGCGAAGAGAAGCAATATAGCGCACCGATGCTCGTCCCGGGTTCCAACGGGCAGCTGAAAGTGGCAAAGGTCCGCGCCCCCGAGCGCGCGAAGTGACCTCGATCGGAATGAGGTGCCCAAACGGGCACTTTATTTTTCAATTTTCCCATTCCCCCCACCGGGTATCCGGATTCCCGCGGGCGGTGGGGCCCGGGGATACAACGTGGGCACGTTCAGAGACAAGGAGACGACATGGCAAAGCACGAACAGAAACAAGGAAACGAGGGGGCCGACGAACGCTACGTCGTAATCAAGCACTCGGATGACCCCGAGAACACCCATGTGACCGCGTACGCCAGGGATTTCCCCTCGCATGACGAGGCGAAAGACTTTGCCAATCGTGTCGCGGAAAAGGAGCAGGAGGACCATGACGGCACCATCATCATCTTCGAGCACGAGGTTGTCCTCGACCGCGCCGAACACGATGCCCACAACATCCGATGGACCATCTTGCCCATAGTAAGCGACAACGCGAATCACCGCCATTGCCCGCGCTGCGGGCGCAAGGTTACCCCGTCCGAGGTGGGTGAATACCGATGGACATGTGACCATTGTGATGAAGACTTCTTCGACTTCGAGTGCAAGGACTAACACCATCTTAACCAAGGAGGCAACGGCATGGCTAAACGCGAAATCAACAAGGGAATGAAGCCGTTCAACAAGGCAATCAAGCCGTGGTACAAAAAGGCTTTCCCGGACGATACCCTCGGTAATCGGATTACGGGAACCTTTGCGGGAGCAATTCAGACGCTCCGCGAACACAAGGACATCTATGATTATATCGGGGTGGGCGACAGCGTTGTCCGCGAGCGCCTGTTTGAGAAACTGGCCACCCTGCTCAACATGGACTATGACGTAATCTACAACGCATGGCTCTACGGGAACCCGGACCTCGGACTTTCCGTCATGCAGGCGTAGCCATCCGTGCTCCCCGTGTCCCGCGATCGGGGGCACCCGGGGGCCCAACGTGTGCGTGTTCAACGACAAGGAGACAACATGAAACTTCTGACTACCTATTCCTGCGGCGACCACCTTAACCTCAGCGACCAAATTGACCGCGAGATGGTTCCGGTGGTCATCATGGCGCACGGGGAGACCACGGATGACCTCGTTCCCGCGCTCTCAGACGATGTGGCGGCCACGCTCGCTATGGACGACATCAAGGACATCACCATCGAGGACGACGAGGGCAACTCAATCGAACCGAATGTCGGGGCGGTATGCGAGGCAATCGCCAACGGCGCGACTACCATCATGGTGAAGCAGATCTACATCGCTGACGGCTCCACCCGCACCGATGTCTACACCATCAACGACCTCGACATCTAGGGGGAACCATGACAACCTACTACATTGTGACCCAGGCGGACACCGACAAAAACGGACATATCAATGACGCGACGGGCGTGTTCGATAACGAGGACGGAAATACCGAACTCTATATCAACGGGGAAGAGGCCCGTGAATCCATCGCCAACGAGGTGGCAAATATGGTTGATGGGACCGAACTTAATATCTCCATCAACGACGCAGACACATTTACGGCCACTTCTTGGAAAGAAGCCTACGAATATGTGATGAAGAACATGAAACCCGAAGCGCGCCAGTATGTGCTTCTCATGTGGAGTGATGGTTCCGAGAGATCCTACACCATCAACGCAATTCAAATTTAATTTTTTAATTTTGGGGCAACTATGTTTACAGAATTTAACATGAATGATTACGTGTACGTCGAATTGACCGACGAAGGTTGGGCTCTGCTGCGAGCCTATGATTCGATTCTGAGTGACGAAGAATTTGAGAACTACTGGAAAAAGCTGTGCACGAAAAAATACGTGGTAAATGGCGAGGAGAAAATGCTGACCGAAATGCAGCTCCATGCAGCCATCCGCTCGTTTGGAAAAATGTCCGTCTGCGCGTTTCATGAGCCGTTCAAGAATTGCCGCGTGTACTTCAAGACCAAGGACTTGCTCCCTATGTTAACCCTGGTCCCCGACCATGCGCCAGATGTCCCATGATTGGTGGGACCCGGGGGCACAACGTGGGCATGTTCAACAACAAGGAGACAACAATGTACAAGACACCGAAACTCGGCAGGAAGAACCCGAAATTCCAACCCACAGGCCAATACCATACTGAATGGTGGTCTTACGGGATTGACAATCCCAGGACCGAGACCCAGTTCGTGCATTCGGCTGCCCTCGTTGACCCACAGGGCAACGTGGTCGCCCGTGCCAACGTCGGCTACTGCAACCGCACCTGGGAATGCTACCCCGGCGACTCCGTACGCAGCAGGCTCGCGGACAAGATCGAGTCCATGCCGTCCCTGGCCAAGCGCGTGAAACCGCTCGTCATGGACCTCCGCAGGAGCTATCCGGCTCCCCGGCTCCGTCCCGAGCACTGGAACGGCATCGCCTACGCACGGGGTGCTTAAACCGAGGAATTAAAACGTAAAAGGAGAAATACACTTGGTTCGGTTTGAAATGAACGATGAAGAAGCGGACATGGTGCTTGCCGTAATGGAGAAAAGTTCCCATCCCGCAAAGGACTGCTGGATTAAATTCATGCGAAACAGGCGTAGCGAATGCGGCTCATCCGCAATCCGTACCATTACGGATGAGGACTTGACGGAGGATGCCTTAGCTGCGTCTGTTATGGGCAATTACAGGTAAATCGGCAACACTTTGGGGATAGGGGAGAAATAATAAAAAGGCTAAGTTTCCATAGTGCCCACATGGGCACTTTTTATTTTTCGATTTTCCGTTTGCCCCACCGCGTGCCAGTTGTCCCATGAATGGTGGGACCCGGCGGCACAGCGTGGGGTCACAAGGAAACAAGGAGATACACATGGCACATGAAATCAAGTGGAAAATCAAGGTGGAACGCCTGTTCCACAAGACCTACGAAGTGACCGCCGCGACCGCGGACATGGCCAGCGGCATCGCGCTCGAAATGGCCAAGAAGGAATGCTACCGCGATTTTGCCGCCGGACAGGTTACCACGTCTGTCGATAACGAGGAGCCCGCCGAATGGTCCGAACTTGATCAGCTCATGGTGCCGTTGGCCATGTTCACCGGGAGCATCGTTACCTCGGAAATCCTGTCACACGCCCTCCATGTGACCAATACGGCGCGGGAAGAAGTGACCGCATATCAAGCGCTCGCCCGTAAAGCGCTCGAATCCAATGCATCCTGGTTCCGTGTCCGCAATGATTCCCACGGAAACATCATAGCGTTCGACCCCATTCGCTCCGTGGCCGACGCGAAGTCCATGGGCTACGCGAAATACAAGATTCCCGGGTTCCCCAAGAAGTTCCACCGGGTTCGCAATTCCATGGTCGGACACCAAAAATTTACTTACGAGGAATTGTACACGGCATGGAAAGACGCCATGGAGCAGCAAATCGACTCCCGTGCCAACGATGACCTGGAATATCCGTTCTTCCTGGATATCCGTGGCTACCCCGACAACGGGAGAGGGCGGGAGTGCGTGGAGTGCGGCGCCGATGACATCGAGTCGATAATGACGCAGATGCGAGACTACCCGCAAGCAATCGACGCCTGCTGCTTCACGTTCTACGCGAACGACACCATACAGGGCGAGGCGTATGACCAGGGCTGCGGATTCCACGTTGAAAACGGGTGCCTGACCGAATAGATTGCCGACATGGCGGCATGGGTTGTTAGAAGTTGACGAAAACCATGTGCCCTGGGTCCCATCTGTGGTGGGACCCGGGAGCACAACGTGGGGTCAACAAGGAAACAAGGAGACTGAAATGGAACAGACTTTCAAGTTCGATGCCGATAAGGTCCTCGCTTTCACGGAAAGCGCCATACTTGAAACCGCGGTGCTCGCCAAGGCCAAGGACGCCGGGTGGATTAAGGAGATGGGCGAGGACGACATCCGGCGCCGACTCGGCAAGAGGGCGCTCAAAAAGCTGGACGAGGGGAAGATTACCCTGGAACAGGCCAGGGAAGAGGTCCTCCACGCCACGTGCATCGAGCTCGACAAGTGCCGCCGCGACACCCTGGCCGAGATCAGGCGCGGCAGCGAGATCGGGCTCCCCTCCGACATCAGCGTGCGCGTCGAGTGGCACAAGAGCCGTACGTGGGGCTTCCTCCCCAAGGCCAACGTGTACGCCGACGGCACCCTGACAACGGGAAAAGTTACGCAGGGCTACGGGTTCGACAAGGAATCCACGGCCACCTCGATTGCCTTCAAGGAAAATCCGGTTTTCGCCTGGATTGTCGCAATCGCGGCCTACCGGGACCACCTGGAAGGCAAGCCCCTCAACACCGGGCACGGATACAGGCTCGACCTGTTCGGTGCAAGTTTCTGTTCGGGCAGCGGCTACAACACGCACGACCAGACGATTGTCCGCGCAGGGTACGAGAGGCACCCCGAGTTCCACGGGAAGATGGATTCCGGCTACAACTACACCCTGGCCAAAAAATAATTTTTTGATTTCAAGGAGAAACCCATGTCGCTGTGGCTTGACGGGAATCCGAACCCTCCCCCGAAGATTGACACCCATTACGGGGAGGCGCGATTCAAGAACAAGAGCGAAACCGCCGGGACGAAATACCCGTGCAAGGGGTGCGGCAAGCCGACCTACCGATTTGTCGGTTCCACCCCGGTATGTTCAGACTGCACGAAGAAGTTCGAAGTGAAATGGTAACCGCCCGTGTATCCCGGTGCCCAGATGTGGTTGGGCCCGGGGATACAGCGTGGGGTCACGAGGAGAAAATGAAGAAGAAATACAAGATGGGGCCCATTGGGCTAACGACAGAGGAAATCCAGGCGGAGGAACGCAAGATTTGGGAAGCCGTGGGAAAACGGCACGGGATGCCCCTCCCCAACGGCTGCGGGTACCTGCGAACCCCGAGCGAAATCCACCGACAAGCCGTCCTTGACGCGATGCGGATGTCCAATTCCTGCATCTGCTACGGGGACGATCTGGGCGAGTACGGGGTCAAGTTCCAGTTCCAGCGCCTGTGGGAAATCGACGGGAGCGGGAGGGTGCTGCGCAAGTTCGGGTACAACAAGGCCCAGGACGAGGCGTACAGCCTCTCGCGGGAAGAAGTCGATGCCATATTCAAGGCGCAGAAGGAACGCATTTCCAGGGGGAAAATCATCTACAACGTGCATGTGGATCCCGACGGGTGCTCATACAACGCAATCCAGTGGGACTGACTATTGCCTGATGTGCGGCGCAATGTTGCCCCCGGTTCCCGGTCGCGCGCCGCATGTCAAACTCCTTGTTAGCGACCGGGAACCAACACTTTTCCCGTCCGGGCCACGTGTCCGGACGGGTTTTTTGTATTTTTATTTTTACATTTTTGCCCCTGGGCCCCCTTGCCCACCGTGTGCTGGCGGTCCCATGGGTGGGGGACCCCGGGAGCACAACGTGGGGGCACAAGGAGACAAGCGATGAACGCAAACAGACTTTACGAGAAAATCAAGGGCAGGGCCAAGCCCCGTTCCACTTTCGGCAAGGCCGTGCTCGGGTTTGCCGAGCAGATGCTCGAAAGTATCTGCATCGGCAACTACGACGATGTGAACGGGGAAAGCGACGTTACCGAGCTGAACGTCGGCCACCTCATCTGCCATAAGGAAGCCGAGGACATCCCCCTCGACCGCAGGTACGATGACGGCGAGGTGTTCAAGGTCAAGCGCCTGTGCCGCGAGGCGAGCTACGGGGGCAACTTCGACATCTACACCGACACCATCGTCGAGAACCTCTACCCGCCCTCCAAGCGCACCAGGAAGGCCGCGGAGACGTGCCTGGACAAGCAGGCGGATGCATTGTACAAGGCCGTGTGCCTTGTCAAGAGGCTTATCCTGGCCGAGCTGCGCGCCAACCTGACCCTGCATTTCCGCGAATTGTTCGACTGGGCCACCGCAAACGGGCTTTACCCCAGTTTCTCACCGAGTGACGAGTTCGGGCCCGTGGACCATGAAAAATATTTTTCAATCGACGGCTTCTGCTTCGGAGACGAGAACAACAAGGTTGACGGGCCCATGGTTTACGGCTCCAATGACGCCACCGTCTACAACGACGGCTCCTATGGCTACGCGTTGGCCAACGGGACCATCTACGGCGACCACAAGGGCATCAGCTTCATGAGGAAGCTCATGCTGACATACAAGGAAAAGGGGTTGAGGGCCGCAATCGAGTTCGCCCGCGAGTCCGGGGACAAGGTTGTCATCGGTATCCCCGCGATTGGGGTGACCGCCGACGAGTGACCTCCCGTGTGCCCGGTGTCCCACAGATGGTGGGACCCGGCGGCACAACGTGCGGTCAACAACGAAACAAGGAGATTACGATGGCGAACAAGGTCGGCAACCAGAACTTCACCAAGGGCGAGCTCCACAAGCTCATCGCGGAACTCCGCAGGAAAGCCAAGGACGAGATCAAGAAATGGATTCTCGAACCATGGGAACGCAAGGAGGGCGTCTGCATCTGGGTGGCGGACGCTGACCGCGCCTACTTCAACGGGCCGTTGAACGTTTCCCGCCTCGACTACGCATATATTCGCGATGCGTTCGCCGACACGACCCTGTTCCCCCGTCCGATAGAGTTCATGCGGCTCAGTCTCGAAGCGGGATGGCAACACGGGACGGACGACCTCGCCAATGGGCTCATAATCGAGAATGGAAACATTCGCATATACTAGGAGACCTAAATGAGCAAAGCATGTTGGATTCATCCCGAGTACATCGTGTGTTCCCCCGTTTTCCTCGGGGAAATCATCGCGGCGCACGTGAACAATAAAATCAGGAAGGAAGGGGGTGACATAGGAGCCATCAAGTTCAGAGTCGATGATGTCCCCTATGAAGAAGATTTTTCAAAAATGGACCCCGCTGAAAAGGCACGGGCATGGGATAATGCCGTAGGGACCTATGGCATCCGAGACATCGGCCCCCTCTTTGACTCCACGGGCCACCTGCTCGCGGGGGGCTACATGGGGAGCTGCCACCTCATGGCATCAGCGGCGTTCGACGGGGGAGATTCCGAGCTACGCATACAGAACCTGGTGGACGACCTGGTGCGCGACCTCATAGCGTTCGCGGACAACCCGCCCCCAAGGGTCATCGTGAGACTGGAACACCTTAGTCCCGCCTAGCACCTACCATGTGCCCGGTGTCCCATAAATGGTGGGACCCGGCGGCACAACGTGCGGTCAACAACGAAACAAGGAGACAATAATGAACAAGCTCATGTCCTTGGCGTTCCTTTTAGCCAACATGACCCCCGAGGCCAAGAAAGGCCTCACCGATACCCAACTGGAACATTTCGCCGCCATGTACCGCAACCTGGCCGAACGGGAACATCCCGAGATGTACCGCGCAGTCAAGTGCGAGGAAGCCGAGAACAACGACCCGTTCGGTTCCTACCTGGACTTCCGTCTCCACGTGAAGCCGACATGGTGCGGTGGAACGGACGAGGTGCAGATTGTCCTGACCGTCGATTTCCTTAACGCTTCCTGGTATGTCCGCGCATTCGTCGATGACAGCGACGGGCCAAAGGAGGAATGGGGGGAGGCCGAGTTCAAGCCGGAGGACCTGGATGATTCCGAGTTTCCCTTCATGCGCATCCTGGACACGATCCATACCCAGTACGAGGCGATGCTCGTCAAGGAAAGGATCACGATGGAGGACGATCTCAAAGCCGTCCTCGATGTCAAGCAGAAGATGGAACCGCATGTCCAGGCAATCAAGGACATTGCGAAGGCCGCGGGGGTGAAACTCTACATCGACAGGAACCTCGAAGGGTCCAATGTCACGTACCTGGTCCCGAACACCCTTTCGGACAATGAGTCCGACAACACGGCGGTGAAGATCGAATGCATCCCGTACATCGACTTCGGTATGTATGGATTTGATTCTGCCTATGACACTTTCACGCGAAAATAAATTTTAAAAGGCTATGTTCACCCAAAGTGTTGCTATAATAATTAACAAGAGGAAAATATGAAAAAAATGGTATTTTTGATTTTGATGTTTGTATGCATGACTAATGCATCAAACATTTTAACTACTACTATCGGTAATACAATATGTCCTAAGCCGAAGAATGGGTGGTGTTCAGATAATAAAATCTCGGCATCATATAATTGGAAAACTGGTCGTGGACGCATTTCGTGGGATTGGTGGTCTATTAACGATGGTGTATCGGTTAAACTTGTGGGATATGACGCAGATGGCATGTATTTGGGAACTATACTAGAAATTGAGTTAGAGTCAACCAGCACTGGCTGGGAATTTAATGAAATAGGTAATGAATTAGACGAAACTTTGCGAAAAGATGTAAGAAAAGTAAAATTGCAACCAAGTGATACATACCAGCCTTACATAACTGGATGTAATGACGGATTTACTGAAAACGATGACGGTAAATGTAAGAAACCCTATATTCCTAACGGAAAGAATCGTAGATTTCAACCCTATGGTTCACCATATTACGGTAAACTCCCAGAAAATTGCTGGGGAGACCCACTAGCACACTATTGGTGTGATTAGCCCAGCAACAATTTGTGTGGACATAGCCTTTTAAAATTGCCATATTGACGTAACGATATAGACATACAACCAGGACATTGTGGCATCAATTCTTGGTGGCGATTAAATCGGCTTTGGGGTATGCCACCCCGAGACAGAGATATTCAGCCGATTGACCGACCGGGCGACCATCAATGTATGTCGAGTCGATGCGGACCACAGGTGTGCGGTGCGACAGCGGAAAATAATGTTTTCCGGCGAGTCCCCTCGGGTCGAGTATCGTTACTAAAATTTTACTTTTGGAGTTTACAATGCCCAAGAAGAAACCGAAACTGGACCTCTGCTCCCTCGCCGACGGCGAGTTCATCCGCGAGATCGCGTGGTATCAAGGGAAGGAGGCGCACAATGCCCTAAAAGACGAAATGGGGCGGCACTGGTTCAACAAGGAGGTGATTGCCCCGTTCGCGCTCACCTACTCCACGGAGAAGGCCATCGGGGTAATCGACTACGCGGGGATGACCGGATGCACCAACCAGTGCTTCGGCATAGGCGACACACCGGAACAGGCGGTCGCGAATGCGCTCTCGAAGATTGTCGCAATGAAGCCCCTGGTCAAGATTGCCGAAGGCATCGTAAAGAAAATTTCCTAACATTTTGTTGTCTCCACGGGGGCGCCTGGTTTCCAGGCGCCCCCTTTTTGTCGTGTTTTTTTCATCCGGGCGCCTTTAGCCCACCGTGTATCCGATGGCCCGGATCCGGTGGCCCCCGGCGATACAACGTGCTGGCAACAAGAAACAAGGAGACAACATGGCAACAATCACTTTCAAGAAGTTCCTCGAGCTGAGCGACTACAAGCTGTCCTATCTCATTTCCGACATGTTCACCGGGACAGGCTACGCCATCAACGAGAAGAACGAAGGCGAGTACGACCAGGTGAAGAAGGCACTCAAAGAAACCTGGCCCAAGGATGACCAGTTCGGCCCGTGCATCGAGGACATCTTCGCAGGGATGCTCGAACGCGGCATGACCATCCTTGTCACCGACCCGGACGGCAAGGACCACGATGTCACCCTGGCCGACTTCGAGAAGGGTCTCCAAGCCCTTATCGACCACGCCAAGGAATACAATGCGTTCGCCGACTACCTCAAAGGCAATGCCGACATGTGCTCCGCGCTGAACTTCATCGACTGCATCATCTTTGGAGAACCTACCTACGGGTAATGAGGTAAAATATGGCTTGTGACCTTTACATTCTGCGTGAAAATGGCGAAACGGTTATGTATGATGGCCCGTGCCGTTCACCCAGCTACGAAATCATTGACGATATGTGTGAGTACATCACCATGCGGTGCGAGGAACTTGCCCCCTGCAAGATTACTCTGCGTACTTACATCTACGAGGGCGAATCCACGGTTCCTGGGTTAAACGAACTCACGTATGACCCAAGCACCGATGACCCGACCAAGCTGATGATGTTCATGGAGCATTTGAAGCCCCATTATTGGGACCATATCATGAACATCTATGTCACCAAGCCGAATGGTGACCAAACCGACTTCGAGTTCGAGGATTTGGACTTGTAGTCCCCGCCGTGTCCCGATGTCCCCATCCCGGGTGGACCCCGGGGACACACCGTAGGGACAACAAGGAAACAAGGAGACAACATCATGGCAGACACGAAAGAATTAAGAATCGACTTCCAGGCGACACCGAAGGTCACCTACATCCCCTCCGACACCCTGGAATACGAGGACTTCAAGAGCAACATGGAACACAGTCCCCTCATGGGAAAGACCTGCCTGTTCTTCGGTCACTACAACAGCCGCTACCCTGATTATCAGCCGTCCGGTGCCGCTGGCAAGGTCATCGAGGTCAACTCCGTAGATGACTTCCTCAAATTCATCGGCAGGTCATCCTATGCCCAAGACATCTACATCGACAAGGACGGCCTCCATGTGGCGGATCACCACCATGACGGCACCCTGTCCCTCGATGTTCTCATTCTCACCAAGAAGGGCGAGGAATACTGGGAACAGCATAAAACCCAGTCCTTCAAGGTCCACAAGCACCTCGCGGAAACCGAGGGCCTCACCCGCAAGGTGAACTTCTACCTTTACTAAAAAATTTTTTTGAAATGGAGAAAAACCCATGAGCATTTCCACCCACGTGAACGAATATAACAATGTCGCCGAATTTCTCGCCAACGTGTCCGCATACGATGGCACCGATGTACCTACTGTCGAGAAGTTCCTCCACGACATCTACCCGGACGATTCCGCAAAGGACAATACCGAATACGACATGGACAAAGGCGCCAATGACCCGGAGTTCAAAATCAAGGTCATCGACAACTCCATGGATGAATACTATGAGGAGAATTACCTGAAAATCCACCTCCCCTCCCGCAAGGATGCCGATGAACTGGCCGACCTGTTGGACGGAACGGTCACCTATGACGGATCCAAGCCCAAGAAGAAAACCATGACCAAGAAAGTAGTATTGCCGAAGTTCGCTGACGAGACGGTAGAAACCAATTTTCCGTACATCTACAAGGTGGAATGTGACGGTGATGATGGTGTCCGTGTCTTTGTGTTCAAGTCCGTACATAACACGGAAAAGATCTTTAAGTACAATGTCAAGAGTGCAATCAAGGACTGGATTGATAGTAACCCGGAAGATTTCGCCGCTGCCGTTGCCGACGTGGGAATGAACGACTTGGCTATCCAGCCGGGCGAGCCTGGTTTCAAGAGCGCCGCAAAGAAGTCGACCGTGACCTGGGAAATGGTAGTAAAGTCCATGCCGGATGAAATCGCGTTGCGCCACGGTTTCACCAGTATCATCACCACGACCATCTGGGTTTCTGACGAATACGAAAACATCCCCCACTAGAAACACTTTGGGTAGACATACCCAAATATTTTTTGAAATCGGCATCGGTAGCCCAAAAATCCGTGGAAAGAGGCGGGACCATAACCACCGTGCCCATCGGTAAGGCACGGGGTCCGTTCCAGGACTACCTGGTCAACAGTTGCGGGTTCGAAGCCCGCCCGGTGCCCTATACCCAACCGTGCCAGGGTGTCCCCGCGATCGGTGGACCCCGGCGGCACACCGTAGGGACATCAAAAGGAGAAACAAATGCCCCCTGAAGAAGAACTAATGCCGCACAAGAACAAGTGTTCCAGGTGCAAATTCGAAGGACATGTCCCCATGAACACGGTCATCATGACCAATGTCCTCGGCTTCAAGTTGGAAAGGAAGATATGCGGCAAGTGCCGCGATGAACTGATCAAATGGCTCGATGGCGAGGAAGATTAATCCCCGCAACCGCCGAAAGGAGGCATTCATGTTAATTAGGAAACCAAACATCGGAGCACTCATATCCCTCCGGCATGAATGGAAAGGCTATATTCAGCAAAATTTCACCGGGGACAATCACGACGCGTACATCGAGGTCGAATACATTACAATCAAATACCACGGAAAGGGTAAACCCTCCACTTGGAAATGCAACGGCGCGGGGTTCAACATCATCGTCACGGAGCGCTTTGCCACTGCCTCCGTAATCATCATGGTCAAGTTCTCCCAGGCCAAGGATGGCATAAAGTGGACTATCTCCCGAGTCGGCTCCCATGTGGAACCCCATAAGGCCATTGTCAAGGTCCTTCATTCCGGCATCGTAAGAGACTGCGACATCCTCACCAACAACCCAGTCCCCACGCTCGTCACGGAACGACTGCTCATGGTCGCCAAGGCCGCAGTGGACATCGCCAAGGTCGAAAGAACGCTCATGTGCATCTAAAATCCCGGTTCCCGCCGTGTCCCAGTGTCCCCATGCCGGGTGGACACCGGGGACACACCGTAGGGCTATCAGACAAGGAGACACCAACATGAACTACCGTGCCACAATCGAACTCTTCCCCGAAACCGCCGAGCGCGTCCAACGCGCCCTCGACAACACCGAACGCCTCGACCCGGGCGCAAGCATCATCCGTTCCGCCACCTTCGAGAACGGCATGGTGATGGATGTCAAGTGCGTGGGGGCCGAATCCGAGGACGAGGGCGCCTGGACCGAGGCCATCCTCATGAAGCCCGACGAAAAGGGCGACCTTTCCGAGGTCACCGGGAGCCAGGTCTCCGACGACTACCTCGGCGAATGGAAGCTCGAATACAAGGGCGACACCTACACCGTCGAGGTCAAGGTAAACCAGGACAAGTCCATGAGGGATGCCTACAAGGGCTTCGTCCACCAGGAACCGGGCGTATGCTCCGACTGCGGCAAGCCTTTCCCCGTGCAACGCGAATCCTTCGGGACCGGGTGCGGCATATACGAGGGGGCGAAGATTTGCTACGCCTGTTGCGCCGTCCGCGACCGCAAGGCGCTGTTGGGCCTCAAAGGGCGCGAACAGTATCATCTGTATCTCACGAAGAAGGACGGAAAATTTTTTGTTTCTAACTGGCCCGGCACCCTCAAAATCCCCGTGGACTACGCGGTGGAAGGGCGCCACAACCTCGCCGGGACAAGGACCGATGTAGGCTTCATCCTCGACGGGAGGAAGTTCTACGGGACCCAATACGGATCCATGAACGAAATCTGCCATGTAAGGGCGAAGAAGGCCGCGTAACGCGGAATCACGGGAGGCGCCACCCCAGGCGCCGTCCCCGTAACATATCCTGCATATCAAAAGGAGACACGATTTATGGCAAAGTCCAAGAAGAACAATTCCAAGCCCACCCAGTTCTGCCTCGTAGGCGAAATCTGCTATTCCGGCCAGTTCACCCCGGCGATCGACCGTCTCGACCCGGAACTCCGCGACACCCAGGAAGAATGTGCCGATGTCGGTATCGAAACGCTCAAAGGGTTCCTCAAATACGAGGAAGCCGTTGACAAGGACGACAAGATTGTCCCGGGCCATATCGACGAAGGCTCCCTCGACAGCATCGGCGAAGAAGGCAACGACATGTATGACCGCGCCGAAGATGGCAAGCTCGGCCTCGACGAACTCGTGAACACCGTCAAGGCCGAACTCATGAAGGGCAACGAAGTGGAAATCGACATGGAAGGTGGCGGTATGCTCAAACTCCATGTTGTCGTCCCGAGGACATCCAAGAAGAAGCCGGAAACCCCGAAGGAACCCGAAGGGGGCAAGAAATTCCGCATCACCTACCGCAGCGAAATCTACATCACCGCTGCCAACGAGGAAGAAGCCCGCGAAAAGTTCGAGGCCCTCGACCTCACCTCGAAGGAAGGCAACTCCCGCTTCGTGGAAGAAGTTTCCTTCGAGCCGCAGGACTAGGAATCACGGACGGCGCCTCCCCAGGCGCCACCCCCGTAACATACGGGGAGCATCAAAAGGAGACACGAACATGGCTACATTTTCTATGGCACACACCGCTACCGTCCTTTCCAAGATGAAGAAGGTGGTTTCTACGGACAAGAGCCGTCCGAACCTTCACCCGATTTTCTACGAACCGCGCCTGGGCCGCTTCACGGCGACCAACGGGAACATCATCTTCATCTTCACCGATGACGGTTCCGTGGGCATCAGCTTGGAAAACATGGCGACCATACACCGCTGCAAGGTCCTCGCAGACCCGAGCGGCGACGGCATCCTGATGTTCTTCAAGGACATCCCGCGCAACGACGATGGCTTCCGCTACCCGAATTACCGCCATATCCTCCCGTCGAGCAAGGGTTCCCCGTCCACCGACAACCTTGTGCCGCTCCCCAAGACGGGCGCCATTTTCAGCCCCTTCAGCGAGATTGCGCTCCTTGACTGCATCAAGGCCGTGGAACGCACCCGCACCGGGGGCAGGTGCCTCGCCGATTACGGCCTCATGGGCCTCGGCAGGACAGGTGTGCACATCTGTGCAGGTGATTCGTGGATGGCCGGAATCATGCCGCTTATCCCCGATTGCGACGAACCGGACAAGGAAAATATCGTAAAAATGCTCGACCGTGCGCAGGACCGCTATCAGCGTGGGCATGAATCCCTCGCCGAGGACCTCTGCGACAACGGCGACGGGTAAGGGGGTAGTTATGGACTTCGAGCAGGTATGGGAAGCCGTATCGGCGAAGTGCCGCGCCCGCGGTTGGTTCTACCTCGACGAGGCGGACCGCCGCAAGGTGCAGGAACTTTACCGCGACGGGCACAACACCGACGAAATCGCGTATATCATGGACAAGGACTTCCGTGGCCTGGGCCGGGAATTTGATTCTTAAATTTTTCATTTTTGCAAAACTAGCCATCGGAATCCCCGTCGGCTTCTAGCCATCCCCGCCGTGTCCCGAGGTCCCCGTACCCCGTGGACCCCGGGGACACGCCGTACAGGCATCAAAAGGAGATCCAATCATGAGAAACGCCACGAGAGTCAACGGTTCCTACTTCGGACACGCCGAAATCGGACACGAAGGCATGAGAAAACTCGTCACCCCGGAAATCTACAAGGCTTACCAGGACGCACACCAGGCCATCAGGCACCTCTACGAAGACGGCGCCGACCTCAAGGACATCCTCGACGGCGCGGCCCCGGCCAAGGGAATACCGACCGCCGAACTCCCCGCTGTCCAGAAGTTCTACGGCGCAATCGAGGACGTGAAGAACGCCGCCCAGGAACGCGGAGTGTTCCTCAGCATCGGCTACATGGACACCAAGGACACCCTCGAACCCGTGTGGACTATCGACACCGAGGAACAAGGCGAAATCTTCGCCCTCTCCCTCACCGAAAAGGGAAAATCCATCGCAAAGATGCTCGGGGAGTCCGCCCTCGGGTTCAACACCCGCGTACACGTCATGCCGCAGTAAGGAGAACACCATGCGCAAGTACCTCACCAAACGACAGGCCATCCAGATGTTCGTCGAGTCCAAGGACACCCCCTGGGGCGACTACTGGGAAATGCAGCTCTCCTGGGCGGCGTTCAAGGACTCCCTCCACAGGGACGGACAGATCTCCGACGCACAATGCGGCAACTGGCTCAACCCCTGCACCCCCGAAACGTTCAGGAAGTGGTCCAGGAAAATATTCGGATCCAAGATGGTCCCCTAGTACAATCTCAATCAAATCCATATAATACTCCAAACATCCAAGGCCCCCGGTGAACAACCGGGGGCCTTTCCGTTTTTTAATTTTTCATTTTTCCACCGTTAGCTGAAACCTACCTAAATCTACCAAGAGATAGACTTATGTGATTTCCTACCTTGCCCATCACTGGGTAGGCCGTAACGGCACTTAATCAACCGTATCTACGCGATATACCTAATATGCATCAAGCAACACGGCTGACTTGCCTAGTCCTACTTCATTACTGAAGAGCCTTAACACGGTCGGCATATCAAACTAGGCATAACTAAATATACATTATTTCCATTAGCATATTTAAGTATGTTTAGTTAAATTTTATTAACATTTTCATTAACAGCTAACAACCCAGGCGCCACCTCCGTCCAGGCTCCACCGCCGCGCCCTGCCCGCCCATCCCCACCGTGTACCACCCCTCCCGCGACCAGTGACCCCCGGCGACCCCATGCCCACCGTGTACCCAGTGTCCCAGATCGAGGGGGACACGGGGGTACAGCGTAGGCACAGGTCGCCGGACAGGGCACGGCCTGCGTTCACAGGGGGTGGCCCCCAGGTCCCCGAATGACCGTGGCGGCTACCCCGTACCCGCGCCCCCCGCCGACCAAGCGTTTCCCCCGTGTTGCCACCGCGAACCACGGGGGTCCACCACTGCACACACGGGCACCCATGTCCACGACCCCATCGTTGGACACGGGGTGCCCGCGTGTGCACCAATGACCACAGGAGGTACCATGCAACACATGGAACTCACGTTAGCCAACGGGGGCAGGGCGACCGTCCCCTTCGTGACCATCGGCAAGGTCACCTGGAACCCCGAGGCACCCGGGGGCCAGTGTACGAGGGTGCACTACTATGACCAGGCTTGGGCCGAGAAGGTCATCGACATCATCTTCGCACAGGAACCCGAGAAAAAATCTTTTGAAAATTTCGGGGACAGGTACCTGGTCGCCGAACTGCAAATCGGGAACGACAAGTTCACCGATTCCCTCAAGCTCTACAAGAAACTCTCGATCCTGTCGGGAGCGGCAATCTGTAAACCCTAGTTTACATTTGTCCCCCAGGTCCCCCTGGCGCACCCAGGCCACACCGGGTTACGTAACCTTTTGTAAACCATGTGGCGTTTTTGGCGCAAAAAGGGGAACTCGGGGGACCGATGAACACGGGTTTAATCCCCCTCGGTCCACCCGTGTCCCGCCATTTCCCCCCGGTCGGCCCCATACCTGTTGCCGCACTGGGGGAAGCGGTGGGGAAAAGTGTGGGATAGTGGGTGGCATAGATACCTTGGAGGGTGCACTTGTGGGCAGGTGTTCCCTTGGGGGCGGCGGGTCTATGGATTCTATCAATTATATCAATTATATGAATCGCGGTGTTCCACATGGAACATCCGGCCCCTTCCGTGCCGTGGCGGTGCCGCGGTCGGTGGGTGCCGGGGATCGAACGTACGGGCATGCAAGCAAACGGGTACGCATCTTCGTGCCTTGGGAGGCTATGGAAAATGGATAGGACGGATAAGAAAAAGGCAGGTTTTTCCGGGAGCGCGTACAGGTACTACAAGACCTTCGACGGCCTGGTGGACCTAGTGACGCGACTGGTGGCCGAGGTTGACACGGGGGCCGAGCCCTCGTTGGGTTTCCGGTTTTCTAGGATTAACTTCCGTGTAAGCGGGGAGGCCCCTGCGGGCAGCACCCAGTCGGCATTGAAGAAGGCGTACATGGGAGCGGACGGCACCTACGGCATCACGACCATCGACCCTTTCGACCAGGACGTTACGACCGTCGTGATGGGTTACTACGCCGTGGGCCAATGGGTTCGCACGTTCAGCGTGCACCGTTCGAGCGACAGGGACGCATACCTTTCCACGTTGCGAAAGGAGGTCTGGGATTGCCTTTCGGGGGTGATGTGCGGCAACTGCGACGGGGTGAACCACGCCTACTGGGTACAGGTGGAGCGTTAGATGACACCCGCCGTGTAACGGTGGTGCCGCGGACGGTGGGTTCCGGGGATCGAACGTACGGGCATGAAACACAAGGCTATGTTCACCCAAAGTGTTGCTGACTAGCAGCAAGTAAACAGTTAATAACAAAAGGACCCGACAAATGAGCAAACAAACGACCAATAGCGACATCTCAAGATATTATGTACGGCTTTACGGCCACGGCGACCACGGTAAAGTCAAAATCACCGATATGGAAGTGTCCATTGACACGGAGGCTCAACCCAAGACTGAACAGTTCGAAAATGAAGTGCGTAAAGGGTTAGCGGCATTATGTCCGAACATTGAGCCGGACAGCTGGAAAATACACGGAAGAATACAAGGTCCGTATCAATGCCCGGGCAAAAAAATGTGAAACTTTTAACCATTTACACCAAACAACACTTTGGGTGAACATAGCCAAACACAAACCGGAAAGGAGAAGGACATGACGAACTACGAAGTGTTTGAAGTGGGTGTTGCCCCGAAGGGATGCTACCCGTTCCACCTCAACCAGAAACTGTACTGCGTGGCGTTCCGCGGGAGGGAGGGTTTTCCCTACGTCCGCGAGATAGCGAGGGCCGTGGGTACGTTGGAAGGCGTCCTCATGTCCGACTACCTCGCCACCGGGGGCGACATGCGCCCGATGTACTTCGTGATGCCCGGCACCGACATGCGGGCGTACTACGCGAGGAAGAGGGACGCGGAGAGGGCGGTCGCGGCGTTGAACGCCAGGACCCGCCTCTGTTCCCTGGAGGTCGGGAAGCGGTACGGGTTCGACATGACCTCGTTGGCCGCAGCCGTTATAGGCGACATGTCCGACACGTTGGAATACAGCGAGGCGACCGAGCGCGGCATGCGCCTGGATGCCCTCCCGTACAAGGAGCACTACTTCCTGTACGGCGCGGGCTCCGGGGATGGCCGCGAGGTCCGCGTAGCGGACTTCGGGACCGCGACTGGCGTGGTCACGTCGATCGACTTCGAGACCGACACGGTGCGCGTGGACTTCGGCGTTGACGGGGCGGGCCGCGCCCTGGTCGCGAGCCTGTCCTCCTACGAGGCCAGGAGCTGCCTGTCCCCCGTGGAAGGAGAAGGTTAAAAAATTTTTACATTTTTGGGGGTAATGCCATGCGCAGGAAGCAGGCGGCGTACGCCGTAACCGTGACGATGAAGTTCAGCAGGGAGCCCGGAGCCCCGGGCGTGGCGAACGGGATAAAGACGAGCCGCGCCCTGGCCGTTGACGGGGTAATCGCTGACATCCGCGACTATCTCCGCGAGGAGAGCGAGGGGCGCGGGTGGCCCCTGTCGGGGGACGGCACCGCGCTCGACCTCGACAGGCTGAACGCGGGTACAAGCCATTTCGGGTGGAAGTTCTTCTGCGACACGGAGGACGAGGACTTCAAGCCTATCCGGGCGGGCGGTGTGATTCCCTTGGAGAGGTTCCTCGGAATCTTCCGCAGGAAGTTGGAGGCGATGGAGCGCCTGGAAACGGAAGTGCACATCGGCATCGCCAACCCGGACACGCTCCGTCAAGCGCACCTTGACATCTGCGTTCGCGAGACGGAGGTGTAGCCCGCCGTGTCCCGGCGGTCCCGGCTCCGGTTGGGTCCGGGGCCCCAACGTAGGGGCAGAAATCGAAAAGGAGGCCGATATGGCGGAAGTTAACGAGAAATGCATCGATCGTCGCGACATTATGCTCATGGCGAAGGAGATTGTGGACGGCCTGGGCAAGCCCAGTGCAAGCAACGCGAAGCGGTACGGGTTCACGCTCGTATCGGCGAAGAAGGCCAACCAGGAGTTTCAGGCGGCCTATGCTTCCATGAGCTACGTGAGCATGCACTGGTCCGCGTTCGGGGACATGCTCTCCAACCTGGCCAATTACGCCTGTGCCTGCAACAGCGAGGCGAATGCCCTGAAAATCATGGAACTGGCAAAACGTGGCCTTGGCTACGAACGTAAGTGCAGAAAGTGGAAAGGTGGTAATAATGGCCAAGAGTAAGGAATTGACCAAGGTCGCCGATGTCCCGACAACATCCGGGGCATGCCCGATTGGCATTATCGAGGAGTCGCTGTCCCGCGACAACTGCAAATGGGAGTCCGGGTGGACAATCGGTTTCATGAACGGCAACGAGGTCCTCTGTACCGAGGACACCGCATCCATGCTCGGTGTCCCCGAATGTGAGTTCATGGACATGGCGGCTGCCGTTGCGGGCCGCAACATGTACCTGCGCTGTTACCCGGCCAAGTACGACGAATACGGCGATGATGTCCATTGTCTCCTTGACCTCTTTTTCAAGAGCGAGCGCACGGCAAGACGCTTCGCGAAGCGGCTCGCCGAATACGGTCGAAAAAAGGTTGCCGAGGCGAAGCAGAAATCCAACCCGGACGCGTAAAAAATTTTTTACATACGGAGGCCCCAATGAAAATCAAACTTATCATCACCCGCGACAATGCCAGGTCGCTTTGTACCGATGTCGCCGATTCCCTCATGAACTTCGGGATGTGCTGCCCGTTCTATGATGCTCTCGCGGGGGTTCACCCGGTCGGCCCGAAACCCAGTTCCGGGTCGGTCAACAAATATGTGACCACGGTGTTCCGCGCCATGGCGAAATGCGGGACCCTGGTGGGGATAAACCGCGATGTGTACTCCGTCCTTCTTGAAGCGAACATCAAGGCCGACGAGGGCGATGCGAATGACAGCGCGACCCTTTTCGTCATCGTCGATGAACCTGACGCGAATAGGATTCCCGATGCCCAATGGCCCGATGTGATGCAACTGGTACGGAACTACTATAAGCGTGTCCTCGTCGCGGAAGGAAACACGGTCGAGTGTTAGCGTACCGTGCCCCGCGTGTCCCTGGTCCGGTTGGGTCCGGGGATCCAACGTAGGGGCAGAAACCAAAAAAGGAGATACCATCATGATTGAGAAGATTTTCGGCTACCTGGAGGGATTGAAGGGCGTGGACGCACTCGCCGAGCAAGTCCTGGGCATCATGGTACCGGGCGCGAAGGTGACCAACCAGGAACGCTCGGATGACCCTAGCGCACCGTGGCACGACACGGAGTTCAAGTTCCTCGGGAAGGTGTTCACGCTGCGTTTCGTCGTGGCGAACGGCGAGCACGTCATGGAACTCATGCACGACGGGAACTGTATCGACATCCCGTCGAAGGCATCGTTGCCCTCGTTCATCCTTGAAAATTACTTCTGCCTTTACCGCGATGGTATCAAGGATGCGCTCGGAGGCATGTTCAAATTCGAGGAAATGCGTGTCAATGACCCGAATGGAACGGAAATCGAAATCAAGGGCGAGCTTGTGTCCAATGGTGACAAGAAGTATGACGCGGTGTTCTGTGTCCATGTGGATGATGAAACGCTCGGGTTCACGATTTTCAAGGATGGTGAACAGGTCGCCAAGTGCAATCGGACGAAGATTGACGGAACCGCCTATTTCAAGCACAAAATCCGAAATTTTGTAAAAAATTTTTGGGATATCCAGAATGTCGGCACCAGGTCTGGTGGCCCCTCGAACGGGGTGAGCAAGGTGAGCAAGGAACTTTACGACAGGATTTGCAACACCATAAAGGGCAGCCCCATCACGGAAATCCAGACCCATTGTACACGCAAGGACCTTTTGGGGAACAACCCTGGCATCGATCTAATCCGCGACATCGAGGAGGCGGGAGGCTACGCCGTGTTCGACATCCTTGGTACTGACGGGCAGTTGGTCCAGTTGGTTTACAGCGGCGAGAGCGACCTGCAAGCGTTGGAGACCGGAATCCGTGGCGTGTTCGCGTATAGCCAACAGCTAAACAACGCATCCTACTGTGTTATGCACGACCTCGGGATCGAGAAGTAATGCGACCGTGTTCCGGTCCTGCCCGATCGGGTGGGACCCGGTGGCACATCGTACGGGCAGGAAATCAACAAAGGAGATTACCATGCAGTACACTCTCATTGACCACGACAAGTTTACACTTGCTGTGGACCACGGCAACCGGGCGATTATCCAGTTCGAAAATCATGAGGCTGCACAAGCGGCGTTTGAAATCCTCTTGGACAAACTATCCTTCGAGACAAATCGCGTACAGTACATACTGGGCCGTTCCATCATAATTAACAGGCTTTCCGACAAGGAGTATGACAAGATGCTCCGCGTACTGAAACGGGCTAAATAGCCAACCCTGTGCCAGGTGTCCCCCGATCGAGGGGACCCGATGGCACATCGTACGGGCAACAAAGAGACCTATCCATGACTACTACCTACAAGTACACCCGGCTGTCGGACCTTGTGGACAACGCCCCGAACCTGTGGACGGTTTCCACATCCGACATAGAAAGGATTTTGTCCAAGGCATACCCTCCCGCCAAGGGGAGCCACGACTTGTTCGACCGCGGACCCCACAAGAACGACCCCGTGTTCAACATCTGGGCGAAGGAGTACGACGGCAACGACGTAATCACCCATGAGTACAGGGTCCACCTCCCGAGCCTGGATTTCGCCAAGCAAATCGCGAATGAACTTGACGGGTGGGTTGTAGATGACGATGGTTGGGTAATCAAGTAAGACCGTACCGCCGGACTTCCCGATCGGGTGGGGCCCGGCTGCATATCCTGTGGGCATCAAGACAACAAGGAGAACAGCATCATGGCAAAATCGTTAATATATAGGATGATGACGAAGGGTAGTGCCATCAAGCGCACCTGGAAGAACGTGTACGCGCTCCGTCAGGAGTACAACAGGTATCGTAATGCATGGTTCCCGATTATCTTCTTTTGGAACCGCATGGAGGAGACCACGGCAGACGGGACCACCCGCTTCCGTTGCTGGGTCGAGTGCCTCTGTACGGAGACCGGGAGTTCCTACTACTATTCGGCGCCGAAGTCCGACTATGCGAGCATCAGCCGTCCTGGAACGGACAAGTGCGACCCGGAACACGTGAATGCCATGGTAGCGCATTACCAGGCCGAATGCGACGAGTACGACCCCTGCGGCCCCGTGCAGGAAGTGAAGAAGCTCGGCGCATATATGCCGAAGGCACCGTGGAACCGCAAACAATAGACCGACCGTGTGCCATGTGTCCCCCGATCGAGGGGACCCGGTGGCACATCGTAAGGTCATGGCAATCAAGGAGATAGTATGATTGTAAATATAATCACGACTTTGAACAAGAACCAGTTGTTCACGCAGAATTTCCCGGTCGAGGGTACTTATGCGCGTGTTGGCATGTTGAAGGATTGGGCTAAATATTTCATCGCGGACGGAGAGGAATATAACATCAAGAATGTTGTCGTGTACGGCAACGACCCGGCGGGAACGGTTGTACCTTTCGAGACCCGGAAGGAAACCTGTGAGACTGTGTCCAGTCTAAGCGACTCCGATACGCACAAGGTAGTAATCAACTGCCTGGACGGAAATGTGCTCGTTGCGAATGTTCGCATGTTCGTCACTCACACGACCCCGTATCCCAAGAAGCATTGGGTACCGTGGCGTGAATGCACCCCGGAGGACTGGAAAGGATAAATTAACAAGTGTCGGATGGTGGAATTTGGCAGAGACACGGGGCGGTAAAGCAGAGAGAACTGTGGGCCGCTCGGCACTATCTAAACAGTAGCACCTGACGGTTCGAGTCCGTCTCCGGCACCTATCTATCCTACCGTGTGCCATGTGTCCCCCGATCGAGGGGACCCGGTGGCACATCGTATGGGCAGGAAATCAACAAGGAGGCAATCATGGCAGACAAGCGTAGATACATTCTCGTTTCCCACGGCGGCACTAGCCTCGACGGCAAGTGCGAGAGACTGGAACTGGAAATCGACACCAAGGAGAGTATCGACCCCCTGGTCATCCCCGTGATGCAGAGCGTCGAGGACACCATCATGAACTATGATGAAGATGTGCATGTAGTGGCCTACAAGCACGGCATCACTTCCTGTGACTGGCATATCCGTCGCAACGCAACCGTTGGGGAACCCTGGGAAAAGATACTGGACTTCACCGTGACCGATGACAATGAGTGCACGGAGGAACTGAAACTTCTCCACGAAGGGCTCAAATGTGGCGGCATTAGCCATGTTTACGTTACCGTGGGTGAAAGTACACCTATCGTCTACGCCATATTGCAGATCGGCGCATAACCAACCATGTACAGCGGGTCCCCGATCCCGGGGAACCTGGGGGCAGAACGTATTCGCGGAAAGTATAAAGGAGACCGTAATGGCCCAGAAACCGAATTTTACCATCATGGACACCAATGGCCCCAAGAAGGCCAAGAAGAACTGGGAAAATGTATATGTTCTCCGGCAGGAATATCATCCCGACGAGAAATGTTGGTTCCCCGTCATCCTGTACTGGAACCGCAACTTCCCCGAGAACAGGTTGTATATCCGCTCTTGGGTGGAAGGCATATTCATGGAAACGCATGAGAGGTTCTTCCACATAGAGCTGAAGGAATCTTACCACGACATCACTCGTCCCGGCACGGGCAAGTGCGACCCCAAGGATGTCAAGGATATCATGGAGTTCTTCCTTGACGAATGCAAGGACAAGAATCAGCATGAGGTGAAGAAGCTAAGCGTCTTTGCCCCGGAACTCCGTTAACGAGGAGAGAACGAATGCGTCCCAAACGACCCGAAGACAGCAAGATAAAGAAAGTCGAGCTGCTTTTCGTGAACCAACCTTCCCGCAGGAAGGTGAAAGTCACGATGACGAGCGGCAACAAGGTCTACATCGAGCCGCTATACGAATCCTGGCAGCAATACGGCGGCGTGCTGCCCGAACTGAAACTTACGGTAGGCTTGGCCGACAAATACAACGACTGGCTGCATGGCGGCCCGCTTCCCTGACCTACCATGTTCCGGGCGCGCCAGATCCGGTGTGCCCCGGTGTCCCAGCGTAAGCGCAGAAATCAACGAGGAGAACACTTATGGGTAAACTGGAATCAATCAAGCCGAACATCATCGCGTTCAATGCGGATGACTGCGCGACCATGTTGAACACGGGGAAGCGCGTCCAACAGGCTATCGTCGCCAATGCCATAATCAAGAACTCCAAGTACGAACTGGCATGGTACCCGGGCATCATCGAGATAGAACCCGAGTCCGGCACAATCACTATTAACTTCACGGTCAACCGCAAGGAGACCGGGACAAAGGTAAAGTGCAAAGTCGTTGTGGACAATGAAGGCTCGCACCTGTGTCTCGCCAGGTGCCCCACGCAACTTCTCACCGATGTCGTGGACCTCGACAACGATTCCCGTATCGCCGAGATTCTGAACTATTACATGTCCGTATAGGAGGTGCCCATGCGCACAACTGCAACGTTTACACCCGAAGTGTTCGAGAAGATACAGGAGTACGTAAAGGCACACCCGCGGAACCCGAATGCAACCACGCCGGAAAGCGTATGGGGCTACGGGTACACCAAGGACACCCCGCGTCGTTTTTTTCGGATTGTCCAGGATGTTCTGCGCCATAAAGGGCGTTTACTACGGATTGAACATCAGGGCCACGAATGAGCCCCTTAAGTTTACCGTGAGCATCTTCGAGCAGATAAAGGACGAGACGGTGCACCACCTCGGCAAGACCACGGAACACGTGGCTATCCTGGATGATGTGCCGAAGGTCATAGCGAATGCGGAAAAGCAGGCGCGTGACCTCGCCGTCGCGCTTGCCCTGGAAACGGGTGCACAGATCGACCGTGCAGGGAGCCGACCGTAGCGGGTTGACTCCGGGCGCACAGCGTATGGACAGAACTTAACGAGGAGGAATCCCATGAAGATTATTCAGACCAAGAACGACCTCGCGATGGCCGAGTTCAGCAAGGAACAGCTCGAACTCTTGGAAACCGTGCTTCGTGTTGCGGAACCGCGCCTTTACATCAGCGAGGTGAACTATGACAGCGGCATTATCGCAGTCGGCCTCACCTTCGCGTCATGGAAGGAAGACAATTATGTCACGGTGAACGTGTATTCCAATAACGTACCCACCTCGATCAAGGCAGTCATCAACAAGGTGTACCCGAAGGTAAGTTAAGGGGGTTGCGATGGAATTTTCAGACGAACTCATTGAGAAGCTCTCCGAGGAGGGCTATCACTTCAACAAGAACAACGTCGGTGACAGACTCACCTACGTGAGCAACTACATGCACATCGTTGCCAAGGTGTTCTTGGGCAAGTCTTACCAGAGTTGTGTCCCGCACTTCAACATCATGCACGACGAGGTCCCTCCGGGATGGAAGGAAGGCGAGAACAACCTTATCATCAGCAAGGTGTTCAAGGAATCGGATGACCTCGAAACTGTGCTACGCTCCGTGGCGAAGGCCGTGGACGCGCTTGACCAGGGCATCGAGGATGCCTTTGTCGAGACGAAGGAATACGTGAACATCGAGTGATGTGCATACCGTGCGGTTTCGGTCCCCGATCCGGTGGTGTCCGGGATTACAACCTGGGGACAGAACTTAACAAGGAGAGCAGCATGGATATCAAGGATAGCAAGTATTTCACGGCCAGGGACCTTAAGGTCATTCGCGTCCTCGGCTACGGCAAGCCGGAAGTCAACGGTGACTGGCGCAATAGCGAGGAAATCTACCTCGGGGACAGCACGTACCTTGTTGCCAAGCGGGACGACTTCGGTGACACCGTGTACTTCGTGAACGACCATGAGTGCCATGAGTGTTACAGGACCGCAATGTCCGCGTTGATGGCCATGGCCCATTATGTGGAAGGGAACATGGTGGAGTACAGCGATTCGCCTATTCCCGACTGGTTTTGGCCCCATGAACTTCACAGTATCTGTGTACGTCACCACCAGGGCAAGAACGTTCACGTGAAGCGTTTCCAGAAATACTACAGCGACCTTGGTAATGCCGTTGTCATCAGCGGAGACTGCAAGCGCATCAAGATTGCCGTGAACAAGTTTTCCGAGTGGGATAGTAACGAGGAATTTTTCCAACCGCTCCCGGAGGAAATGCCGGGCTTCGATGAATGGGAGAGCGTGATTGGCAAGGACGGCAAGCCGCTTGAAGCGTCATGCGAAGAAATTTTGAAATTGTCTTCCTATGAGGAACAAGCCCGAGCAATCAACATCATATTGAAGGGTCTCCGTGATCGCATCTAGTACCGAATGCACGTAAGGGGTGTCCGTTCCGATGGGGACGGGGGCCAACGTTAGCAAAGCAAGCGCGTCGTGAACTTCCGCTTGAATACAATTCCCGATGACATACATTTCCACCTAGACACAGCGGCCATCATGGAAGATGGGGGAAACCGTCGTGAGTGACAACCAGATACCCGAATCGCAGAATACGAATGTGCCCCTGGTATTCCCCCCTGGCCGTTCGCTTGATGATAGATGAACTTATCAAGTGACCCGCCGTTTAACGGGTGTCCCCGATCCGGGGGTGTCCGGTGACACAGCGTATGGTCAACAATTAACAAGGAGAGCATTCCATGAGTACAATTCGTAAACAATTTGGCGATTTCTGCATCGGGTTCAGAATCGACAATTCCAGTGTAGTATTCGTATCATATACCCAAGCTGACAAGAAGAAACAAAGACTGAATTTCTTCTGCTACACGTATTACCCACGGCGCAGCATGGCTTACAGCGGGATTTATGTTCCCGACGGGGTTCAACAGTCGAACCCTGCGTTTATTCCGTTCTTCGACAAGTGGTACGGGTACAATGGTAAGTGTCTGACCACGAAGAAACTCGGTGAGATTCAGGAAGATATCTGGGCTCTGAAGCAGTCCGGTGCCCCATTCGTCGAAGCCACCGATGGGGACACCGAAATGAATCAGAACCCAAGGAACGCCAAGGGCCTTCTTATGACGAAGCCACACAAGGCATATCGCATCAAGTGGGACACCGATGGTGCGACATACAAAGAATGCGGCCTCCCTCGATCCGTAATCGTCCCGTATTACATGGACGAGGATGACGTGGCCGACTGGCTTTCCGACACCTACGGGTTCTGCCACGATGGTTTCTGCACCAACTTTTGCACCGAGGATAACTGCGAAAAATAACTACTGAAAATGGAGTAAACCTTTATGCCGACCAAGGGTCCGATTGATTTCAAAGTGACTAAATTTCCGCAGGAAATTGCTGAGCTCCATGCCGCTTTGTGTGAGCGGTTCGAGTGTGAACCCGCCGTGGATTCGGCCATCGAAAATGATATCGAGAGTCCAGGCAATATGTACTGCATGTATAGCATACATGGGGTGTATATTCCGGCCAATATCAAGGTTACCGCATCCCTTCACTACATGGGGGGAAATGGTAAGTTTGGCGTAAATGTATCGGCATTGAAGGACACCGACAACTGCCTCGAATGGCGCAGGTTGGCGGCAGCTACCGATCGAGTTTTCCATAACGCCTTGAACAGCGTGATGGAACAGTTGGATAAATATCTTGACCCCTTCATCGCGGAAGTAACCCGCGACCGAAAGGCAAAATAGAAACTTGGATGGGTTGTCCCGCGAATGAATCGTAGTCTAGGTCGCGGAGCCAGACAGAACCGTTAACGAAAGTCGCACTACGGACGAGTAGATTATGCCGGGAGAGCCTCTGCGGTCCCGGACCCATCCATTCCATTACATCCGTGTTCCGGTTCCATCGAATCCGGTGGAGGCCGGGATCACGACGTATGCACATGTACAAGGAGCCGAACATGAAGAAGGCAAAGAACACACATGAATTGCTCTATGGAGTAATCTCCGACTATCCCCATGCGGTCAAGTTCACCGCCACCGTGAGTCACAACGTTGACGGAAAGATAACCGAGACGTTCCCCGAACTCCTGTTCCTCAAGCCCACCCACCCGTGCTTCCAGGTACAGACCAATCACATTTCCACGGGGACCTCTGTGTTCTCGAAGCTGATTTCGTGGGCGAACGGTCTCAACGTGACATATTCAACAGTAGACCTGGACAACTACGCAACCAAGATTCATTACCTGGCTAATTCGTAGCCAACCGCGAGTGCCGGGTCCCGGTGACAGGGGACCCGGTGGTAATGTAACGCGGAGAAAACAAAATGGACCACAGACTTGACATTCTTTCCCTGGACGAGGAAAACGGGAGCTTCGTCATCAAAGTGCACGAACCCGACCCCAAGTCGCTCACTGACGCAGTGAGCGCATTCATAGCCACTTTCGGGACCCCCGCGGTTCCACCGGATTGCATCGTGGCCGGGTGTTACATCATGGCCAAGACATATCCCGCATCAATCGCGTGCGAACTGGCCAGAGACATCTGGTGGAAATTTGGCAAGTAAACGCACCGCGTACGCCACGTCACGCACCCGGTTTGATCCGGTGTAACACCATGGACACAGAACAACACAGGAGGTACAGATGGACTTGCAAGAATGCAATGACATGCTGCATGAAGCCAATTCCCACGGAATTTACTTGATTACATACACTCCCCGCGATAAGTGCGCCCAGAGTGCCATTGTCGTGACCGAAGAAATCCCGGGGATTAGCACAATCCAGGTGGGTGGGAAGCCGAAGGTATTCCTGGACGAAGTCCATGTGTATAATGGGCTCCTTTCGGTTAAACTTAACCACCTCGAACCGCTTCAGTCGGGCGTTGACCCCAAGGATATTGGGAAAGACGAACTTGTGGTTGATGACGCGGGACATAAGTACAGCATTGCCAATTTCGGGATGCTTCCGATGAAGCTGGATGGGGAACCCCCCAGATACAGCCACACCAAGTTCATCCCGTTCGAACAAATCATATCAGTCGAGTTCTAGGATGAACCCATGGCATTGATCGACACCGTAAAGAAACTCACGGACGCACTCAACCGCATCGCGGATCTAGCCGAAAGGTTCATTCGCCACACGGAGGAAACCGAAAGGGGAATCAGCCTCGAATCCCTGGTGAACTGTTTCCCCAATGCATTTTACAGCTTTTCCGGCGCGGGGGTGAGGCCGTTGAAGGAAGTCGAGCAGATGAATCACCCGCTATACCAGGAAATGCTCGCCAGGCATGCCCGTCTCGTCGAGAGAGCGGGCACCGGGGCACCGAAGGCGAAATATGGCGCGTACGTCACGTTCGTCATCCCCCCGGAAGGCAAGACGGTCAGGGTTGTCGGGGTGGGCGAGACACCGAAGGCCGCTATCCTGGACGCGTTGGATGCCTACGTACCGGATAGCAATTCGAAGGAAGAACTTGACTTCAACGCCATGGCAATGCGGGACATCGCTGTCGCCACGCGACTGATCGAGGCGGTTACGAAATAGACCGACCGCGCGGGGTACCCACCGGATACGGTGGGGCCCGACGGCATATCCTGCGGGCACAACACAACAAGGAGAAACGACGATGGAACTTACATCCTCCCAAAGAAACGAAAAGAACACCTTGGTGACCGAGGTGAAGAAGGCCATTGCATCACTCGACAACAGCATTCTCGCCCTCGGCTTCCTCCGTCTCAATACGAAGAAGGATGGCTCCGAGCGCAAGAACTTCACCTCCAATTTCGCGATGGGCGACCTCCCGGAATCCTGGGGCAGCGGGAGCGGCGGGTACACGTACAGGTATGTCACCGTCAACAAGACGCATGACTTCTACGGCAACACTAGCGGTTACCAGGTCAAGATTTCGTGCATCGACAAGGGCGAGCTCTGCGACCGCGCCATCGAATCCTTCGATTTCTACTTCGGCTTCAACTACAATAACGTATACGACTGGGTATGCGCCAACTGGCCGGATTTCAAATGGAAAGAGGGGACAAACAGGGTTCCCCTGGTGGAACCGACTGCGGAGCAGGTGCTTCTCGGAATCACCGGGCCGTACCTCGATTCCCTGAAACGCGACCGCCAGGAACACCTGGATACCCTTGCCGCGATCGAGGGTGGCGGGTTCGAAGAACTGATCCAGTTCGCCAACCAGTGCGTCGCTCTGCGCGAGAAGTTCAAGGGCATGCCGCGCCTGTACCAGTACATCGACCATAAGCTCCTCGGCAATTCGATCGACTTCCTGGCCAACGACTGATGCGCTGAATACAAAGGGACCCACATGGTTCGGAAGGAAATGGTTTATCCTGTCGCCGGGCCACGTGGGTCCCAAAGAACGCCAAACCCGGCGACATTATAAAGATAGTATTTTTTACTGTCAAAAGTATTACCGGACACGGTTAAAAATATTTTACATTTTTGCACACCATGTAAGGAGATCGATGTTATGGCGATTTTGTCGATAGTGTACACGCACATGATAATTGGCGACCCTGGATGGCGACTGTCAAGGGATGTGCTCAAGACCAGTGCCGCATGGGATAGGATACGCGAATACCTGCGGGCGTTCCTCGAAAAGCATCCGGGCAATACGGGTTCCCGCAGCTACGCGTATCTCCGCGATGACGAATTGATGAAATTGCAGGAACGGGAGGACGAGGAGATAAAGGAACTGTGGGCGCAGTTCGAGAACCTGGATATCAATGAAGAAACGCGTTCCCGCAAGTCCGAGGAAATTGAACGGAAATACGCCGCAATGTACGAGAAGTGGCGCATCCGCAAGGTTTCCGACCTTGACAAATTCATCAAGATGTGCATGGAGCGTCACGAACGGGAAGAAATTGGAACCGAGATACGATGCCGCATCGACTGGCATAACGAGCCATATCCCGAAAGCGAACGCGACCGCGAGACCAAGATATACCTGATCAAGAGAAGACAGTAACCGGAGACACGTACGCATGACCGTGTGCCGCACGACACGGCTCCGGTGGGGATCGGGAACAGAACGCAAGCACATCAATCGCAAGGAGTTGAACAATGAAGATACTTATCATGTCGTGTTGCTATGAAGCACACCGCCTTTCCCAGGAATGCCTATGTACAAAGTGTTCCCCAGCCATTCTCGCCAAGGCGAGCAATGATAGCGAACTCGAGAACATAAAGCGTCTCACCGTGCAGGCTATGAAAGCGGTCGGTCTATGCAGTGATAAAGCAGAGCGACTGTGGTGCAAGTTCACCAGTGAGCCGACGTTCAACCTGATCTATGGCGACGGGTTCAATGACCGCATCGAGCATATTGCCGACCAGTTCGTCTCCCGGAGTAAATGCACCCTGTGTTTCTCCTCCGTGGTCAATCCGCGCGAAATCATCATGTACACAATAGATACAATATGTGAGGACTAGTATGGCAGAATCGAAACAGAAATGGTGCGCCGCACGATCCCTTTACAGCACGTCTTTCCAGGTGGTCCAGGAGGACCAGGCCCGTAGCGGATGCCATACATGGGTGGAACATAGCCCGAAAGCGTTTGTTGACTATGACAAGGCGTCGAAAGATGCCGACCGCTTGACCGCAGAACACAAGTGTGCTGAATGGGAATTTGCCGAAGCGGTGAGAGACTTTACCAACAAGGTGCATGCCATCACCTCCAACCAGGAATATTTCCGTCATGGGACGCATTACGAAGTCCGTGACCAACTCTGGGCTGTAATCAACATGGTCGAATCCATGTCTAACGCGATGATTGCCCAGGAACTCATTAACCGCAGACTCAAAAAGCAATGGGGGTAACAATGCGCTGCAAAGTCAAGGAACGCAAGTTCACCAAGAGCGAACTGAAAGAACTGAAATCCAAGAAGTACCTGTCCTGTCAGCACACCCGCAAGAAGTTGATGGAAGGGCCAAAGACCGACTTCGCACTGTTCACTTTGAGTGACGGGCTGTGCGATGCCCACCACACTGTGGGCATCACCCCGGTAGTAGCCAAGAAGAAGAACATGCTGAAAGTTGTCCTCTCCTTCAATCAGGCAGACGTGAAGAAGGCTTATTCCAAGGTTGGTTTCCCGACCGTGACCTTCATCGACGAATACACAATCGCCGATGCGGTGAGCCTCGCGGAAAGCCTCGCCAGGGCGCAGAACAACCTGTTGTGGAGTATGCCGGACGGCATACAGAAGGGTAAGAAGTAACCGACCGTGTACCGGGTACTCCCGATCCGGTGGTACACGAGGGTACATCGTATGGGCATCAATAACAACGAACCAATGAGGCGCTTATGTTGAAAGCATTTAAAGTAAGGCTCTACCCCAACAAAATACAGGCCAACTATTTCGCCAAGGCCATCGTATGTGCAAGGGCCATATTCAACATGATGCTCCATGATGCAAACGAAGCCTATGAGGAATACAAGAAATCCATCGAAGGAATGAGCGCCGATGAGAAAAAAGCCCACAAGTTTAAGCATAAGATCAATTACAGCATATACCCGAAGCAGGAAACTACCAGTTTTTTGAAGGAGATTGAGGCCAGGGCTTTGAACTGTGTACAGAGAAACCTGGAAACCGCATTTGACAACTTCTTCAAGGGCCGTGCCAAGCACCCGGAATACCATAAAAAATCTATTGCTGGAAGTTTCCAGAGTGACAAGATTAAAGTTAACGGCCATAAGTTGAAAGTTCCCAAATGCCCAGGGATGATACAGTTTAGGAATTATGAGGACATCAACTTCGCTGAACTGAAAACAAGGACCATCACAATTTCCAGGAGCAGCACAGGGAAATATTTTGCTTCCATCCTTTGTGAGGTGCCGGATGCTGAACCGTTACCGAAAACGGGCAATACGGTTGGGATCGACCTCGGGGTATCGACAGCGGTTACCTTTGATGATGGAAGAAAAATTGACCGTAGGTCCATTGTAACAAAAAAGAAATATTTTAGGGGCAATCGTAACGGTGATGATCCGCGTGTAAAGGAAGTTCGTAATAAAATTGAATTTTACCAGGCGAAGAAGATGAGGGCTGGTACATGGACCGTAGTCACTTTTACCGGGAAAGATGGGAAGGAACACCAAAAGCGTAAACTGGTTGCAGAATCGGGTAACTACAAGCGCTATAAGAAGAAGGTTGCGGCACTAACCGAACAACTTTATAACATGAGGAACAATTACATCAATGAAACCGCAAGATTCGTGGTCGATAATGCTGATGTCATCTGCATGGAAGACTTGGCCATCAAAGGCGGTTTGCTGAAAGACGTTGCCGATAAGAGTAACCGTCAAAACGGGACTACTCACCGGAACATCGCAGAAGCATCCATGGGCAGGATTGCCACCAAGATTAAATCTATGGCTTCCACCTATGGTAAAACCGTGGTCGAAGTGGACCCTGCATATACATCCCGCACATGCCATTGTTGTGGAAACAAACTGACTGAAAAGTTGGTGACCAGTATCCGCGAATGGACCTGTGCCAAGTGTGGTGCACATCATGACCGCGATGTAAATGCCGCCATGAATATTAAACAAGCGGGACTTGCCAAATTGGCTGCAAATTGCTAAGTTTGTACCAAGGATATATTATGTATCCATTTGAATAACAAGGAATTAAAATGGCGTCGTTAGCAACGCAACATAGAATGGAAATAATGGTGGGTGTAGCCCCCAAACCATGCCTAAAAGATGGTAAAAAGTTTGCTAACTTATGCTGCAATGCATTGACAAACAACACCTTACGAGAAATCGGATAGCATCCCCACTGGGTCGCATGGTGACTACAACAGTCGCGTTGATGAGTCGTTCCCGAGACGCGATAGCATCCCCACTGGGTCGCATGGTGACTACAACTCTACTCTCTATGAGCAGTGCCCCCTCGGTGATAGCATCCCCACTGGGTCGCATGGTGACTACAACGGTTCGAGCCGAGATATTAAATTTCTTTTTGATAGCATCCCCACTGGGTCGCATGGTGACTACAACATGGCGAAACCGCAACAGGAGACTATGACAGATAGCATCCCCACTGGGTCGCATGGTGACTACAACCTACCTACACACGAAGGGTGCCGGGAATCGATAGCATCCCCACTGGGTCGCATGGTGACTACAACGGGCACAATCTGCGGCCTTCGCCCATATAAGATAGCATCCCCACTGGGTCGCATGGTGACTACAACACTGAACGGAGTATTTCATTGGTGTCCCAGGATAGCATCCCCACTGGGTCGCATGGTGACTACAACTCCGCGAAACTTCTATGCCCCGCCGCGTTCGATAGCATCCCCACTGGGTCGCATGGTGACTAACATGATGAAGATACCAAACATTTATGATAAGGATCAAACCGACGTGGTTCCCGAAGTCGGAAAGGTGTACCATGTGTTCGACGATGGGAAGATTCGCCTGTCTAGGCATTACCTCGACAAGGTGATTGAAGTAATCCCCTTTAAGGATTTCCAGACCCGCGAAGACATGAAGGATGCTTTCGCGATGTGGCAACAGGCCGTCAAGAACAGTTACTGGCTGTTCGCCGAAACAACCGACTTCATTGTCGTTACGGAAGGATACCCGGAGCCCGACAAGGAGGAACCGAGGGTGTTCTATGCCCGTACGCATGATAAGGGGTGGTTTGGATTCGGTGAATTATTCAATGGAAATCTCGACTCCGACAGGCACCTCTGGGAAGGGTTCATGAAATCGGTGAGAGAAGGAACTACCTGGGACTATGATGCCGATGATCTGGCAGAAATAGCCGAAATGGACAAATACTAACCCATACCAGTTCACCCGTGAGGAGGTGCATATGAGTGCAATGAACATCAAGCCGGAAGCCATGGCCGAAATCACCATGGCTGTCAAGAATCTCCTATATGTCGCCAAGCGCAACAAGGCCGACCTATATTTCGCCTTCGGCGGGGGAGGGAAACCGGAAGATATCGGTCTATATGCCGTGCCTTCCGGTAAATGGAAGAGAATTAACGCCATGTTAGCCAACAATGACGAGAGCGGCAACTCCCTCGTCCCGTCACAGGGGTTCTCCAAGGTCCCCGTGGACATCGAGTTCCTCGACGAGAGCGATGAATCCCTGCTCGACTTGGATCCATAATGGACCACCCGTGCCACCGGTTCCCCATGAACGGTGGTACCCGATGGCGCACCGTACCGGCAGAACTCAAACAAAGACGTATAGGAGGACAAAATGGGTACACGTTCACACATTGGTTTCCGCAAGGGGAACGAGGTCCGTTACATCTATGTGGCACACGACGGCTATGAACACGGCAAGACCTTGAAGGCCATCGGTCGAGAGGAGTGTGAGAAAATCTGGACCACAATCGGTGAAGCCGATGCCAGGGGCCAGCGTGTCTGGCTGGATCATTTGTTGACCGATGAAGCATTTCACGAGGCTACGAACAAGGGAATCCAAACGACACCCCGTTACCCGATGCTGGCAGAGGAACCTCACTGGTCCAAACTATACATGGACCTCCATGGTGACACATTGAGCGGCGTAATCAAGATCGAAAGCAGCCGCCGCATCTCTCCGCTTGACATGATTGAAATGTACAATAACGAGGGAACTGCCTGGATGTACGATTTCGATACCGACCGGGTGGTTTTCAGCGGAAACCCGGTTTGGACCAAGCCCGGGGACATTGACTTCGGTTCCGAGACCAAGGAAGAATACCACCGAGAACGAGTGGTCGTGGTATTTTGACCCCCGTGTCACCGGCGATCCGGGGTCGGTGGAGGCCGGGAGCACACCGTACCGGCATCAAGTTAAAATTCAAGGTAAGGTATTGTTATGGCCGAATTTGAAAAATCATGTTATTTTTGCAAGCATTTCCACAAAAAGGACCGTGTGACGTGGTGCGGTGAGGAAAAGAAGAACTCGTGCATCGGAGACTGTTGCGACAATTTCGAATGGTGCTCGATGGTCAAGTCGTGGAAACCCAAGAATAAACGAAAATAATATAAGAGGAGAATTATGGCTACATTACAATTAGTTGCAGAGGACAGGAAGAACCGCACGATATTGTTGCGAGTCCCCAAATTCAATCCGCAACAAGACAACGAACTCTCCGAAACGCTCTTAAAGGGCGATAGCACCCTGAGCACGTGCGGAGCCTTTTGGTTCGTGGAAATCGGGGAATACATTACCTTTGACGAGTTCATTGGGAACGTGAGAGAACTTGAAAGCAAGTATAGCGAGATTACAGCTTAACGGGGCTGCCATACAGAGGAATTAAAACAATGGAGAACATTCCTATGAAAAACCAGACGAAACAGATTAAAATGCAAATCAATTCCCTGGCTGCGGACGGGGACGAAAGCTACCTGTTCGTGTTCACTATCCCGGACGGTCCGGGAGGTGACTGGGAGAAAGTCAAGAAGATTATCCATGATGCTGCCTCCGACTGGGCCAAGAGCGACTTCAAGTCGTTCCGGGACTCCACTAACCTTTTCAACCCCATCGAGGGAAATCCGTCCGCCGAGGAACTGGTCGAAAAATATTTTTGTGTGAACCAAATCCATGAAATTCCCAAGGACATCATGGAGCGGCACGGTTTCTACGAAATCAAGCCGGATGATTCGGTCGGTCTGTACGACGGCAAGTCAATTTTCACCCCCGAGGAAGAGGACTAAAATGAAAATCGAAGATTTCAGGAAGCAAGTAAAGGATTGTATCGCAGGCGAAACTTTCTATTGCGAAGAATCACAAAGAATCATCGTCAAAGATCTCTGCGATACGTACTTTAAAAATAGCGGATACGACGAAGACTATTGCAGCGAAATTGATACCGCTCACTTTTTGCGGTGCATCGGGGAAACTTATACAGAGCTTACACCTGATCAGTTTGAAGCCATGAAAAAAGAGTACGGGGATGACGAAAATACAGAGAACTCTTACGAAGATTCTTTGGACGATATTTGGAACCTTGACAACGGCAACAAACTCGTAAAACACTGTTTCCAGCAATAAAATCGTTCGGCTTAACTGGGCTGCTATAATCCTGCCAAGAATACTAAGGTTGGGTGGGTATAGCCAATAATAAAAGAGGTCAAAATGGAAAAATGGTACCACATCGACATTTCCGACGAGGAGGCATGCTATACTCTGCACAACTTTGCCGTGCGTTCGGACAGGGAGCTTGGTGCCAATATCATCCTCAGGGCATCCGTAAAGGCTGGCATAATCAAGGAAGAATCCGACATTTGCCGAAGCAAGTACAACATCGAAGTGGACGACATTACTGACGCAAGCGATCGCGACTATATTCTTCGCGAAAGCGCCGAAATGGATGGTGTTCATGACCTTTCCCCGGAAGCTATCGAGCAGGCCATCAAGGAAGATGCCGAACAACGGGATTTTCAGATTGACTTCAAACTTACCGCAGTTTGCCGCGTCAAAGTCCGGGCGAGGAACAGAGAAGAAGCCCTCGAGTATGCCGAACAGTTCATGGTCGATGCCGACTTTGGACCCTGCGAGGTTATCGAGTGGAAACAGACCGGCCCGGAAACCGAAAACAGCGAAAATTAAGGGGACTAATCATGAAGGACTACTTTGTAGGAGAAAGACAATGAGTGACGAAATAGTTCTATGGCTGTGTGTAATAGGCTGCGCGCTTTCCACCCTCATACTCGGATCATCCAAGCCGAAACTGTACAAGGTCTCCGGCGTAATCAAGAAAACGGGTGAGCGCGTGGTTTTCTACGAGAACCCGGATCACGGCGAAGCACAACTCGTTGCATGTTGCGGGTGGATGGGGAGGAATCTCACTGACCTGCGCATTGACTACGGCCCCGCTGAACTCCCTCCCCCGCCCAGCGACCGCTGGCCCTCGGAGGCACGCTCCCACCCGGATCCCTGGTGGACACGCGAAACATCCGTGTAACGTAGCCGCCGGACACGATGGTGTCCGGCGCCACATCATATGATCCGACAACACGAACAAGGATTCACGTGAACAAGGAATTGAACCAGTACATGCGGAAACCCAACGGGTATCCCGAACCATGCGATAAGTGCGGGTACCCGACGAAGTACCTTATTTTTGGGGTACCGACCGGTTCAGGACTCGGTTCTTGTGCAAGGCATGTTACAGGGAAGAAACCGAACCAAAGGAGAACACCAACCATGAAAAAGAGACTTAGCAAGTTGCTCTATGCCATCCAGTCGTTCGTCGGTAAGGACTACGCTTACCGCTGGATCAATGGCATCAAATTCGACCTCCGAAAGTGTACTGTCGAAGCAACCGATGGGCACGCTCTGGTTATCGTTAAGGCCAGCAGGGGCCTCGTGGCCGGATTGGCAAACGAATACGCCGATTACCTTGGTCTCGATCCAGTCGGTGGAGATTTCGATGCAGTCAAGCTCGCGCCGAGAAACGGAACGAAGTTCCCCCCGGAAAAATTGAGCGATGACGATACCAGGGTCCCCCTGCTAAACAGGGTTATTCCGTTTGGCAACCAGGACCCCGAATGGAACACCATGTCCTATGTCCACGCAGATCAGTTCCCCAGACTCGAAAAGTTCTGCAAGGCCCTCAAGGTCACCTTGAAACTCATTCCCAACAAGACCCGGCTTGGCGCGCTGGTCCAGTATGGCAAGGCTATATACTGTGGTGAAGGCGTACGATTCTGTATAGCTCAGATGCCCGCGCATCCCGATAGCCCCCAGCCGAAGACGGAAGTATCCTACAAGTACCTGGATGAGTTGGACAAGGAATCCGAGGCCATCTTCAGGTCAACCTACTAGCCCATTCCGTGTACACGGTTCCACTCGCCCGGTGGAGCCGGGGTGCGCATCATGGGGACACGAGGAACACGGAGGAAACCAAATGATCAACCCGTTAGATATAGCCATCGCCAATTCGATGAACGTCCGAGTGAGGGTGGACATTGACGGCACCACCCTGGTCCCCCTGGGGTTCAGCCTGAACCCAGGGAAGGCACGGTGTAAAGTAAAGTGTACGAAATCGACGAGCAAGGAGAAAGCATGGTAATATTGTTCGACCAGTTCAGCAGGAAATACATCAGGGACGTGTTCTCGGTTTATTCGGAAGCGACCCGCACTCCCGGAAAGGTTATAAGGGCATTACTCTGTGAAACCGCCGCCAAGGCGATGGTGATCCCGAACGACCGCAGAATGAATGATATCATTGAACAACTTGAAGCCAATGGACATCTGGCCATCCAAGTGATTGACGCGAAGTGAACCATTGAATTATGGATAGACAATGAGCTACAGAGAAATAGCAGACTTCGTTACCGACAAAGACGGGTTCGTTGACCCGGAAAAGGTAACGGCGGTTGATTTATACGGCCTTGACCGGGCGAAAGAAATGTTTGCAAACGGCGGGCCGAGTTACAATACCCGGGAAAACCTGCGGATTATTGCGTGCAACAAATATCTGGCGAGGGGGAACCATGTCTCTAGTAGTAACGCTTGAACCCGGCATGCCAGGGTACGAAAAGCATAAATTGGACTACATGTGTACCAATTACCATGATGACAAATACGGCTACCGAAGGATTCGTGTAACCGACATGGAGTTTGCGCGTTACCTTTACGAACAGACAGGAGTGCATATCGACCTCGGTTCACGACGCCAAGCCTACAAGGGACAGTCGGGTGCCTTATCGTCATGGTACGACATCGTTGGCGAGGACGGAGAACCCATTGGAGAGGAGCTGCATCTTACGGCGTCCCCGTCCCGTTATCGCAAGTACGCCCTGTATGTTGACCAGGACCACTTCGATCCCCGACACAGCATATTGCTAATTAAGCCCAGGAGGCAAAATGCCAAGAAGCAATCTGGAAAAACGTAGCAATCCTTAATCATTTTCGGTAGGAGACTACTTTGGAAACGACGTACAATTCATGCGCGACGGATTACAGTTCACGCGAAACCTTCCCCGACGAGGGATTAGTAAAGTATTACGACACGGCAGGTCGAATCATTGAGATCGCGTTCATCCGGTCCGGCAACGGGTGTTCCATCCAATACGTGGAACCAAGTGACCCGAGCCATTCCAACGAGCGCATCGTACGGTGGTCCAGCGGACAGCGTTACCGCACGTTCGTTGTGCACGGTGAGACCTCATTCATTCAGGAGACTTGACAAATGGGCGGTCGCAAGCTCACGCCCTGTAGGGCGTGGGTAGTTCACCCCCGTGTACGTGTCATGCCACGTACAGTGGACCCCGGGAATATACCATGGGCTCAGCAAGAACGAAGAATTTAGTGGCTAACCGGCTGTCATAACCGAGTGAACGCTCACAAGCCACACCAACAAAACACTTTGGCCAGAAATGACCATTAACAAAAGGAGGATATCCCTGCGTGATGAAGAAATAAGCCATTATGATCCAGATTTGGATCACCAGCAGTTTCGCGAGGATTATAACGAAATCAAGAATCGCGAGGGCCGCATCAAGAAGTTTGCGGAATATGCAGAACTTGCGGAATATGCAGAACGCGTATCTAATGCCCAACAAACGCTGGATTCGATCAAGCAAGTTTTTAGGCATGGCCCCGCGGATGGTACTACCAAAACTGCCGCCAAATACGGCGAACCGATAGATTCCATGATTCAACGGGTAACGGACATTATCGTTGATAACGGTTACCCCCGCATAACCGAAGACACCCCAGGCCACGCCATCTTGCTTACCGCAGTTATAGCTGGACTTCGTAGAAATATGACCCCCGGTGAAATTGCGTTTGAAGTAATAACCCACCCACAATATACCGGACGATATACCGGACATACCGTGAAAGGCACGGAACAACATTCAAACAACAACCAAAAGGAAACAAATATCATGGCAGAAAACAACCAAACCAACAATTCCGCCGCCAACTTCAACTTCAATCTCGGGGATGTCATGAAGGCGAAAATCATTGGCCAGATGGCCGAAGATCCCGACAACATCGACTACTCCAAGATCATGCTGATGCAGAGCATCCAGGCCAACGGCGCCATCGACTTTGCCTCCGTGACCAAGGCGAAACTCATGGGCAAGGTGATGAAGGAGATGGAGACGAAGAACGACATCTCCATCGGAAACTGCATGATTCTCCAGGCCATCAACAGCAACCAGCCGCTCGATCCGGCAACCATCTTCATGGCCAGGATGATCGACAAGGAGCTCGCTGAGGACACCAAAAAGCCCGCGAACCCCGGCAACGAAGAGCCGAAGAAGTAACCTGCCGCATTCCACGGACCCCGAGCCCGGTGGAGGTCGGGGTCATATCTTACACGCATAACGAAAGGAGACCAGCATGAACCCGAAAAACCATGAGCACTGCCGTTTACAGATGGAAGTTAAGATACCGTTCAAGATTTCCTATCTCCCCTCGGCCAAGAGCCGCACGGTCATCAGGGAACGCGTGTGTAAGAAAGTCACCCTGTATTCCCCCGTGCTGCTTGAAGACGAATTCCCGGTAGCATTCTTCGTGACAGACTACGAGAGCATCGCGAAAGGCGCCTCGACCATGGACGAAGTAAGGAAAGCGTACGATTCCGACAAATCCGCCGGCATCTTCAACAGGTTCGCGATACGAACCTACAATGGAAAGTGCTTCCGCGCCAAGCCATACCAGTTTGGTGCACTCCGTTCCGAGAAGCCCATGAAAGCGGATGGCCTGGCGAATGAAATCGAATGCCAGCGTGATTTCGGCTGGTATAAGACGCTCGAAGAATCCGAGGAAACCCTCAACGGCGCGTACAAGATAGTGGCATCCTCGCTTGAAGATGCGACCGAGGCCGCACAGAAAGTAGCTGATGGTTACGTGGTGTTTAACGGGGAAGTCTGGGAAGAATGCGGCGAGCCGTATTACAAATGGCAGACGTTCGGCCTGGGCAGGAACCACGGGGGCACCGCGCTCTTGCTGGAATATGCCACCGACGGCAACATTGAGTATGGTTTTAACGCCAATAGCCGCGATATGGCCATCAATCGGGCCCTGGAAATCGCCAGGTACCGCGGCGACACCAATGACATTCAATCCCTTACGGACCCGAAGGAAAAGATCGAAGTCATCATGCCCGAAATGGTAAAGATCAAGAACAAGGACTAGCGCTTGCGGGGAGACGGTCTATCGAACCGCATGCCGACGGATGCCGCCCCAAACCAGGTATTACACACCTGCATCCGCCGGGCAGGTGCACATAAGTGCACCTGTCGCACCATTGCCACCCGTGTATTGCCGCCCACCGACCTGATGGTGGTCGGCAATATACCTTGTTGGTTGACAACTAGGCGGTCACAAACTCACGCCCTTTAAGGCGTGGGTAAGACCCGCCGATAAATAATGTAAGAAATAAATAACATTCTAAGCCGTTAAAACATATTATATTTGAGTTAAGATATTATAAACTTTAATTGAAGTCAAGAAACTAGATATGGAACTTGTAAGAAGCGAAGATACGAAGGCCAAGATACGGGCAAGCATGTCCGCGACGAAGGCCAGACGGCAGACCCAAGTCTGCCGTGTATTCGAGCTTAAAGTGTCCATACGACACAACCCGAAAGAGACCTTCCAGAAGCTGGCACAATGCTTCAAGGAGGCGAAGTGGGTAATCAACGACATGCTGTCGTTGTCCAAGGGCAACCCAGACAATAGCATGTTCGACTACAAGTACACCGACCACAAGGATGTAGTCCACTACGACAAGGACAAGAACCCGATAACGGATACAGTTACATTGCCATCGGTTCTTCATAGGGCAACGGTGGCACAGAAAAAGACGGACATTGTCAACCTTGCCAAGGCAAAGAAGAAAGGTGTCAAGGTCGGTGCATTGAAGTTCAAGTCGCAAGTGAACTGCCTTCCGATAATTACCGGTTTTACGCAGATATTGGATGGTTGTCGGATAACCATTCCCGGGTTCCGCAAGTTGCGAGTTCATGGTCTGAACCAGTTGCATCAATTCGATAAGTTTGAACTTGCCGATGCCAAGCTAATCCGCAAGGCGTCTGGCTACTACGTAAAGATTAGCGTAATGCTACCGAAGGAGAGGAGGATTCCTACCAACCGTAACGTTGGTCTCGACTTCGGAATAAAGGATTCCATAACGACATCATACGGTGACAAGTACAAGTGTAATGTGCGAGAAACGGACCGCCTGAAATTCCTGTCACGGAAACTGAACCGTAGAGGGAAGAAAAAGAACGAGAAGGGGTCGAAGCGGTATTACAGGTGTCTTCGTCAACTGAAGCGTGAGTACGAGCATATTGCCAATGTCCGCAAGGATATGGCCAATAAAATCTACCACAAGTTGGTAACCGACTATGATGTTATATACTTTCAAGACGAGCAGATTAAGAACTGGCATAAGGGATTGTTCGGTAAGCAAGTGCAGTCCTCCTGTCTTGGTGCATTGAAGCAGAGGCTAGTTGCATTGGAAACAAGTGGCCGTAGCTTCAAGATTTCCAAGTGGGAACCGACTACCAAGTTATGTCCAGTTTGTGGATGCATCAACCATCCTACTCTAGCCGACCGTATCTACAAGTGCGGCTGTGGCTATACCATGGATAGGGATATCCATTCTGCTCGCGTGGTCTTGATGATTGGCTCGTCAAAAAGAGCTGAGTGCTTGGAACAAGCCTCGCCGGAGCTAGGTCCTATACCGATTTGCAATCCGATTGCATACAGGCAAGACTCGGTGTCGATGGCAAGAACCGAAGCTCTTTAGGCGGTGGGTAGTTCACAGATGCACCGAAGCGTGCTATATTTCGACGAAAGGAGATACACCATGAGCGAAGAGACCAATGCCACGTATATGCCCATTGAGGAAGCCCTCGCGGGCGCATACATCAAGATAGGCCCCGACGGTTATTCCCTGGTGTTGCCCGCAGTTGATGCCACGTTCCGCGAGTACATCAACCTTACCGCACCCAGGATGGTCAACACCGGTAAGCGCGACGAGGACAGGAACGACATCTACAAGGAATGTGACGATGATCCCGACTACGTGAAGTGGAGCCGAGACCATATCATGCGCCGAAAAGAATGCCCCTGCAAGGGATCCGAGATGGCGATCGCCTGGAAACAGGTGAAATGCGGCAGGCTGTTCTGCGTCTGGCTCGAATATGGCGGAAATAAGGTGCCCATCAAGGTCATGGTCCAGAATCCTTTAAACCCGTTCAAGTCCGATGACCTGGTCGAGCAGGAAGAATTCGTGGACCCGAGGATGCGCTGACAACTTTGCGTACCGTAGCTCAACTGGATAGAGCGCTGCTCTCCGAAGGCAGAGGTTGGCGAGTTCGAATCTCCCCGGTACGATTATTTTTTCATTTTTTCGAGGTTATCATGAGGCGGAAGAAACCCAAGTGTATCTATGTACTCCAAGTGATTCGATATCTTGAACGTAGCGAGGAGCATCCTTCCATGGAAGAACGCACCATCGGATGGTACCAGACGTTCGAGGACGCGGAAAAGAGTATGAAACTCAATGCGTCAGTCATCTGCGACTACGTGCCGAAATGCCTCCCGTATTATCCCCATGCGCTGATTGAGTGCGTACCGGAGGGACCATATGGGGCCATGCTTCTCGATGACACCGACAAAGCGGTACGCTTCTATCGCTGGAAAGACAACCAGAATCACGATGGGGGGACATACGTGCGCATGAAGCGCCCCAAGTCGCTGCGCGGGACCGTCGGGTTCACCATGGGTTAAACAGTCGAATTTCCGCTACGAATGGCGATCACATCCCGTTCGCGGCGGCGCATAAACAAACAGAGAGGTATTATCAATGGTATCCAAAATTTTACAAATCCTTGATTGGCCGGACGACCGCATGGTATCCGACCTGAAACGCTATCCGTCGCGCACTCGAATAGTGACCATCCTGGCGGAAGTCGCCCTAGCACTGTTCATCATTATCACCGGATACATCCCGTGTATCCAAGACAAGCCGTTCCTCGTCTCGTACGCGGCCATATGTATCGCATGCGGGTCCCTCGGCTACATTAGCACCCTGTATCTCGTTGCCGATTACCGTGCAAGTGGCACCACCGTATTCAAGACGGCTCGCCTGTGGCTATCCGGGACGGGCAGACTGGTCGCCCGGTTATATAGCAAGCACCCTTTCATGTCCCTTGTTGTCCTGCTGGTTATACTCCTGGCACTCACTACCGGACTAATATGCCTCTCTATCGCCGACAGCACGTTCGGACTGGGGTGGCAGGTACTGAACCGGTGCATGATGGGCATGTGGGGAGCTTTGTGCTACATCGCAATCAAATTTTACCATGAAACCTGTACGCACACAATCCACGTATCTGCCAGCAATCCGGCCATCCTGGAAGCAATCAATACACTGTGCTCAAAGGAAAAGGAAATCGGCGAAGAAAAGGTGGGCGTCACGTTTGGCATCTACGACACCAGCAAGGAGCGCATCGAAATGAAAGTACGCCCGCTATCGGACCACTTGAATGAACCCACGGACACGAAGGACGCCAATGGAACAGCAAACTAACAAGCACACCGGGTTTACGGTCATTCCCGGCAACGACGAATCGATTACTGCCGTAGAGAGGCAGGAATACGGAACAATGATCCGTAAGGATACATGGTCCAAGTATACCACCAACTTCCTGTTCGACTCGGCTACCACCCTGATTTCGCATGGCCTGGGTATGTCGGAAGAAGTATCGTTCCTGGTCGCGCTCGGATTTCGCCATGTAGCGTGCTTCCTCGAGGGAAGCTCAAACATTGCTGTGCGCAAGGACTCGGAGGGTGGCTTCATGTTCTCCGTGTCGTACGCCCAGGTGTCAATGTCCAAACGCACATGCGCCATGTACCTATATGTCAAAGATGGAAAGTGGTACCTCGGGTTCAACGGCGAGCTGCCGCATGACCACGGGTGGAGCGACATCGTATGGTATCGTGACGTGACCAACCCAAACGATGCATGGCTCAACTGGCGCGACGATAAGTATAGCGTGGAAACCAGCCGAATATGGGATGAATGCCGGGCCAAAGCAGAGGCGGATCGCAAAAAGTGGGAAGCCGAGCACCCGGAGGAAGTCCGCAAGCAAGCTGAAGAGGAGCGGAGGCAAAACATCTGGTGGCGCAGGGCATTACGGTGGATTCGCGATACGGCCAAGGCAGTTTTCCTATACGAATTATGAACTTGAAGATAGGCGGGAAGCCATTTCCGCCGTATATAAACTGTTGTTGCCACTTGCCCGACAGTTTGCTACATTTGTCATACTGTCGCCCAAACAAGCAACACAGGAGTTTTCGCATGAATAGTGACATTGACAAGAACATAGGGACAGCGATGGTCGAGGCAGCCGCCCAGGCAGCCGCCACTCTGGGGCTCATGGAGGCTGGCGAGGCCGCACGGGCCCTTTCGTCCGGTTCCCTGTCCAGCCTCAACGAATCGATCGACACTATGATGGCATCCACGCCCATGCGCCTCTATGGCTTCATGGCGAACCGCCGCCCCCTCCAGGTGCTGACCGAATCCACCCTGGATCGCGTAGTGAACTACCACGGCGAGAACGGCATGGTCATCATCAGTTCCGACCGCGGGAGCCGGGGCGCAATGGGCAACTACGTGACCCGTAAGGGCCTTATCGAGGACATACGGTCCCGCGGATATTCCTACTTCACCGTATATGGCGGTTTCCGCGAGCTCGACGGCCACTATGGCAACTACGAGACATCGTTCGTCATCCCGAGCAAGAAGCCCGACGGTTCCATTGTCCCCATGGACGAGCTGCGCAACTTCGCCATCGAAATGTGCGGCAAGTACGACCAGGACTGTGTCCTGATCAAGGAGCCCGGCAAGAAACCCGAGTACGTTGACCGAGAAGGTAAACCGTTCACCGAATACGGGGTGTTCACCGACGATCCCCCCGCGAAGAACGACCTCGGCAAGCAGGCGTTTACCTCGATGATCAAGACCAAGCACCCCGACGAGGCGCACCCCGAACGTCTGAAACGCTTCAGCTACATCATGGAGCCGGAGAAGAAGGACGAGAACTACGGCCTGTTCATGAACCCCCCTCCCGAAACGGGCGCGGAACGTGCGCTCAGGAGCAATGGGGGCGAGATATTCGCCAGGGACGAGGACAAGTAGGAACCTTACCGAACACTTATGGGCGCGAGTCACTCGCGCCCATTTTCATCCATGTAACCGGCATCCCACAATCGGTGGAGTCCGGGAGCGCAACCTGGCGGCGTGCAAAGGAGGCTACGATGGCAAGCACGGTGAATTACTACTTCAACTTCTCGTTTACCCATCCGGCCTACGGGAAGACATTCTGCAGGGTGTCCGTTCCTCCCGGAGACGATTCCAGGGAAAGAGCCAGGGCCCTAATGGAAGCCAAGTTCGGCAAGGAATGGGGGTTCCAGTATACCCAGGAGGAGTTTGATCGGTTTCCCAATGGTCCCGTGTGGACAGGGGAGGAGACTGTGGTCGATATCGACGAACTGCCGTATGTTCCGGCAAGCTAGAGTACGTCGAGGACCAGCCCCAGCAGGATGAGCGCCCCGACCAGTATGAGGGCCACCAGGTACCCGTTGCTGAACATGTCGCCGGGCATGCAACCCGCATTGCCAGCAAACTGCGCAAGGTACAATTTCGTTACCGAACTGGTTTCGCCCATCATGGTAGAGCCCTCCTCTATGAACTAAGTGCTGGCGAGTTTCCTCATAAATATAGCTTATCTGCAAGCCATTGTAAAGACATTTTACCCCGACATGACGGGCATCACCGTGTGTCGCAAATCACCATCCGCAAGGAGACAACCATGTCCAAAACCAAGGAATATCCCATCAACAACCAAGCCGACCTAGTAATCGACTCCGATTGCGTAAAGAAACTGGTTCCCGTGCAGTACAGGAAATTCCAGAAGGTGCTCAGCGAGACCAAGCTAAACTGTCCGGATGACTACGGCCTGGCCGCACTGTCCGTGGATGATTGTCTCAAGTACCCGGGCTACGATAACGCAACTATGAGCGTAAAGCGGAACGTAAAGGAAGTGTTCAAGTTCAATGCGAGGGTGCCTGACGCATTGTTGAAACTCGCCAAGGCCCTTGCCGCAGTAAAAGCGGCAGCTTTCAACAAAAAGATCTGGTTGAACATCGGTTACGAATGCACCGATGACGGCGCCAAGTTCCGTTTCGGGCTACCCACCAACTACTATGATGTCAAATTCAACAACGTAGGGAAGAATGCCGTCTGCGCACTCAACCCGACCGAGATCCGACTCACCACCGACGTTTGCTTCTAGGTCGCAGACCTGATTTTTAAATTTTGTTTTTGGAGGAGGCCGCTATGTTCACTAAGTACAGGGTGACCAAGAACTACGACATCGAATACGTCATCGGCAAGGTACGTGAAACCATCTTGTCCGATGGCGGTCGGGTCACGAAGGTGATCCGAGCGAAGCGCGAAGGCGACGCGACATTCGTCACTTTCCGTTCCGCTGACGGCAAGGCCGGCAAGTACCGTATCGATAACGGCCAGTACGGCCCGTACCATTTCTACAAGGTGGATGGCCTCATCAGCAAGCTGATGGCCGTCCCGTCCACAACCATGGCCACATAGGAGGTGTTGGCAATGAACAGACGAATCAAAAGGTACAACATTCCCGCCTACAAGGAATCCAAGGGAATGCGCGGGGAAGTCATCCGCAAGGTGGTGAACTTTCTCGGTAAAACGGCGGAGAACAACCAGGAATGCGCCGTGGCCATCATCACGGCCCACGACACTGTGACCTCCGAACGCAGTAACGACGGGGTGGCCCTCAACATCAACCGCTATTCCCCCGAAACGGATAAGATGTTCAGTATCTGTTCCGAGGAAATCTACCGCCAGGTAGAGGAATGGGCGCCCCGCCGCCTCGACAACAAGTTCCTGAAGGTCAGGATCCTTGGCTCCGATGCGCCGCCCCGCTATTTCCACCGGACAGCCGAGAAGGTGTAGGAGGACGCATGGCAAGACTCGTTTTCATATTGCTCGTACTCGTTTCCTGCTCGTTCGCCCGCAGCCCCGAAGGCACATGGAAGTTCGCGCAGTCCGCCGCCATCCACAACACGGCATGGAACAAGCAGGGGACTCTGGTGCGCGTCGAGGGGGTGCCCGCGTGCGTGTACACGGGACAGATCGTCCTTCCTCCCAACCGGGAGGGTACGTGTAGCGACATCCTCATTCTTCACTTGGCAGACGCTACCGCCATGGAGAACAATGGCAAGATAATCGGGCTGCACTGTGCCTACGACTGGGCCTTCCCGGACAACGGCGGGCATTTCATGTCGAACGACGTGCTGCGCGAAGACTGCCCGGACATCCTGGCAACCGTCGATGGGGGGTTCACCGTGGTCGGGGAATATTGGTTCAAGCCGGGGGAGAATCAGACTATCTACTATGAGGATGGCGTGCCCATCAGGCAGCACCTGTCCAATGCCCCGCGCGTGCTCGATCGGTTCGATAAGAAGTTCGAGGACCAGGTGAGGTACCGGGACACGTACAACTGGCTCGCCAGGAGGCCGGGAAGCGGGTGGGACTCATGGGAACGACCCGGGAGCGTGCACGGCGAACGCACCGGCGGGCCCGCCCGACGATGAACTGTCCTCCCGGGCCCCAGTAACATTCCTTCTTTCATCCTTATGGCCCGGGAGGATATCTTGTTGCCACGTGCCGAATGTTATGCTACATTTGGCCATGGAGGTGTATTCAGTTATGGAAAAGCAGACACTTGAAAGACTTGTTAACATTGTTCGTGACGCGGCCAGCACCTTTGGCGGCGTTTACGGTCGTATTTGGGACAGTATTCGCGACAACCCGGACTCGGCGGCTACCGTCTCGTTCCTGTCGATATACGGGCACTGCATGGACGTGATGGACTTCGTGCTGGCATACGAGCTCCCCGCACTGTCCATCAACAGCAACTTGAGGATGCGAAATGCAAAGAACGCAAGAACGTAAGGGCACGGTGATTTCCACCGACATTCCCAAGAACTACTGGAAGCTCGGAACCGACCGGGCCGGTAACAACATGTGGATGGAAAAGCCCCGTATGGCCCCAAACGGTTACTGGGAAGTGGCCATGGTATACCACTTCGACAAAGGCAGCCGCCCCGGGAAGGGTACCGCGATATTCTGCTCAGTGATGGCCAATGAGATCCTGACCGCACAATCGGCATTCGAGGATGTCATCGACGAGTCGATTCGCTACAAGTTCATCGAGCTCATGCGCGCAATCATCCTATCAGCGAGATATGCCTGGACCATGCATCGCGGAAACACTGGTTTAAGTACGGTGCCCGGCGAAGCCGAGGTCCTCAACTCGGGCATTGGCCCGGGGAAGGAAAGCGAAAGAACCCGCATCGACAGCGTGGTCATCCCGGGCCTGGTAAAACTGGTGGACGCCCTGTTCGCACCCCCGTCGCGTAAGGGGCATCCCGTCCAGGGTGGTGCCCGAAAACTGACCGTACAGCCAAAGAGGAAATAGCCATAATGTGGAAATACAAGAACATATTAAGGTACCCGTGCCGAAACAACAGCAGGCAGTTGTTCTCATGTACCGAGACGGTGTATACCGGGTCCGTGGACATAGTCTGCAGGTACAACGTGCTGATCGGCGGGGAAATCCCGAAGAAGCCGTGGAACTCGTACAAGCCGGAATTCCTTGATTGGATCGTCGAGTTCCATGCCAAGCGCATGCGCATGCTCGAATGGGCATCACTGCCCGCGGAGATTGTCCACCGCATCAAGGTCCGTGCAATGGAACTGCACCCGGGCCTCGAATTCAACATCAAGGATGGGGAATGACGGCTGTAAGGATCAAACTGTTCAAGATGGCCGGGTCCACCAGGTACTTCATTGGCGTGATTTCCCGTCTGGGCGAATCTACCTTCAATGTGCATGACCGGGCAGGGGTGCCCCATTTCATGCGCATTCGCCCAGGCGAGACCGCCATTGACTTGACGGAGGGAGCCATTCCCACCAACGATGGCATGGTTCTCGCCGTCGATTCCCTCCTTAAGGCGACAGTCAGGAACTGCGGTTCGGCCAGGCCGACATTCGACCACCGTCTTGGAGTCACCTGGCTGGACCCGTCGAAGCTCGGCGACAAGGTTCCCCTCGACGGTTCCTACGTCGATTCCAGGGGCCGCAGGTACTTCGCGAGCACGCGCGAAGCAACCCGGTGGATACTCGAATACCTTGGCCCGGTCGTGTCGGCATCGGAAAAGTATGTCGCCATGGTTGAACGGCAGAGGGAAGCCGATAAGGCATCCCAGGACAACCGTCGGGCCATGCTGTATGCCGCGGCGAACGGGGACAACTACGGGCCGGAATACGCCGAGCCGGTACTCACCTCCAACGGAGTAAATTGATGCGAAGACAGGTAGACACAAGGACACCACCCCCCGCCCAGACCCCTTTGAGCCCCGCCGTAGCCGACATGTTCATGAAGTTATCCTCATGGACCCCGGCCACCATGGAACAGGCCATCGAAGCGTGCAACCGCATTATCCGCACGGCAAACGAGGATATGTACAAGAGCGCATCGATGGACACGTCGATACGGTACGACAAGTTCTTCGCCGGACTCGCCGGGAAGTGCATCAAGTTCCCGACGGGCATCAGGAACTCATTCGACTACATGTTCATCAAGGGAGCCGAATGGGACCGCAACGACTTCGATACCCTGGTGAAGCTATTCGGCATCCGCCTCGGAAAGTACAACCGAATCGGCGGCGACACCATCCAGGCCAGCTCGGTATCAATCAGGTACGGTAACGTGCTGGAACTGTCGCCTTCGCACATCATCGTGTCCGACTGCGGCACCCGGGCACAATACGCCATCGTGACGGATCCCGAGGAATACGCCCTTGCGGCCATGCGGGTCAAGGCCCTGGCGACGGAGGCGATGAAGATACCGGATACCCCGGAACGACCCAAGAAACCCAGCCGTGCGCCACGCATCCCACGCCCGGTGGGGACCGGCGGAAGACCGAAACGAACGAGGAGAAAGAAATGACCATCACATTCAGAGACCCCATACTGAGAAAGGAGGAAACCCGGGAGGCCAACCCGACGGTTTCTTCTTGCGCATACAGGGTTTTCGGCGTGCTTTCCGCAACCGGCAACCGAGTGGATCTGTTCGTCGGGGACAGCTTCTTTGACAAGGACAAGCGTTTCGCCCAGCGTGTGTTCTTCAAGACCCCGTTCGCCAAGTGCTCCATGGATATCGACGGCATTCCGGTCACGTGTCTCGGGGTAGCCTCATGATAATGGCGTGGACACAGAGAGACGGGGTAAAGAAGAGCGTGGAGCTCTGCGCAATCACCCGCCTGGAATACGTGCCGGGGGACCGCGAGACCATCAACGTGAGCTCGTGCGACATCCTCGACACAATTTGCGGCAGGCCGACGGTACCGGGAGATACTTCCTATGTACCGGGTACGGACACGGCGGAGGTGTTCGTGGGGAAGGACCCCGAGACCATCGAGATCACCGGCACTCGATTCAGCGTGCCCGACGAACTGCTCGATCTGTACTGCTACATCCTGACCAACAAGTACAAGTGACCGTGTTGCCGGCTTCCCACGCCCTGTGGAGCCCGGCGGCACTTCGTTTAACCCGAAACATTCAACCACGGAGATGACCAATGATGAAGCTCGAATACGCCCGTATCGACGACTGGCGCAGGAAAACCAGCCGTAAGCTCTGGGGAGCCATCCGCTCCACGACCGAGGAGGGCAATCTTCCCACTGCAGAAGATCGCACGGTCGAGCTCAACCGGGCGCTGCACGACCTTCATCTCGACGCATCCGTGGTCGGTACCGAGAGCGGACCGGTAATCACCCGTTACCTCGTATCCGTGAGTGACGGGGTACGCGTACGAAACATCCGCAACAACCTCGAAGACATTGCGATGCGCATCGGTGTACCGAAGAAGTCCATCCGAATCGAGTGCTGCAAGGGTTGCATCGGCATCGAGGTTCCCAACGCCGTGCGCGCCGTTGTCCCCTGTCACCAAATTGTTCTTCCGGTTTCCTGCGGCCCCATGCGTTTTGGCTCCACCGAAATCGGCATGGGCGTGGATATCGTCGGCAACCGTGTCGCATTTGATCTCGCCAAGGCACCGCACATGCTCGTGGCTGGCCAGACCGGTTCGGGTAAGAGCGTTTTCCTGAACTCCATCATCTGCAACCTGCTGATGAACAACAATCCTTGCGAACTGGACATGGTGCTAGTGGACCCCAAGGGCACCGAAATGCAGAGCTACGCCGCGCTCCCCAATGTCCGCGTAATCAACGACGCGGGTGAGGCGGTAAAGGTACTGGAATCCCTGGTCAACACCATGGAATACCGCTACGGCAGGTTCACCGAGATGACCTCACGGCTCGGCTTCCCCATCCGTACGATCGGGAACTACATGTCCCAGGTGGGGAACGACTACTCGCGGTACATGAAGCGCATCGTTGTGGTCATTGACGAGGTGGCCGACCTCATGGCGCAGGACCGAGCGGGCATGGAGGCGAGCATCGCCCGCCTGGCCGCCAAGGCCCGTGCCGCGGGCATCCATCTGGTTCTCGCTACCCAGAGACCGTCCAGGGATGTCATCACCGGAACAATAAAGGCGAATCTTCCCACCCGCGTGGCCTTTCGCCTCCCCTCGCAGGTGGACTCCAAGACCATCCTGGACGAAGTGGGCGCGGAATCCCTGCTCGGCAACGGCGACATGCTCTTCAAGACGACCGGAGGCGTAACCAGGCTCCACGGCTGCTGGATGTCCGATTCCGACATCGCGAACTTCATTTCCGCGATGCTTGCGGAGGTGGGACGTGCCGGGAAATCGGTCGCCTGAGACCCCGCCATGTAATCCCCCCACCGAACGCGGTGGGGTCAGGCGCAACAACTTGAACGCAACATCCAAACGAGGAACATCACATGATCAAATGCCCCGACTTCTTCCGCCGTCAACTCAGCCAGGCATATGAGGCTGCCCGGAAAGTAATCAGCACCCCCGAAATCGAGAAGGACATCATCGTCAAGGCCAAGGCGGGTGACCGCTATTCCAGGGATATGCTCTTTAACCTGTACATCCCCATGGTCATGAGCTACGTCAATTCCCCCGATTCCGACCCCTACTCGGGTGACTTCGGCGACCTCATGAGCGCCGCCACCCTCGGCTTCAATCGCGCCCTCGACCTCTTCGACACCTCTCGCGGCTTCGAATTCGGCTGCTACTACAAGTGGCACATCGGTCACCACATCAGAAAGGAGATATATGCCGACTCTGATGTACACTGCCCCGAAAACCTTATCAAGCCCAAGAAGAAGTTCACGGTAGATGAAAACGGCAACCGTGTTACGGTCACCCGCCCGTTCACCATCATTTCCGGGGATTCCCCCGTGGGTGACGAGGATGGGCGTTCCACCCTCATGGAAACGTTGTCATCCGGCGACCCGGATTCCGCCGAGATTGCGGCCAGCAAGGATACCGAGCGCATTGTGAACTGCCTCCTCGACAACCTCCCGAAAATCGAACGCGATGCCGTGACGGCGATGATCATGTCCGATGAACATGTCACCACCCGCGAATGGGGTGCAAGCCACAAGTGCTCACACGAATGGGCCCGCAAGGTGAAAAACAGGGCCATGAAGCACATGAAGGAACAACTCGGCGCAATTAACTGCTACGAAAGCATGGCGGTCTAGGAGGAAGCATGACTGAACAACAGGAAGTCGCAAGGAACGTTTTCATCGGTAAAGTGAAGGTGCTGTGCGGGGAAACCGGGTGGCCCAAACACGAGGATTGCGCGAACAGGGTGCTTGACAGACACCTCGAATCTTTCGCCCGCGACTGGAAGGAGCTATCCGGGTTGGAAGAGGAATTGAGTTCCGTCAACTACCGTATCAAGGCCCTCCAGGAACGGAAAGAGGAAATAAATGACAAGATAAGGACGGCACAGAAGAAAGTCAACTCCTATCTTGACGAATTCGGGATGGAGGTGGGCAAAAAGAAGTTCCTGAACAAACACCTGTTACTGAGTGCTCCAAATTCAACCACCCAAGATGCAAAGGATGGCAAGGAATATAAGGTTTTAACGGTTCAGCATATTGAATCCCTTACGTCAGACGGGAAAGATCCATATTCCGAAAAGTGCTATGTAAGCGGAAAACTCTATGCTTTTAGCCAGGACGTTGTGGGCATCACAGTGGTCAAGAAAATCCGTCTCGATTGTCACAATTTCGTAGATGTTCTGACGGACGAAGACTTCCTGGCCAGGACCGAGAAGGTGCGGATGGCCATGGCCGATAATGCGCAGAATGTATTCGGCAGCATGGGTAAACCCGAAACCAACAAATCCGATGACTATAAAGCAGACGTTGTCGAACTCGATGACGAGCCAGTAGACGTTGTCGAACTCGACAAGGAAGCGGATGAACATGATGAAAGATGATGATATATGGAACGGGCCGTCAATCCGAATGTCGCCCTATTACCACCTGAGTGAACCGGGGCAGAAGAAAGCGCCCGCATTGAGTCAGGAGAAGATTGCCGTGGTGGTACTCGGCGTTCTTTTCTTCCTGTTATTCCTTTACCTACTTTCGTGAGGAACCAACATGAACACGGAAAAAATTAAGAAAATTCTGGCCGCGGTGGCCGAGGACAAGAAAATCCAGCGGCGCAAACTCATTACGACTGTCGGCGACACCGATTTCAATGAAGCGGAAATCACGCCGTGGCAGGATGTGGCGGATATCACCGATCTGGATTTCTCTATACACTACGGATCCAAAGAAACCGGCGGTAACGTATTCGAAATGTACCGATACGATTACCGAGTGAAACCAAAATCGTCATGCGATTACCTGGATAACGAGCGGGAGATCATCGATCAGGCCGTCGCTGCCGTCAAGGGCGCGACCGATGACCCGTCCGAACTTCGGCGCCTGTTGAAGGAAGTCACTTATTTCTATCGAACGTACAGGGGACGCTATATCAATATCATGCCCCTATATGAATACAACGAATCCCAAATTGTGCAATATAAGCGCAGGCTGGGTATCCCTGTCCAGGAGGGCGAAGAAGAATGAGCAAAATCGATGAAATCGTCAAGACATGCGGCGAGGTCGCTCGGGACGCCGAACTTTCTCCCCAGTTCAGGAAAGAACTTGGAGAGAACCGTATCGTGACCTTTCAGTGCAAGAGTTGCCGGGCCGCGTTCGTCAAGGAGGCACATGACTACGAGGTGTACCAGTATGGGCACTTCTGGGACTATGGTTGCAGGCGGTTCTACCACAAGTTCGCGTTGGTTACCGAATGCCCCGCGTGTCACCGCACCCTGGTTGCTCCCCTGGAGAGCACGGCTGACTTGATTTAGTCACATAAAATTTCATTTTTCTTTAAGCAGACCAAGGAGAAACAATAATGTGCAAGAAAATTCGCTATGATGGAATGGAGATTGATCCGTTCACCAGTGAGGAACCGGTAACGTTTGGGCCGCATGGGGTCGAAAGAAGCAGTCCGCCTCTACTAATGTTCAATGAAGGCTTCCGTAAGGGGAATTAAAACATGAAACGGCATAAAGTTATAATACCACCAAAACCTAAGGCAGAAATAATCATAGAAACGTATCCGCGGTGGATGTCATTGCTATTCTACTTGATGCCCGCTGTCTTGTTGTCGGCACTCGTTACGCTGTTGTCCGTTCTATTCGGTTTGTGACACCCGTTGTCTTGGTGTTGGCGCTCGCTGCGCTGTTATACTGCATGCATTCCAGGCAGAAAGCACTCAAGGAACTTGCCCAACAAAAGTACAGGCGGTGCCTGAATTTAGCAAAATACAGCCGAGCTGAAATAAATTACGCAGACAGTATAGGATATAGTGGTGCAATCAAATTCTATGCAAGACTGGAACGAAAGTATCTTGCTCTTGCCAATAAATTCAAGGGAAACTGTGAATGAACGCACCATCGTATCTGAAGGCCAGTGTATTGTTGAACTCGCTATACACAAAGGCTTGATGGAAGGTATAAACCATTGATTTGAAAAGGAATAGAATATGATAACTCTTGAACAGGCACTCGATCTCGAACTCACGCAGGATGAAGTCGAGAAGATGGACTCGCTACTGAATTCGGGCGCGTCACCGAAAATCATGCTCCTCATGCTCAAAATGTTTGCCGCCAAGGATGATGAGAACGCAAAGTTCCTTCTCTCCACGATTACCGAAATCGCGAACGCAGTTATCGACCGCGCAAATGCTACCGTATGCATGAAGAACAAGGTCATCGAAACGGTCGGGTTTGTCGCCGAGCCGCTGAAACGTTACCCGCATGGCCCGTTCGGCATGCTCACCTACATCCTTTCCGAGTGCAACTTCAAGGAACTCTACGAAAAGGATCCGGCGTTCAGCAGCACCCGCCGACTCATGACGGGCAGCCGCCTGGGCCGCATGATGATTCCCCTTTTCCGCGAGTTCATCGACCTGGGCGAAGCGGCTTGGAAGGACTTCGTGTGGACTAACCTGGACATCTGCGGCTACGGCGACCGTTGCCGTGAACTGGTCAGGTGGTGCATGGAGAATCGCGAGAAGTGGGATGATGGGGACGGCATGTAATCACGCCGTATAACGGACAAGCCGGTTGCCGAAAGGCGCCGGCTTTGCTATATTTGGTCCATGGAACGAATCGAAAAATTTTTTACCGGGCCAAACATGCGGGATCTGAACATCCTCAACCTAACCCACACCGACCTCGACGGCGCGGTGTCCGGGATAGTGATAAAGACCGTATACCCTAAAGCCAGGGTGAATCGAGTAAACTACGCGGGCACATCCTACTACGACAGCGCATTGCAGATCATCAGGACCGCCAAGTTCGATGGAATTATCTTTACCGATTTTTACCCCGATGAGCAGCTGATCCAGATGGTACATTCTACCGGGAAGCCGTATCTCGTAATCGACCACCATCCAAGGACGGATATTCGCGAGGACATGTCCGGCGCATACGTGATCGAAACCGGAAAGTGTGGCGCGATGGTAGCCCTAGAATATTTTTCAAAATTCGTGAACCTCGAACACCTCCGGACCTTATGCGAGGTGACCCAGGACCACGATCTTTGGCTTCGAAAAATGGTGCCCCTATCCGATAATCTCAACACGCTCATGTACTCGTATGGGTTCAACAAGTTCATGAAACGCTTCATGTGCGGCATGGACAAGTACAATCTCCCCGACGATGCCAGGGAACTGCTGGCCTCGCATGACCGCGAGGTTGACCGGTACATCAGCAACTGCGTCCAGCATCCCCTCCCCCACGATGGCTATTACATCGAGGCGAGCCGGTATATGAGCGACATCACTTTGCGTCTTGTCGAACATTACAACTGGCTAGTAATCTGCGGTACGTCCGAATGCACGCCGGGCATGACGAAGCTGGAATTTCGGACGAGCCTCGATGGCATTGACCTCGGCAAGACCCTCCGCGAGATGGGGCGCGGCGGGGGTGGACATCCCGGCGCCGCTGGGCAGATAATCCCCACCGCCGAGAAGGACGAGTTTCTGGAAACGCTAGGGAACATCCTCTTCGATGGCGCCCCGGCTAACTAGGGCCCGGAATACCGCAAAAAATATCAAAAAATCACACTTACACACCGGAATTATCTCATGAAAGACTATCTCATCCTCCTTCACGACATCATCGACAACGGGGTTGACCGTCCCGATCGCACCGGCACGGGTACCCGCAGCGTGTTCGGACGCCAGATACGGTTCGACCTTTCCAAGGGGTTCCCCTGCCTGACCACCAAGAAACTTCACCTGCGTTCCATCATCCACGAACTCCTGTGGTTCCTGAAAGGCGACACGAACATAAAATACCTCCGCGATAACAACGTAACCATCTGGGACGAATGGGCCGACGAGAACGGCGACCTGGGCCCGGTCTACGGCCACCAGTGGCGCAGCTGGCCCACCCCGGACGGGGGCCACATCGACCAGATTGCGAACCTCGTGGACAGCCTCAAGAACAACCCGGATTCCCGCCGCCACATCGTGTGCGCGTGGAACGTGGCCGACGTGGACAAGATGGCCTTGCCACCCTGCCACTGCCTTTTCCAGTTCTACGTGGGCGGCGAGGGCGCAAGCGGCAAGCGCAAGCTCAGTTGCCAGCTTTACCAGCGCAGCGCCGACATGTTCCTTGGGGTTCCGTTCAACATCGCCTCGTATTCACTGCTGACAATGATGCTCGCGCAGGTGTGCGAGTACGAGGCGGGCGAGTTCGTCCATACCTTCGGTGACCTGCATCTGTACAACAACCACTTTGAACAGGCCAATCTGCAGCTTTCCAGGGAACCCCGGCCACTTCCCACCATGAAAATCAACCCGGAAGTAAAGGACATATTTGGATTCAAGTTCGAGGATTTCGAACTGGCCGATTATGATCCGTGGCCGGCAATCAAGGCCCCCGTGGCGGTATAGCGTTATGATTATCTCAATGATTGTTGCAATGACTCCCGGTTTGGTTATCGGGAACAACGGCCACCTCCCCTGGCATATCGGTTCGGACCTGAAACGGTTCAAGCGGATTACGTCGGGACACCATGTCCTGATGGGACGGGTGAACTACGAGGATATCGGTAGACCGTTGCCTGACCGAATCAACCTCATACTTACCCGCGACACGAACTTCAAGGCCGAGGGTTGCACTACGGTCGCTTCCGTAGAGGAGGCAATCAAGATTGCCGAGGATGCCGGCGAGACCGAGCTTTTCGTCATTGGCGGGGCATCCGCTTACAGGGCGGCCATGCCGTATGCCGACAGGCTGTTCCTTACAATCGTGTGCGCCAAGGTTGAAGGTACAGTCAAATTCCCGCAGGAATGCTGGACTACCGAATGGAAACAGGTCGGTAATTACAGTGGCACCCACAGGTACGAAAGACCAATTGTTGGGCCAGAATCCCGCGATGACTTCAATACGATGTATTGCACGTTCGTAAAGGACTCCTATTTCGATAAGACTGGGTTGGAGCCCAATTTTCTTCCGTCGTATGTTCCCGATTTTCAAGATTTCTACGCCACGGCAATGATGAACATGGAGCCTATGCCAATGGCTCACCGGTTAAAGGACTTCTAGAGACAGGAGGCAACATGAAAAAGAACCATGCAAAGAAACCGTCATTTCTCGTAATCTACAATGAATATGGGGATGGTATCCAGTTCAAGAACATATTTGAATTCGGACAACTCAGCTCACTTATTGACGCCCTCAAAAAGCTCAAAAAGAAACTGAATGCCGCTTATGGAAAGGACGATGAAAAGTACCAGAAACTCATCGACCAGATGATATGGGACGACAAGAAGCGCAAGAAAAAATATACGCCCGACGATCTTCTTGAAATAGAGCTTCGCCGCAAGTGCATGTACTTCTTCTGGGCTAAATGCGAGTACGAGGTCATCGTCACTGGATGGCCCGACACCAAAACCGAACGGAAAATAGACATCTACCAGCAGATTGACGCCAACTGGGATATCTTCAAGACTCTTGTATTCGAGGCAATGTGATGAACGTAAAACAACTACTGGAATATAGCCGACCTTCAAACATGGAAGTCGCCCAGCGTTTGAGCAAGATTTTTTTTTCAACTCCTGCTACGACAAGATTGCGACTAGCTCCAACTTCGAACTCTACGAAGTAGAGAATAAGGAATACACTGGTGCAGATAACACACGAGGATAAACATGGTTGAGGAACTCAAGAAGACGCCCGTAGCCAAGACGGACAACGAAGTGAAGAATCTGTTCGGACAGTTGGACGACCTCAAGAAACAGATTGCTGATGTCGTGGTGAGGAAAGCTGCCGAAAAATTCGAAGGAAAGTGGGTGCACGTGCAATCTGGCATCAGTCATGACTATTATCACGTGAAGCAACTGGCTGAAGTGAACTTCAGCAGCTACATCATGGATGGAAGCGACCCCGAGATATATTGCGTGTGTGACTGCGAGTTCTCGTACACGTATCTTGACGGTCTCAGACTGTACCGTCAGAAGTCGACCCATTCGCTCAAGCTCGGCCCAAAGACGAAAGTATGTACCGACGAAGAGGTGCGTGAGGAGCTCGAACGGTTCCGGAAGGAGATGGGTGGTGCAATCAACTACATAAGGGACAACTTCACGACAGAGAAATAGCCGCTATTGCGGCCAGTTCTGTTGCACGGAAACACACGCGGTGGTCGCCGCGTGTTTCCGTATGGGAGGAAAATTACTTTTTCTCGTCGGCCTGTTCGACCTTGGTTTCCTCGACCTTGACCTCTTCCTTCACGGCCTCGGCCTTAGATTCCTCCTTGGCCTTGTCCTTGTGGTGGAAATGGGGTCCGAAGGCTTCGCGATGCCGGCGGATGCCTTCCTTCCGGAGTTCATCGAAGTTCTTCCGGAACGTCTCCTGGCGCTTCAGTAGACCCTCGATGAAGGTACTGACCTTCTCCTTGTCGACGGGTTTCTTGGTACCGTCCTTGTCTACGGTTTCGAGAGGGACCTTACCGGATTTTAGGGCCTTGTCGACACCCTTGAGGCCCTTCCTGAAGATGGCATCGAAGATAGCTTTGTTGACTGCTTTGCGTTCCTCGGCGGTAATCCGCTTTTTCGGTTGCTGATTTTGCATATTATGCTCCTGTTTAAACTTGTTTATTAGGATTGGACAGCTGGGGGAGGCGGTTCCGGTAGGATAATTCCGCCTCCATTTACCTTCTTCAGTTCATATACCGGCCCAGCGAGGTCAATGACATAGACTTCATCCGGTGCAATCGTACCGATTTTGTGCGAATCGATGTAGAGGTCGACCGATGTACCGGCAGTAGTGTCGATGTTGCCCTCGACCAGTGTGGACGGGTCATTCGGGTCTGATGTTGGCAGTATGTTCGGGATGAACTTCATCGTTGTGGAGTTGCGAATCATCACCTTGGATTCCGGGAGGTACCGCGTCAGGCGCCCGTCACCGACGATAGTTAAATCTATCCCGGTGATGTTGGTCGGGATTGGGCTGTCGGCCTGGCCATAATGGTGACGGATAGTATCTCCGTTAACAGTTTCGATGATTTCGACCGTTTCGTCAATTACCGCGTCGGAAATGGTTATGACGTTGACCGTGTTCGGTTCGAT